ACAGGGGGGAGGGGCACCCCATATAGCCGCTAGGGGGCTAATATGGTTCTATAGGTGGGGGTATGTTGGATATGATAGCTCCCTCCCCTCCTTAATTATTATAGTACCCTACGTCTCATCCTATAGGATTATGTATAGTGTGCATTAGATTTTTTCTTTAAATAATATTATATCCCCCGGGACACCACGCTATCATGTAGTGTAAGACCCGCCCTCCCACAACCTAAAGGTACAACTTTTATTTGACGTGGCCTAATTAAATGTGTGACAATGTGTCGTAGCAGTTATGGAACGTATAAATTGTTAGTAACTTTTTATAACTCAGCGTGTCTGACACATTGTCAGGGGGAAATTGTTAATAACTTCTAACAAATAGTGGTCTAAAAACTTGACATTGTCAGAATGTCAGTCCATACAGCGGGAGCGGGACAATCCCTTTAAGGGCTTTTACAATTCTTTATCAGTAGTAAGTATCAGTCATTATGACAGAAAACTATCTACTGTGAATCAGTATAGGGGATTACAAAGTGGTAGGGTGTGGGAGTAAGTGGTAAATAGTGGAATATAGTATCCGATAAAGATAGTCTGTTATGGTACACGTAGTATATAAGTATAGGGCACACGTTAAACCCCTATAGGATTAGTTATAAGCCGCAGTAAATCATATATAAAAGTTTGTAAATGGAAAGGGTAGGAAACCCTCTCAACATAGAGTAGGTAACTCTAAAATGGATGGTTATATAGTGAGGTTTTAATTAGGGTTTTGTAATAGAGTTTAAATAAGTCATTGCAGAAGAGAGAGTAGAAAACTCTTTAATAGTCCATGTGAATAACCACCACTTAGCAACTACTCTGTACCCATTTATATCACCCTTTACTAGATAGTTCTTCTTAAACATCTTTAATGATATTAACGTTCTGGCTAATTGACTTCCACTATACATCTTCTATGTTGTTTTGGTGAGGATAATAATCCTTTATGTTATAGGGTCCTTTAATAATAAGGTTATCATCTATAGGTTCTTTAACATCTGATAGATGTTGACATATGGAACATTCTGCTAGGGTGACTTCATCCTTTAGTTCTATACCTTCTTCATGACCACACTCCTTACAAGGTAGTATATTCACTATACGTATATCATTATGGTTATCCATTATTCTTTAGTGTTGAAGTGTGCCCATACCATCATTATTATCATTAGGAATATCCCTGTGAATAACATCATGTCTACTATTGTGCTTATTGATTCTACTACCCCTGGTTCTTCCATTCTTTCCAGTAATCGAAGTCTTTAAGTTTCTCTAGGAAACTTCTCTCCACCGTTACGGTAGTGCTATCTTCTTGTTTGTTTACTTGCATATGATTGTATGCAATGATTTCTTCTTGTGTAGGGTAGTTAGATTCTTTTTCTGGTGTCATGGTAGTTATGTTCTCCATGTCATCCATTATGATATCTTCCTTCCCTATCTTTCCTTTCATCTCTAAATCCATAATTCTTTTATCGTTAATCTTTTTTTCTTCATCACTTAGTTTAGTTATGAACGAATCCTCACTCTTATAGTATGGATTGTCTGCACCATACTTATTAGAGTTCTCTTCACCTGCTTCAGTAAAGTATCTTTCTTTGTTCCAGTTGTCACTATTATTCTCTCCCATCACTAAATCCTGTTTTAAATCCGTACCACATTAATATTATTAGTAAGCATATCATTATTGCTCCCACCATACTACCTTATCCCTAGTCTTCTAACTTGTTCTGTAATGTCAGTCATTAGGTTTTTGATTCTGTCTACCTTCATCTGGTTATCTCTATCGTATTGTACAGTACTGTCGTTATCCACGTAAGAACTTTGTTCTTCTATAGGTGTTTGTTGTATTGCTGATAGTTGATTCTCTAGTCTTACGTATTCTCTCATTAACCAGTCGTACTTTCTTGCTTTTTCTTCTCCTCTCATATTATGTTGTTTTAATACTTTGTTTAGGTTTATAGTACTTCTTCTTCTTTTTTCTTTTATAAGTAGTCTCCTCCTTCTTCTCATTCATAGATTTGAAGGTAGTACTCATTAGTTCTAGGTTTGTTACTCTTATACCCATCTTTTTCATTCCTTTGTTATTAGAATATAGGTTATATAAAGTAATCGTTGCTACTATTACTACTATAAGTAATATTGTTGTTTCTATCATTTTTCTTTGTTTTTTATTTTATTTATTGAGATTAGTATTTCTTCCCATAATATTATTGTTAATACCACTAACATGATTGGACAGAAGACTATTAACGTTATTATAGTTTCGAAGAACCCTAACATTAGTATTCCTGTTATTACTACTGCTTTATTTGTTAAAAACCTCTTCATTAACCTCATCATTAACCATCTTAAACCTAAGTTAGTCTCTTATTATGTTCTGCCTTCTTATTTCTCGTTTTCTTTTTATTCTCATTCTGAACTCCTTAGCGTCCTCTTCACTCATTGTTATTCTTTCATCACACTCATTACAGAACTTAACTGTTAGAACTGTATCTGAAACATAGTCCGTACAATAGTTTACTTGTTTATCACATTTTGAACAGTATGTTGTTTTATCGTCTTTCATTTTAAAAATCTTCGTAGTCATCTGGGACTTGTTTAATGATATGATTTTTTACAAACTTAGTCCACCATACCTTTAATTTATTATATATTCCCCTCATATTATTTTATTATGTATGACCGGGGTTTCGTAATTCGACCCGAACCTCGTAAGAGTGAAGGGAAGGGTCGAGTTATGTGAACCATGGTCATTCCCATAAATGAATAGTAATAAAACCTGAGTAGAAAGATAGTCTATTTGGGGATTACCGTAAAAATAAAACCTCCACACTACGTGTGATATTAGACTTTTCTATCGTTTCTATCCTTAATATTTCGTTTGGAGTAGAACTTGTTGTAGAGTTTCCGAGCTTGGTTGGCTCTCTTATTACGTTTCCTTGGGTTGTTGGATGATGATGGTCTCTCGAAATTAACCATGAAGGATATAGCAGCGTTTTCTGGGGTGTCAGTATCTAATAGTTTCCTATATGCTTTGTTCTCCTTGTTTTGTAGTTCGTACCACAGATATTCTAATTGAGCTGTTGGGTCGGTCACAGTTAACTTCTTATCTCGGGCAAATTGATTTAATCTTAATAGTCTAGATTTATGCCATTGTGCTAACCCCATAGATGTCCCACCGTCACCTATAACTCCTGTCTGCCAAGTACCGGCAGACTCCGTTTTAATGTTACCGGCAATACCGGCGGCTTGTGGTGATGTTAAACCCTTTCCTACAAAGAACTCTATAATTGTATTAGGGTTAACCTTAACTGAACCAGGGTAAAATTTACCACTTAAAGGTAGTACAAAATTAGCGTTTGGGTCTACAAGTCCTTGATTCTCAGCGTTTTTAACAGCAGTAGGGTCATTTTCCTGTGGTTTCTTATTCACATTAACTTTATCCTTCATGGCCTTTAACATTTCAGTTGTGATTACCTCACCAGTATCCGATGGGAAATAATCTCTTTGGAACGCGTTAACCGCTGCTAGTGTTTCAGGACCATATTTACCATCTATACCGAACTCAGGTAAAATATAATTTCGGGCAATTAAGTCTGTCTGCATTTCTTCTACTTGGCCCTCCATTTCTGTAGGTCCGGAACCACCAGTACATTTACTACCACACCCATCCCATAATATAATGGTCCCTTCGTCTCTTTTTACATCTGGTTCATCAACCACACTAGAACTTTCTATATGATGTTCAGGGTCCACCCATTTATTCTTATACTTTAATCCGAAATGTAAGTGAGCACCTAATGAATTACCAGAACCAGTTTTACCTCTATCACCACCTGTAACACCTATAAGTTGCCCTTTAGTGACTTTTTCATTCTTATTAACTTTGATTTGACTCATATGACAATAAGAACTTTTATAACCATTATTATGTTTAATAATTATCATACCACCACAAGCACCACTATCTCTATTAATTTTACTAACAGTACCATCTGCTATAGCGAATGCTTGGGTGTAGTCCGCTTTATAATCTGTACCATTATGTGCTCTACATTTTTGACCACTTAGACATCGTTTAGGGGAAAACTTACTATTAACACTAAGGCCACCCTTTAATGGAGCACCTAAAACCGCTTCAGATAAAACCTTGATTTTCTTGGGTTTAAGACTTTCTATTAGAATTTCTAATTGCTCACTACTGATTATTACATTTCCCATATATTATAAGTATTCAAGTCCGTACCTTCCCACCCCTTGGTACCACTTATCCGGTGGTATCATCTCCTTTAATTCTGAATTATCAGCATTTACGTAAGTTTCTAAATCATCCGTCTTGATTCTTCTATTTACGGTCCATTGTTTTACAGAACTGTCCGTTTCTACTTCAGTAAACTTAGGGTCTGGACGGTCTACATCATCATCTTCCTTACCAACTGGTTCGTCACTTATTTGCATAGAAATTTTAATCAGTGTATCATCAGTTTTACCATCATAATCCATAATATTTATCTGGTTTTTCCCCACTTTATCCACAAAAAACACATTACCTCCAGATAAAACGTCCTCCAATCCAAAATCGGGTTCCCTCGCCTGTCCGTTTCTACGCTTAAACCCTAACCTTTTAAGAATCTCCATAAACTTTATATTGTTATTTTTTCCCCTTCTTAGTGAATCCTCATCTTCTAATTCATGAAGTAACCAATTATTCATTAATGTGTTAATTTCTTCACCCACATCATCTTCATAACCATAACCATCATAATAAATGTCAGATAGATTACTCTCAATTTCATTCCAAGGTTCCTTTAACATCTCTGAGAAGTTAGTGACCCCAAACATTTTAATAATCCATAATAGTTGGAGCCAACTAAGTTTTACAATTGTTTTATCCATATAAAAATCATCCTCAAATAAAAGTTCATCTGAAATGTGTTTGGACATCTCACTTGCTCTATGAGCCCCTATACCATACCCTAATGCACTTATTATATCATTTAACACTTCAGTGACATCACCACCACCTATACGTTTCATTGGGTCTAGGATATCACCTTCGCCAGCATCCCTACTATTTTGTTGTATATATTCCTCATTTCCAGTTAACTCCATTACTTTATTCCAGTTAGCCAACGTATCTTTACTCCAATGTACAGCCGTATAATCAACTTCAGTTTCTTCAACATCTTCATAGGGATGGTCGTACGTATTAGTGTCCCTACCAACCTCATAGAAATATAAATCATCGTCCGTTAACAATAACACGTCCTCCACATACCTATTCTTATCCATACGTATTTCCACACCATTATCCGTTATGTGTATTTGGTCCAATGAAGAAGAATACCCGTATGGGTTGGGTTCGTTATCATATGATATAGTGGTGTCTTCACCCGTAAAATCTTCTAATGTATCATAGATATCCTCTTGGTTAGTTACACCTCTTTTTTCCTCATTCACCATAATACCGTAGATTGATTTAAGAAAAGTGTCATTGGAAGATTTGTCACTATTTGATGTGGTATTGTTGGTACTGTTCATAAAGCCCTTTATATCCTCACTAGTCCTTATCATGTTAAATTTAATTTTCTCCCTCTCATCAAATTCTACATTAAAAAACTTGGCTAGTTCTGGTTTATCACTTAGATACCTTTTAAACTCTACCTTCTCTAAATACTTTAGACTATTCCCCAGCTTTTCGTAGAACGAATAAAAAGGTTTATCACGTAGAAACGGCACTTTTCCCTGATGGTGCATAATGTGAGTCTTTCTTCTATACCCCTCCTGTTCTTCTGTAATATATATTGTCCCTGTATTTAACAATTTTTTAATAAAATGGTCACCCAATCCTCCACAAACCGACTCAGAAATTAACGAACAAAAAGATTCTTTATTTAATGGTACCACAACTTTAACTTTACCATTATCGAACATAGTCCTAACCTTAATATTCTTATTTTCGATTTGTTCATTTAATTGTGGTTCCTTAAAAGTCATCCTACTATTCACCCAATCAGTTAAAATGTTAACCATTAAATCAGCTTCTTCTTGTGGTACTCCACGTTCTACCATACCAGGAATTGTTTGGTATAGGACTTCTATCGGCACAAACCCTTCATGGTCGTAAGAATACAATTGCATCTTACCACCATCATAATCTAATTCACCTTCTGGGTGTGGATATATACCAAAACTATTATCCAGTGCATCAAATAGTTGTGTGGTTAAGTCTATATTTTTTTTATCTTCTGGTTTGTCATACTGTTCTTGTAATTGTGAGTATATTTCAGGAAATAACTTACCATAGCTCTTAACCAACCTTCCCGCTAAACTATTAGCTTCATCTTCTATGGGTCCACCTATTTCTGGATGTGGTTTATCTATTAACCCATCTTCTTTTTGTTTATGGTGGACTAACTCATGAGCAATACTTCTTAATATATCAGCTAATTGTCTTTGGTACCCTCTAACCTTAACTATTTCTTTTTTATTATTATAGTAACCTGTAGTATATTCGGATGTTGGTTCTACCTCTACTTTAATTGGTGGTGAATTTTTAATCCCTAATTCATTCTTAACAAAATCCACAAAATCATTATATCGTGCTTCACTATAAGGGTGGGTGGTATCTATAATATCTATTTGGGATTCACTTAATTCTAATTCCTCTTGTGTTTGGTATACGTAATCATAAAGTTCATCACCTAATAATTTCCCAAATGCTGAATCACTAGGGTAGTGAACTTTTGCCATGTTACGACTGTACGCGATATCCTCACCTATTTGTTTAAGTTCATTACCATACTCAGGGTATAAATCTGATAGGTACCTACCTATGAATCTACCTTGAGTAGCGTGACCAGAAGGGTATGACGGTGTAGAAGCACTCTGTAATGTTTCACTATCTAACGTTAACCCTTTTGCGTTTGCTATTTGCCATGGTCTTGGTCGATTATAGTGGTATTTTAATTTAAGAACTATAGCTCTCACTCCATTCATTACCTCCTTTATTTCATTAGTTGGGTACTCTAATTGTTTAGAGTTTAGGAAAATTTTAAAGTGTTTGTCCACATTATCAGCACTCTCAACCAACTCACTATCCACTTTTATGGTATCTAAATAATCTAGTTCTTCCTCAGTCGTATCTGATTCATTTTGTGGTGGTGGAATGTTTTTAAAATTATTTATAGGGAACCCGTTTAAACTACCTAAATCCTTACCCATTCTTCTTTTATGTTTATCTTTAGGTTCGTCCCTGAATACTAAATCGTTAAGTGATTCATTTAATTCTCCTCTTAAAAATCCTTTTCTTAGTATCCATTGGTCCGCACGGCCAGACTGGGGAAAGGTTTGTGGGGAACTATCTTTAGGAAAAATATACAGTGGTTTCGCACGTCCTCCACCTGCTAACATAGCACCTGTACGTTGTTCGTCGGTTATGCCCAGAGGTTCAATTTGGTAATAAGGGTTATCGTAATCAGGACGGTTATCTCTTCTGTTGGGGTCGGAAGCGTTATGATTATACTTAATCCCTACAACCACATAAGGTTTATATAATTCTGGTGCCCCGAAATCATGAATCCCTTCAGTAGAGACTACTATTATCTCATCACCAACCATTAAATCTGGATTTAAGTTAGATTCTTTATGTTCAGTAATAGCTTGTGGTGGTTCAGCATAAATCCATGTATCACCTTGGTATAAACGTTTAGGTGAACTATGAATGTTATAACCAGGTTTAAGTGGTTCTGCAGGTTCTAAATAATAATATCTTCGGTAGTCTACGTGGAGTTCATTTGTATAGTGGCTATCAGCTATTTCAATTACTCTATAAACACCAAATCTTTCTGGTATACTTTCATCTCTGCCAATACTCCTATCTTCAACATCAATTACCCTTATAATGTCATCTACTTCTAACTCAGGATTTAATTTAGTTTCTTTATGTTCTTTGATGGTTTTACCCACTTTAATCCATGTATCTTCTTGGTACATTCTTTTTATATGCCTCAGGTAGTCACACTTCATCAGCTCTTCACAGTTAACATCTAGTGGTACTAAATCATATGTATCAGTACCATCACCATTTCCAGACCATTTTTCATTCATCACCTCCTCTACTTTATACTTTCCCCATTTGTCCGGCATCCATTCAGATGCCATACCAATATCAATTACTCTTATAACATCACCTACCTCTAACTTAGGATTTAACTCTGGTTGATTATGTTCACTAAGTGTTAATCTATCCACACCGTTAGCTCTTGGGGTATTGGTGAGAATCCATTCGTATATCCAAGGGTATAATAGTTTTTCATAACCCTCATAATCTCCGTACCCACTGTCCAAACTTTCTTCATATTCATCTAATTTGTCTTCTGGAACTAATGTATACCTCCACCTCCACTTTGATTTATGTCCGTTAGATTCTTTATCTACAACAGTATATGGTGTATATTTTGCTGGTCTCATCTGTTCACTAGGGACATTATATGTTGTTGTGCCATTTTCCCTCTCTCTATCTACATCCACTATGAGTATAGTATCACCATATGTTAATTCAGGACTTAACCCTGGTTGTTCGTCGGTTTGTTCGTCCATGTTTCTTCTATTGCCATCATAATATTTGCTTGATTCATTCCCAAGTCCTTCGTCGAATTTACCTGGTTCACTAAACACAATATGGTCTAAAGTTAAATCCACTGGTAGACCTATTAACACAGAACGTAAATCTTCTTCAATCTCTTCGTATACGTAATTAAGTTGCTCTTCATATCCATCTTCTCCTAATTCACTTATCTCCCATAAAGATATATCTTGGACGGTACCATCTGGAAAACTTACTGGTAATTCTGTATCCCCATTAACTACCACATTCACACTTACATCACCGTTATTGTAGTTGAATATATCACTTACAATATATTCGTATTGCCATTGGTCTTGTAACCCTTCTAATCTATCTTTTACAATGTTACTTAATTCTTCGTCCCCATAATACTCTTTTAGGTTATCCCAAACCACAGACCTCTCCTCTAAGTTACCCATATTAATCCCCAATAACTTTAACTTATTCTTGTCTAGTGTTGGCCCCATCTTTCTCCAGAAGTTGAATAGTAGGTCTTGTGTTTTTTTAGGGTCGTTTTGTATAATTTTAGATATTTCCTCTTCATTTAGTGATGAACCTAATTCATTTAATTCATCATTACTTACTTGACTCAGTCTACCTTCATCGATACCGTACAATTTGAAATAATCATTAAAAAGTGTCTCGTTTATTTTAAATCTTAAAGCACTTCTATCTAATTCTGACGTTAACCACGCTATTTCACCATTATAAGTGTACTCTGGACTATCCCCTGCATCAGCAATATCTGTCCAAACTAAATCATAGTCAATTACTGTTATATTTTTCTTCCATAAACTTTTAGAGAATTCCCTCTCATATATGTAAGGGTTAACAATTGTGAATGTTATCTCCGTTCTAACAATATGTTCCCTACCTAATGTATTCCAGGTTGACCTGTCCATACCACTATCGACGTGTTTAAGACTACCCACATCTAACATAACTGGTATTACGTGTGTTGTCCCATCCACAAAACTTGCAAGTCTTTTATGTTTGACCTCCTTACCGGAGAGTTGTGACTCTTGGTTTATAATCTTTTCTTTCCAATCTTGATTGTGATATGTACGAAACCTTCTAGACTCTTTTAACTCTTTTTCTTCTACCCCTTGTTTAATAGGTAAAGGTGGGTCCAATAAAAACTTTTGGTTAAGGTAGTTTCTTAATAGGTTTTCTACGAACCAATCTGGAACTGGTCTACTATCTGGTTCATTCGATGCAACATCCGAGACATATCGGGCAAATTTAAGTTTATATTTATCCCTAATCATTTGTAAAAGACCATCAGAAATGAAGAATACTTTACCTAATGGGTCATCACCAATAGCGACATCTGGAATATAATCTCCTTCTGCAATATCCATCGCCTTTAGTACAACTTTACCCCACCAGGATTTATAACCTTTAGTATCTTTAAGTGCTGGTGTGATTATCTTATTAATTGCTCTAGTCGCGGTAACACCAACAGCCGCTAATAATATTTGTGGTATAAAAAATGGTACAATTCTCCAAATAGTTTTAAATAACCCTCTTCCCATATCACCAGTAATTCGTTTCCTAGTTGCCTCCTCAACTAGTTCTCGTAACTGACCAAACGTTATAGGTCCTTGTGCTGAACAAAACCCTTTTACCTTACAAATATTATCTGTTACTTCACTGGAAGGTGCTACATACCCTTTAATAGCGTCTGTTTTACCACCAGTATAAACATATTCTGATTCTGGATTGTTACGTTCTACGTCATCTTCAACATCACTAACTATTTTTTCCCATTCACTATCTTCACCCTCAAAGTCTTCAGGGTCACTTGGTTCTAACATTCCTTGACCAAACACATCCGAATCTTCTTTCAAGATGGCAATTTTTTTCGTATTATCTATCTCCAATTCATGGTCGTCAGTATCACCCCACTCATAGGGTTCCATATCAACATCATAATCATACCAATGGTTTTGGGCTGTATCTGTTGCATCCTGACTATTATAAGCATTTATTTCTATGGTCCCAGATTCCCATGTTTTTTGCCAATAAGAATTGGTTGCTTGTACTTCGTATTTTAATGGGTAAGTTTTAATAGCTGTACCAACTTCACTATAATCACAAGGAACATCCTCCGCAGCATAACACCCTTCATTCCAATTATCTATTGCCCATTTAGCGAATCTTGTTGAACTAGCGTAGTAACCTCCATCATATTGAGTAGGTATACCAAAAAGTTTTATATTTTTAATCCACTCATCATCTGGTATTTCCAAATTAGAAATAATATAATTCAATTTATCTTTAGTAAAAATTTTAGTGATGAAATTTAAAATTTTAACTTCGTTGTTGGTTAGTGGTTCGTATATAGAATAATCTTCAGACTCTTTATCATCCCCTTCATTATCTGGTGTAAGCCAATCACCTGTGTTAGCCTCTGTTAGTATCATAGGTTTTTCGTCCAACCATTTATCTATTCTTTCCATCAGTTTTAGAAACTCAACACCAGTTACTTCTGTGTCATAGCTTTCATAATCACCATAATCGGTAACCTCAGTCTCTCCTCCCCAATCCCAAAACTCATCATTTCCTTTATCTGTTGCGTCATTTTCGTCATACGCTAAAAGAGTGACCTCACCTCTTTTGTATTCTACTTGGGAACCACTTTCATCCCTTGTAACTGTATACCATTTTAGTGGGGTTCTAATTGGTGCACTTATATCTTTATAGTCCCCGTCTTCTGTAGCTTTATCCCAGTTATCTAGTGCAAGTTTAGCGAACTGTGAATGTTTTGCGTTATCATCAAAATTATTTGCCTTAGTTATACCAAATAATTTTAAGTATTTAAAATATTTGTTTGCCGAACCATAATTATGTGGTGTTTCAGTGGTTAAATCTTGTAGTTCAGTTCTAGTAAAATTTCTGTAAAGCATTTTTAAAATACTAAGTTCAAAATTTGTAAAAGGGTGGGTTTCTGAATTGATTTGGTTTATTAGCTCCTCATCATGATGTTTATCGGCTGACCAATCCTCCTGTTCAACAATAGAATGACCACTTGCACCAGGTAACTTTTCGTGTTGGGATTGGGTTAATTTTTGTTCATCTGACAAGTCTGGTTCGTAAGTTAATTCAGTCAACCTATCACTTAGTGTTTCATTTATGTCATAGTCTGGCTGCCAATATCCGTCATACCATCGTGTATCTACTTGTAAACATTCACCTCTTTTTCCCTCACAATACTCACCCATCATAAATTCTTCTTCAACTAACATACCAAATAGTGCTGTTGCGTTGATTTCGTGGCTATGCATGTCGTTTATCATGATACTTTCTATGGTTTCTCCAATATAATCTGTGTGGTATTCAAACACATCTTCAGTATTATCCCATTTATCATTTATCCAATCTCTAAGGTCACTATTAATAGTCCAGCTTATTCTACCGTTGTCATCTCGGTTTATTTTACCGTATTCCTGAAAATGTTCTGCTAATTTATCTTCAATATCATTACCCATCGCATTTAATGTAGCGTATGTTGATTCGTCATTGTTTGCCCACAATATGTAGTGTTGGATATCGTCTATTTCTCCTTCGTATTTTTCTATTAGTTCTTCTTCCTCTTCGTTTTGTGGTTGTTCAGATAGTATGTGTTCTGCAACTTCCTGAGATACACCACCAAAAATACTACTAATAGTTTTCCAATTACTTTCATCAATTTGGTCTGTCATGTAAGTGTCCCACTCAAAATTAAACCAATCTTCCGTTTCGTTAAATTCGTCATCACCACATAAGTATTGTTTAATATACTCATCTTTTCCAATCTCTATCTCAAATAGATTTGATAGGTCATCACAATTAAGAGTATAAGATACTGGAATAGGGGTTTGACTAAATTGGATGTATCTTTTTAATAACATTGACATTAGTAAGTCTATACCCTCTGTTAAACCAAGCAGTTTTAACACACCAACATCTACCCCTCTCTTATCCCATTGTCTAAAAATCACTTCAACCATATTGTCTGGTAGGGAATCCTCAACATGTTTAATTTCATCATCATCTAAATGACCTACAGGGTATTTAAATTCTCCTGTTGGCCACATTTTTATTTGCTTACTGTCTTGTTCCAACATTCTTTCACCTTCCCCATTAAATCTTTCCTTCTTTACACCTACTAAGCTTTTAAGAAAAATCCCTAGGTAATATACAGTATCACCTTCGTTTTCTTCTTCAAATTCTACAACTTCCCCCTGTTTATTATCAGGAAAGTGTTCCCAAATTTGTGCTTCATCTTCGTCTGTGTAGTCATCCGTTTGTTCATCAAATATAAGAAAATTACCATCTGTCCCCTCATCTAACATCATCAATATATCATCATAATCGTGCGTAGTCGACATGTCAACATCAGGTATACATAAAACCTCAACATGATTATATGGGTAAAAATAAACCTCAGTAGTTAGAGTATAGTACTCAACACACTCACAATCATCGTCTTGGATGTTTAGATTTATCTCATTTTCATCACACTCAACCTCCACGATAGACCCATCAGGTCTTACAACTTCTTTTTCTTGTCTTTTACAATCACACTCTTCACCACTAAGTTCACCATAACCATCTTCATCACAATCTTCATCCCGTGCAAAAGAGGTAAATTCTCCTTTATAAGTTATATAATACCTCATAAACTCATCCGGCACCACTAAATTATCTGGTGGACCATCATAACTTTGATTCAAATGGTTTAAAGTTAACCATACTACTTGTGCTGATTCTTTTTGGCCTCTAGGAAAACTAAAATACTGAACTAGGACATCCCAGAAATTGGTGAATGTGTACTTTCCTCCACGTCTCCTTTCCATCATTTTATAGACTGTTTTTAGGATAGAGTGTAGTTTTGGGTGGGTGTATCCGTTGTATGATAAATCAGCTTCATTTAGGTTTCCCTTAGTTTTAGTTCTTTCTAACTCAAACTCATCATCTTCCCAGTCATTCTTTCTTTGTTCACCCTCGTCATTATAATCAGAAGCTCCTGTGTCTACTAATTTAATTACGTTTGGGTACGTAGGTTGTTTTAGATATTCGGTAACGGGAACTCCTGCACGTTCTAATTCTTTCATAAAATTATAAAGGGTGTAGTAATCTTGTTTTAAGGTCCCATTAATCATTTCACCTCTTTCGTCTGGTGGAAACTCATCCATACATTTTCCCAGTCCAGATTCGTCAACACCATCCTCACCACAATAATGTTTAAACTCCTCAACTATATCTTCATATACATCAAATAACAATATTGCGTGTACCCAATCTAAGTTTGTATTATCTATTATCTCTAATCGGTCGTTGAGTGTTGGTAATCCAGCATCATCTATTACTCTTTTAGTGTCTTCCCATTCTTCCTCCTCTTTATTAAATTTGGTGATGGAATTACCTCTAAAGTCATAGTGATATGTGTCGGACCAATCTACACTAGAATTTAAAAGTCCTAATTTCTTTCCATCATGAACTGCATCTGCAACAGTCTCCAAAGCATCCTCAAAGTTACCACCTGGTCTATTAAAACTTTCTACATATGCTGATGGGTGATAGGTGTTGTATAAGTTACTATATAACTGGTTACGGTATTTAGGCCATATAGACGTTAAGAACTTCTTAGTTAGTTCAGTTTCGGTTGACCCTTCAGTTATCTTTTGTTTTATGTCTTTAGTTTTTACCCATTTAACTTCACTTTCTACCAGGTTAAACGTTTTTGGGTGCATGGTAACAGATTCTAGTAGGGTATCACTTTCGTTAACTGTGACTGGCATCCCACCATCCTCAAAACCAATAACTAATAAAGATTCATTTAATAAATCACTGTTAGATTCTAATTTAGTTTCTATTATTTTTACAGTATCACCAACATTAACTACGGGATTTACCACTTCGTTGGTTGGGCTTTCTTCTAGATATTTTAGGTAATTAGCCCAATTTAGTTCTGCCTTTGCTGAAGATACCTCATCTGGGTCTTTGTCATACCCACCTTTACGGTTTTCTTCTTTTTTATCTGGGTCTTGTAAGTGATGAGTGTATTCGTGTAATAAGGCTTTAATGATGTCTTCTTTATCTTTCATATTAGGGTAATATACGAATATCTTATTTTCATATACATCGTATTGTGCTTTTGACGTTTGACTTTCTTCTCCTTCCATCTCTGGAATACCACTTAATCTAGCATAGATATCCTTCCATAATTCAACTGTAGGTGTTCCATCCACATACATACTTTTACCTAAGTCGTTTACGATATGTGGGTACACTTTATCTATAATATCCTGTACAACGTATTGTTGGTCGATATCGTACTGTAATTCTGAGTCTAATATTTGTTTATTCATTACTTTTTTCTTATCTTTGTATTGTAGTTCAACATACAATAAATACATCGGAACTACAGCTATTTTTATAAATATTAACTAATACACATTATATGGATTTATATCTCTTCGATTTCGACAATACTTTAGTTCAAACCCCTTATCCCGACTCTATATATTATATGGACAGAAAAGAAAGTTTAAATGATTCCCGTTGGGAATTTAAAATTAACCAAGAAGTAAAATCATATTATGATAAAGCTAAGAAAAATAATAATAATAGGGTAGTCTTATTATCTAATAGAGTTAGGGAAGTTGAAAAACCTTTAAGGGAGTTACTATCTAGACTTGGGTATGTGTTTGACGATTATCTTTTAATCGAGAATGGTGAGAGGTCTAAAGCTAAAAGACTATTAGACTACTTGGAGATTATAGATGAGGTGAAGAACATTCACTATTGGGAAGATAAAGATAAACACATAAAGGACGTTTCAGAAAATGTACCTGAAAAGTATGGTGTTGGTGTGACTGTTCACAAAGTTACTTAACCTTCTCTATTGTTTCGTGAGGTCTACTAGCTAAATCGTACGGACTATCATTGTTAACGACCCACACATGATTAAACTTATCTACCATATTACCTATATTATCACTAACCAATTGGTGGTAACTGGTTACCATTTCAGGTGATAGACTCCTACTCCTTTTTTCATTTCTTTCATGAGCTACACCCAAACTAGTTTTAACATAAATTAAAGTAGTTTCGTAACCATTGTCGTTAGCTAACCTCCAAACATCTTCCATAACTTTTTGTTGTCCACCCCCAGCATCAAACACCACATTGGGTAACTCTTTCCTATCTTGTTCTAAAAATTGTTTAAGAAACCTAACCGTTACATTTCTAGGGTCAGAGGTGGTGAATGATTGACTAAGAATTTCTTGATATCCTTCTGGTGTGGATATGTTAGCTTCCCAATTATCACCCCATAGTTTCTTTGCTAACTGAACTCGGTAGTTATCAACATTAAATTCTTTTATGTTAGGTAAATCTATTAGATTTCTAGAGACAAAACTTTTACCAGCACCTGGTCCACCAACTACCACTATAAAATTATTATCTAGTCTATCAAACCCAACTACTTTAGCCTCAGTCATTAATATTTTTTCAATCTGTGATTCCGTCACCATAATATTAAATGGACCTTTCTTTTTCTTAATTAAGTTCTTCATATTTCTCCGATACTTTATCCCAGTTAACCACCTTCCAAAAGTTGTTTATATATTTTTTTCTATCCGACATGTAATTTAAATAGTAAGCGTGTTCCCACACATCTAAACCCAATAATGGTTCTCCAAGATTATCCATTAAGGGGTTGTCTTGGTTTGGTGTGGTAACTATTTTAAGTCTACCGTTTTTTAAAACCAACCAACACCAACCAGAACCAAATACTTTTCCAGAGTCTTCATCAAATTGTCTTTTAAAATTATCTAAACTACCAAAATCTTTATTTATCTTAGTTTTTAACTCTTTAGATAGTTTTGTTTTATCTGGTGTTATATAATCTCTAAAAAATAAACTATGGTTATAATAACCACCAGCATTATTTCTAGTAAATGCATCATAACTCTTAATGCCTTTAATTATCTTTTCGATATCTTTGGTGGGATTTTTTCTTTTAGATAATGCTTCGTTTAGTTTAGTCGTATACCCTTTATAGTGTTTATTGTAGTGTTCCCACATTGTTTCATAACCCACAAAGTCTTTTACAGAATTGTAGTCGTAAGGTAAAGTAACTCTTTTGAAGAATGTTTTCTTAGCTTCTGTTAATAAAGTACTTCTTAATATTTTTTTAATTAAATTATTCATCACCATTTTCTACATGACCAATACCTAGCTTTCCATTTTGGGCCAGGTGTATCACATTTATGTCTCGCTCTAAAAGATTTTCTTGCCTCTGGGTTGGACTTTCTTATCTTCATAGTCTTTTCCCCTTTCTTTTTAGCGGATGTCCCACCATGACCAAAGTTAACTTTAACCACATTACCTTTATCATTTTTAACATACACTTTAAACTTCTTAATATCACCCCTTGTGGGTTTATTAAGTGTTACTTTTCTTCCTTGGTACTCCGCTTCTTGCAATATACTTTCAGTTTTGAAACCCTTACAAGCAGCTGGAGTCGGTCTACATCTTGGTTTCTTTCTTTCTTCACCCTCACTTCTACCACAAGCTTTACATTTACCATCATTACAGGTATTACAATCTACCCAACCACTAGTCTTACCTGGAGCTCCTTGTCTTTCAAACCAACCATGTAATCCTTTATCTTTTTCTTTAGAGAAATCTGTTTTTTCTTTTATGTCTTCTTCACTTAGCCCTTTCCATATTTTACCAGCCCTACATTTTACCACAGCTCCTGAAGCATAAGCAGATGGCCAAACATCGTATTTTCTTTTAGCTATACTAGTACACCTATCGTCCTTTTTCTTTTTAGTTTCTTCTAGTATTCTTTTTATTATATCTCTCACAAACTTAAATTTTTATACTTATTTATTACTTTTTTTAATTCTTTACTATATCTAGAATTACCCCATTTAATAATTAAGCCATCTAAATCATCAAGCACGTCATTTTCTTCAGGACTTGGCCCAACTGTTTCTGTTATTGGGGCTTCTTCTTTTTTAAATCCTTCAGGTCCTTTACCTGAACCGTAACCACTATCTGGGTAAATAATTTCATATCCCTTTATGTCTTGTTGTTCTCTACCTTGTCCTTCCCATTCGATAATATCTTCCTGATATCCCTTGTCATGCGACCATTCCCAAGAGTCATATGTACCATCCTCATCATATACGACAGTATCTTCCGCATCATCTTCATCGTAAGCCACTACTGTAACTTCCCATTCAATACTTTTATAGACCTGCACATTTTCCTCCATAGATAAAGTATATCTTTTTAGTGCTCTTAACTTAAGTTGGTCGTATCCGGTTATGGTGTTATTTTTTAACCCATCAAAGTTATCGTGTGCTGCCCAAAATATTTTGTCTATTAGAGTACCATAATCTGTGCTTTTTGCATCTAACCCTATTAATTTAAGGACGTTCAATGCCTCACTTTGCCGTTCCCATAAATTATCCCCAAGCTGAGTTCTACTAGAGAACCAATCTTTGTCATGTGCATTTACTAACAATTTTACACCTTTAAAAAATATATTTTTAGTTATAGTAGTAGTACTATACTTTTTATCCGTACGATTAAGCGTTCGGGATGTGTATGATGTTGGTGGGACCATATCATTTGAAGGCTCGGAGTCATAGTGAGGGTCGGCCCAAGTTCCACTACCCATCATCGTATCATCTGTTTCTTCTCGTAATACAGTTTTAATTATACTTTTCATTACTAATAAATATAATCAAATAATGTATGGTATTAGAAAAATAGATATTTCTACTCAGCTAATTTAAATTCTTTATTGATGTGCCCACATTTAGTACATTTATAAGTCTCCATAGGGACCATACTATCTTCCGTTTCTAAAGTTATTAACTTAGATACTCTTCTAATCATTAATACTTTGTCAAAATATTTGCTTTCACACCCTTCTGCTTCACATTCTACAGCTGTAGTAGAACTCATATCAATTTGTCTTGGTTGTCTGTTTAAATCCATGTTTTATCTCTAATTATTTTTAATTTTTTTAAATTATTACACTTATCGTATTCTTCCCTATTTTCAAAGTAAGAAATGAGTCTGTTTATTGATTTATAGGTACTATCTGGTTTGGTGTCTTTGTGGTCCGCATTAAATTCTAGCTCCCAATTATCAACACCACCAATTAATAGTTTATAAGCACTATTCATTGATTGATTTTCTCTTTCAAATTCGTTTAAATTGTCATCATTTTCTAAATATTCTAAATCTAACCCCATAATACTTCAAATATATAGTGTTGTGCCCATAAAATCAATGATTTTATTCCTTCTGGAGTATATTTATATTAGAATTAAAACTAAAATAATATATTATGAAAAAACAACAACTTTTAGAACAACAAGAAAAGATAATGAAAATGTTCTCATATTCACCTGGTATGACAATATCAGAGAATGATGAACAATATAGTGAAGAAACAACTCAAGTGAACGAAATAGCTCCATTAGCCGCTATAGGTTGGGGGTTAACTGCTGCTTGGGCAGGATATGAAATTTGGAAATGGGCTACAAACACATGGGGAGCTAAAACTCTGGGTCCTAGATTAAAAGCAGCAACTGACCCAGGTACTTGGGAAGAAATCACAAACTCTATGAAACAAACTTCTATTAAATTAGGGGAGGATATCTCGGGTAAGTTGAAGGTTATGTCAAGTTCGGATGCTGGTCAACTAGCTGACTTTCTGTATAATGCAATGGATGGAGCAGGGACAGATGAAGAAGAAATAAGAGAGGCAATGGATAAAATGAGTTCATTTATGGATTTAGCTTACGTAGCGGATAAATTTGGTACTAGAGAAGGTTACACTTTGTGGGGTTGGTTGGATGACGAATTGAGTCAGTCATACTTTAAAACATACGTTATGCAACCTATGAGTTCTAAACCACTTCTTATATGGGATGGAAAACAATACAATAGTTTAGAAAAGTGGGCAGCAGAATTAAGTAAGTTGGTTGATGATAAATCAGCACAACCAAAGAATGATGACCAAAATAAAAAGACTATTATAAATGCACTTAAAGGTAAAAAAGGTTCTTGTATGGAAGAATACCTAGCAAATGCAGTAATAGGGTCTACAAAAAAAGGTGTTCCATTCCTAAAATATACGGAAGGTGGGGTAGAATTAAATGTTTTTGCTAATGGTAGATTTATTGACGTAAAAACTAATAAGATGGGTACGATTCAAAATTGTGATGAAGTGGTTACTGAATCCGTAAGTAGTATTTTAAACTTAAACTGGGTATTAGGTTCACTTACAGAACAATTTAAAGTGGTATATGATGATGACAAAGAAAACGTTGTTACTATAAAAGATAAAGAAGTTGTTAAAACTGATGATACTGGTGGTGAAGAAGTTGAGAAAGAGGTAGTTACTAAATCTAAATGGACGAAATACACTGGAGACCCAACAAAAGATGTTGTAAAAATGATGCATTACAACAAAGATGCTAATTCAGTAATTAAACAAATTCAAAAAGCTATAGGAGCTAAAGAAGATGGTTACTATGGTAATAACACTAAGAAAGCTGTAATGGGTTGGCAAAAGGAGAACGGACTGAAGGTTGATGGTTCAATTGGTCCTGAAAGTTGGGCTAAAATAACTACATCTACTGATGAGGTGGGTGGTGAAACAACAGTTGATACAGCGGTAGAAAAAGCAATAGAAACAGAAGCTAGTAAAGTAGTACAACAAGTTCAGCAAAAGAAAATTAATGTACCTACAGCAAGAGAAAAATTAATGAAAGATGTTTTAGAATCTCAAGGTAATAAGAAAATGCAAAAGAACTATTGTCAAAATTTAATAGCGTTCGAGGCTGGTATGTTAAAAAGTAATATGGAAAAAGCAACTAACTTAAAAGCTCTAGGAGCTTGTTATGATGACCATAACTTTGGGGCTGGGGGTATGTCTAGAAAAGTTAGAAAATCTTACAACTTAAAGACATCAGGTAACAACATTAGTTAATTTAATTAAACAATGTATTTATAAACAAAAAGGGACTTATCGTCCCTTTTTTTTATTCTGCACCTCTTTTTACCTGGTGATAACTTAGGTCTACTGGGGTTTCTCTCCCAAATATCTTAACACTAACACTTAGTGACTTTTTATTTTTATTTATAGAATTGATTGTACCGGTAAACGTAGCGAAAGGACCTTCAGTAATCGTAATGGATTCTCCAAGAAAATAAGTTTCACCCATATCTATTTTTTGTTCTTCACCTTCTAATTTAGCTAATAACCCCTCTTTTTCTCTTTTACTCATTCTTGTTGGTACTTCCCCACCTAAAAAATTCATAGCGTTTTCTACCGCCCTAACTTTACTAATTGTTTCCCCATTAAGGATTTCATTAACAGCTTCTACAATAATGTAACCAGGTAAAAGATTTTTTTCCACAATAACTTTAGAGGTACCGTTTTTCTTTCTTCTTAGTTGTACGGTTTTGTAGGTTGGGTTGATGATTCTGGACACTTCCTTTTCTAGTTTAGTATCAGTTAACATACTTCTCTCTATACTTTCCCTAACCTTTTTCTCTTTACCTGTTATTGTCCTTAAGACGAACCAATTTTTCATAATACACTAATTTTTATATTAAACTATTTCTACACTAAACGTATCACCTTGTGTTATTTGTGGTATAATGTCTAGTCCTTCAGTGACTTTCCCAAAACATGTGTGGTTCCCATCTAAATGTTGTGTACCTTCTCTACTGTGACAAATAAAGAATTGTGACCCACCTGTATTTCTACCAGCGTGTGCCATTGATAGTACTCCCTCATCGTGATGTTGGTTTCCACCGTTAAGTTCACAATCTATAGTATGTCCTGGACCACCAGTACCATTTCCTAATGGGCAACCACCCTGTATTACAAAATTAGGGATAACTCTATGAAATGTTAAATCTTTGTAAAACCCATCCTTCGCTAATTTAACAAAGTTATCTATTGTTGCTGGTGCATCTTTTTCATAAAAGTCTACCACCATTGTTCCTTTATTTGTTATAATTTTTCCTTGCATATTTTATATTTTTATTTTATTTAAATTATTATCGTCATTGTTAGTATCTGGGGAGATAGCACCACTATCTATTTTCATTGGTTTATCTTCTTTACCTTCACCCTCCATTTGTAATTCTTGTGCTTGTTTATAAATTTCTTCCATCTTGTTTTTGTACTCCTTCATTTCAGTATTCTTTGCTACTGCTGTTCGTTTTTTAAAACTTGTAACTTTCTTTTTATGGTCTTTTCTATGTCTAGATTTTGGCATATCTTAATTTTATTTAAATGATTATAATTTTATGTGTTAACTAATAATATAACTTATTTTGAACTGTGTCAAACTATGGGGTAGATTTAAATATATAAGAAGCTTTATGTTTACAATGGGGACAATGTATTTCACTTGTTTCCCAAGGTTGTGGGTTAGTTGGTATTGTCCAATTGTCACCACATTCACCACACACATAAACATTACTACACTTTAAAGTAACACTGTGTGGTTTTATCTCTTTAGTTGGATTGTAGGTTATCCCTAACTTATCCTCAATTAATTGTATCCTCTCTAACATTATATCTTCCATATTTATAACCGCTTTTGGTTCTATCACTGGTTTGTCATTCATGGTGGTTGGTCCTACCCTGAACGTTTCTAATTCTTTCTTTTCTGTTTCTATAGGGGTTGGTTTACTTTTTTTACCACATCCACAGTCTTTAATATATGGAGCAAATTTTTCCTCTAACTTCTTTTTCATTTCTTCCGTATACAATTCTGGTACTTTTTCTGACTCTGGTGGGTGAACACACTGTTCTATAATGTCTTTCCAATATTTTTTTAAATCAGTAACTTTCATACTGGATTTACCATCACCAAAATCACTAAATCTTTTTCTATAGTTAGTTGCGACTACAGAATAATCATCAATATAATTACCAGTTTTTGGGTTTTCAATTAGTGAATGGTGAGCGTCACCAGTTGCCCATCTATAAACATAAGAAGTTAAAGCACCAAATAAAGATTCTTCTAGTTCACCACCTATTAGTATATCCCAGTAGAATGGTGGGTCAGCATATTCAGAATGTTTTGTATAATACTCATCTAAAGATATTTTAGTTCTATCGAATATCCACGTACCTTCACATAGGTTTGATGTTCTGTGGTATTCTTTATTCCTTAATGATATCCATACGTCTTTTGGTTTCCAAGCTGGTTTATCGGTATTTTTAATTCCCTCCACACAGTCAGTTAAATGCCAAGGTAAATACAAATCGTCATTATCCCAAAAATGTATATATTTCCCATTAGATTTTTGTATACCTACCATTTTTACGTGTCTAAGAGTGGGCACATCTTCTGATTTTAAATTTAAAATAGTGACTTGTGGATGATTAAAAATTAATGGAACTTCATGATGGTTTACAATTATCAGTTCTTTGTTTTGGTAGTCTTGGTGTAGAAAGCACGTCAGGGCTTCACACGCTACCTCATAATTCCCATAGGTCCCCATTATACATGAGACCATTTCTTCGTTATATTTATGTTGTGTTATCATAGATAAAGTATAAATCTAAAGTATTTTCGGTAAATACTTAAACATAGTTTGTATTATTACAATAATTTACTATATTTGTACCAACGAATCTTTAACTTTAATTATAAATAAAACTATGGCAAAAAAAAGAAAACTAAACAGTAACAACCCAAAGTACAAAGTAACTACAAAGGACGATTCACCAGTGGTGAAAGAAAAAAAATTAATGTGTAACGCAGCTATAAGGAATGCAAGTGGTGAAATTGTACCAGGAAAAACTGTAGCTGTATATGGTGTATGGTGTGAGGACGATGAATAACATTTAAATTTTATGAAACCAGAAAAAATCCTAGAAGACCAAATTATAATGGTCATTAAAACAGTGGAAGACCCAGAAATACCGGTTAACATATATGAATTAGGTTTAATCTATTTTATTAATATAACTAAAGCTGAGGATGGTTATGATGTAGAGATTGAAATGACTTTGACAAGTCCAAACTGTCCTGTGGCGGAAAGTATGCCAGAAGAAGTTAGGACTAAAGTAGAGAACTTAAAAGATGTTAATAAATCTGAAGTCATTATAACTTGGGAACCCACCTGGGACCAAAGTTTTATGAGTGACGAAGCAAAACTAGAACTAGGTATGTTATAAATTTACAAAGTAAATACGAATGATTGTGGATAATAAAAAAGATAAGTGTGTTGTGTGTGATAAGGAGACCCCTTACTTGGTTTCTACCCCTGTCGGTGGTAGAATAAATTACGTGGAAGGTGCTGGACAATTATGTACTAAGTGTTGGTCTACCACCTATTTAACTAAAAAAAGAAAATATGAAAAAAGAAATTAAGTTACCTGAATGGTTTACTGGTGAATTATATGAGGAAGGTGGAAAGGTATCAAATAGATTTTCAGGTGAGGAATACGAACTAAACGCAATGGAATTAAGTATGTACGATTTTGTTATGGGTGCAACAATAGTAGCTGAAATGGGTATATTTAATGAATCACAAGATGTTAAAGACCTAAGAAAGGGTTTAGAGTGGTTTAAGAAGAATAATAGTGAAGCCTATATGACTTTATTGGACTAACCTAAAAATATCTTCTTTTTCCCACCGTCATACACATATGCATGCCCTTCTGTTATTAATAAGTCATTAACACAAATAGAATTACCATCTGTATCTTGTATGAATAATTCACCAAGTACTCTACCATATTTCCCTACTCCATGAGACTTTAATCTAAAGTATCCTGGCTTTGATGATGTTTCTTCTAACAACTCTATCACTCTTGCTTTTGCAGCTAGACCTTTCTTTTTTTCTTCAACGTCTCTTGTTCTAGATTCCCAAGCGTCAAGTCCCATAAAACGGATTCGTTTCTTAAACCATATATCGAAACCTACATCAATAAGAGCATCAACAGTGTCACCGTCTACTACTCTATCTAGTTTTGCTCTGTAAATATACTTTTCCATTAGTAGTATAATTCAAACCCAAAGTTTAATAGCATGAACCTTAATTCTTCACTATCTACTCTTATTTCTAATACTGTAAAAGTACCTAACCTAAAAGTTAAACTATACTTTTCTTTTTTGTTACCGGCATTAAAACCGTTTATCCAATTTACCATAATATTCTTTTTATTTTTATATAAATACTTCTTATTTTAAAACATACAAATCAATCTCATTATATTTGTATTGTTTGGTCCCTATATTCTCTAAAAAATCTATTTGACTTGTTTTTCTTCTATTCATACAATCGTGGATTGTGTAAACACCATCCTTATGTGTTCCTGAAATATAAACTTGGTCACCATAATTAAAAATCCCGCCATTTCTTTTTAACATGTCCTGACTAACGGCAATCCAATTCCAACCAGATACTTTATATGGGTCAATGATACTACCATCTGCTGTTATTAATGGACTATCGTCACATTGTCCTTCTACTGGGTGGTACATTGTAGCCCTTACCTCTATAGGGGTACAATCTATATAAGGCATAGGGTCTATTGTTTTACCCTCGTGCGATATTTCATAATGTAGGTGTTGTCCCGTAACTTTTCCAGTACTCCCCATTATACCAATTGCTTGATTGTCTTCCACACTATCCCCTATTTTCACGAATATCCGATGTAAATGAGCATACTTACTTGTAAACCCAAATAGGTGTTCTATTTCTACACACCTACCATAACCATAATTCCATCCTGAATATCGTACCACACCTGAACCAGTAGCGTATACAGTATCTCTCCAGGTATCAATTAAATCCACCCCTGAATGCATTCTATATCTACCAAATATCGGGTGTTTTCGTACACCAAAACCATCTTGTATTGCAATAGTATCTAGTGGTGGACCAATGGGTAAACTTTTAAAAGTATTATGGTATACACTATCTAATACATTTAATTGGTTATTGAGTGAATCTATAAGTTCTAATTTTTCTTTTAGGTTTTCTTCTCTATCTTCTAGTTGGGTTTTTAGTTGGTGGGATACTAACGAGACTGCACATATGATTGATAATAGGATGACCCATATGGATGTATGTATTTTATTTTTACTCACAAACTCTTATTTAAAGTTAGCTAAAAATTCCCAAATCTCATCACCTTTAATAATTTTTGTTACCGATGGTAACATCCAAGGTGAAATATTAGATACTTTCTTATCGTTAGTTAACCAAATGAATATCTGAGAATTCTTAAGTGCACTTACTTGTGCTTCACCAAAAGTTCCAGCTCCAGCTGTCCCATCAAAATTAATTAAATTAGTATCACATATTTTTAACATATATAAATCTTGTACTACAATATTCTCACGTATTTTTTTCTGGAAGGTTTTAAAAGTTTCGTCATCTAGTTCGTTAGCTTTCCAAGCTTTAAATAATTCCCCAAACTCAGCGTCTTCCTCCCTTACAGTTTCTGCTCTAAGTGGATTAAGGATAGCTGGAGTTTGTAGACCATCAAAACTCATCTCACCATTTGTAACTAAATCTAGTAACCTATCACCTTCGACTACATGGTCAGAACCAAAAAATTCTTCTACTTTTGTTCTCCATGATAAAGCATCTTTTGCAAAATCTATACCACCACCAAGATACATAGCTCTAGGTGTGAATATCCCATTCATATCATAAGGGTCCAAAACCTTTAACATATCTATAGTGTCAGCCATTTCTGCCGCACTAGAATTTATTAAAAAACTAGAAGCTTTGTCGGTTAGATATCTTTTAACCCATTTTAACATTTTACCTAATGCTCCATCAGCCTTATATTCTGGTATACCACCATAACTTATTTCCCCCAATTCTTGTTCCTCTTCACTTGGGGCATTCATTAAAGCGTTCTCTAAAGCTTTCTGTATTTCTTTTCTTGTTTCGTACGGTAGGGAAAATATCTCGTCTTGGACTTCTTTTTCCTCCACATATTCACGTAAAATTTTTCTAGTATCCATTTTCATCTGTTTCCTTTCCTAAATAAATATCTAAAGCTCTTGATGTTCCCACTCTTGTAGCCCCAGCATTTATCATTTTATTTAAATCTTCTTTATTATATACACCACCAGAAGCTTTAACAGGTAAATCCCCTGACATCGATTTCATTATTTCTACATCCTCTGGTGTTGCTCCAGTACCATTATAAAACCCTGTCGAGGTTTTTATGTATACGTTCTGTGCCTCTGTTGGGAACTCATCCATCACTATAGAACTTATGAGTTTACTTATTTCTGCTATTTCCTTTTTATCTAAAGCTCCAGTCTCTATTATCCACTTAACCATTTTCCCATTCTTTAAACCCACACCGGTACCCTGTACTATATCCTCATTAAATTTATCTAAGTTTCCATTTTTAAATGCTGTATAATCAGCAACATAGTCAAGTTCATCAGCACCATTATCTATAGCTTCCATAGCTTCATGAACTTTCTCTGAAGTTGTACCTCTACCATCTGGAAAATCTATAACGGTACCTATCAATACTGAAGAGTCGTTTTTATCGATATAATCTCTTGCTACTTCCACAAAAGAAGGTCTAATCATAACTAATTTAAAACTATGGTCTACAGCTGTTTTTATAGTATCTAATACTATGGTAACATTTTCTCTTTTGGTTATCCCAGCTTGGTCTGCTGTTTTTAAATAGGTAGAATCAAGGTACTTACGTATGTCGTCCTCTTCTTGTTCTTTTAACGTACCTACATTTTCCCACATCTTTGGTTTGGTTGGTCCTAAAAAATAACTTAGGTTCATTTCCATATCCTTAATATTGTGTAAGTTACCTAACCTTTCATTCTTATCGTAGTCTCTCCAATAAACATCTTCGTCCCCATCGACATAAATGTAGAATGGTGTGTTAACTACATCTCCGGGTAATTTAACGTAGATGTCGTAAGCCATATGTCCTGGTATTTCTCTACCTGCAGATTCATAAGGAAATACATCTTCTACCGTATGTCCAATAGAATTAAATAAACCTACTATATCTTTTAGATACGGTAAATTTTGTTTTGTGTTTTGGGTTTCTTCTTGTTTATCTGAATACATAATTAATATTGTCTATAATAATAAATATAATTTTAAATAAGAATAGAATCAAATTAACTGTCTATTGTTTGGTCGTAAATTATCTCCCCAACCACTAAGTCATCTTCAGTGATACCTGTCCCATCACCAACCCAATAACTATTGTTAATGTAAGTGTATTCGGATAAGGTTGTTTTGTTAATAAATGTATTTGTGGGGTCACTAACAGTATCACTCGTTATTATTATTCTTTTAGTCCCATCATTACTGATATGACAATATTTTATATTCCCTTTTGTTAAAGTATTAAAAACTGTTGTTGTTACTATATAATAATTCATTATTTATCTTCTATACTTGAGTCACCGTTTATGGTAAAAGCTGGACCACCACTTACAGAGTTATTTCCATCACCCTCAAAATTCCACCAACCCACTAAATTGTTCGCTCTAGAATGGTTCGCTAAATTCATTGGGGTACCCCCATTCCAAATTTCCGTTACGTCACTACCACTAAGAACCACATCCCAAATAGACAAACCATTAAATTTAGTGTCGTTGGTATTCCCAGCTTTGGTAAAATTCCAACTATTAGAACCTAATGTTATTTGTTTATCATCATTACCCATAGCAGGTGTCCCAACATTATTTCCCACCGTTTTACCATTTTCGGCTGAATAAAAACCTAACCCACAATCAGTCTGATTCCAGTATAATTTACAATTAAAATACCCACCTGAATTAGCGGCACCCCTAGTTATTGTTATCAAAGTATAATCATCATCGCCAACATTTCCTCTATTTGTATTAGTCCAATATGAGGCTCCTAATCCAGATGCTGCGTACGCGTTAGCGTAAACTCCATTGTTTGAGTGAAATAACCAAAAGTTTTGACATTTATCGTTTTGTGCACTTCTCCACTCAAACATTAACCTATTAAGGTTTTCATAGTAAAAGATTCTAAAGGTATCAGCGTTTACACCGGTTGCACCAACATTAGTGGAGGAGAATAAGTGTATATTGGTATTTAAACTTGTAGTCCATCCTGGCTTTATCCAAAAAGAAACTGAAAATAAATCGGCCTGGTCAAAGGTATAGTCACCATCAGAATCTGTTATGTAAACAGCGTTCCCTGTCCCTGTTGTTGGTGATTTTGCCACCGCTTTAGCGTCAGTAAATAATGAGATTACCTGGTCCATTATTTTAGCAATACCAGTTATAGCTGTTCCCGATACTTTAGAAATGGCTGTAGCTAACTTCCCTGTTATTTTACTTACTGTTCCCATATTAACTTAATTCTACCCATGTTTTATCTGGGTCAAACCATATTTGCCCGTTTACACTATCCATCACATATCCAACTATTCTAACAAATGTACCAGTATAATTTAATGATGCGTCGTTATCAGTAACAAATCCACTAGTCTTACTTATGTATATTGGGTTACTTATCGTACCCGGGTCATACGTTAGTGTGTAATACCCTTTAATTAAAAAACCACCTGAACTATTAGTTTCCAAAGCAATACCTAAGAATCCTTTACTTAAATTAGGTACATCAGCATCAGATTTTACCCAAGTTCCCCCAGTTAAACAATACAGACTTCCTTTATCTACTGAGTATTCATTACCATACGGGTCATACAATACGTCACCCATATATCGGTTGTTGGTTGCACTTGGTGCAGAAAATGTTCTCACACCTTGTATTGTAGCACCACTTATATTACCTGAGGCTATCACATTGGTAGTATTTACATTAGCTATAGTTCCTACTGTTAACTTATCTTGAATATTAAGTGTAACTGCTGATAATGTGGAACCAGAAATAAAAGAATTAGACATAAAACTGTTAGATACCATATCACCCTTTACCTCTATTCGGTCTGTGGTGTTTCTACCTAACCTCAACCCATCAATAGTATTTGAATTACCTAACAAGATAACGTTTTGTTCATCGTCTGTACTTAGACTTGCAAATGTTTCTTGGCCTAGTAAATAAGAGTTCGCGATAACCTTACCACCTACAAAAGCATTATTAGAGGTATAAACAGTTGCTGCTGATAATGTAGTAGCAGAGATAAGTCCTGAGATTACCGCTTGACTGGGACTACCATTCCCACCTATTCTTAGGTTAGGCATGGACCCTAACGTTTTATCACTATCCTTCCAAACTGTAAATTGATTAGCTGTTATAGGACCAACCTTATCTACAGCAGAAGAACCAGATAATGAGGCTTTTGTTAAAAATAAGTTCTGTAATTTACTAGACCCACTATATATTGTCCCATTAATATACACATCAGTAGTAGCACTCACACCACCAATAACCGTTAATTTTTGATTGGGTGTTGTTGTTCCAATACCAACATCTCCGGCTCCAGTTACACTTAACCTATTAGTGTTGTTAGTCCATATAGAATATGGATTGTTTCCATACACATAAGTATTGAAATCTGATATTGAACCAGATGCCCCAATGATATTATAGGTATTACTAAAAAGAGCATTTGCTGCACTACCATTTCTAAATTGTAAATTACCACCATTAGTTAAACTTATTTTTACATTTCCATCTACTTGTAGTTTTTCTGTTGGTTCTGTTGTTCCAATACCAACATTTCCATTAGCAAGAATTCTCATTTTATCAGTTGCATCAACTTGAAATTGCATATATGATGAATTTGCTACTATTCTTGAATTACTACTCCAAGATAAATATTGATTATCACTTATAGTTAATTTTCCACTAAATTTTCCAGTCCCTACAACATCAAGTTTTGTTGTTGGCGAACTCGTTCCAATACCAACATTCCCAGTTAAACCACTGTTTGAGTAGTTTCCATTACCGTCGGTTGACCAGTACGAAACTGGTACATTAATAGTTGTACCACTAGTGGTGTGTAATTTAAGGACCGTATCGTCCATCGTGGCAGCAGAAATATAAATGTCACCACTTACTGTAAGTTGTGACCAAGTAGCGTTTCCGGCCACATCAGATTTTAGGAAGTAACCACCTTCTTGGTTACCATCCACATATCTTAAGTTCCCATTAACAATAAGGGGGTTAGGGGTTGTACCTTGTAGGTTTTGTACATTTCCAGCTGAGTCTGCCTGTAATAGCAGTTGGTATGTATTTTTTATTTTAAGGTTTGATAAATCAGCCATAACTTAAATTTTACTATACAAGTCACGAAAGTAAATTATCGTTTATAGTTCCTTAAAATATCTTCTAACTGTCTTTTAGTTAAGGTTACTTTTTTCTTTGGGTTCGGTTTGGAGTTTTCTTCCTTGATAACTTTTCTTTCTGGGTATTTTACTTCAACCTTAGGTGCTTTAGTCTCAACTAGAGATTTAGTAGGTTGTTTTACTTCCACAGTCACACTTTTAGATTGTTTTAGTTCATATTCTGAGTTCCATGGGTTAAAATACATATCGTCCGCTACTACCTCTAACCTCATATTACCACCTTCACTAACCAATCCTTTTATTTTTTTAATTGGGACAACACAAACACCGTTATTGTTTATTTCCCCGTTAAACACTAAAGAGTTTTCATCACTTTCTATTATTAATCTAGCAAATGAATTAGAGATACTTGTCCCTTCTAACTGAATTGAACATTCAAACAGGTTTGGTTTATCCGAATATAGTGTATACATAACTTTTTATTTATTTATAAATACCTTTAACTTTATCTTTCTCAATTCTTTTTCTACTATTGTGAAATCATTTGCAGTTACAGATACGTTTGGGTTAAAGTATTTAGATTCTTCATATTCTTCATCTTTTATAAAACATAGAAGTTTTATGAACTTTTTTTGGTTTGGTTTCTTTTGTTTACGTAATCTAGTTAATTGTGCTGTATATCCCCCACCTATTACCTGTGAGGCAACATCGCACGCCTCTTCCCACGTAAAGTCAGCTTCGTTCCATACATGGTCAAACTCATTCCATCTACATTCAGCATTTCCCATCGTTTTTGTCTTTTTTAAACCAATAATCTATTACATTCTGAAATGAACTTAAAAATCCACCTATAATAATAAACAAGAGGTCACGAGTTGTACCCATGACCTCTCGTGTAAATATACAATAGATTAGTGCAGCAAAAAGAACTAAAAACATAATAGTTATTATAGTTCTAGCTAAATCCATTTTTATTATAGTTTACAACATTTAGACCCACAATTGTATGCTAGGTACGCTGCTACTACTAAAGCTGGTACGGCAACCATCCAATCACTGTGTGCCATTTCCCAACCTGCAAATAAAGCTACTGGGTAACCCAAGTAACATTTACATATGTTTAAATATTTTTCCATGTTTTCTAAAATTTAGTTTTTAACGAAATTATCACATTCCTTCCTGGTGCTGATATACCTGAAGCAAATGTTCGGTAGTGCTGGTCTAGAATATTTTCTAGACTTAATTGTAATTTAACTTTTTTGTTAAATTTATATTGAATTGAGCTATTGAGTACCCACCAAGAAGGGTACCCTTCATCGGTACCTAAATCCTCATTGTCTACCCCAGTCGAGTTCATTTCCTCAATATGTTTCCATGCAGTATAAATACCCCATATATTGTACTCTAACTTACCAGTCTTAATCTTAAATAAAGATTTACCATACCCTGGAGGTATATGACCTAGAGGTTCATTATTAGATACATCATAACCTCTTTGCCATGTGAATGATTCTTCGTAGAATAACCATGAATTTAATTTAGATTTTACTCCGAATGACCAACCATATATGTAAGCTTCTGGTGAGTTCATTAATGATTGTACATTCAATTCTTCATCTTCATGTATTTGTGTGTAACCTAAATCATGTTTTACTATCGCGTCTTTAAGGTGAGTATAGAATACGTTACCTGTTGTTTGCATTCTTTTTTTCTTCCAAGTAATACTCATTTCACCATTATAAGCGTACTCTGGTGTTAAATCAGGGTTAGGTACAACCATATTACCTTTTTTAACAAATACTTTACCATAATCATCTATATTGGGATTTCTAAAACCTGATGATGTTACCCAATCAAACTTCCATTTTTTAGATGGTTTATAAATTAAATTAAGATTACCAGTTAATGCTCCGTTGTTGAACTCTATCTGGTCTGTAACAAATACTGGGTCCGTATCTCTGAATACCATATCACCAAGTACTCTTGAGTATCTTAGTCCTGCATTCCATACTATATGTTCGTTAACCTCTTTCTTGTATGAACCATATAAAGCTGCTGTAGATAGGTTACTACCACCTGATGGGTACCTTGACTGTGTACCTTCAGTAGAGGTTGATAGTACGTTATTGTGTGTTAATTCCATACCGTAAACTAAATTGTCTAATGAAAAGTCCCAGTTAAAGCTAAACACATCCACATCTATGTATGTGTTATTATATTCATCTGATAGATATTTTCTAGTTATCCTATCTTCTTCTATAAATTGGTATGCTAATGTGATGTTATGACTGTTAAATAATTTACTGGAAGTGTAAGTGTTTATATCAATAGATGACATAAATCTTGTTTGGGGACCATATGACCATTCACTCCATGTTAAGTAACCGTCTTTATACTCCTGTAAGTTATCGTACCTAGGTATGTTTGTTGTTGTAGAAAATTGGTTATTAAACCTCAAAAACACATTTTCAGATATTCTCCATGATGTATTGTTTAATAGGTCTATTTGTTTATACCCTGTACCGACTTGTGTATTTGGGTCCGTATTTTCAACCATCACACCATCTTCCATATAATGATTAACTAATCCCCAGTCAGTATAACCATGTGGTCTCCACTCCCCCATTTTTAAATCACCATATTGTTTTAAAGTAACTGAAAAGAAATTAGCTAGATTATCACCACCTATATTATTATCAACATGAATAGAAGATTCGTTAGCAGCGGTACCATATCTAAGTTCCGCACTAGTTTTAATGAATATCTTATCATTTTTACTAAACTCAGGTTTCTTTGTGTAGAAATGTACTACACCACCTAAGGCATCACTTCCATAGATTGTTGATGATGGTCCAAATACTACCTCAACTATCTCTAAAGCGTTTGGGTCTACTGTTAATGCGTTCTGTAGGTGACCTGAACGATATATAGCGTTATTCATTCTAACACCATCAACCACAAGTAAAACCCTATTAGCTTCAAACCCTCTTATGATTGGTGAACCACCACCTAATTGAGATTTCTGAATGGTTAGTCCTTGTGTTGCTGTTAGTAGGTCAGCTGTGGTAGATTGGTTTGCGTTTTCTATTTGTATAACATCAAGAGATTGTATCTGATAAGCTACATTTTCTCTTAACTCTCTTACTTTACTAGCTGAGATTACAACATCATCTAAGTATTCCGATGATTGGTGCAATAGAATTACATAATCTTTCTTAAGCATTTCTTGTTTGGTTATGTGTCGTGTTTCATAACCAATAAAAGAAATTGATAATAAAATAACATCTGACTTAAATAAAGATAAGTCTGCTCGGCCATCTATATCTGTAGTAGTTCCTTTCACTATAGAGTCTCTGAATGTCGTATTACTTCCAGGACTAATAAGTAATTGTTTAGAGATTATATTAGCAAATGGTATAGGTTCTAATGTTTGTTGGTCTTTTAGGGTTAATGTCTGACCACAAACCGAACCCGAACATATAAGTAAAAAGAGGATTAACAAATATCCTCCAAATAGTTTTAATTGTATTTTAGTCATCTCCCTCATAGTGATGTGTTTTCTTGTACGTATTCCTCAACCACCTCAATTTCATCTTCTTTTTTAAGGACACATTCAGCACAACAACTACTAACTCCGTGGTTTACTTGGATTGGTGTGAACCAAGTCATTAAAGCTGCCATAAATAACCCTAGTACCTGTATTGTTTTTCTCATTATTTACTGTTACTCATATTGAATCCTAGTATAAGTGATATTCTAGCTCCTGTTGGGTCACCACCATCTCCCCATGCAGATGATTTACCTGGTACAAATGCTATATTTACTGGAAAGTTTAAGTCTCCTGATTTGAAGTTCTTTCCTATTGTGAATACCATACCAATACCTGATAGAGATAAGTTAGGTCCTATTGCTGCTTCCATGCCATTTCCAGTTCTTATACCTACTAGAGATGATACAGCTGGTAGAAACATTCCTTGTTCCATTCCACCTACAACAACCACCCATTCTACCAATCCTGCTACTTCACCATTGTCTACGAATCTTGTTTCCCATTGCCATCCATATTGTGATATGAATGCCATCTTCTGACCTTCTGTATAAACCTCATCAAAACCATTATATTCAGATGACCTATCATTGATAAAGTCTGCTGAACTACCATGTGTTAGTAATGTGAATCCAATTCTTGGTCCTGCTAATCTGTCTATCTGTGCATTGGCTGTTAGCAACCCTAACCCTAATGCTAATGTTAATATAATTCTTTTCATTATTTTGTTTTAAATATCTTATTATTATTAATGATATACATTCCTATTGGTAAGTCAATAAAGTCAACTTTCCATTCTCTACCTAACACATCAAATATCCTATTATCTATAGGGTTTATAAATATTACTTCTTTTATACCTACTGTGGTGTTACCTGTTTCAAATTTGATTTCTTCTTTGGAACCAAAGTCACCACCTTGTACTATCATATTACCTAAACCATCGGTAACAGTATACGAACCATTACCATAACTACAACATATACCATCCCCGTAAAAATCTTCTATCTTGAACGTCACACAAGTGTTCGGTGGGATGACTCCTGTTGATGGTGTTTGACTCATAACACCTTGTGTACTTAAATCACTATATGGTCCTCCAGTCATATAAGAAACACTACCATCACCTATCGACCATGTTGTTTCTGAACCATACATGTCTGTTACTATTGTTACAGTTATATCTGTATGGACATTCGTTAATGGACCAACCACCTCTATATTTTCTTCATCCCCATTAGGTCTAGTGTCTGTCACACCATTTGGTGAAACAACTTTTGCTGTCCAAGTTCCTGGTGTTGTTATTAAATAATTTATTGTGAATATTGTACGACCAAAAGGTGATAGGTTTCCTTGCCATTGTTGAGTGTGGACTAGGTTACCTGATGGGTCCCTCAATTCTAATGTTGCTGATGTAAGGTTAACATACGCACTAGCGTTATATATTTCAACATCTGGTTCGTTACCATTTGTACATATCTTCATTCCTTGATGTAGTAATAGGGTTGCGTCATCATTTTGCCATTGAAAGGCTTGTGAACAATTTACCACTTCATTCCAAAATACCCATTTTTCATTTCGTTGTATCTCAGGTGCTATCCCAGTTCCACAATGTAAGAACAATGTAGGGTACCCAGCAAATGTATAATTACTAGCTACTGAACTCCCTTGATTGTTCGGGCCTATAATGGGGTAGTCAACACCAGTTATCCAATCTCCTTGGCTACCACCAGCACCTTGTAATTTAGCTATTGAAGAATTTCCGTCCCCATCAATCCAGAAAACCATAAATTCATCTGTACCGTTTGGTCCGAAGTCGTGATACAACTCTTGCATTATATGGGCTGAGTGCCATATCCAACAAGGTCCACACCAATGTGCTGATATATCCACTAGGACTGCTTTATTAGTATGGTCTGATATGTCGTATACCACACCATTAAAATCACCAGCCATCCATGTCTGAGAATATGTAGTGAGTGTTATTACACTTAATAGTATTATTAATAGTTTTTTCATAGTTCTTTTTTTTACGAAATTATTTATAAAAGGTTACAGTTTATATTTTATACCTATAGTGGTTTTATAATCTTGTACCCCATAGTAGTTTGATATCTCACCTGATATAGCTAGAGTGAACTTCTTCCCTAATTTTAATCCTGCTTCTAGACCACCATCATACTCAAATACATTTTCTGTTGGTGCCCAATCAGCTTCCATACCAAAGGCTTTTATCGTCACATCGTTACCTGAGGTTATTGTTGCGACTCCTGGTACACTTAAGTCAGTTTGTTGTGGGTATAAGTTTATCCATGTATTAAAAAAGTATAGTTTGGATTCCGAAAAGAAATCTAAACCTATAACTGGTGAACCTGTCCATGCCCATATTCTTTTTTTAGCGTTGTATTGATTGGTAACATAAGGTTCAGACAATACAGGGTCTAGTATCTCGGTGTACGTACCAACCAGTTCTTCATTAGACCATTCATTATTATTATCAAAATCATAAAACACATTTTGAGCTACTGAACCAGTGTCCCAGTAAGCGTTTTCATAGAACCCAATAAAATCATCTGTGTAAGCTGCCCATGGTGTTGCTCTGACATTATACCCTACCGTAAAATTTACGTTTTGGTTTACTCTATAAAGTAGTCGTATACCACCTTTAGCAAATTCCTGGTTGGACCCATAGTCTTCTATTAAAGCGTTTACCCTACTTTTATGGTCCCCTTCTAACCAAAACCCATATCGTTTAAATATTTTTGTATATCTAACATATTGTCGTGATTCGGAATACTCCCTACCATCATTCCTAATGTAATCCCAAGTAAGTTTATATTCCACACCTTGTGAGTTAAAGGCATACGAATCCTTACCTTCATCTTTTTTTAATTCTTCATCTTTTCTACCAAATAAATTTTGTGGACATGTAACACAAGATTCACTAGCTTTCTTTTTTATCCCAAACGAATAAACATAATCATCTTTTATTGTAAGGTCCGCAAAATCTTTAGGTCTAGCAATAAACCCACCAAACTGTAATTGTATCCCAGTGAATAAATTAGTTTTACCCCATTTAATCACATCCTGACTAGTAATGTTTTTAAAATTAATACTGTCCCACATAACCTCAGCTCTAAGTTCTGCTATGGTTGGTAGTTGTATTTTTGTCCTTAATCTTAGTGTGTCTAATTTTTTAAGGTTTTTCTGACATCGGATATATTCTTTATAACATATAATAAAGTTATCTATCTTTCCTGAGTTAATGTACTCACCCAGGTATATGTTTTGTGTCTTATCCCATACAGGTAACTTAGGTTCTATACAATCTTGACTAAAACTAGTAGTGAAGAAAACAACGAATGTGATTAATAATAATAACTTTTTCATTTTATTTAATTATACTTACCCCTCCAAGACTTTTTATTTGTAGTTCTATTTTCTTAAACTCAACATCTATCTCTTTGGTTATGTCAAACACCTTATCTTCTAGTGTGTTGATGGTTTTAATTTTTTTATTAAGTCTTTCCTCGACCACACCTATTTCAGTTTCTAGTTTTTCTTCCATTGTCACAAACTTTTCAAGTACCATATCAGTCTCACCTTCGAAATCTTCATCAAATGCTTTTTGTTTTTCTTCAAAAATATATATTTGATTTTTCATAGTTTGAAATTCTCCGTATATTATCCCTAAAGTGAAGACAAACCCTATTAGGGTTATCCACATCTGTGGGTCTATTTTTTGTAAGAAACTTGTTTTTTCTGCCATAATATTTTATCTTTCTAATGTTAATTCTCTGTACTGATAATGTTCCGCAGTGAGTGGTAATTGGCCATCATATCTTCTAACATTTTCTATTACCCATTTATTTGTTGTTTTATATGTTGTTGTCCATTCCTCAACCTCTAGTCCTAAATAATAAGTAGCTGGAACATATAAATATGTAAAATCCATTACATTACATAAGGGTTTTTCTGCTTTCCAATTCCACCCTAATGTTGATGAATCTTGTAGTGATGAGTTATGGTTATCACCCCATCTCATATCTGATGGGTACCCTTCAGCTCTTGTGCCATATATTAAATTAAAGTCAGCAACACTATCAAAGGTTATTGTCCCTATGTTTAATGTAGAATCATTAACATATTCTACCCAAGCGGACAAATCTAATTTAAACCCTTCTTCTAACATATAAAATTTACTTATCTGCCATTCCCCAGATATCTCCGTAGGGTCTACCGCTGCTGGTAATTCAAAGGGTGTTATAGGTTCTTTTTCACAAGCACTTAAGATTAAAACCCAAAAAAGTAACATACACCCCAAGTAAATCTTAGTTAAATGGTTACTAACAAATTTATTAACGTTTTTCATATTATAATTTTTTAATCTAAAGGGCCATACTTTTCACTAGCCATTGCATCACCAAAGTCTTTAGACCCCGGTAATTCAAAAGAAATATAGTAAGGGTGTTTATCATAATCTTTTGTGGTGGTTCCATAATAAGAATCAATAGAATATGATATTATGTCACCTCTTCGTGTAAGAGACAAGATTATTTCTTTTATCTTGTCCTTCCAATTACTCTGTTTAGTTGGGTCAAAAGTTGTGTCATCTGGATTATGCATTTGTAAATCTGTAGGGACCTTAATGGACTCAATTGTGTTTGGTAGTTTATCCACAAAATCTAACATCTCTTTATAGTCATTTGTTTTAAAGACATATGGGTTAGTTCTAAATTCTTCAACCTCACCTCTTCTATGGTAAGTCCCAGGAAATCCCTTTGATGATACCCTATGGTGTTGGACAGGGTTCTTGTATTCTTCTTTTAATATATTTCTAATTAGTTTTTTCATTGTTTAATTACTTTATGGTTAATTATCATACCTCTAAAGGTAATTCTTAAATCGTATATTCCAGCTGGTAAGTTAATCATATCTATTTCTTTAGCTTTTTCTTTATATATAAGATGATTCCCAAACATATCATAAACGTTAACATCTATATCTTCTTTTGTTTTAATATTTATTTTATCTCTAGTAGGATTTGGGTAAACCACTACTTTATTTCTACCCATATCCTCCAAACCTAAAGGGCTTCCAAAGGTACAATAATCATATTGTGACTGACAAAAAGCGTCCCATTGATTATTAAGACAGTACGGGTCTACCTCATAAACTACCCAAGCGTAACACGTATCATTTAACCAGTAAGGTAATCCAACACCCGTTACTGTATTCACATCGTAATATAAACATGAACCATCATCAGTGTTAGCGTTCTGGTCGTAGTTATTTACTGTCACAGTACTAAATCCTGGTATATAATTAGTATATGTACTATATAGATACCCTTGGAAGTCATATCCGTCCGTACACCCTAAGACTGTCGCTATGCAAGTCCCATTATCTGTATTAACTAATGGGTCGTAGTTGAATGCTGTTGAATCCATACACCCATACATAAATGGGATACACGGGTTAGTTATGTCTGTCTCACTTACTTGATTTGTGTTAGCTGAAACGTCGTAGTTAAACATTGTGTTATCCATACACCCATACATAAACGGGACACAACTCCCATTATCTGTATTAGCTAATGGGTCATAGTTAAACATCAATGAGTCCGTACAACCATATGTAAATGGTACACAACTCCCATTATCCACATTAACCGTTGGGTTATAGTTAAACATTGTGTTGTCCATACACCCATAAACAACCAAATTTAAACAACTTCCGTTATCAAAATCCGCTGTAAATCCTTGATTATAAAATTCTAGATATAAAGGGTCAGTACAACCTGGGTTATAATAACAACTATTATCGTTTGTATTAGATAGTGGGTTCCAGTTAGAAGCTGTCACATCAGTACACCCATAAATGTAAGCTACACATGAACCATTATCTGTATTAACTAATGGGTTATAGTTAAACATTGTGGAATCAGTACAACCATAAATGTAAGCTACACAACTAAAGTCATCTGTATTAGCACTAGGATTAAAATTTAGTGCTGTAGGGTCAGTACAACCCTCTATAACTGAAACACAGGTACCGTTATCCGCATTGGCTACAGGGTCGTAGTTGAACGCGGAGGTATCAGTACAACCATAAATAAAAGTTATACAAGAACCATTATCCGTGTTTGCTGTTGGGTTATAATTAAACATTGTGTTGTCTGTACAACCATTAATAAATGGTACACAGGAACCATCATTCACATTTGCATTAACATTAAAGTTAAACATTGTTGGGTCCGTACACCCTAGGAAAGGATAAACACAACCACTATTAGTGTTAGCTAAACTATCGTAATTTAAAGCTGTCTGGTCTGTACACCCAATCACCACTGGCATACACGAACCATCGTCAGTATTTGCATTTACATTGAAATTAAAAGCGGTTGGGTTTGTACAACCTAGGATTGGGTAGATACACCCACTATTAGTGTTAGCTAAAGAGTCGTAATTCATTGCCGTTATATCAGTACAACCAATAACAACAGAGACACAAGTACCGTCATCTGTATTTGCGTTTACATCATAGTTAAAGGCTATTGGGTCTGTACACCCTAATATTGGGTAAACACAACCTGAATTTGTATTTGCTGTGGAATCAAAATTAAGAGCAGTCGGGTCCGTACATCCAATAACAACAGAAACACAACTATTATCATTAGTATTTGCACTAACATTGAAATTAAAGGCTGTCTGGTCTGTACAACCTAATATTACTGGTACACACGAACCATTGTTTGTGTTTGCTGGTGGGTCATAATTAAATGCGAGAATATCTGTACAACCAAATACGATTGGGTAACAAGAACCATCCTCGGTATTGGCAGCTGCATTATAATTAAACATTGTATCATCCATACACCCTAATATTACTGGAATACATGATGATGGGTCGTTTGTGTTTGCTGAAGGGTTAAAGTTGAATGCCGTTGAGTCCATACATCCAATTATGGTAGCTACACAATTACCATCGTCAACATTTGCTAATGGGTCGTAATTGAAGGCTAGTGTATTTGTACACCCTAATACTATTGTAATACAATTACCATCTGGCATATTGGCTAACGAATTATAATTTAATGCGGTTACATCCATACAACCAAGTATTCCTGGTGTACAGTAATTACCACATTGTGGAATTGAGTTGTATTTGTAAGGGAATTGTATCATTGGGTCTGTCCAAGAATTAGTCCCTCCTGATAATGTAGTGTCACCTTCAGGTCCTATTAAATAAAACCCACATTGATTTGCTGTTGTCTCAGAATTACCTTGAGTAAAGAACATTATATCTACTGGACTGGATGAACTTAGGTTAATTGTATATGAATTACTTGCCCCGTCAGAAGGTCCCATTGTATATGGTCCTAATATTGTTGTACCTTGTAATACACCCAACCAACTTCCAAACCAACCATCTTGTGCACCATCAGTTATTACTAATGTATAATCACAATTTGGGACTAGGGACATTGTGTTCGCTGATGAGTCATAGTCTGGTGATGTTATATCTGTACAACCTAATACTACTGGTGTTAAACAAGAACCGTCATCTGTGTTTGCTTGTGGGTTATATTCTGTAAATCCTGGAGTTGTACAACCTGGAATTGAATTTGGTGTACAAGGTTGGACGGTGTATGTCACACTTGTATCCATCCCAAAGTCTGCATTACCTGGTAGTATGGCCATTATAGTGTCCCCACATAACGTTTGAACTAGTACTGTTCCGTCAACCCCACCATAACAAGTTCCACACATACCATCACCAAAACCATCATATAAGTTAAAATTAATTACTGTTCCATTTGGTACACATGTCTCTGTAATTATAGGAACTCCTGTTATTGAGTAGCTTGGGGAACTTACTAATACTATTCCATTAGTGTCTGTTATTTCCCATGAAGTTTCTCCTGGGTACGTATCTGGTATTACTGTTACAACTATATTTGATTCCCCATTTATACAATTAGCTGGTGGAGCTTGACATGAACCGTCAGGGGTATTAGCCCAAGGGTTGTAGTTTAATGCGGTAGGGTCTGTACAACCAAGAATACATTCTCCAGTTGTAATAACTAAAGTATCTGTATAACTTGAGTCAGCTAGCATACCTAAAAAATAATATGTAGTGTTTGGTTGTTGGTTAGAATACATCAACCCTGTATTTGAAAAGTTTCCGGGATAAGGATACCAATTGTTTCCTAAATCATATGGGTTATCTGATTTCGTATATGAGGCCATTCTACAACTCAGGTTTGCCATGTTTGACCAATGGTAATAAACCACATTCCCAGCAACGTTACAATAAGTTTCTACCCAAAAAGTGTCTAAACCATTACATGGAGGATACACACATGAACCATCATCAAAATCGGATAATGAATCGTAGTTTAATGCTAACGTATCTAAACAACCCCCAACTGGTGGAGCACATGGTGCAATAATTAATGTTTGTGTATATAAAGCACCGAAATCATCTTCAATAAAAGCTAGAGTATCTGCACAACTAGTATCTGTTACTGTAATACTACCTCCTGGGCAGCAATATCCGTCGCTAAAAGCATCGTATACATTTAAAGTATAAGTACCGTTAACTACAGAGTCAATGAATATAGTTGTATCTGCTTGACCAAACCAATAGTCACCAGGTAATGCAAATGCTAAAGTGTCTCCGTATGCGTCTAAAATTTCCCAAGAAGTTTCTTGAGCGTAGTTGTCGAATTTAAAATCAACCTTTATTTGTGTTTGTGTGAACCCTAAAAAAGGTATCAGTAATGTTGTTATATATAGAAAAATGTTTCTCATATTAAGTTCTTTAGAAATAAATATCTTAATGCTTTCAAATGAGAAGGGGGGAGGAAGTTTTTAGATTACTTGGTTTTATCTTCTAAAATAACAAACTCGTCTGGGGATATGGATACCTGTACCCATTCATCGTTTCTATCATGGTAAGGTCTGGTATATTCGTATTTTGTTATCTTATTATTGATAACATCATTTTTATGTACCCAAATGTATATTTTTTCAATTACGTTATACCCCATTTTATATTGTTGTAGTCCATATTAAACCACCCTCAATGTCATATGAGTTTGGCCCATTGACCCATGAATTAGGATTTCGTCTCTTATCTATTGCTGTCATATGTTCTTGACTATACTTCCACTGTAACTCAACTATATCGGATTCTGGGATACCATATAACTTTAAATCATCTATAGATTTACATGAAGAAACTACCCTATCCAATAATTTAGATGATTTTATCATTTTCTTCAAGTGCTTGTACACCCAATCAATTAGTATTTTATTACGGGCTATTAAAGTAATGTCATTATATGTTCTTGTTTCCATTTTATTTATTATTTTTTGATTAGTCCCAACATCGAGATAATTGTATTTTTTGTTCTTGTGTAAGTGAATCTATAAAATCCACCCATTCATTTCCACTCATATTTAAAGCGGGTCTTATATATTCACCATCACAAATACTATTATCTATGTGTGGTGCAGAATTAACCGCTGGGGTCACTATTTGTTCGTTTCCATAATCACCTGATTTTCTTTTTTTAACTTCACCAGTATCAGGATTTCTTTCGAATATCCAATATTTTCCTTCCCATTCGTCTTTATTCTGTAATTTCATTTTATACTATCCTTTAGTTTTTCCTGTTTACGTAACTCCTCATCACTAGTATTATAATTGTGAATGCGATGTAGTACAGTAATATGTTTATCACCATTTATTCCCATATTGTGTCTCCGTCACCACCTATCCACATCACATCTTCATCTAGATATGGGACACTATCTGATACCCCGTCTACACAAGGTGAACCTGTAGTATCGTAGTATATGGTAGATGGTTCTTTCATCTCTAATGAATCTTGTGGTGTTAAAGTATCCACAAGTAAACTAGGATGAATATAATTCAATGAACGGTTTGCCGGTCTTGGGTCATTCTTTATTTTCTCACCCATATCGTCATTAAACCCAGTATAGTCACCTATAAATAACATAGTGATAACGATAACCAAGACTAACCCTACGTACCCTATTATAGTAAAGATTGATGAATCTTTTTGTTGTTTCGGTGTTTTTCCTTGATTGTCTGTCATTGTGTTATTTGTTGTTCATTCTCCGGTCCACCGATTACTGGTGAATCCCCCATTTTTGGTATATTTATGAGTGTTTCTGTGTTTTTATTACAATCACACATCTTCCCTTCTTTTATCTGAGTTAAATCCGCGTCAAGTTTGTTTAACTTCTGCATCATTTGACCAAAAACTTGTTGGGTACTCACAAATTGAAAGTGAATATTTTTTAACATTTCTAAATTAAATATCCTTTCATCTTTATCGTTCCCGTACTTCTCAATCTCTTCAAGTACTGTGATGAGTTGTCCTGGGTTCATAAAGTCTCTATTAGGCATAAGATAGTGTCCGTTAACTTTTAGTGTTGGGAACATGTAGGACATTGCGTCCGATTTGACCTTGTGCCAGGCTTCAGGGTTATCGTTGATGGTATACTCTTTGTAGGTATACCCATTTTCGTCTAGTCTGTCTTTTGTTTGTTTACAAAAATGACATCCACTGTTGGTGTAAATTAAAATCTCCATATTATTATTTTATTTAAAGTTTATAAAAAGTTATCGCATAAGTCAAACTTATTAGAATAATAATAAAAAACAAATAAGAGGTAAATAAAATATATTAGATTTTGTCACCGGTAGCAATACCAGCTTTAAAGTCTAATTTAACATTAAGGGTAAAATCTCCCTTTTTATTAGTTAAGGTATAATCTGAATGAAATTTACCTTGTTGGCTTTTGTGTGATTTTTTAAACCCGACTATATCAAAATTATGGTCTTTAAGGAAATCCCTAAAGTGCTTGTCATATTGTTTATATGCTTTAGCTTCTTTTGAGTTTGATGGGTCTTTCGGTTCTGCGTCAACTTCAAACATCTCCCCTTCTTTAGTTTCGTGATGTCCTTCCTGTGTAGGTGCTGGTTTACGTTTTCTAGGGCTTACTGGGTTGTCAGAAAAAGGGTAAGATAATTTCTCATCATCTTCCTTTAGTACTTTATTGATTATGTTAACCAATTCTTTTTCCGTTAATTTTATAATGTTTGACATAATATTGATTTATAAATAAATATAACGTATTTACCGTTTTTCCAATCCTTTTATTTTTTTCCACATACGTTTAAGACGAGTTTCATCACCAAAAAATACTTTTGCTATAACCAAACCAACAAATCTAATCATTGTATAGGTTAAACCTATTGCTAGCATAAAGAATAATAGTGTTGGGAAGTACACTATAGAAAACGATATTAGGTATTCTTTAGTACTATCAAAGGGTCTATATGTTTTTTGTGAATTAAAATTTTCCGTTCTCTCTTGTAATACAAGTGGGTCTTCTCCCCATTTAACTTGTGGTGGTGTGAGTTCACTACAATTAACACAGTACCCACTTTGGTAAGTACCGTATAAAGAACTTAAAAGGTGCAACACCATAAAAAATATAACTATGTTTTTAAGTTTGAATATTGTTTTACGGTATTCAAAAAGTTTACTACTTAACTTGTTTAATATGTTTAATATTTTTTCCATCTGGATTTTCTTTATCTAATTCTAACTCTTCGTCTTCAGTAGTCAAGTCGTCAGCTACAGGAATGGGGTGGTCCCCATTCAAAGGTCTGTCTTGTGGTGCTCTTCTAACAGAAAAAACTCTACCTGGTGATATGTAGTTACCAGCTACCGCTTCTTTTACTATTTCTATTAAAGTATTAATCATACCCATAAATATGTTTATTTTTCCCAACTGATATTCTTAACCTCAATACTTTGCCAATGTCGTTCACACCCTATCCCCAATAATTTTAAATAGTTTTTTAATTCGTCACTTAATAAGTCTCTTAGTTTTTCGCGTATCATTTTGTGGGCGTTGTGGCCCCAAATACGGTCAGAATTACCTTCATACCATCTACCACAGCTAAGTTTATATTCAGCTACCTTACTTATATCTCTCATATATGCTGAGCCGGAGTAAGATTGGCAAGTTGTGGCCTTACCGGATACTTTAACATTAACAAGAATTCTATTCCCTCTCGGGTTTAGTGGTGTTTGCTTTACATCCCAGCCCTCATTTTCACTCACAATATTAGTTATTCTACATTTAACATCTAACTCACGACTCCAATTTCCAGCATCTTCTGTTATATTGTTTATATGGAATATCTTTTTTCTAATTATTCTTTTCGCTTTTAATGGTAATCTTTTCATACTACAAAGATAAGTAAATTTACTTTAATAACCAAACAATAAGGCATAAAAAAAAGTATGAACCGAATAATAATACTAATCGGGTCACCCTACATAGAAAGATAGAACACGGTAACCATTAGTATAACATATAAAACCGAACTAAAGTCTATTTTTGGTTGCATTGTTTCCATACCAATAAGTAATTAGATTCACTTAAAAACCAAAGTATTTGGTATTATGTTATTGTTAAGTTTTTAACCCGTATAGGTTATATAAATTCTGGGGTTTCTCTTTTCTTCCAGGAATGTAAATGTGATTTATCTTTAACATAATAAAGTCGATACGATTCAACATGGTCATCGCTTTTATACTCCTCTGGCATCGCTAGGGTTGGTTGTGTGAATTTACCATCTGGTATGTTAGGGGTATTATTAGTTAACCACTCTATGTGTTGTTGTGTTTTATGTGTTTTCCCATACCGATGGGTATACTCTTTACATAATCCCATACCTAACTCACATAACCAAGTGTAGTTTGACTTATTACTTCTAGCCCAAACTGCTGATGGGTGGTTTTTATGTGTTTCTCTGTAAGGTCCTTCACCACCTGACACCCAGTGAGTGGTAGAAAGTAACTGTGCTGTCTCTAAAATCATTTTAACCACATGTTTGTCCACATGATACTTTGAACAGGTCTCGGGGTCTTTATGTAAGTAGAATATATTCACAACACAAAGATATAAAAAAAAACCGAAAGTTTTTAGTTTTCGGTTTAATTATATTTTATTTTTAGTTGGTTACTTTACGATAATAAATTTCTTTTGGTTTCTAATGTACATCACTCCTTTAGTTGGGTTAATTACTTCTCTACCCATTAAGTCATACATTACATTGTTAGCACCTTCATTCTTCATTAACTCTTCGATTCCAGTTGGGTTACCCATATTCATTAGTACCCACGTATCAGTCATGAAATCATATACTAATGAATCACAATAATTACAAATATAAGTCATGGAGTCAAAATATATAAAAGCATCGTAACATAATTTAACAGTGTCTTGTGGGGTTATAAGTGGAAATGAGTATGGGTCGTTACCTTGTGGTATATAACAAGTTAATGCATTACATGCTGAAAAATTCCAATCTATAGAATCTACTATATTAATTATTCCAGGTGCGTTTCCTGTTACTGTTAATGTATTCCAGGTTGTACTGTCTACTACTATCGAATATGATAGTGAGTCACAAGGAATCATTTGTGCTTGTGTTTGTAGTCCAAGCGAGACTAATACTACTAGTAAAAATTTCTTCATTTTGTTTCTTTTTTAGTTATTTATGTCTTTTAATTATATAATATATATATCTATTTGTCCAGTTTTATCACGAATAAAGAATATACTTAAACACATATAGTTTAGTACAATATCACTATATTATACACAATTACATATAAAAAAACCCCACCGAAGTGGGGTTAATCTCAGGAAGGGGTTTCAATTTAATTTATTTAATTGTTAGATTGCGGTAATCTTCCTTTCATATATAAATCGCCTAGGGCGAAGTAAAGTACAATCTTCTGGGTAGTCAGAATCATTTTTTTATTCCTAGTTTATTTTATCGTCAAGGTGGGGAATAATATCCACCTCTCTCTCTTGGTTTTGTTTTTAGTTGCCGAAGAGATTCTTTGGTCTACCCATTAGACCTTAATAGATTCATATCGAGCGGACCCGATAGTCTCCATCATCATATTATAAGGTGTCATATCCTGACAACTTAATATACTTTTCATGATTGAGGGTGAGAATCCTGACACTAACGCTGTTCCCATCTCGTCGAAACTAGTTGGTACGTTGTCTTGTCTACTTTGGATATTCCAATAAACAATCCCTGGCATTTTGTAACCAGCTTCCTCATACATCCCTTTAATCATTTCTTGTGCAGTTGGGTTCCAGTCTGTTACTTTGTCATAGTTATCACTGATTGCTTCATCAAACTCCATATCCGAAAGGATAAGAACTTTGGTCGGCATCTCTGATACTGAAACATCGTGTTTTACTGCTTGGTCTAAGATTAACTTAAACGTTGCTTGTAAATCAGTACTCATTCCCCAGTCTGCTCTCTCCAGTTGAGTTAACCTTTCGGCTAACGAACCTTCGAGTAATTGTAGTTGTGGTCTCGAAGAAAATGTTATGAATGCGTTTTTGAAGACACCTTCATTTCTCTCTGAGATGTACAAACCCAATGATGTTGAAACATCCATACAAGTAACGTTACCGTTATTTCCAGCGGAATTTCCCATCGAACCTGATACATCAACTACAGGTAACACTCTTTCACTAATACCTTCCATGTAATTTGGAAGAGACTCCCATTGTGCTTGTGCAACATCCCTTTCCCCACCAAATTTGATGGATTTAGTTATGTCATAAGGGTATACAGCTCCAGCGTTGATTGTAGTTTTACCTTCAACTAAAGCTCTTTTGTACTCCTCATACCTCTCTTCGTCATTCTTCATGAAAGTTTTTTGATACCTTGACGAGGCTAAGGATGGAAGTTTCGAATAATCGATACTTTTCCAATCCTTTGCACACATCTTGGTTTCAACCACATCGGTAAGTCCTACTAATAACTTACGGTATTGTTTTGGGGACATTCTAAGGTACCTACGAATAATATTCGCTTTCATACCTTTTCTTGGCATCCATTTAGCACATAAACCATCTTCGTTATCCAAAGCAGTTTTTACTAAATTAAGTGCCGAGTCCCAACAGTTCTGAGTTCCAACCAACGTTAAAACATCATCCCATCTACCGTATTCACTAATTAAGTGAATGTTTTTATGTAAAACTTCTCTGTGGTTGTCACATAACCATAATAGACAATCTCTGAAGATTTGTCTCTCACCAGCTCCACCACGGACATCACGTGCCCAAAAAATAATCCTAATTGTTGTGAGAGGGTCTTCATTAAAAGCTTTCGAAACCTTGGCGTGAAGTCTGTCTTTGCTCGCACCACGCATCGCTCCTACTTGAAAAAATAGGTCAACACAATGTTTGAGCGAGGATGAGTTTGTGGTCATCCCTTTCTCAGTCGTTGTGTCTTTTTGTTGTATGGCGTCGATTAAATTCATGGTTATAGTTTTTAAACAATATTATAATTTATAAAAGTTCATAAAGTAACTGAACGTTGTTATATTATAATAAAAAAATTGGTTGTGTCAAGCCGCCAGAAGGAGTTTTTTTTAAATTTAAGCTTTTTTCTTAAGTAACTCTTCCTTTAGCCCACTTAACGAGTGTTTTCCATCCGGTATTAAATCTTCATTGATGTGATTACAATCCGCACATTGGAATATAATCATAGGTGCGAAAGTTGGTCTTTCCATCTGTGCTACATCAGCAGTGATTTTTTTAAGGATGTGTCTTTGTTTGAATAATCCAGAACCACAATTGTCACACATGACATCTTGTAAATCGTCTGGATTAATATTTAATTCTTGTTGTTCTTGCATAATATAATATTTTTATATAAATGTACTAAGAGGATGCTAGTTAGTCAAATATTTATTATAAAAGATTGTAGAAAATAATGGAACTTATTATAAACAAAAATAACTACCCTTTGGAGTTGATGTTGACCGAACCCCAAATAAGAAAGGGTATGATGGGTAGAAATAAACTAGATGGTGGAATGTTGTTTGTGTTTGATAACGTTTCTCCTAGAGCTTTCTGGATGAAAGACTGTAAGATACCTTTAGATATAATATACCTAACTAATGGTAAGGTAAATAAAATCTACAATTCATGTTTACCATGTAAAAGGTTAAAGTGTAAGAACTATCCTGGTGTTGGGGATTCGGTACTTGAATTAAACGGTGGTACAGTTAAAAGAGAAAATATCCAAAAAGGTGATTTATTAAGATTTAAGTCTTAATTATTCCCTAGTCTTAATATACTCTAGAATGGTTGTTGCCATTTGTTCATCAAAAAACTCTGGGTCTAATTCAGCAACTATTTCACTTGTAGTGTCATCACTTTCTAACTCACCAGTTTCGAGATATATCACGTACTTAGGTGGGCCAAAAACAGTTTCATATTCTAAAACTAACTGACCACCTTTATATGGTAAATTTTTAATCACACTATTTTCTTCTTCTGGTTCGACATGTTGTGGGTCACCAGGTTCAGCGTATTTTTGTTGTGTTTTTTTAAAAGAATCGTCATAGAAATAATCAGGATTACCACCTGGAGTATCATTTCTAGAGTCTTCTTTAATAATTTTTTTAACCAAGTTTTGTATGTGTTGTGGGGATATGTTTACCTTTCTTTTCATTATTGGGTTAGTTTTTTAAGTTTTTCTACCATAGCGTTTTGAATCCATTTCACCATTTTAACATATTTTGTTTGTTGTCCAGATTTCTTTTTGTATGGTTTGTCAAAATTTCTTGTCGCTCTACTAAAAAAGTTTAACCCACTTATGTTAGTTATACATTTATGCCCTCCACTATTAGACTGTATAACATCCCATATAGAAACTGTTATTCTATCCAGATAACTTTTTTCGGTCTCAGTTAAATTTGCCCAAGGTGTATCCACCATTTTAATTGTATTTCCATACTCTGGGGAATCTTCAGGTGGCATATTTTGTAAATGGTCCTTATATAAAGCAAATAAATCAGACGATTTAAAACCAATACTTTCTTCTTCAGCTTTAGTTTCACCTATACGTTTTATAACAGAAATGGGTACTTGGTGTCTTTGTAGTCCTGGTTTAATGGTCTCCAACACTTCTTGAGCTACATCTGCTAAGTTCACACCTTTAATAGCTCTATCTTCTTTAAACGGATTACATGACGCTTGTACTAGACCCATAGGCCAAGCTATAACTAGAAAATCAGCGTCAGGGTATAATTTAAATGGTGTGTACCTATCGTAAGACCCTGGTTTAAACATACTACCTCCACCGTATTGAGATATGATACCATCTTCGTAAGTTACATTAGCGTTTTTACTTTGTGCGTCCACATAACTTTCTTGGTTTTTTTGCATGTCTTCTGGTGTAGCAAATCCCCTTTCTTTTGCTATCCTCCTAATGTTATTATAGATGTTTAACAGAGAAGGTTCTGATGTCATAACTAACTCTTCTAGAAACCCTGGTTTATTTTTATAAGCTAATAACAATTTATTTGTTAATAGTGCTAACATTTGTTTATTCTTAGGTACACCACCTTCTTTATCCAAGTCGTACAAATAATTCATAACCTCTTCAGGTTTAATCCCATACTTCGCATAATCAGCACTATCCATGGTAGAAATCATCCTAATATCATCATTAGGGAATATATCTTGTGGGCTTACTATTTGAGATACTGTCTCAACGTTTGACCTTGCTCCTCTAAATTGGGTTGACGTATCATCTTCTACCCCAGTTTGGCTATCGTGATGGTCAGTATGTATAATCATCTGTGGTTTACCGTGAGCAAAATCCACCAATACTGGCATAACATCACCCCTAGCTTTATCTATTAGTGGTTTTTGTACTGAAAATTCCTTATCACCATATTGGATTACATGACTACCTATAACTTTTATCCCGTAAGATTCCAAATAATTCTTCATCGCTAAAGCAGTTGTAACCCCATCCGTATCTTGGTGGAAGTATATTTCCGCTTTAGGGTATCTTTGAGCTAACGCGGTAATATTACGTATTCCGCTTTCTTTTAATAAGATTTGTGAGAGTGTATTAACTAATTCCATATTTCATAAATATTACGCACATCCACCTGAAGAACAAAATAAGGTGGAGGTCGCTATTCTTCTTTCATTATGCCCCCAGTCACCGTTTATTATGGTGTTAGATGCTTTTTTATAATTTCCTTGTTCAATATCCACAATAAGTGTAGGAGAATGTATAAAAGCATTACAACCTATATTATACGCTATATCAATCATTGCACGATACATACCTAAAGTTAGTAAACGATTATTCGTGTCTCCAGTTGTCGCTCTAGATTGCCAACTTTTTATACATCTTGCCGCTTCGTTAATATCAGGAACCGTTAATGCTTTTGCTGTTTGGAGGGTCATCTCTTTATTGTTATCCCTATATTCTTGAATAATTGATTCTTGGGTTGTCCCGAATCCAATAGTTAGTGTACCGTAAATTGTGCCTCCAGTATATCTAATAGGTGTTCCTTCTTTCCACTTTCTCATATCGTCATACACATAAGGAATGTGGTTTCCATATACGTCTCCTTCATGTTTCCTTATATGGTCAAACAATTCTTGGCCAGCTACATTTCCAGTCCCTTTTTGAAAATCCAAAAAAGTCGGTGTAGTTTCTTCTACTAATAACGATAATGTATGAAGTAATCCCATAACTATAAATACTCACTTAATTACTATTGATGTGTGGAATTTTTGATTTGTTGAATGGCTCTACCCAAATACCAAGATGCTTTTTCTAGGTCCTCTATTGTTTCGTTCTTCTTACCAGCACGAGATATGTACTTAACCACGTTCCCTAATGAAAAATTTAAGTCCCAAGCTTCTATAACCTTTATAGCTTCATAAATGTTCTCTTCACCTCCATAGTGTATTGGGTGGTTTACCATTTCTTTCTTTGTCCCCACTCTAAGTGCTCTTTATATTTTTCTTAACAGATTGTTTAATTAGTGAGTCCTCATCAAGTTCCTCCTCACTTGTATTCCCTATTACCATTTCTAAAGCTTCCTTATTATCTTCTTCTAATTTTTCTATTAAAGTTAAAACTTTTTCTTGTAGGTCGTTTGTTTTCATCACATCAGATTTAAGTACACTTATTAGTTCTACTTTTGTTTCAAAATCTCCAGGTAATACTAACACCTTATACCCAAAATCTTTCATTAATTGATTGGCGAACATTCTCAATTCTTCTGATGGTGGAACTCTTAACATCTGTATAACTAGAATCGGTTCATACTTCCCCTCTAATAAATTCTCTAGATTTTTTAATATTTTTTTGCTGTCCATAATTTTTTTTTATTGATTAAATTTAAATATACCCCCACCAAAGTAAATATAAAATATTTTCTCTTTTCTTGCGTTGGTTAGGTTATTTTTATTATATTTGTATCTATAAAAGTAATTATAACAATATAATTATCGAAACTCATGAAAAATAAAATAAGTGGGATTTTTGCTAGAGGTTCTACTAGAACCGAAGTTGATGAACTTTTATCAAAGAAGAGTCGGATTGAATGGGAGTTGGGTAAGATAAGAAAGGGTTGTAACCATACTAATCAGTCTTTAAAACTGATTAACACTGGTGGAATGTCTTCCTTCCAAATACGTTGGGTATGTGAGGATTGTACTAGTCCGGTTGGTTGGCCTACTAAAGAGGAAACAATAAAATTTTTAAAAACTTAATAAAATAATATGTTAATAACAGAAGTAAAACAGGGAAACATTAATAGGGCGTTAAAGGATATGCGTCATAAGTTTAGAAATACTAAAACATTTCAAAGACTTAAGGACCTTAGATATTTTGAAAAGCCTTCGGCTAAAAGAAGACTTAAGTTAGAAAAAGCCGTAAGAAGGGACGAAAAACGTAGAGAAGAAGAGTAATTTAGTTGTATCACCTATATCTACCATACCTATCTAAATTCCCATCAGGTTCTATAAAACTCCATTCTTCCCAGTTGGGGTCTATTTCATTACTCAATAAATCTTCTAACCAAGGTATTAATTTAATCGGTATCATAATTTCAGGGTCATATGGTACGTACCAATCTTCATTTCTCACTTCAAGTACCTCACTATTACCTTCTTCAAATGCTTCCCACACCCAAGTAGTGTATTGGTTACCATAAGCTAACCCATATAATTTAAAAACCTGTATAATATCATCCATTACCCCTCTTACCTTAACTAATGCAAATTCAATATTTTCTTCAACATCTCGCCAACTACCATCTCTTTTTCTCATTGCTTCTGGCCATCGTCTTTGTGCATTAAAATATGCCTCCAACCATACCCTTAATTCTTTCCGGTATTTACCATCAATAATATTGAATGCTATGTCCTCATCTACATCTTCTTCTTCTTCTGTTTCTTCTTGTTCTAAAATGTGGTCTCCAGCTGAGTGTTTGTGGGACGCGTGAGAAGTTAATTGTACTTCTTCTAGTTCTTCATCAAACACATCTGAATCCATATAATCTATAAAGTCAGAAGTAAAAACCCCTTCTGTTAAATTATCTGGTGGTGTGTTTCTGTTTTTAAGTTCACGTAATCTCCTAACTAACCTATTAAATAGATTTTTTATTGATAGTATTCCGACGGAGAATAATAAAGCTTTAAAATATTGGGGTGCCATCTCCATGGTTAGATGTTCTGAGTTCGTGTAGGCCCTGATAGCGTCTATAATTGGTAGAAACATAAACGTAAACGAAGCTATGTCTAGTAGGTTGGTAACTACGAATCCCGAGGTTTCCGCTATTTTTATACCAATATCTTCTACGGTTTTTAAAAAAGTAACTGATTTGTTTAGTGTCGGTTCTAGTCCCCTACCTTTAATAAGGTTTACTAGTTTTTTAATTTCCGCACTATTGTCCCTTATTACCAAAGCGACTGCTGCTATAAAAACCATAGCAATTTCTACTTCAGTAAACTTAGGGTCTTGATTTAATAACAAGTCTTTAACTGGACCATAAAATGCCGTTATACCAGCACCCCATGTGAGTGTTCCCTCTATGTGTACCCCCACACTATCAAGTAATTCTTTTAAAAAACTATCTTTAGTGTCTTGTTGTTCTAATATAAGTTCTATTTGTGTTTTCATTACAACAATAAATACTAGTAGTTAGTCCAATTTAATGAAAAATTACTGCACCATAATTAGATGCTAATGAAAAAGCTTTTTTCCACTCATCATATTTCAATCTAAACCATCTAACATCATCTAAAGTATATTCATCATTTTCTTCTTGTCCATCTTCTTTTCTTTGTTTTAGGAAACCTGGTGTGTGGTCGGGGTGACCTTTCATTAATACCCATTTGTCTATAGTGGTCATTATTTTTTTTTCATTATCTACAAAATCTTGGTATAGTTTTTTTGAGACAACTGGTCCAATAAAACCATCAGCGTCAGAAAAATTAATTAATTCTTCAAAGGGCCTGCCTTTGTACCCTCCACCATCTACTTTTGCCCACACATCAGAAGAACCACCATAATAACCAGCGGCATGAGCTAATTCGTCCCTCCACATACCATATCCAGTATAGGAACCAGCTCTAAACCCAAAGTAGTCATTTGAGGAGGTATAAAAACCATCATCTAATCCTTCTGCTTGTTCGGTAAACGAATTAGGTTTTTGAAAACGCCAAACACTACCTGCTTGTTCTTCCTCCCAATCGTAGTATTCGTCTGACCAAGGTTTTATACCTTCAGGTAATTCTATTCTTTCTAACTCACTAAGTGCACTAATGTCTAATCCCATTGATATAATCTTTAACTAATTTAAAACATTCTTTAGGTTCCTCGAAATCCAAGTCTGGAACGAAGAACTTAGAACTGCCAGTATCTGTGTTAATTACCTTGGCTGTTGGGACAAAGTCCTCACCGGTAAGTTTCTTTACGTTCTCCCATAAATTAACTCTTTCCTCAATGTCTATAGGTCTATAATCAATCCCTTCATTCTGGAAATAACCTTTTAATTCATCACAATAAGGACATCCTTCCATACTATATAACACAATCTTATAATTCTTCATATTAATTTAAGTAATACTTTATTTTATCACTATAGAAAGATTTAGGTTTAACCCCACTCATCCTCTCAGCTTCTTTACCATTTTTAAATATAATGATGGTTGGTATGCCCCTTATACCGTATTTTTTCGCCAAATCTGGGGACTCTTCTGTGTCTACCTTCCCAACACAAATACTAGAATCACCTTTATAATCGTTTATTAATTCATTCATTATTGGTGTTAACATTTTACACGGGCCACACCAAGCTGCCCAAAAATCTACTAACGATACTTTGTTATTTTCAATTTCCGTATCAAAATTACTTTTTGTTAATTTCATATCTTATAAATCCTGTTTTGTTCTCTCCGGGAGAACTTGTTATTATTTCCTCTTCAAAATTATAAATATCGAGGTTTTTTATTAATTTTTTTATTTTTAAGCATTCACCATATTCTTCTATTTCTACATAATACTCCATAGCTTTTTCTAAACCCGATTTCCATTCACCCTTAGGTACACTCAATGTTACATCTTGGTTTTTTATTTCTGCTATGTTGACTGATTCTAAATTACCTTCTATCCCTTCAGTTATATTTTCAACTATACTTTTCATAATAATTGGTTTTTTAGCTTTAGCTTCAAAGTCTTCTAATGATATTATGGGAATTTTTCTAGTCATTATAGTATATTTTCTAATATTACATTTGAGACTTTGTAGGGGTCAGCGTTAGAAGCTGGTCTTCTATCTTCTAAATAACCTTTTTGGTCTAGGTGGGTTTTAATCGGTATCCTTATACTAGCTCCTCTATCTGAAACACCATAACTAAATGTTTTAATTGATTGGGTTTCATGAAGACCTGTTAGTCTTTCTTCATTCTTAGAACCATACTCTTTAATATTCTTTTTATGGTTTTTCTTAAAGTTTTCACATATATCCATAAACAAATCTGAACCACCTTCTTCTCTCATTTTAGAACTAGAAAAATTACAATGCATACCTGAACCATTCCAATCCCCTTTAACTGGTTTCGGGTGAAGTTCTACCTTTACGTTATACTTTTCGGATATCCTATACAATAAGAACCTACTCAACCATAAATCATCGGAAGCTTTCTTAGCTCCTTGACCAAATAACTGATATTCCCATTGACCTAACATAACCTCAGCGTTTATACCGGTTAAACCTAGGTTAGCTTGTAAACAAACCTCTAAATGTTCTTCAGCTATATCCCTACCTACCGCATTTTCAGTACCAATACCACAATAATACTGACCTTGTGGTTCAGGGTAACCAGTAACTGGGAAACCTAAAGGTTTTGCGTCGGACATTAATGTGTATTCTTGTTCGAAACCAAACCAAATATCTTCGTCAACATCTAGAAGATGTCTCTTATTGCTTATATGTGGGTTACCATCTGGATTTAATACCTCACATAAAACTAAAAATCCGTCATGTCTTTGTGGGTCACTAATAACCCTTACTGGTTTTAATACACAATCAGAATCACTCCCTTCTGCTTGTTGTGTACTACTTCCATCAAAAGACCATTCTGGTAATTCTTCAACTTTAGGTATTGCACTACCGTTTACTGTTTGTTCGTGTATTACTGTTGTATATGGGTCGAAATCCCATACTTTAGTTTTACTCCTTAAGTTTGGTTCTGGTTTATAACCATCCAACCAAATATACTCTAATTTAACTTTCATCTATTTAAAACTTTATGTTTAGTTTATTAAAACAACTTTCTTGTCATTTCAATTATACTAAATAAAACTTTAAAAGGTAAGTTTACTAATAAGAAATTTATTTTTTGGTTACTCTTTATGAGATTTCCCTACCCTTCTCATTAATTTAAATTCGTAATCGTTATCGTTAGCCCAGTTTTCAATATCGAAAATCGATACACTCATACCTGTACCAAAAGGAAGTTCCCGATGTTCACCCATTTTACTATCAACATGTACTATATTTTCACTCGGTGATTGGTAGATATTAATCGTTTTAGGGTTTTTGCCCCAACCCCCCTGGTTAGATAACCTAACATGACTCATCATCCCTAGGTAATCCTTTATCTCCAATTCTATTAATGGCATAAGTTTCATACCCAATAAATACTATCTATACATATAATGGGTTAAAATGGTAAGTCATCATTAAATTCATAAAACTCCACATTTTTAGTTAACTTATAAGAATCTTTAACATATTCAGTCTCCACACTATGTGGAACTAAGTTTAACTCATCACTGTTAGGGTATTTTTTAATGTTACAATAAAGTTTAGTCTTAAACTGACTAATAACTTCTTCCCAATCATTAGTTAACGACACATTTCTTTTTAATCTATTTTGTGGGTTAAGTGATTTTCCTTCATACCTAAACTCACATGTAGCTCTTTCACCACCATCAGGGTCACCTTTCCTTATAGAGATAATATAACAATTTTTCTGTGTGACATACGTACGAACACAACTTGTTTGGTGTTGTCCTTCTTTAAAGTAATCTAAATCACTTTTTAATAGGATTGGATAGTAACCCACATCTTTTACCTTTATTCTTTCTGGTATTGCCTTTATAAGTGTTTCGTCGTGAATTAACACCGTCCTTGTATTACTTTCATGGTAATGTAGCTTAGTTGCCCAATCTGAATGTTCTTCGGTAAATTCATCCATGTTTTTCGCCTTTATCTTTACTTTTTCGTTGTACTTGTTGTTAAGTTTGTGTCTTTGGTTTAAATGGTCCATTAGTTCGGTCCACCTTAACTTTACTAGATTTTTCCCATCATTTAAAATTTTAACAATATTTCTTTTCTCATATGTCGTTAACCCTTCACCATACTCATGTTGAGCAAAATCCGGTAATAGACCGTCCCTTTGTTCTTTATATTCTTTAGTGTCTTTATGGAAATAAGAATGATTAACATTTTTTATAAAATCTAACCCCAGTACTTTTTGGATGGCAGCGAATTCAGGGTAACTCAAATCCGGATTCTGATTGAATACCCCTATGTTTGATTTACTCTTTATATTATAGTAATCTAATGTAGCGGCAACCAACTTCATTTTATTTCTCTTTATCTTCCTCATCCCAGGATAAAAAGTGGTTAACACGTGTCCCCAAAGGTTAGGGCATTTTATCTTTTTTGCCTTCACAAACCAAGCTGCTGACATTAAATGTATAACATTATGAAAATTAGCAGCATCTAATGTGACATTACTATGGAACCCAAAACAACTTTTAAATTGTTCTTCTAGTTCTTTTATAGTGTAGTCTTTTGATAGTACTTTGTAATAGATTTGTGATTGTATGTGTGTTAATGCGGTTGCTATTTCTATTTGTATTTGGGACTTGGCTAAAGCAGTCTTAATATAAGGGGTCTTATCCGTGGTGGTTACACTAAAGTTCGGTATCCTCATAAAAGATAATAGTTCCTCGTATGATATCTGTTGTGGTGGGGGCACAATTAATGGATTTTTATTTGTACTAGTCCTCATCTTTCTTTTATAAAAATTACTAGTAGTGTAGTAGAAGTCTCCAGTCTTTAAATTAAAAGTAACATAATAATTTTCTCTATGTTTATGAAAGTGTTTTTTACCCACCCTCCTAAGCTTTTGGAATTTGTATATCCCTAACCGGACTTTGTCTTCACCATCTTGTTCCAAAACTATAGTTAATCTTTTAGTGTGAGCTTCATAACAATCATCAAAAGCTAACTTTAACCACTTTTGTTCTTCCACATTATCAAAAACTTTATCTATTGTCCATACTCCGAGTGATGGGTCCTTTAAATTTTTTTCCTGGTCACCCCATGGGTACTCATTTGTTTTTTTTTTGGAAATTTCACTAACTTTTTCCAAATCAGAATAAGGTTTATAACGTATAAGTGTCAAATTTTCCCACTTAAATTTAGCTAATTCTTTAGTGTCTTTCCTTTTTTCCATGTTAAAAATATACGTTTTTTACTTAATTTAACCAAATATTTTCAAAAGAATTTATTCTTTTTTGCCATCACTTGTAGGTAAAAAGTATAATTTTTTATCGAGTTTTTTAGTTTACTAATACAAAGTTAACACTTTTTTATTACTTTTAAGTCTATTTATGGATAGTTATTTTGAGGAAAAAACGTTTTTATGGATGGAAAAGTGTTGTGTGATGAGCAAAACATGAACCATAACATTAAAAACAAAAGCTCTTACAAAGCATAAACTAAATTAAAAAAAAATTGATTTATGGATTCAGTAATGAAATACATCACAGGGTTTTTTAGTGGACTAGGGACAATTATGATGGCCTTAGTACCAGTATCAATCATGTGGTATGTCTTGACTGGTGGAGCAATATTCAATATGGATGTAGTTGCAAACCTTACAGCACTAATCACCTCTATAGGTGAAGGTGGGTTTGTTGGCTTAATCGTATTAGTAATGTTGGCATCATTCTTTACTAAGAAGTAATAGAGTGTATATTACTTAAGATTTTGATGGTTACCTACTCCCATCTTAATTGAAAAGAAGTAAAAGTGTTAATTGGGTATAAAAGGATAAAAAAATATTTATAATGAAAAAATTGATTTTAACATCCGCTATAGCATTCGCAACGTTATTTGCTTCAGCTCAGAATTTCATGGTCGTAACGACTTTTGATGGGGACCAAGAAGAAACTATGGATAAAGTATCACAAAACTTAGGTTTTGGTTACGCTTTAAACAACACATGGACTTTAGGTTTGATTCAAGCTGGAGAAGATATTGATGGTGAAATGACTTACGACTTATTTGGTCGTTACAATTGGAACAAAGACATGTATGTATCTTTTCAAGCACCTACAGAAGAAACTATGGACAACTTAACTGTTGGACTTGGTTATTCTTACAATGTATGGAAAGGTCTTAATGTTGAACCAAACTATAGTATGGGATTAAAAGAAGATGAGGACGGAGAAAGAGAGGGAACTTTCAATCTTGGTTTATCATATAAATTCTAATATAGGAATTGTATTAAGTTGTTTAGGACGGTTGCAAATTAGTTAAAGTTTTTCCCGCAACCAAAGATGGAAACTAATTACGGATTTTAAATTACTTAAGTGTCACAAAATAGAAACCCCCCCTGGAAACAGGTGGGGTTTTTACTTTTATACATAATCTTCAGCTAATTCCCAAAGTTTTTTATTAACATCAACCTGTCTATCAATATTGGTTAACTCTCTAGCTGTTTGATTTCTTCCATTCCTTAGTTTATAACTAAGACCACCTCTTATTAGTTTTTCTTGTACCACATTTAACACTTTCCATAAACTATTACCTTCATCTTCTTCCCTCAAAGGATTTAATACGTCCTCCATAGATAATATATCGTTACCATCTTTCCATCTTGTCAATATAGCTTTTTTAGCGAAAGATATTTTTTCTTGTGGGTCCAACATCCTATCTTCAAACTTGGTGACCCTTCCGATTATTGTTGGGATTGATTCCACAACTTCGTCTGTTACTTCTTTAACTTGGTCTAAGTCGTACCATTGGTGTTTTATCCTAATTTGACCAAATGTCTGGTCAGCTACTATTAGACCGTTAGCACAAACCAACCTAAATAATCCAGCGTGAAGACTAAAAGCGTTTCTACCATCATGTGAATTAGTCATTACTATTTCTGGTATAACTCCATTTATTTTTGACATCTTATCATTTCTAAACCTTAACATGTGTTTAGTGTGTAACATATTTCCCTTAGATTTTCTTTGTTCTGCCTTATAGGGTAACCACCCTTGTCTTGCCATATCTTCTACCATTTGTAGGGTAGGTATAAATGTATATTTTTTGGAAACTTTTTCTGAAGGTTCTTCAGTAAACACTGAAGGTGCGTTGTTTTTAATTTCATCGTAAGTTAAAGGTTCATTTGTCATAATATATTTTATAGTTTTAGTTATTAATTCTATACAAATATACTGATTTATCTTTAAATTACAAAGTTAATTCACTTTATTTTTAATATTTCTTAGAACCACACAAATCTCATATCTTTCCTCAAATTCAAAAAATTTCATAAGATTAGTAATTTCACCGTAATAAGGACTTGATACCCTATTTAGACATAAATCATAGAACATCTGAATATTTACGTTGTAGTCGTCTCTAAACATCATCTACTTCTTAATTTCTCTCTTAGATTTTACAATATCGTCAATGATACCATATTTCTTAGCTTCTTCCGCATTTAACCATAAATCTCTTTGGGCATCCTTTTCTACTCTTTTTGCTGTTTTACCACAGTATGCCCCTAGTAGTTTAAATAACGTATCATTTACGTTTTCCCATTCTTTCATGGTAATTCTTGCGTCTTGTATATTACCTACAGCTCCACCACTTGATTGGTGTAACATTGTTCTACTAAACCTTAAGGAGTACCTTTTTCCTTTGGTCCCGGCTCCTAATATTAAGGACCCCATTGATGCTGCCATACCGGTATTGATTGTTACTATGTCTGGTTTTACGTAATCCATAACATCTATAATGCTTAGACCAGATTTAACTGAACCACCTGGACTATCAACATGCATTGTTATATCGTCGTCACTTACACTATCTAAAAACATTAGTTGTGCTTGTACCACAGTAGACATTCTGTCATTTACTTCACCTGCTACCCATAATAATCTATCCATCATTAATCTAGAAAACACGTCCATAGCTGTAACATTTAATTGTCTTTCTTCTAAAATTAATGGTGTTAAACTATTTTCTATGTGTTGTTGGTATTGGTGTTGTTCTAACCCACTTATGCCGTGATTGTGTAATGCGTATTTTTCAAATTCTTTTTTTATATCCATTTTGTTTTTTTTTAATAAGGTAAAAATTCTTTTAGTTTATTTAATCTTTCCCAAGGGAAATCTTTTGTTTTGTCATCTGGTTCAATTAAATGACCGAAGTGACCATTAAGTGAAGTTTTTAAATATATGGGATTTAAAAGTCCCATTTCTCTAATAGCGTCATCTATATTTAAAGGAAATAAATCGAGAACTAAACTATAGATAAAGTCATGTGGGACAAATGGTTTTTCTCTACCGTAATCTAATGATAAAAATTTACCATCTGATTGTCCAATAATAAAGGATATTCCTACAGTACATTCCTTTGCCCATCCTGCCGCTACTATATGTTTAGCTATCCATCTTGCTAGATAAGCTCCCGACCTATCTACTTTAGATGGGTCTTTACCTGAAAAAGCTCCACCACCAACAGGACTATAGGGACCATATTGGTCAATCACTATCTTTCTTCCCGTTAAACCACAGTCAGCGTCAGGACCACCTACAGTCCATGGACCAGCTGGGTTAAATAAAAACTTAGTATCTTCATCAAAGTAATTTCTTATCTCTTCAGTTTCATCAACCAACAAAGACACCATAAACTCCTTATTTCTATATTGTTTTGGGTCTATAAAAACTGGATGCATAGTAGAAATGACCATTTCTTTAACCTTTTGTGGTATACCATCTTTATACTCTATTGAAATCTGGGATTTGGCGTCAGGACCTAATTTGTCATTTAGTAATACTTTACCTAATAATTTCCTAGACAGATACGACCCTAAAGGCATATAGTTAGGTGCTTCTTGAGAAGCATACCCATATACAAAACCTTGGTCACCTGATACTATAGTATTTTTTTGTAGACTGGCGAGTTCTGGGGATTGTTTATCTATGAAACTTATATGGTTTACATGTTTATCACTAAAGTTAGCCTCACTACTAGTATAACCTAAAAGTCTAGTTACTTTTTCTACGACATCTTGGGTATCTATTGTCTCTTTGGAGGTTACCTCACCAGCTACAATAGAAACCTGATTTTTAACCATTGTTTCTACAGCGACTTTAGAAGTCGGGTCTTTCTCCAGGTATGCATCCAATATAGCATCTGAAATACAGTCAGCGACTTTATCTGGATGCCCTGGAGATACACATTCTGTGGTTATAATTTTTACTCTACTCATTAGTTTTTTTCTAATAGTAGAAAAAATAAATTTGAAGGTAAACTTATAACTATGTTATATCGTTAGATTCAATTAAGGTGTAAGAAAATGAGTTACCGTGAATATCTCTAGCTTTCTCACATATAGCTAAAAATTTCTTCCAATCATCATTAGATGAGATTACTTGACACCCAGCTGACCACTTATCCACATAAGTAGAAGTTTTTCCAGCTTTAGATGTTGCTCTATGAATATTGATTCCAAATAAACCCGTATCTGTTGTTGCTTCATTTCTATCGTATTTACCATCACGGTCATTGTCTCTATACACTGTCACATCTTTCTTTTGACCTAACGCTAAATATTTTCCTGCGTGTAATCTTAATTTGTGAGACCCTCTATATTGACCTTCTTTTAAGATAGCACACCCTTTTTCTTTAACTATTGGGTCGTCCATGTAATTATCCCCTGGGTCGGTTGTAGCTTCAAAACAAAAGAATTTCCACTCACCATTTTTTTTATATGAAACTGTAACACAATCATCAAACCTGTTAGTTACTCTGTCTTTCGTTGAGGAGTTTCTGATTCCCACTATATTAACATCGTACCCTTTATTGTCTGAATCATCAAACCATTTGTATCCTTTTTCTTTTACGGTGGTTTCTATCTGTTCTCTAGTGTAGCAATTTTTCGCCATCTTTTTTAGTTTTTATTTGTTTTTTATTATTATTTTATAAATAGTTCCACAAAAGGTCTTGGAACAAATCATTTACCTCATCGTCATCCCAAGGATAGTCATCTACAGCAGGACAAAGAGAATCCAGGTTAAATTCTTTTATCATTTCTAAAAAATTGTCAGGACTATCAATCTCATACGCATGTCTAACTATCATTGCTCTTGCTCTATCTGTTACGTCAAAATATTTTACAGGGACTTCTACTTTTGTCCATTTATTTTTACCAGTTTCTTGATTCATTACATCCTTATAGGTGTTTGTCGTTCCTTGACCTATTGGTTTACCTAAAAAATCCTCAAATTCTTTATAGTATGAAGTATAGTATTGATTTTGTACAACTTCATTCCATGCACTACCATAGGCAGTCTTTATTTCGTTCTCCACATCTTCTAGTTCAGGTGTGTTACCTATAAGAACAGCCAAGTTATATCTATCACCACCTAAAAAACCATTCATCCTGTTAAGAGTTAAAAAAACCTTACCTTCTGGTAGTTGGTCCTCTTCCCTCCAACTATCAAATTCCTCCCTCCAAGCGGTTACTTCCTCATTTTGGAACTCACCACCAATATACCTTACTAGTTTTATGTAATTTTCTTCTGTTAGTAAATCTAATAACTCCTCTATGTTCATATCTGAATCATAAGGTTCCCAATCCAAATAACCATCACCAAATATTTGTTTTGCGACTTCATTACAATCAATACTACTACCCCTATAACCCCCATCAAAAAATTCAGCTTCTTCACCAGGCATTAACTCTAAGATAATTCTATCATTCTTATCTTTACCGATAAACCTCATGTCGTCCAAGTAAGGTTCAATCACATATTCATCCATCAAATCATTATCAACCGCACCATTGTTCCAAGCTCTAATTCCTCCTAATGCGTTAATGATATGTTCTAATACTCTTTCCTGTGGCCATTGGGAGGACATGTGGTCTAAGAAGTCTCGACCCTTCCCAAGTTTATCTAAGGCATTATACAATTCATGTATATCACCACCAAATAGTTTTATAAGAGGCCAAATATCTTCTATCTCACTACTTTGGAATACCTGTTCTGACCAAGGCGTGGTTTTTTCCACTAATAAAGCTGATACCGTTTGGATAAGTTTCATATTAATAAATACAACAAAAAAAAGTCTAAATTACTTAGACTTCTTTTTGTTCTGTTCTTTTGCTATTTCTATTAGTTTTTCCCGGATTTGGGTTGTACGGTCTGGCATAGGTTTGTTAGTAGAAGATTTCTTCTTACACCCACACCCCATGTTAGTCTTTTAGGTATTTGTCAAAAGTCCCACCTTTTACTTCATCCATAAACAATTTAAATTGTTCTTTAGTAAATGTAGTGTACCCTTCTTCTTTCCCACCTATTACAACATTATCTCTATCTTCGTCAATATCGATTGCTGGGCATTTACAACTTCCTTTCCCACAAAATGTAATTTCTAGTCCAGTAGAACTATAACTGTTTGGTAAATTTGTATTAATCATAACTTTTTTTTTAAATAATATATCGTTTTATACATTAAATAAATACTAACCCATTTAAATTATTCCTCCATTGTGCTTAAGAGATATTTATTACAAAAAGTAATTAATGTTATTAACTGAAAATAGGGTCTCCAAAGTAAAAGAAATGTACAACATACCGTCGGAGGTATGGGAACCTATGGTTACCGGTAGTGCTGCTATTTCACCTAATCAAAAATATTTAGAGTGGATTGCTAAACAATGGGAGGGAGCTACATTATCACCAGAAGATTCTGGTACTCGTAATTATGTTGGTGGTACCCTTCCTGGTTTACTTACTACTGTAGAAGAATTTGATAGGGTAAGACCTAACCTTAAAAAGAAAGATTTGTATCAATATCGTGATAGACAAGAGGTAATCGATAGTCTAGAAGGTTATAAATTGGAGAAGATTAGGAATATAGAAACCCATGATGAGTCTGAGGTGGTGTACGAAAATAATAGATTCAAGGTAGTTGTCCCTAAGTCCCATACCGCATCATGTTATTATGGTGCTGGTACCAAATGGTGTACAGCTTCTAAAGGAAATCCAAATCATTTTACCAACTACGATAAAGCGGGTAAATTGTTTTATATTTTGGATAAACAGGCACCAACATCCAGCCTTTACTATAAAGTTGCTTTAAATAAAACCTATAAAGGTGGTGATACCTGGTATGACGCAATAGATGATGTAATGACAGCATCTAATTTAGATGGGTATATTGATACGTTAAATAAATTCGAAATAATTAATAAGATTAAAGAATATTTTAAATTTACATATGATGATGAAATTTCAAAAATAAGTGATGAAGAAAAACAACGGGAATTAGAAAGGATAGCTAGAGAAGCTGAATGGGCACAAAGAAGGAGAGAGAGAGAACAACGTCTTGAAACTGTAGCGAACCAAAGAAGAGCTTCTGATGCCTGGAAACCTGGAGAGGGTGGGACTTTAGGTGAATTGGCTAATGCGTTAATGGAATGGTTAAAAGATAACGATAAGTGGGATACTGACAATACCGAAGCGATTGGCGATTTAGTTGGTGAAATTGAGTCCATGCGTAATGATATGGAAAATGACCCTGATGTTATAGCTGACATTGATGGTGAAAGAGCACAGGATTATGGTCAAGACTTGGGGAATCTAGAGGATAGTCTTGAGTCACTTAGGAATGAAAAACATGACGTATACGACCTGAGACAAGACGAAAGTAGTCATTATGGTTTACCTATATTTGAATATAACGATGAGGAGTATTCTATAGGTGACGATATTATGGCAAATGAAGCAGCTTGGGACCAAGTCGATAATCTATTAGATGATATTGGTTTTAATGGGTTTTCAGCTGGGATGATGGAATGGTATGTAGATGGTGAGATGGTAGCTGATGATTTTGAAAGTATGTTTTACGATGATGTATCAGATTCACCTGAAGATTATTTAGATGTGGATGATGATAGAGAACTAACTGATACTGCTGTAGAACAACTAGAAGCTATGAGTGAACAAATTGGTGAATACCAAGTTGAGTTGGAGGATACAGACATTAGTGACGAAATAGATAGAGAATACCTAGTTGACCAAATAGAAGCATTAGAAGAGGCTAAAGTGGATTTAATGGATGATGAAGATAGTTACGAGTGGACAGAATACGCTAAGGAGGAATACGTGAAGAGAAGACTTGACGAGGTTAGAAATGACCCCGTAGAGTTCCTACAAGATTATGGTTACGGTACGGAAACTTATGAACGATATATAGATAGAGATAAATTTATAGAGGGTGTTATAGATGCTGATGGTAGAGCTAATGGACTTTCTTCCTATGATGGGGAAGAAGGTGAGGTTTCCTATGGGGGTGACTGGTATTACATTTATAGGTTAAATTAATGAAAAGATTGAAAAACATATTATTAGAAGGAAGAATAGAAGACGCACAACGACACTTTGAAGACTCTGTTGGGTCTTGGCCTGTTGCAGAACCAGGTAACCCAGCTGGGGTTGGGGCACAGACTAATTTAGATGGTGTATTAAAACATTTTACACAGAACGACCCTTCAGGTAACAACAAGTATCTTATGTGGATGGTTAAAATGTATCTTAATCCAGAAGAAAGAGGAACATCACCTAATGACATATCATCCGTAGTACAAAGATTCCATAAGAATGTAGGTAGGTTAAGTACAGCACTTATAATTAATATGGATATATTTGACCCTAGTAGTAGGATAGCTACTTCACCAAAGAATCTAGATTCTTATGGGGATATATCACAAGTAGAAAGGGTTATGGATGAAGTAGACTCAATACAAACAAAAAAAGAAAAAGAAACCCAAGCTAAATCAGGTGTGGATAAATTATATGAAGATGAGAGATGGTTGTTGGTTAAACCAAATACCTACGAGGGTTCTTGTTATTATGGTTCATCAACCAAATGGTGTACTTCTAGTAAAACCACAACGACACACTTTGAGGATTACTCTAAGAGAGGAAATTTATATTATATTATAGATAAGAGTCATCAATTAGGTGATTATTATAAAATTGCGTTATTTAAAGAATGGGATGGTAATGAAGAATGGTACGATAGAGCAGATGATAGTTTAAATCAAGGTACAATAAATGCTATTCGTTCTATGGTACCACAAGACTTAATTAAAGCACTGGATAATTCTTACAGGAACACCAAACCACCTGAACAAGAAACAATGTTCTACACTTTAGATGAATTCCAAAATAAACTAACTGAATATATTAAATCAAAACCATCACTACAAACTATTACTACTGAGAGTGGTATTTGGAAATGGGAATCTGACATCATGAATCAGACGTGGACTTGGAGAAACTCAAAAGATAATGAAGAGTTGAGTTTACAAGCCACTCCTTTTTGGGACGGCCTGGATGGAATACCTTTCGACTCTTATTCGGATGATGACGAATTCGGTAACTTCCATGATACACTGTTAGCTCCAGAAGTGTGGGAATATAATGAATATATAGGAAAGAATGAGTTTTTAAGTAAAACTAATACCGATATGGGGGTTAAATTATTTCTTACTTTTATGTACCTACCTAAACTTAGGGAGGTTTTAACTGATGATTTCTTTAAACAGCAGGTTAATCGTGATTACACAATCTGGACCTCAAGTAACCCTGTTTCCACTTACACATTTAAATGGCCACCTAAAAGTGGTTCGATGACACAACTTTTTACAGACTATATTAAACAAAATCCTGGGTCTAGTCCTAATGATTTTTATGAGGAAGTATACGGTAAACCTAGACCTAGAGGACATAACAATATGTTCTTTTCCTCCATTAAAGATTCGGGTATTGTAAAAATGGAAAGAGAGGGAAGACGATTTGTTTACAGTTTAGGACCTAACTACAAAATGTGGACGAGGGGTAATTTACTTAGGTCAGGTAGGAGGAACATGAATGTAGGTTACTATTGAATCATAAAGTATTTATTTATAAAATAAGATATGAGTTTTACTGGATGTAGACCGGGTGAAAATTGTTCGGATTACGGTTATATTTTTAATGATGTATTACCCCCAAATATTGTTGATGGGTTAAACGAATTATATGGGTGTGGCATCAACCCTTACTCTTTTATTGATTGCAGTATTTTAACTGGTTGTACTAGTGTGTTAAGTGGTTTAACTGGCCCTTATATAACTGGTGCTACCTACAACCCTATTAGTGGTTGTCTTACGTTTTTTAGACAAAGTGGTGCCACATTTAGTACATGTGGTTTTTTAACGGGTGCAACTTCTACAAGTAGTAGTTACTGGTCTGCTGGAACTAGAGGTATTACGTATACCGGAGGGTCTAGTACCTATGTCGGTGTTGGTACTGAGGACCCTAATAAAACTTTAACTATTAAGGGTAGTGTGTCCGCTACTACCACATTGGATGTGGATGGAAACACAACCTTATCAACACAATTAAACATTAGTGGTAATACAGTTACTTCAGGTAACATATCTTTAACACAAGATAGTTATTTGTATTTTGGGTATGATGTGAATAACCAAACATACATTAGAGAAGATGGGAGTAATTTAGTGATTGATGCTAACGATGATATACTCTTAAGACCCGATGATGATTTAAAAATAGCTTATGGTAGTACACAATATGCCTCATTTGATGGTTCAAAATCTTCTTTAGTTATTGGTACTACGGTTGTACCAAACTCTAGATTAACTGTAGATGGTACTCAAAGTGGTTCAGTTAGTTCTATTGCTGAGGCCAATGACCCAACGAGTTCCGTAGCACTGGCAAATTTCTTTAATACAAGGTCCGGTACAGTGAGTACCGCTAACCTATTTATAGGTGAGAAAAGAAGTTCTGGGACAGGTGATTTCTTTATATACCCACAAGGTACAAACGCAGAAATTTTAATTAATAGTGATTTAGTTCTTGGAGCTTACAAGGCTGGGACCCTATACTCTAGTGAACTTTTAAGATTAAAAGGTAGTACTGCTAGGGTAGGTATTAAGAATGTTTCACCTGCTTTTGATTTGGATGTTGGTGGTTCCCAAAATGCAACTACAATATATAGTGCTGGTACCGAATTAAGTTTATTATTTAGAATGAGTAATAGGGGGCATTGGTCAGCTAACACAGCTGGACTAATATACACTGGAGGCACATCAACTACAGTAGGTATTGGTACTTCGGTACCTAACAAAGAATTAACAGTTATAGGTTCTGTTTCAGCCACGACTGATATGTATGTGGGTAATGATTTAAAGGTTAGTGGTAATTTAGGTATTGGGGTGACCCCTACTAATGCGTTACACATATCTACAGCTGATAATGTAGTAGCGAAAATTATTAGTACGGACGCTACAGCAACAATTGAACTTAGTGATAGTAACACCACCAATGCCGCAGCTTTTAAAAGAGTAACAGATAATTTACAATTCGTTCCAAACGGAGGTAATGTAGGTATAGGTACAAGTCCAGTAACCAAATTAGATGTACATCACGACCCAACTGATATAAGTGATAATACTGGTGGTGGTGACGTAATTACTTTTGGTATTGAGTCGAACGCAAATAGTTTATCTGCTGGAACACTAATGTGGTTACATACTGACGGTTACTGGTATAACACAGATGCTGACAATGTTGCGAGTGGTGCTACTAATTTAATAGCTATAGCTTTAGGGACCGCAGTAAGTGACGGAATGTTAATTAATGGTTATTACGACTACAGTTCAAATCTCCAGGGGACCTTCGCTAAAGGTATGGCATGTTATGTGTCAGAGAATGCTGGATTTGTGGATTTTACTGCACCTTCTGGTACTTACGATTATGTAAGAATCTTAGGTTATGGGACAGATAAAGTTAATATAATATACTTTAACCCTGATAAGACTTGGGTTGAGTTGTCTTAGTTAAGACCCACATACCCATAACCGGGTATCTCTTGGAATGGTCCGTCAGGTATGTCACTTTCTTCAATTCTTTGAGGAATAACTTTTAATATGGGTGTACCATCTTCATTAACACCCACAATCTTTACCATATCCTTAGCTATTAATTCTTTAAGTTCATACCTAATGTTTTGTTGTATTACGTCTTGTATCACTTCTGCTATCTCTTGTTTTGTTAAGGTTGGGTCCCCGTGAGTTTCATAATTCTTTGTAGCTACCTCTTCTAAACCCTCGTAAAACATATCCTCATCAGCATATGGGATATTGAACATTTGATTTCTAGCGTTTTCATTGGTCTCAAAAAAATTCCTAATGTTAGTTATGTATATTTGAATGTCTATTTCCATTATTTATAAATATTAATAAGTTCATACAAATATAAAAACTTTTTTCTTTAATGTCATAATATTTATAATTAAAGATATTAATATGAGTAACCATAAAATTATACTTACCCCGGAACAAATCAAATACGTCTTAAAAGAAAGTAAAGGCAAGAATAACAATAAGGACGAAAAACTATTGACTGAAGTTGATTGGAATTTTGTCGCTGATATAGTTGGTATTGTAGACCCTACAGGTGTTGTGGATTTAGCAAATGGTATATCTTACGCAACTCAAGGAAGATGGTTATTTGCTTTTTTAAGTTGGGTAGCTATAGTCCCTTACGTGGGTGATGCGGTAGCTAAACCTTTTTCTTTCATGTTAAGGGGTAGTAAAGGTGCTATTAAAAGTGTTGATGCCGCAATCAAAACTGGTAAAGCTGCTAATGTGTCAGCAGCACTAGGTAAAGCTGGTGTTAAAGAAGGTGCGGAAGCTTTCGTTAAGGGAGCGACAAAACCTATGGAAGGGATATTAACAAAACTAAAAAAAGTCCCTTTGTTTGGTACGGTTGCAAAAGACGCTGGGAAATGGTGGAAAATTTTCTCTACAGGGGCTGTTATGAAATCCTCACTTAAAACGACTAAATTAGGTACGGTCACTGGTTTAGGTATAAGAAGAGGATTTGCTAAAGCAGCTACTAAACTTACTAGTGGTAATAAAAATGTAGTGTCAGCCTCAATAGCTTTAATGACCCCAAGTGCTTTAAGGACTTTAGGTTTTAGAACTAAAATGTATGGTAGATTAGCTGGTGTTGGTACCGGTGGTGAAAAGGCTGGTGTAATGGGGGATTTTCTAGAAACCTCTGAAGGTGAACAATGGTGGGATGGTTTAAGTGATGACCAACAAAACCATTTAACTAGTCAAGAAACTGTAGAAGAAGGAGGTGAAGGTAAAAGTAATGATGAACTTATGAAGATTTTATCTAAACTAGTTTCATCTTAACTTATTAAAAAGTTATTATCTTCTTCACCCCAATCTATAACTTCCTGAGGTACTACCATATTACTATTACCCCTAATATTAATCACTTCTAGGTTTGGTAGGGTTAGAACCGATAGTGGTAGACTTTTTAAGGATGGGTTATTAGGTACAGATATAAACTCTAGGTTAGTTAGGTCCCCTAAATTTTCAGGTAATTCTGACAATGAGTTTTCTATATGTAAAACCTTTAAATTCTTAAAACTTAGTATTTTTTGTGATAGTGGGGACGCCGACTTACTCGTTTTACCACCATCCATATCCAATCTAACTAATGTTTTTGGTAGCTTATCTAAGAAATCTTCAAATCCGTATATATTAATATACCTTTGTATTGCACCCTGTCCCTGAGATATTTCCACAGTATCTTTAAATTCGTCAGTAAGAAACTTAGCAAACTTTTCTTTAAAGAAAGCTTTTAATTCTGGGTATTCAGTAAAAAACTCACTTAAATCTACGTTCCTATCTTCTGCATTCATAAATGAATTACTTTCGAAATGGAATTGGTGACTTCTACTTTCGTTAGGACTTTTATTTATATCCTCTTTACGTAAAACCATATATAGTGGACCTTGTTTTGCGTAATGGTCATAATAGTTACTACCCTTTGAAGCTGTACACCATCTAGATTGTCCCCCACCATAATGACAGGAGGCTTCTTTAGTTTTAGGTACCATTATAATCCAATTAGAATCCTCCCATACAACATCCACGTCGTCTCTAACCCTCTCTGCTTTAGTTGTGGTAAGTTCTTCCTTACTTACGTTATAGTCTTTTACTTGGTCGTATAACCCCTCAATACTAGGGATTCTATTTATATCTTTTTCACCTTTATACTTACCTGTCTTCTTTAAGTAATCGAATTTCATTAAATCCTCTGTTACCTTATATAAATCTTCTATGAATAGACCCTGGGACTGGTCGAGTTCGTCTTTCCAAGATTGGGTACCATATTTGAATTCCGCGTCTGCTTTTTGTTGTAATCCCATCCATTGTTTAATTAACCATTGGGTGTATGCACCAACTTTAGTGACATCTCTACTATCCCTATCACCTTCAAAATCACCCCTAGTAGTGGGGTCGGCTTGCATTAAGTCCGTTAATATATCTAATTCTATTTTAGGTTTTATAACCTTTCCCGAAGCTTTCGTTTTACTTTTCGCAAATTTATCTACTAAAACTTCGTAACGACTCTGTTCTAGTACTAATTTTTTAAGTATGTCAGTAATACCCATATTCATAGTATTGTTTATTAATAAATATTGTCTAATTGTGAATTTACCTACCTGTGTGAATTAAGATAATTTGTATTTCTTTAAAGTCCTTTTACAAAGCACTCTTTCCTCCCCATTCTGTAAAACTAACTCGTAAGCTTTCTTGATTGCGTCTAGACAATCTTTGAACCCTTTCTCTATAACTTTTTTACCTTGGTAGATGGAAGCTTCCTTCGTTCCTGGTACCATATCAGCCTTTCCTGACTGTAACTTTCTAGTTCTTGGTTGTTCGATTTTTTGACGGATATCGTATTTTCCAATTTTACAAATATAATTCCCTATTGTTTCTTTTCTCTTTGTCGCCATTTTAATTTTATTTTTTGATTAGACTTCTTTTAATAGTACAAATATAAATATAAATAAGTTATTTACCAACTTTCTTCAGTATTTTTCTTTCCATGTCTATTATAGTTTTTTCTAGATTTAAAATCTGTTTTTCGACAGTAAGTATTTGTTCTCTTTGTTCTCTAGATGCTTTTGCCTCCATAATTAACCAAGCGAATGCCACGACCTCTATAATAAATAATAATATTAATAGTGTTGTTTGTATCATATTACCTACCAACTTCGTCCATATAGTTTTCCTGTGTTTCTTCCCAGGTTAACCCAATAACATCCCAATAGAATAACATTTCTGGTTTGATTCTGTCTTGTTCATGCATACTTTTATACCTTCTAATCGCTTTTTTCTTCCACCATTTATCCGTATATGGGATATCGTCTTGGAATTTCTTCTTCATATGTAGGTCTTTTTCTTCTATCTCTCCCCTTAAGAACTCACAACCATTATCATACATCATTGCAAGATAGACACCTCTCTTGAACCCGTGGTCGTATTTTGAACCCTTTATCCCACAATGTTTAAAAACTTTGTTAAGTATGTTCTGTTTAGGTCCGGTAGCACTTATAGCTTTCGCGTGTTCTTCTGGGTGATTCTCTTTTAACCATTTATTCCAAGGAAGGTATGCACTATCATCAGGTTTTAATCTAACTTTACCAGATGTCTCACCCATTGTCTTAAAGTGTGGCATTCCATTATACATTGAGTTAATCCCGTATAGTGCTGTTGTCCCAACAGCAATCAACTTATCACCGTATTTTTCTTCCCAAGCGTCTCTGATTGTTTTACAAGTAGTTAGTGCTGCTACTAATTTACCCATCAACATATTATACCCACCTGGTTGAGTGGAACATATGGTTGTAGCGATAGCTGTATTGTTTAACTTGTGTTGGTCAAACTTATTAGTTTTATCCCAACCTATGTAAGCATCTCTAACTTTAATACTTGTAACGTCGGACCCCAAACAAATCAAACCAAGGACTTTATCTGTTTTCCTATCTCTTACCCAGAATTTCATATTACGTCCAGGATTTGCAACCCATTCCATTGTGTGGATAAGTTTACGATGGTTTACCCATTCGGTTACACCTTTTCCTGGTGTTGCCATTACAACATAAGGTTCTAACTCTTCAATTTGTTTTATGGTACGTTCTACATCATCCAAATCTGATGGTACCCATAGATTTGTTCGGTAGTTGTACAATTTATTTTTTATCTTGGCCATCTTACCACCCTTATTCATTTCTTGCCACTTTTTATAAAGTGTTTGTTTCTCTACAGACATCTCTTTAAGTAAGTCTAGATTATCTATAAGGTTTTGTTTGTTTTCCTCAAAGTTAAAAGACTCTTCAGCCTCTATAACATCAAATATTGTTGTTTGTTGTTTCATTTTCTATATACTGATTTATCTGTTGTAATGTTTGTCATTAAACGTAGTATAGAAATTATAGTTAAAATTGATGCCAATATCAATAATCCTCTATCCCAAGACGCCATAGCAATAACCAATAAAAGTACTGGTACTTCTAATATCCTTAAACCTTTACTCATATTTTTATATTATTAATGCCCATAATTGTTTTATGGTTGTGTAAAACCCGTATGCGGCAAAACCTGAAAACACTATACCACCTAACCATATTTGTTTCATTATTTTTGATTCTCTTTCAGGTGTCATCTCTTCTACCTTTTTTTTACAATTTTTACATCCCATGATTTAATAGTTTTTTACGTAAAGACTCAGCTAATATTTTTTCATCTTCTGTTAGGGGTCTTTCAAACCTAACATTTAACCTTATGACGTAGTCTCCATTACCACCTCTATTACTAAACCCTTTACCCCTTAATATTAATTCCATACTTGGGTTATGTAGTGGGGGTAATGTAGCATATAAGTCGTTATTTGGGTGGGGTATCCTTAATTTTTTACCAAGTAATAAATCTAATGGGTTAATTGTAGCTTCATAAACTAAATTATCACCTACTCTACCCAATTCTTCACTAGACAATACGTTTACAAATACCTGTAAATCCCCTGCCACACCTCTATAAACCTCATTACCTTTACTAGCTATGGTGTAGTTAGCCCCATTATTAGTTCCTGGTGGTAATTTTATATCAAGAGTCTCATCTTTTAATTCACCACCACCAAAACACCCACTAGTACCACAGGACTGACATTCTTGTCTAACTATTTGTCTAAAAAAAGTACTACCTACCATTCTCTCTATAGTCCCTTTCCCATCACAATTAGGACATATAGCTCCAGAACAAAGTCTCCTATTGTATCTAATATTTTTATTTATACCAAAAAACGCTTCTTCAAATGTAACCGTGATGTTTACTCTTAGTGACGTACCTTTCCTAGTCCTTTGTCTTTGTTGTTGATGATGTTGGTGTTGGTTCCCTGTCTGGTTGAAAAACTCGTTAAATAAATCATCCATACCACCAGCTGGTCCACCACCTCGCATCCCACTAAAAGGGTTGTTTAACTTATTATCATAGACGTTTTTCTTGTCTTTATCACCTAATGTGTTATACGCTTCTGATATCTCTTTAAATCTGTCAGCACCTTCAGGGTTTTTATCTGGGTGGTACTTTAACGATAATTTCCGATAAGTTTTTTTAATGTCTGTAGGGTTACAATCTTTACTTATACCCAATATGTCGTAATAATTTTTCATATGTTTAATAAAAAGTTTTATATAATAGTTTTTAATAATGGTAAAAAGAAAAGAATTCTTTTCAAGTCCAATATATATAGAACTACTAAGGAAAAGTACAAAATACTAACCAAAAAGAAAACAACAATCTTCCCTATTAATGTCTTAGCGAAAGAAAGAGCTGATTTGGAGTTGGGTCTACTGACTACCGATGAAAGAAAAACTAGGAAAATATATAGAAAAGATATTCTAGGTAGGAACATAAAACTAGAAATGGGTGATGGGGATATGTACTTTATTGACTTAAAAAAACATAGTCAAGAAGAGAAAATATACGACCATCAAAAACAAAAAAGAATAGAGGCGTTAGATTTGATTAACGACTACATACCCAAGAAAAAGATTACCCAAGTATTCACACTAAACAATAAGTTAATCGTACAAGTGGACGATTTATTTAAATTATTTAGTTTAAAAAATGTGGTAGAATCTAAAAGATTGATAGACTGTGTGGAAGAGTACCTTTTGAATGAGGGACATGGTAATTGTTTATTCATTAAAGATTTTTCAACTATACAAAGAAAACAACTATATAGGGTATTAGAGGATAATGGGTTTGATAGGAAGATGTTATACAAACACTACACCTATTAACTGGCTTTTACAAAATTAAACTCTACACCAGAAATAGTTACTGAAAATATATCATCAACTTTTTGAACCCCATCGTTAGCGATTAGACTCACCTCTCTATGCATATCATTAAAGTGATTCTCATCCAGTTCTACGGTTAAAGACACATTCTTATAACTTATAGTGATATCACTTATTATTTTTTCCGCTATACCAGCAAAAGGAATTAAATATTCCTTTAAATTAGTCCCAGAACTTTCTGTATTCTCCATAATAAGCCTTTTTTTTCCTCTTTAAGTACTTTGACATCACCCACAAACATTTTTGACTTGTCCGCCTTTTTGATATTCTTTATAAACAATTTTTTTTGAGTCTCTATCTCTTGGTTACTTTTTTTTATATCACTCTTTAGTTGGAATAATCCCTTCTCTATCTCTGTTTTCATCTAGTATGTCTAATTTTGTTGTTTCAGTAGCAATTGTTGGAACGAATGGATTATTGATTTTCATGTCAAACTCCAACCCTTTTAACGAATCCAACCCATTACCTTGGAATATCACCTCTAGTTCAGCTATCTTTTGTTCTAACAAGTGTTTTTTCTCCTCTAACTCTATATTCTCCTTAATTAACTTATTGGAGAATTTAAATATAGCTTTAGTATTTTTATCGTTGAATGTGCTAAATAAGGAAATAGAATTACTACTTTCTACTTGTTCATTAACTTTAACTTGCACATCGGCAGGTACCCCCTTAGTGGGTACTTGCCAATGAGCTGGTATTATAAAATCTAAAATGATAAAATCTTGGTGAAATCTCATACCCGTTAAATGCGGTCTTAATTTAATTATTTCTTCGTGTAAACTCATAATTAGTGTATTAAGTATGTTATTATGTAAGCAATAACAAAGCCCCCAGTTAATTGTTCTTTATAGTTCATGGTGATTCTTTGTGGTGGATTACTAAAAAATTTAATTAAAATATCTACCACATATCTAATCACATAGACAATAGCGAAACAAAAAATAAAAGTGAAGGGCCAGTTATTCATAATTACGATTTATTTTTTTGTAGGATTTCTTTTCTTAATTCCTGTAACATTCCTTTAATGTCTTGTGCTGCTTTTCTTGCACGTACACCAGCACTCTTATTTTCGTTTTCGAAAAATTTGGTAGTATCTACACTTAGTAGTTCTACACTTTCTTTAATTTTATTTAATGTATCCATAACTTTTATTTGCTTTCATTGTTATTATTTGTTCTAGCGACATAGTGTTCCCATAGTTCGATAGAGTTTATTGTTTGAGATAATTCACACAAAAGTTCTTTGCTTTTGGTTGTTTTTTGTACTGTATCCATATCTGGATGGTTGATTATACGTTCTAATTCTAACTCTAGTTTATCTCTACCTAGGGTTAAGTCTTGCTTAATTACATTAACTATTCTCATGTATTTTTTTCTAATAATAATAGTAATAAGTTTTATTGTCAACTATATTAAGCCAATATCCATAGTTTTATATAAATCTGTGTATATATCTAACTCAGATTTTGTTTTTATCCTATCCATTACAAATATATTTGTAAAAAAATACGTGGCTTTATCCATAACATCTTCTTGGTTGTCAGCGTTATAAAATGACTCGTCAAAGAAAGCCCAAAAATAATCATAGTGTTCTCCCCTACTTATAAACTCTATACCCTCCATAAGAAAAGATTTAAGTACTTTGTTCCAACACCAGTTGAAGTGGTTTATAATGTCCTCTTCGTTATCTAGAACGTCATGTCCTAGATACGTATCGTTAACCGTTATAATTAACGACTCTACAAAATCTAAAAATAATTCGGATTTTTCTGGTATAATATTATTAGCTTTATACCATAAATCAATATCACTAGCATTTAAAGGCTTAGTGATATAAGAAAAAAATTCTGATGGGTTTAATGGTGTTCTCTTTTCCATACAAAAATTATAATAAAGTTTGTAAAGGAATAAAGTATTATTGGGTTTTCTTATTATACCCAAATAGATGTTTAATCGTATCCATATCTTGATTAACTTCCTCCTTAAGTACTTTCCCTTTTTTAGTTGTAGACTCACTCGCTACAAAACCAGATTTTTGAACAAAGTTCCAGTCGTTTGGAACCCCTTCTACGTCTTTTAGTTTCTCAGCTTTTCTCTTAGCCTTAGCCCCTACACGTTTACCTAAGTCACTTGGTACTACATTCCCTAAAGCTTCACCGTCTTTGTCTTCCATAGCGTTACCTGTTTCAGATGAACCTTCTAGGTATTTTTTTACTCTATCTTTAAATTCTTTACTTGGTTCTGTGTCGTATTCTAAGTCTTCTAAACCTCCACCTCTAAAATCGTCGATGTACTCTTGTTGTTTGTCGTCATTCCTATAATACTTATAAGTCCCACTTTTTGGGTCTACCGGTGAATTGTTTTGATGTGGGAACTCTGGGTTTGACGTATTTTCAATGTCTAGGTATTTTTTCAATTTCTTTTCCACAGCCTTCATTGCTGCAGTATTTTCTTTTCCAGAATCTTTGTGGACCTTACCGGTAAGTGTTATACCTGGTGTTTTACCTGTTTTACCACCACCTTTCTGTCCCATCCTCATTTGTTCTTTAACTAGAGTATCCACTATTCTGTCTTGCATGTTTTGTTTTGTGTTACCCTCGTTTGATATTTCTTCCGATATAATTTCTTTTGTTACTTTATGTAACATATTTTCTAGTAGTTGTAATTCTTCTTTTTTCATATTTTTGTTTTTAACTTTCGTATGGTGGTTTATTAGACCCCTTTATAGTAAATACTTTTCCGATTGGTAAATTCATTGGTGCTACCCCTACTATCCCAGCTTTAGGGTCAGTTACTGGTGATTTATAAAGACCTCGTCTTATTAATTCCTCACCTAACTCATCTTTTGTATAAACTTTAGTCCTTTCACGTCCCTTTTCTTTCATTTTATCGACAAAACTAGAACCTTTTAATTCTTTTAATACCATTTTCTTTATAGTATTGGTTTTGATGGATGTTTTTTTAGCGACTTCTTCTATAGCTTTCTTTACATTTTCATACTCAAAGAACTCCAAAGCGTTTATATCACCCTGATTACAGTATGGGAATTTTTTACATTTATCCTTAACTTTAACATACTTAGCTCCTTCTCCACCATATTTTGGGAATTTAGGATTGAGGGCATTCCAGTTACCACCTTTTTGACCGTCTTTAGCCCACACTTGTGGTCCAGAGTATTGTCCAGAAGATGAACTAGTGGTTGCTTCATCTACCTCTAATGGTGTTATCTCTTCACCCATGTAATCTTTTACCTCCACATTTTTATGCCCTACTGTCTTTCCTCCTGGTCCTCCCCATTTTGGGAAGTTCTTGTCGGATACAGCTTTCCAATTTTTTTTATCTTTAGCCCACACTTGTGGTCCAGAGTATTGTCCAGAAGATGAAGCTGTAGTGGCCTCATCCATTTCTTCTTCTTGTATTTCGTCTTCATCGGATTCTTTTTGTATCTTATCCATTTCTGACTTTACTGTACCATAAGCACTACCACTACTTTTTAAAGCATTACTAACCCCTAATTTTACCTCTGTGTCATATGTACGAGATATGTTAGGCATACTTGGTAAGTTTGATTCTGTTATTGTTCCCATATTAACTAACTCTTTTAATTTGTGTGTCCCACATACTTCTTCTCATCCACAACGTTTTATATAATTCAACAATCACCTTACTACATAACTCAACTATTCTTTTTTCGTTTCTTTTATCTTTAATCTCTTTCCTTACAGTATTAATAACCATATTCTGTAATTGAGTATTATTCAAAAAACTACGCATTTCTTTCCTAGCTATCCTTTCAATTTTTAATTCGTCTGTCTTGGTAAGTGCCATTCTATATTCTTTTATCTATTAACTTTTAATACCCCAACCACCAATTCTTGGTTTCTTACCGATTTGTTGGTAGGTTCCTTTTCTAACCATCATTATTTCTATAGCTGTTAACGAGTCGGTTAAATCCATATATTTTTCTTTTGTTACCACATCAGAAACATTACCTTCATTATCTTTAATAACTTTAACTTCACCAACACTTTCATTAGATTTTAAATTCTGCATCAATATACTGGTGAACTCTAATAAATCGCCTAGAGTCTGTTCTAAAGAGTTAACTCTTTCTTGTAGTGTTTCTATTTCTTGTGAAGTACTATTATCTGATTCTGGCATAAGTGGATACTTTAGTATATAAATACATTAATTAATCGGTATTTACTGAATTTTATCTAGAACTATTGCACTTGTTACAATAGTCGCCGCTCCAAGGAAAAAATGTATAACAGGTTTGTTATACCATTTAGGTCTTAACTCTTTGGTTAAGTTAACATAAAGATTAATCCTATCGTTTAAAAGTACCTCATTTTCATTAAGATAAAGAACGTGTAAACTGTCCTGTTGGTGTAGTGTTTTATAATTTAACACCTGTTCATCTAAAATAGATATTTTTAATTTTTGTATACTGTCGTTATATTCGTACACTTGGAATAGGGAGTCCATTTGTTGTACCTCTTCTGCTGTAAACGTCTGTGTTTGAGTAAAGGCCCATATTGGGGTAAGGAACATTAAAATTATAATTAACTTTTTCATGTCTATTATTTTTTAAGTCTACCCCTTAATGCTTTTGCTGAGTTGGTTGGGGTTTTCTTTTTAATTGTTATAGGTTTAGAGTTGTTAACCTTTTTAAGTTTCTTATTAGTTTTAGATATTTTATTTTTAGTAACTTCTTTTTCTTTTTTTACAGCATTAATCTTTTTCTGTACTTTCTTAGTTTTCTTTTCGTTACTTTTTATATCTTTCTTAAGTTTTTTAACTTTCTTACTTGTGTTAGCATTCATAAACCATACAAGTCCCACGAAGAACCCAATAGCCCCTATTATCCATTTCCAAGATTTTTTAATAAATTCCATATTTTCTATTTTATTGTTCTAATGATGGTTCCGGGGTATCACTTTCTCCTTCCGCACCTTCTTCTGTTACTTTTCTTCCAGCCAAAATAGCTGCCCACTTTGCGTTGAATTGGTTGTAGTACTCTTTTAGTTTTCCAAGTATCTCCATCATATCATCGTCTATCTTAATCATTTTGGCGTTTATGTATACTCCGTTACTCTCACCTATAGTATAAAAATACTCTAAAGAGAACCTATCTAAAGTTCCTGACCAAGATATATCATTTTTATATATGTTAAGGGAACCATAAGTTGTTAAATCCGATACCTGTTCTACAAACTCATCCATAGTTTCCTGGTATGTACTCTTTTCCTCATCAGTTAAAGTTAAATCACCTTCTGTAAGACCGTGAACTATAATCATGCCGTTAGACACTCTATACTCTCTAACTTTCTCTTCTCTCTCTACTTGTTTATCTACAGTAACATCCACATCTTGTTCTTTATATTCTGGATTACTCTGTTCGGTTAATTTACTTAAACCTATCCAATGTTTTATATCATCGAACTGTTGGTCTCTGAATTTAGAGCCAACTGATTGTTGGTTCATAAAACTTCTTGGGTCGTATCTTTGTCTACTCATATTTCTATTTTTTCAAAATCAAACGAAGGGTTAAGGTCTGTAAAATATTCACTATAATTACTTTTAGACGTTATTCCTTCAAAATTATTAACACCTCTTAGTTTAACATTATGTCCTGTTAACTCATATGGGATAGAAAATCTAACTGTTAAGTTTACTAATAATTTTCTTAATGCCTCATACTGTTCTTCAGTATAAGGGTCCCATAACACATGGTTTCTCCATCTTTTTTCAAAAGGTTCTCTATGATAAATATCCCCAACCCAGTTCATATACCTTTTTCTTTTTCTATCTTCAGTTAACCACCCAATATTTTCCAAACAAATAACAATATTTCTCTTATCTAAAGAAGTATTACCCATATAACCACTTCTATAAGCTGGGTCAAAATTTTCTATTATTTCACCATTTTTTTTAACAAAATAAGATGGTATCTTATTATATTTACCACCCATACGGGTCAATAAACCTCTATAGTAATTTTCGAAATACCTGGTACTGTGACATAATACTATCTGTTTTTTAATGTCTTTTTCCTTAACGATTTTGAACTCTACTTTGGATTTACTGTCTATCCTTGGTATATCTAAGTATTTTGGTTGTTTCTTCGTTCGATTTTTCATCTGTTATGGTTTCCTCCGAGTTATCATCTAATTCTTTTACAATTAGGGTCTGTGTGGTGTCTGTGAGTCTTTCTGGTTCCCCAGTATACTCTTCTTCATTTTTAAACTTACTACACTCTTCCAAATCTGTAAAGTACTCTTCCCCCCTCATTTCTTGGTGTTCTTTTCCGTAGTGTAAACCATCATTACCGTTTTGTCCTATTATATTCATTCTTTCCTCACCCTCTTCTTGTAGTGGGTTGTCTTTACCGGTCATATCTTTATAATAAGGATTTAATTCTCCTGTTTGTGGGTCATGTGTTGGTATTGTGTAGGGTTTATTGAACCCCATCCCTTCTGGTGCTGACATTTCAGCTTCGTATGCTCTTAGTAATGATTCACCTTCTTCATCGAAGCAGTCATCATCAACACATTCTTCCTCCATTACAATCTTTTCTAATTCTTTATTTCTTCTTTTGAAGTACTCTTCTGTTTCGTCTTCTTCGGGTTTTTTTATTTGAGCGAATGCCATATTAGAAGCTACAACTAATGCTATAGCCAATGGGTCAAACACAAATATAATAAGTAATAAAAACCAGTTAACTACTTGACCCATTGGGTAACCGGTTGTTTCAGCTAGATACTTAAGTGGTCCCAATTCACTTTCAGCTTCATTGGATATCTCTTTATCTAGTAGTACCATATCAGTTCTATTAATTGAGTCCATTACCGCTTCTATCTTAAGGTTAATACCATCCCTATCCTCTATTGTAGTTTTTAATTCCGATTGTAACGCTCTTCTTGCTGAGCTGGATGTTGAGGTAATTACTGTTTCGGAATTTTTATCGTACCATGACACTTGCTGTGGGTTAGATAATGACATTCTTAAATCTGAAATTGATTTATTTATTTGGGTTTTCTCAATAGTTAAATCTTTTTTTGTTTCTTGGAACCTGATTTGTTTCTGGTTAATGATTAAAAGTGATTTATCCAATAACTCTGATTGGGTGGCGGTTGATTGGTATGCCCCAGATAAGAACCCGTATATCCCACCTGATGTTATAACCATCAAAACAAAACAGGCTACCATAAGATAAGCTTTTAATATTTTACCTATTGTGTCCCAGTACTGATACAACAAAGACGCTACAACTAACTTAGCGAACTCTAAAGAACCAGCCATTATGATTACTTGTGTTGCTGCTCCAGCAAATAATTTACTTAACCCAAATACCGAATAAAAGGCAGCGGACCCTGAAACCGCTAAAGCGGATAAAGCTACCAATAAGGGGAAAAGTCTTTTTTTCATCACGTTTATTTATTAACTATAAATAGTTATTAATCCATATAATCAAGAAGAGTTTCACTTTCGTTTCTTAATTTCCTTAACGCTTTCTCTTTTATTTGTCTTACCCTTTCTTTAGTAAGACTAAAATCTAAACCAATATCCGATAATGTTTTAGGTACACCCATTAAACCAAAATAATCCACAACTATTATTTTCTCTCTTTCATCCAAAACATTTAGTATACGTTTTAACTCTGACTTTAGACTTTCTTTGGTTTGGAATACATCTTCTGGGTTATCCGCTTCTTTGTTTTCTATTAAATCTAATATAGTGTCACCATCTTCATTTATAGGTCTATCATATTTAAAAGTTGTGGGTAAACTTTGTAATTTAGCGTCCAACTCCTTCCCTTCCTGTTTAAGTACTTTTTTAGCCTTTTGTAAGTCTTGTACAACATTAGCTGGTAACCTAATTGTTCTAGAATGTTCATTTAAACATTGTAATATAGATTGTTTTACCCACCATACAGCGTATGATATAAACCTATACCCCCTAGACCAATCAAAATTCTTTATAGCCTTTAACAAACCAAAATTCCCTTCAGCTATTAAATCAGCTAAAGGTATTCCCTGGTTTTGATATTCTTTTGCTACGGTAATAACGAATCTTAAGTTCCCTATTATGATTTCGTTCTCAACAGCAGCTTTTTCTAGGTCTGTAGGGTCGTTTTGTATAATTTTAGATATTTCTTTTTCTCTAGCTGGTGTCATCACTTTTAACTTACGTAAGTCTTTTAGGTATTCAGCTATCTCTTCTTGGTTGATGTGGTAGTTACTTTTTGCCATAATTTTTTAAAAATTTTAATTCTACTTTAGTTAGTGATTCTTTTCCGTTTTCCAGTATTTTATCAAGTATAGTGTCTAAATCATATTTAATAATTTCATGAGGTTCTTGTGGGTCCCAATTTTCTTTATCTATGAAGTTTTCTTCCCAATTACCAAATTCTTTAAACAACTTTGAGATTTCTCCTTTGAATAGGTCGTCTATCTTTGGGACTCTATTTGTACCTTCTGGTTTCGGGTTTTCATATTTAAAAAAGGGGTCAGTGTTTTTATCTAGTTTAAATATGTGTTCTTCTAAGTCATCATCTAAACGATACCCCATATTTCTAGGTGTTGGTATTAAGAAAAAAGCTGTAACCTCTTTACCGAAACTTATCTCTATATACGTTGTTATCTCAACTAAGGTTTCATAAGATTGGAAGTGAGCGATTAATGACCTCTCCCCATATATGAATTTTAGGTACTTACTCTCCATAACAGGTTTCATTATTTCTGAAACCTCTTTTGTTATATGTGCTAATGTTTCCCATTCTCCGTATAGAAACAACATATACTTTTTTCTTCTTCCTTTTTTCATTTATTTTTTATATTTAAATTTAATACAAAAGTACTAATATTTATTTAATGTACAAATATTGTACCATTAATAATTTTTACAAATATACAGAAATTTTGTCATATATGAAAAAAAATATACTAGTAACTGAGGAACAATTAGATAGACTTTTAGATAAAAGACTAAAAGAAGATAAACCTGTCGACGATATACCAGGATTCGAAGGAACCATGGAAAAATTAGATGGGTTATATAACTCCACTAATAGAAGATTTAGAGTTTCTATCTATTACGATATTAATGTACCTGATTCTGGTGATTTAGAAGTTGACCGTGAAATAGCCACAAAAATAGCAGATTCTGATAGAAAGCGAATGAGGAATATGGAAACTTACGTTGGTGGTGCGGCTTGGCGTCCTTCTGGTGGTTTTCCACCTCAAGAAGAATTAGACCGTCTATAGTAGGCCCCTATCAAAGGGATAGGAAATTTTCTAAAGTTTTCATGTTTACAGTATTCAATATCTTATTGTATCTAGCTACCATATAAGGACCACTCCTTAATTCACCAAATAGTTCGGTAACATCTAAACCATACTCTTTATCGTGTCCCTTCCTATCTTCTACGTACTCAAACTTTAATTTGTTACCACTAGACTGATTAATCATTTGGATTATTTTATTATTAGTGAATCTTTGTCTACTACCTATATTAAATTCTCTCCATTTGGTTGGTCCCAGGGTTAAAGTGAAGATTATAGAACAGTTATCTTCTACATGTATCCATTCTCTGATTTGTTCCCCGTCACCATATACTGACATTTTGTCATCTGTCCCCACAAGACTTAAAGCCTTTGGTATGAACTTCTCTTTGTGTTGTCCTGTCCCAAAATTATTACAACTCCTTAATATAAGTGTGGGTGTGTAGTATGTTTTAGCACAAGATTCCACTAACATTTCTGCTGCTGATTTACTAGCGGAGTAATAAGAACTAGGTAATCTATTATCGGTTTCTTTACTAGTTCTCTTAGGTCTTTTCCACGATATGTCACCGTAAACCTCGTCCGTTGAGATTTGTACGAATTTTTTTAGTTTTTTATTTTCTCTACAGATTTCCAACAAATTAAAAACCCCTTCCGTATTACTCCTTATAAACGGTCTCCCATCTTTTATAGAATTATCCACATGTGTTTCTGCTGCAAAATTTATTAAGTAATCAAACTCACCTAAATCTTCAGAGGTAACATCACAAATATCTTTTTCTAGTACATCAAACGAATTACTTAAGTAGTTAGGTATATCACCATGACCTTCAAGAGTACTAGTCCCTTTTTTATATCTTAGACCTAACTTTGTTTCTTCAAAACCATTATCTAATAATCTATTCTTATCCGCAGCGTAAGTGTTTTTATCAATTAATAAAAAATCTGCCATATCTGGTAAATTTTCTACACAAGTTTTAAGAAATTGTGCCCCTATAAAACCAAATGCCCCTGTAATTACTATTCTCATTTTTTTACTTTTTTTTAAAGACAACTGAAATACCTTTCTCCTCTATCACAAAGGATAGTCAACGCTGTCGTTTTTTTATTATTCTTTAACCAGTTTTTTGCTGCTAGTACATTTGCTCCTGCACTCACCCCAACAAACAAACCTTTTTTTGCTAATTCTCTTGCTTTATTTTTTGCCTCTTCTGTTGAAACAGTAACGATTTCATCCACAAAATCAAGGTCAACTAAAAATTTACTACCGTCCCCTATTCCTTGTATCCCATGAAGACCTGATTCCCCACCACTCATTACTGGTGATTCCTCGGGTTCTATAGCTACTATCTTAATAGTTGGCCACATCTCTTTTAAGAATTTACCCGTCCCCATTATAGTTCCACCTGTTCCTGTTCCCAAAATAAGTACATCTGGTTCTGGACCACCTTCGTTCTCATCTTTATATTGATTATATATTTCTGGACCAGTTGTTATGTAATGTGCTTGTACGTTTAAAGGGTTATGGAATTGGTTACAGTTAAACCAGTTGTTTTTTATTGCTAGTTTGTCCCTTAACTCTATCGCTCCATCAAAATCACCCTCACCAACCTCAATTAATTCAGCACCATAAAACTCAAACATCTGTTTTCTTTCTTCAGACATATTGCACGGCATTACAATTTTTATTTTATACCCCCTTTCTGCAGCTAACATAGCAAAAGCAATCCCAGAATTACCAGAAGTCCCTTCAATTAATGTATCACCTTTACTTATTAATTTTTTATTTTCCGCATCATCAATAATGAATTTTGCCATCCTGTCTTTTACGGAACCAGAAGGGTTCATAAATTCAGCTTTACCCCATATTTTACACCCTTCTTCATCTAAACACAATAATGGGGTGTTACCAACATAATTTGATAGTTTATGCATAACTTAATATTTTACTAAGATTGTTTTCTTTTTTAATTGTTAGTACTTTGTCTGACCACTCTTTAACTAAATCATTATGTGTGATTACCAAAATCACTTCAAAATAATCCCTTATTTTTACAAAAAATTTACCTATTAATTCTAAATTTTCGTTACTTACCTTACCATAAACCTCATCAAAACACACAACATTAGGTTTAGGTAATGAGCATACTCTAGCTAATACAGCTCTTAGGGCTAGTGATGCCACTGTTCTCTCGTAACCACTACCTGACCTCATTAATTTTTCTAACCCACTACTATTATCCACCATCCAAAACTCAACTTCATTTTTTTCATTCATTTTCAGTTCTAACGTAAATTCTGCACTATCAGACAACAACACCCCTAATTCGTTATTAATAAATGGCACCATACTCTTTAATATAGTTTTAGATATTCCGTTTTTTCCATAAACACTAAGGTAAGCTTTAAAAATCTTATCTACTTTTTCTTCTTCCTCAATCTTCTTTATTCTACCCTCATTTATTTTTATATCTTTTTTAAGATTACTAATATCATTTTCCACTCCTTTAATTTTTAATAGTGACCCTTGTTTTTCCGATTCTAGTGTTTCGATACGAGTTTTTGCTTTAACTAATTTAAGTTCTATGTCTCTATTCTGTTCTAACCTTTCCTTATTCTTATTCCAATTACTTAATATGATTTTTTTGTCTAATAAAGTTTTGTTTAATTTTTCAAACTCTAACTCTAACATAACATTTTTTAGTTTATCCCTATCATATTTTTCAAATTGTTTTTTAGATACTTCAATTTTATCAACTTCTGTGGTTTTATTAGATATTTTCTTATCGATATCTTTTATATTTTTTTCACACACAACTAAATTAGTTTGTGTTTCATCATTAAACTTTACTTGACTAAGTTTTAACCCACATAAACCACAAGTTTCACCACCTTCTATTCGTTTTTGTGATTTTTTGTACTCTTCTAGTTTTCCTTGCTGAACTCCCATTTCGTACTTTAGACCTTCTAGTGTTTTATTAACTTTCTCGTGTTCTTCTTTATTGTAGAATATCTTAGGTTCTATTACTTTAAATTCCTCAAACTCTTTCTTTTTAGTACTAACCTTATCACTAAAAGTAGTTATAATCCCCTCTAACTCTATGGGGTCTAATTTGGTTAAACTTTCGTCAATATCGGTATGTTTCCTTTTTAACAAACCATCTTTATATGTTTGTCCTTTTTTTAACCTTTTATTTATATCTAATAAACTTTCATTTATTTCTTTAATCTCTTTATCGCTTTCTTTAATTGATTCGTTAAACCCTTCTATTTGGTGTGTTAGTTCTAACTTATTATATAGGTTGGATGTTAGACTTTTAGCCCACTCAGAATATATTTGTTTACATGTATCTTCTTTTTTCTTGAGTGAGTCAAGACCTATGTAACGTGTTAGTACTTGCCCTCTAGCTGTAGGTTTAGCCTCTATTAGTGATTCTAGGTTAGTCCCTGTCGCTAATATGGTCATTAGAAAATCATCCACAGTACCAATAGAATCTTTTATAAAGGTTTCTGTTTCTCTTCTTTGTTCTCCTTCTAAGTTTTGTAGTGTATTGTCCGATAGTTTTTTACTAAAATTTAAAGTAGTACTAACCGACCAATCCCCCTTCTTTGTTTTTTTCCTAACAATTGCTCTTTCGATAATATAATCATCCCCGTCAATTTGTACCTGTCCTCTAACTAGTACCCTATTTTTATCTGTGTACCTATTAAATATTTCTATTGCTTTAGCTGACTTGGTTGTTGTATTAAAAAATAAGAATAGTAGTAGGTCTACCGATACCGTTGTTTTACCTCCAAAGTTAGATGGTATGGAATCTATTACGGTAATACCTTTAGAGTTTTCAAAATCAAGTTTATTGCCTTCACCAAATGATAAGAAATTATCAAACTCAATCCATTTAATAATCCATTTTTTATGTTGTGGTGTGGTAGTTAAACCTATCTTTTCATTAACCTTATTATGTAATCTTTTAAAGTCTTCCCAACCGACATCAACCTTATGTTCTTTTAAATGTTCTTTAACCAAAGTAGTCTGGAAGGCCTCGTCTAGTATATTTTCACTAGCGTCTATGTTTTTAACAACACCACCAACGTTTAAACTTTTAGTTATTACGTTAACTCTGGTTGTTTTATATTTTTTTTTAAAATATGTCTTTATCCTAGCAAGTTTTTCCTGTGTGAAATTTTCTGGAGTATCTTCCCAAGTAACCTTAATATATGGTTTAATCTCTTTATTCATCTTTTTTAGGTTTATTTTCTTCAAACCATTCAATAATAGCGTTTAGTGACCACACACCACCACTAGCTAACATCCCATCAAAAAACACATTACTATATGGGATGACGACTAATGTTTCTGTTGGTGAGAAGAAAACCAAAGAGAAAAAGAACCCTACCCATGTAGAAGTACACATCATACACCCTAACAAATCCCCAAAGAATTTTGAGTGTCTGGTTATCCAATTTCTTATATTGTCGAATATACTCCCAAAAACCAAAATCTGAGACATCCCGTAAGCTGCTAAAATCCAAATAATTAATTCCATATTTTTTTATTGTTTAATCACCGTAAATATCATCTAAACGTGATGACTTTAAGTGTTTTGTCTTATTATTACTAAATCTTTGGAAGTGGTTTAACACACTTTCATATTCTTTTATTTTCTTATTTAATTCCATTATTTCGGAATCTTTCTGGGCTAAATCCTGATTACTTTTGGTTATTGAGTTTTCGGTTATGGACATAGACGTTTCAGCGTGGTTAAAAGCATCTTTTAATTTTAGATTTTCTTTTTCTAAATCATTAATCCTTTGTAAGTGCCCTTCCATCTCTTTTTCATTAGTAACCAGTTTTTCTATTTCTATTATCCTATCAACTGGTACTTCCACTATTTTTTCTACAATTTTTTCTACAGGGACCTCAATAATCTTTTCAACTATTTTCTCAACTTCTTTTTCTACTTCCTTTTCTACAATACCTGGTTTTACTGGGGTAATCCCATATTTTTCTATAGCGAACCCACCTTTAAGACACCCTAATAATAAAGAATCTATTTCTACCACATTATTTAATTCACAAAACTCTATTACCTCCTCTCTTAGACCTGTTGGTATGTTATTTATTAGTAAGTCTTTCTCTTTCTTTTTCAATGTCTTCTATGTCTTTAATTTTAAAATTTAAATATGGTCTATGGTTCTCTACATCCTCAAATTTATACTCGTTTTTATTAATACTATAAACCCCGAAACCGTGGTTTTTTAGACTTTCACCAAAATTTTGTTGTATTAGTGAACCAACCATATATAATTTACCTGTCGGTATTTCCACGATTTGTCTTTTATGTATATCACCAGCTAACACAACATCACACCCCGTAAAATGTTCTGGTGATGTTCCTTCATCAAACATATACCCCATATCGGTAGATAAACCTTCTATCGTGCCGTGGTATAAACCTATATTATGTAGGTCTTTCTCTTTTGTGATTTCTGGACGTTCGTTATCTTCTTTTAAGGAGTACACACACCAGTTTACATTATCATCCAAATAAACCCCCTTGTCTGTAAAATAAACAATATTATCGTTATTTATATTTTCAATGATTGGTGTTAGGGTATCTAACCTATCTAAATTATTTTCTAAAAAATCGTGATTACCTATTAACACTATTGTCTTTGCTATCTTGGCACACTCTTTAAGTACCCAACTTACAATATCTATTAATTCAGGTGTAACGTGATTTTTAGAATGTACTAAATCACCAGTAAAAACTATCCTATCTGGTTTTAACTCTGACCACCTATCAAAACATTCACTTAGAATGTCCCTATAAAGGTCATGGTCTTTATATAATTTGATGTGTAAATCAGAAAAATGAACTATCTTATCTATCATTTCTTTAGTTGTTTTTTGTAACTTCTATAATTTCTTTAATTTCCTTCTCAAAATTATAACATTTAAAAACGTGATAGTCATCATTTTCTTCATTAAGCCACACAATATAAGAATCACCCAACTCTAGGTTAGTATTTTTTGTAATAAGGTACTTGTAAAGAGATAATTGTAGGGAGTACGTGTTTAGTTCACATATGTCTAAATGGGAAATAGGTTTCTTAAATCTTTGCCACTTATTTTTTTTCTTTATTTCTTTATTTGTCTTCCAATCCCATATCTCCAACTTACCTGATTTTTCATTAAAAAACAATTGGTCAACCATTCCAGCTATACCCAATTCTAGGTCCCCAACCACTAATTCAGCACGTACAGGTATAAGCTTACCGTAGGAGTCTTTGTAAAATTTATCAAATAAACCTTTCAGTTTCTCCACTTTTACTCTACAATCCTCAACTAACTCATCTTTTTTTAATATGGATTTAATCCTTTCTTCTGGGAAATCAAAAATCTTATTAAAAAGATAACTTTCCACAAACGCATGGAGAGCCGACCCTTTTTCACAAGCAAAATCTTTCTTAAGGTCCCATTCTGCTTTTATCTCATCAACAGTAATTCCTCTTTCTTTAGCTTTTCTATTTGCCCAATATTCCACATCAAATGGCTGCTTAAATTTCCCTATCAATGAAGTAGCGGAAGTTAACTTTTCTTTCCCAATATAGTATGTGTGTTCTTTTTCGTAGAATTTTATATTATTGAACACAGATAATTCTTTTATTATATGCATAACATCTATTTATATGTAGAAATATAACACTATTAAATGAAACGACAAGTTATTCTTAAAGAGAGTCAGTATAATACTATTAAAAGGCGTTTAATAGAAAGTTCCAAAAGGGGCAAGGCTGGCGTAGCGGAAAATCATTTCTTAATTAACCTACAAAACCGTTTAAAAGACATTAACTCTGAAGGTATTGCTCCTGTCATTATGAATGGTGGGAAACCTGTGGGGGGTGAGTTGGGTTGGGAGGATACTTTATCTTGGTATCAAGAAAACCCTTCTTGGGCAAAGTCACACAACAAACAACTAGATAGACTACTAGAATTACTCCCAAATAAACCTAACATCCGAAGTCTAGTAAAGGGTAATTCTAAATACCCTTTAAATGTTTTAGCTAGAGAATTGTTAACCAATAAAAAAGGTAGTGGAACTAATATAGCAAAATGGAACCCCGCTGATGTCTGGATAGAGTATGATGATTTTAATTTTGAAGACATTAGTTTTATGGATGATATAGAGTCTTTAAATACCTATTTGGATGAAGCTTTAATTGAGGGTAAATGGGTGTTGGGTCTGTCTTTGAAGAAGGGTCAGGGGTTCTATGAGTTTGTTAATACCTCTAATAGAGCTAGGAAACCTAAAAAGGGTAGTGATGAATACGATTCAGCAAAGACCTATTTGGATAAAAAGTATGAGGATAAGTACGGCGAGGATTTGGTCTCTGAAGTATTGGAGGATGGGTACGTTATTACTCGTGTGGACGTTGGTGGAGCAAATAAAAAGACAATACAGATATGGTATTTAATTTTAATTGTAAGGACTGAACAAAATGGTGACGCTTCTTATAGTATAGTGCCTTCTAGAGTGGACATTAGGAGTTTTACTACGGACCCAGGGGGTAAGATATATGTTGAAGCTGGTGGAGGAAAAGGTCATATGAGTGGAAAAGCAAGGATTGAGGTTATAATCCAAGAAGCCATGTCTAATAAGAATATAGATAATGTAAGAGAGGACATCAAATACCTTTATAACCTGGTTAACGAATTATCTACCGTAGACGTAAACAATGAAGGGGACATCGAAAAACTATTAGGTGACTACAACGACACTTTGGATGATTTAATAAAAATTAGTAATACGATTAAAAAACCATTTTTAAAAGGTATTTTTAATTCTGAAATAAAAAAATTAAGTCCTATAAGGGGTGGTGATATCTACATGGACCAACGGGTACCTTCTGTTAGAGCTAGAGGTCCATGGGGTCGTATCAGTTCTAGACTTCAAAGTATGTTGTTTTTAGATGATATGTTTGAAGTTACTGGTGAGGAGGTTAGAAAACATCAAAATTCTTTGTTGAAGACTGTGGTTCAATACGCTAGGGGTCAATCGGATTGGTCCGCTCCCCATATGGTTATAAAATAATTAACTCACTTTCTTTTATTAACATATCTTCAGTTATATTACCTTTAATATCACAAACATCTTTATTTTTAGGTAACCTTATAAGTTTAATCCTATCCTTTAATTTCCCACCATCTAATTTCCTATATAGCTCAACACTATCTTTCCAAGCGTCAGAATCTAAACATATGTATATATCCTTAGTACTTTTATCGTATAGTTTAGACCACAGGTTATCTGTTATATTTTTACCCAATAAAGGGATAGCGTTATCTAAAAAAAACATATCAAAAACACCCTCAACCAAATAAATGTCTTTACCCCACTCTATAAGGTGTTCATTAAATATTATTTTTTCTTTTGCTGCTTTAGGGTTTTTATATTTAAGTTTGTGATTAACAAAACTCCTAGCGACAAAATAATTAACATTACCTTCATCGTCATAAGATGGTACTATTATTCTATGACTATGTTTACCTTTTCTGGTGAACCCTATACTAAACTTGTCGATGATTTTTTTGGTGATGGCTCTTTTTCTTAAGTAACTTATAGCCTCTTTGTATGGTATACTGTGTTTTGAACAATCTTCAAAAGATTCGTATTCTGTAGGTAGGGTTACTGGTTTTTCAAACTGACTCTCTGTTTCATATTCGTCCGTAACTAGTAAGTCATACTGATTTAGGTGTCTTCTAGCACCAAATTTCCTAACTAATTTACGAATCCTTCCTTTAGTACCATCTGTCTCACCACATGACCAACAATGGTACACACCTTTACTGGTATTTACCTCTAAATTACCTTTAAAATCCCTATCTAATCCTTTGTCTTGAGAACAAACGGGACAACTAAATCCGTATTGATAATTACGGGATACCTTATCTGGTTCCCCCAACATATCAACTAATATTTCGTATATAAGTGAATCGTCTGACATATAGAAAATGTAACTATAGTTAGTTAGACTGTCAAACTACCAAAGTTTATTTTTTAACATGAAACCTCTAACACAAGTATATGCGTCGGTCATATCAAAATTTTCCTTTTTTAATGTGTTGTTTCTAGTGTATTGCCATACAATGTGAGGTTCTTTCTCTGCGACTTTTTCCCATACTATCATTTTCTTATCGCAACCTTTAGGGTATCCCCCAAATAATACTTTTTTACCATTTTTATTTTCTTTAAACAAAGAAGAGAAAGCACATTTTCTGGATTCGTAGGTTGAGATGAATTCTGGTACTATCCCTAAAACATCATAAACCACTTTACAAATCATAGAGTTATACCTTAAAAGTGTCCCCACAGTGTAAACATTATTAGATGTCAAAAGTGGTTCTTCTATTATAACTTTATATATTCCAAAATCTTTAACCTGTTCTAATTTTTCTTTAAAAGCGTCAGCTTTTTTGAGTAGGTGTTCTATTTTATTTTCTGGTTGTGGTTTAATTACTGGAGAAAAATGGCTCAATTCCAGTAGTCTTTGTTCGAAATTATCGAACAAGGCCCAACCTATGGTTTTAGTTGATATATCTAAACCCAGTACTTTTAGTGATGAATCTTTTTTAGTCATTAAAATCTAAACTTCAAATTAAAGTATGCCGGTTCATTCTTAAACTTTTGAATTGGTCTATCTGGTTTTGCTATGGCTATTAACTCACCATCGGTATCATATAGACCTATCTCAGTAACAAATGCCGGCTTATTAACACTGCTTAAATCATAACTCCCATCTGGATTTATAGTTATGGCCCCACTTAAGTCAGCTGCACTTGGGTTGTGAGTATTGAAGAATTCGTTCGCTTCAGCTCTACACTCAACATCTAAAACCCATTGCTTTTCAAAACTAAAATATGAACATTCTGCTACAGAAGTAAAGTAAATCTGTGTAAAACCACTAGAATAACCAGTATAACTGACGTTACCATAAAGGTTTGTAGCAGCTGAATATTGGAAGTTACTGTTCAATGTAGGGTGTGTTATAACACAAAACCCTTTATCCAAATAACATATACCCACTGGTTCATCTTGTGGTTGTATAGTATTACCAATAGGGTTAGCTGATGCTTTTTTATCACCAGAATTTAGACTAGAGAAATTTTGTAATTGACCACCATCCGCATACCCTATAGGTTGTGAAGCTGTCGTCCAACTATCTGACCATGAACTAACATTAGGGTCGGTAGGAGCCTTTATGGTATCTGAAAATAGGAAAGCTATGTTAGTGGATGGTGAACCTACTGTTGCTGTACCCCCTGCTGATGTGTGACCAAAAACTTCCGCGTATACACTAGGGTCAGAAGAAACATTTACACCATCAAAGTAACTAGTGTAACAATCTACACTACTAGTCACCCCATCTGTCGGTATAGTTAATTTTATTGTTCTACCATCTATTAGTTCACCATATTGATTTTTTGGTATTTCTACCACGATTGCTTCATCAACATTAAATCCGGACAAAGCTGTATTTCCCCATTCAGTTGACCAGTTTGTTTGTTGGAAATTGGCTAGTGGTAAATTAAAAGAGGAGTATAGGTGTGAAAATGGTCTGAAGTTACTAGCACTACGTTGTATCTTAGTAAATCTTAGGTTACTTCCATTAATAATATTGTACCCATCCAAATTAGGATTGGGTGTAGAATAAGGGGTTATCTCACTGTAAACCTGTTTATCAAATATTGTTTTGTAATTCATTTTTTTTAATTTTTAATAATTTTAATTAGTACCCTCCACCCATATTCATACCTCCTGAACCACTACCACCACCAACTGGTCTTACAATACCACCACCAGTAGGTGACGGTGTTGTTGGTTGTATAGTAGGTCTTATGTTAGCAGTAGGGGTAACAGCTACTACGACTATCTCTCCATTATTTGAAACACCTAACGTGTCTCTAGATGGGTAGAAAAACCTATAGTAATATCTTGGGTCATTTAAAGCCTTATTACTATTAATATACGAAATTGCGTTAGAACTTGAAGCCCAAGTCTTACCTTTTAAATCTGTCCTACCTATTACGGAATCCACAGAAATGTATTTAGCTGGTTCATATGTGGATATTGTTTCCCCAGCTGTTTTATCGTATACCGCAGTTCTATGTGCCAATTTTTCCGTATCCGGAATTGGACTTACACCAAAATAAGGTATCTTGGATATCTGAGACCCGTGGTTATCTGGGAATTCTGTTATAAGTGTTCTAATTACGTCTTGTATCATGATAATGTTACTTTTCTAAAGATGCTACCACCAGCATCATTTTTGTTATTTAATGGACTTACCGAATAATCAGTACCCGCTAAATCTTTATAGTTTTCACCATAGAATTTAACGTCGGTATTACCGAACAATCTCCATCTTGCTGCTTTGGTATTTGTGGAATAATCCCAAGCAACACTTTCTTTCATAGCATTTTTATCAAAAATGAAAGTCACACTTATTTTTGCTGGTGCGACATCTGGGAAGTCTGTGGAGTATGCCAATAAATTCATTTTAAAGTTTATGTTGTAGTTGTTAACACCACCACTTAATGATATGGAATTACTAACATCCGAATCACTATTTAAAGCGGTAAAGAAAGAGTCCATATAATCGTAATGTCTAGTTAACATAGTATAAGGTTCCGTAGAACTATCTACGAAGTTTGGTATTAGAGTCTTATCGTACCCTGATGTTGGTGTACCTACTCTATATTCTGCCGTTCCCGCAGCAAAGGACAAGAATGTTTCTAAAGCTGAGGAGGATTGTGTTAATGTGGTACCTTCAAAATTTGATTGTGGTGTAGCTTTAAATGTATTCTTTTTAACACTAACATTTAATTGTTTAACTGGGTTTAAAGGGTAGTAATAACCAAATTTATTATCAGTAGCAATTCTTGCTGCTGGTACAATATTATTAAATTCACCTAAAGTCCCAGCGTTATTATCGTTTTCCACATACACACCTTGGTAGAATCCACCTTTTTGGTTTGAAAACCCGTACTTGGTGTACGTCGTATCTTGTGGGTTTAACCCATCACCTACAACGTAACCATATTCCTGTAATCCAAAAGCGATAGCAAAAGGACCTGCTCCTGCAAAGGCTCTACCATTTGTATCGTAAGAAGATGAAGTTGTTAAAGAGTATGGTGAACGAATTGTGGTTTTAGTTTGTACACCAATTGTTGCTCCTTTATAAAAATCAGCTCTACCTTGTGAACCATTTTGTTCTATTAGTGCCGCTCCTGTTAATTTTTTAAATATATTTAAATCGTATGGTGTCTCTGGTACTAGTTTTACATTGGTACTTTCGTACTGCCCCCCTCTCTGTAAAACAATACCATCGTAAATGTCTAAGTAGAAATCCCTACCCAGGTCAGCTAATTTATAATATAAACTAGCCATATCTCTACCTATACTAAAACCTTCACTATCAGTGGTTTTTGTAAACCAGTTTTCGTAAGTCTTAGCTGAGAAACCACTCCAAGTTTGGTACTTTGCTTGTGCGTGGGAGAATGCTTTATACAAGACCATTAAGTCATGCATATAGATTTCTACATTAGCAGCTTTACTGTATGTCTTAGTTCCTTGATTATCTAGGAACATAAAAGCCATATTACTTTGTTTTTGGGCTTTATTTAAAGCTGAGCCCATCCCTGTAATATATTCTAGTTTATATTTTATCTCAAAACCATTATTAACACCAAATATACAATCATTATGTGCTCCTGTAACATCTGGAACATACCCTGAAGGTAATGGATTAGTGCTGTTTTTATAATCAGTATCTGAATCACCTAATGTAAACTTTGTTATTTTGTCACCTAGACCTCCTTGCAATAAGAATTCCCTACCATACTCTGTAGTGTGTAAGTCTAAATAAACTGTCGTTGCGCTTGTAATAAAACCCATATTCGTTTTCTTATTTATATAATTATTTTGTTAGCCAATTATATTTCATTAAATTGGCATTAACTTCCTTTTATACTTAACTTCCACCCATATTCGTTGTCCCCACTTACCCTTATTCTAGTTTTTTTGGTGAAAAGTTGTTGATTATTGTAGTTAACAACACAGTATAAGCAATATTCCTGTACTTCTTTTTGCCAATAATGTTCATTATCTATCTTTTTTCTTAAGTCATTTAAATAAAATCTATTATTTAATGTTTTTGTTCCGTTCGCTATAATCCATTCTATATCATAATCCCTACACGGTACTGTTATTTCTTGTTGTAATTTTCTATCATAAATTAATGATTCTCTCATAAACCAATAATAAGATAAAGAGTCCTTAACATTATTTCTAGGAATTATAGCGTTTAGTTCTATATCGTAATCCAACCTTTCTACCCTATCGGTACTTGACAGATATGCTACTGCTTGCATTACCACTACCACATCTAAACTCATACAGTCTTCGTATCCTAACACCCATCCTGGTGCTTGTAAAGGGTCTATGAGTGGTGATGTCGCGAAAGGTTGTACCGGTACTCTTAGTGGTCCGGCCATTGGTGTGGATAATCTTAAAGCTGTACTATATGTACTACCGTCACATAACCTAATTATCTCTGGGTCTGGGTCACATGGTGGGTCCGGACATGGTGAAGTAGTTTGGGTGGTGGTTATGGTTACTATTGGTGCACAAGTACTTCCCCTAAATACAGCGGGTAAACAATAACATATGGTACACGCTGTTGATTTGAACATACTTGTCCTCCCGGTACTAGTAGAAGCCATCGCTAAGTTAAATAAATTAGAATTAGCTGCACCAGTGAATGTATCTACTATAAATGGTGTGTTACCAGTTATCCATTGGTGTCCGGTAAACGGTGGTGTGGAACTACTGTCAAAACCTAGTGTATAATTTGACCCAGTCATAGCTGAAACTACTGGAGTACAATTGACCCCATTGGTAGAAAAAGATTTTGTTAAATCAGCTATAAACCCTAAATTCCTAAGTCCCTTTAAATTTCCTGGACCTTCTAAATCAGTGTTATAATATGGGTTACTAATAGTTAAAGCGTCATAGTCCACACATAAATTTGGTGCGTCTGTGTTGGGTGCTGATACTGTCCCCCCAATGCCACCATTTCCTGCTTCTAATGCACCAAATAAGTGTAGGTTGAAACTGGAGTATTGATTTACCCCCGTCCCTCCGGTACAAGATATAGGAAATATAAGACCCATAAAATTACCGTTTTTAATCCCACCATATGATTTAGTGTTTTTGTAGAAGTCTAAAGCTCCTTCACCTTCATTATAACTAGATATGTCACCTGGAAGCCAAGTTGTTCCTCTTGAGGTCCAATTACTTGATGAATCCCCCGCAAAATATCTCCAATCTTGATAGTAATCACCACCATATCCTGCTTGTGTGGTTAACCCATCCCAGTCACTAGCTACCCCTGTAGGTACAGATGCTGGTATAAGAGGTTGGGGGGAGGTATAACTCTCTGAACTACCCATAAAGAATATACAAAACACATCACTATCTGGGTTATACGATTCTAGTATTCCCGTACCGTCACCTGGGGACCAGTTAGCTCCATCTGGCCAAAAATCACTAGCTATAGCATCATCTCTACCAGGTGGTGGACTATTTTTGACTCCAGCTAATAACCCAAATGCTGGGAAAGCTGACCATCTCAAGTATCTCCCATGCCCACCATAAGTGGAAGGTATTGTATTTGGTTCGTCGGCTGTATCCATAACAAAGTGATACATTTTACCTTTATATGATGAGTCTGTTGATTGTACTAACCCAAACCATTGAGTAACAGCTGAATAAAAGTTTGCTTGTGCAGCTAACATTGGTGGTGGTGTTTTCGGTAATGCTAGTTCTCCTGGTAAAGGTGTGGAAAGTTGGATTGATTGGTCATAAAAAACATACACATTAGTCTCACTACTCATACCAGTCAGTGAAGTCATACCAGTATAAAACGTACAATGGTCTGTTGTAAAATATCTTTGTCCCCTAACATCTGGCATACCAAAGAAACAAGGCATTGTGTTAGATGGGGTGGTTTGACCACTATTAGCTGTATTTGCTCCTTGAGCCCAAGGAGATACTAATGGTATACAAGCTCCAGTACCACCTTCTGAGAGTGTCTCTAAAGTTTCGTAGTTAAAGTCGTTGTCCGACATATAAAAATGACCGTCACCATTAGCTTGACCGGAAGGGTTTGAAAGCGAACCACCAAGTAGGTCTGATAACCCCTTACCGTTCAATTCTACAATCTTTTGTTTACCCCTGTCGGTTAAAAAAAGTTCTAACTGATATTCTCCATTAAATTCAAGAAACCCCATATTTTAAAAGTCAACTTTGATAACATATTGCTGTGAACCGATTCTTGTTTGTGGACTTTTAAGTTTTCCTATAGCTAATAAATCTTTGTTATTATCAAATAACCCTACTTCCGTAACTCTAACTTTACTTGTTGAGTTCCAAGTTGGATTTAGTGATGTAACAAATTGACTGGAATTTAATGTAACATGATATCTCATTTCATATATCGTAGCCATTATATCAGAATTTAAGTTGCCGAAGAAAAAGTAATTGTCACCAAACTGTAGTAGATTTGGTTCTTGGCTATTGTTTAATGGAATGTTTATATAATCATGTAAATTATAATATGTAGCTGCACTAGTATTCCATTCCCCTAGTATGTAGCTACCTGTACCTGTAACTAAATTTTTAGCTTCAATAGGAAGACCTACTGTGTGTGTCCCACCTATTTGGTTTGTAACATCAACTTCAAACCATTGTCCTGGAGATGGTCTATCCCCTAAGGCTGTTATCTGGTATAACACTTTTAAAGTATGAGCTTGCCACCCTGTACCCGACATAGATGTGGTACAAGCGGTCATAGTGATTGGTCTTAGGTACGGAAATTCAGCACCAAACGACACCGAAATATCTCTATTACCCATAGTGGTATCTAAACCTCTCATAATGTTATAGTAATTACAATGTAACCCAGTAGTCATACCGGATAAATTTTGTAATTGGTATGTAAGGTAAAGTTGTTTTTGTGATGCTATCATTGGTGGGTCAGTTATCACACCACCTAAGGTACCACCAACACAACTAATACCTGGTTCTATAAGTTCTACTTTTGGCATTGGTAATGTCCAATTCCTCCTAGACTTCATATCTAGGGATGCACATATTTCTTCATCATCAAAAGTTATTATTTTAAGGTCTGGCCAAACTTTACCTACCCTATTAGGTTTTGAACTCTGCCCTGTTAAATCCCTTACCGGGTTGTTATCCCATAAATGGTAATATCTCAACCCTGGGTCATTCATATCCGGATTAGGGTTAGATTGCATGTATTGCACACCTACCTCATTAAACACATTAAATCCTGGTGGGTCTACCCAAAAACATTGACCTATTTCACACTGGTCACCTAAACCAGTACTAGGGTCATATGGTACAGAAGCATTTACAGCTGCACTAGCAGTTATTTTCTTGTGCCACATTAACCAAGGTATACAAATTTTAAAATTCTTAGCCTCACCATACCCATTTAACTGAGTCCCAGCTACTTCCATAGCAAGTTTTTCACCATAGAAATTAGATATAGTTTGGTTGGTGTAGTGTAGTATCGCTATACATTTTTGGTCCTCCGGTAATACCGCTCTAACTTTACTAAAAGAATCTCTAACGAATGTTCCAGAAATAATAGATGGGTAATAATCGTCTGGTTGTTGTGTTGTATCAAATTGTCCCGAATTACTGTTATACCCTAGGTATTCCTTGGTACCACAGTAACCACTTGAACCATAGGTATCTACACTACCATATGTACTTGTATCTACACCAGCTAACGTTTCAGTCCAGTTTATATTCATATTCCACATTGGAACATCAGCAACAGAAATATCACAATTATTCTCAAATGATAATGAACCTGGTGACCAATACGGTACTGGTGTTGTAGCACCGTAATAATTATTCATTGGTCCTGAAGGCATTATTAACGCGTTAACACAGTGTGTTGATGTTGTAGATGCTGAGTAGGGATGTACACCACTTCCTCCAGCAGCTGCTGCCCAATTTGGTAGGTAGTCACCAACTGGAAGATACACTTCGGTACCAGTTAAATTACCACCACTAGAAAACTCAGTAGCTGTATTAGCTGATGTCGCTCCCGACATAAATTGATACCACAGGTAAGGGTTGGCTTGGGTTATATCGAAGGGTAACATACTATCCCAACATCCTGTATTTGCTGAAAATAACCCGTCATATTGTATTAGTATAAAATCACCCGGTTGTGGGTAATATGTGTTGGATGTACCGCAATTGGTCACACCACTTAATAAAGTAATGTATGTCCCACCTGTCATAGCAGATACAGGGAAACACCAATTAGACGATTGGACATAAGTAGAATTGGTGAACGCACTGTATTCACTACCTTCTGTTTCTGTAGCAGAACTAAAAAAACCTCTAGTTTTTGCTCTATTATATACCGTTGTTTCTGTATGTGCTGGCGTAAGTAAACCATATGTCGACCCACTTTGTTGTGCCGTAATAGGTATAGGATATTTTACGTTTGCTTTATTTCTTTCATTCGCAGAATTAGAAATATTCTGTGCGTTATATTCTGGTCTTAGTATATTAATCCCCGAGGATTCAGGTAAACTATTGGTGTAACAGTCATAACACATCTCACTATCCCCTAATTGGAATAACGAAAAGTTAAGCTGTCCTTGTGATAATTTTTTCCTACCTGCGTCGGTTAACCGAACGGCTAACAAGCCTGAAGTGCTTTTTATTAGGTAACTCATTCTTAATCTATTTTATGATAAATATTATTCATATCTGTTATTTTAGTATCCACCTGAACTAATTCCACCCATTCTACCAAATCCTATCCCTGATGGGGTAATATTTCTATCGGTTTTTGCATTATAAAATGTACTTGCATCCATCCTAAAGGAAATGGTGGCACTAGCATTACTGGTAACTATTGTTTTATTATTTATTAGTGGGTAGTACGCGTTTTGACATACCTTATAAGTGTAACTTCCTGGACCTGGGACTATAGCAGGTAAACTTATAGGTTTAGAGTATTCAACCCCTTTAGGTATTTTTTGTGTTTGTGTGCTTACCGTTTGTCCACTTGAGTTGTATACGTATAACACATACTCACTATCTATTCTTTTATAATTTTCTACCCTTATATCTATTTTTGGTTCTTTTTCAGTCGCTAAACCTTCTAAAGTAAAATAAGTCATATAAAAAAGACTAAAGGTATCTCCAGAAGTAAGTCCCCCCGGATAATTAACACCATTTAATTGTATGGTTGTATTATTAACTAAACTATAATCTCCAGTGTCGGACAAAATAGAACCATTAAACACAACACCAACACTACCATAAGAATCGTAATCTAAATTTACAAAGTAATAGTGACCATTATGGAATATAGTGTCTGTGGTTGCACTAGTTACATTATTAGGTACGGTTAAATTCTGTATATGGTAACTTCTACTACTACTAAAGGGAGCGTAAGTCATATTAACAGTGTCCCCACTTTCTACCGTATATGGAGCAAAAGTTACTGTGTTTTGTGTGGTAGTATAATCACCATTATTAAATGAAGTATCATATGTTGTTGTAGGTGTTAATGTCATCCCATTTACCGCTACTTGTGTTGAACCTATATTCCTATAGTCCAGTACAACCGTATAGGCTGACCCGTAAACTAAACAATTACCGTCGTTAGTGAATCCAAATGAATTTTCATTCGATGTACCTGCTGACCCACAATATTGTATGTCAAATTTTTGTTGGTATAATTTACAATCATTATTTTCAGGATAAGAAAACCCTACATCCTCAATTACTGGTTTTCCTGGATTTCTAACTACAGCAAAATAATAATCCGTTTCTTCATTATAAAACCCATATTGGGTGTGTTGGTTTGGGTTGGTATCTAGGGTGTCTAACCAAGTATTACTTTCCCCACTCATTGAGGTGATGGTACAAGGTTTATTACAAATTTTTTCTAATTTATCCCTATATAGGTAACTAGGTTTAATCATGTATTCCCAAAAATCAAATGAGTCTAGTTGACCCAATAAAAGATTGTCTGACGCTTTTACAACATAACCAGTAGAACCGGTCATCACGACAAAATTATCAAAAATCTTTGTCATATATGAATGTTGTAAAAACTTATTCTCTTCTGGTAGGTAAGCAAAAATATCTATTTTAGGTATACCATTCCTATTAACTAACTCGTCATTATTATTAGTCCACTCACAATAAAGTGTAAATGCACTAACCTTTGAAACGTTATATATGTATTGGTCACTACGTGGTATTATACTTTCCATTTTAACTATTACTTATTTTTGTCCCACCGGTTATCATAAACCCTACATTATCTTTTATTTGTTGTATATCAATAAGTACGTTCGGCCTTACCCACGGTATGTTAGTAAAACCAGGTAACCCACCACCATATTGTTTGTAGTAATCATTTTCCACAAATGTGGTAAATGAAACATTTGTTGTAGCTGAATTTACCGTAGACGTATCTATTATTTGGTTTGTCCTACTTAAACCCTCCAAATCTTTTTCGGTTATGAACGTATTTTTAGTATAGGAAGAATTATCTACAATCATATTACTTTGTGACCCAGACAAATAGAAATCGTACCACGTGTTATCTGGTCCCATATTCATACCCCAAATACCAACTCTTTGGTTTCCTAAGAATTTTAGTAATTCTGTCCCTTTGGCGTAACTTGGAGCGTTATTAGATGTACCTGTCCAACTAGTAGGGTTTAATAAATTGAATTGGATATCGTATGCTGTTTGGTAACTAGGGTCACCACTTAATAAACCACAAGTAGCCCCACTTTGTATGTTATTAGTATCACCTAATGTATCTGTCATTCTTATTTTAAACTTCTCCCCATATTGACCATATCTTTCAGCCCTAAGTCTAATACATCCATGGTCACGTAATGAATAGTACCTATTAACGTTACCGGTTACCGCGGTAACACCACCATTTATTGGTGTATTTTCATATTTTTGACTTAGTAATACGTCGTTGAATAGTTGGTTATTGTCACTAAAGCTAGTAACAGAACCATACTCGTGTCTGTCCCTTACATTATAGTAAACAACAGCACCTCCTGGAAATACTTGTTCGGTAGAACTTAATGTTGTATCAGCTGATAAACTATTTAAACCAAAAGTTAAATCATATGTTACCCCTTTTACCCCATAGTACCCAGCATCGTCAGTAAATTGAGCTAAAACTATACCCATAGGGTTTAGGGGTGTTCTTGCGAATGGTATGTCGGATATTGTAGTTTCAAATACGTAATTATTGTACCCACAAGGTGTCACTAACATACTACTATTTGAATATCCGGCTGTTGCTCCCTCAGTACCTTTTTTCATAATTCCTGAATTTGCTGTAGCTCCTTTATATTGTAGATAATCTTTTGCTCTAGTACACCCACTAGTCCAGGTATCACCCATAGTAACACCTGAGATGGTAAAGTAGTTTTCGTTATCAATAGTAGCTGGCATCCAATCTTGTGTGGTGTATTGGTATTGCGATGTTGGGTTCCCTGCTGTTCTTTGGTTTTGTCTAGGGTCTAGAGTGAACCAAGCACAGTCTGATGGTTGAGTCTCGTCGACCACATATATTTTATTATTAAAAGTATTAAGAAAGAAACAACCTTTATCTTCTATAGATAATGTGACACCAGATAACGAATATAGTGGTGTGTTAGGTACTATAGCTGTATTTGGTATTCCCCCTTCTAAAACCGATACGTGATGTGCTCCTCTGTACCAATTCTTACTCCTATCCGTCGTCCTTAAACTAGTATCACCAGTATAGAACCACATTTGTGGGTTTGACGTATCTAATATAGCACCGTTATTTTGTAAACCAGTTAAGTGTTTTTTTCCTCGTATCTCTATTATCCCTGGTCTATAGTGTGTTACTGGAAACCAGTTTTTAAGGTTAGCTTCCAAACCAAAACTTATACCTACAGGGTTAGTCCCCGCACTATAACTGGAATCATAAAATGTTGTTTCACCTGTAACCCCACAATATAATGTATTATCCACATAAAAAGTAGGGTTATTATCGTCCACACCCACCACGGAATAAATAGCGTTATCTATATTATTAAAAGTGTGTATTTCTTCCCCAGCTATACCGTCAAAAATCTCATCCAAGTCACCATCTTTATACAAAAGATATTTGTAGATACCCGAACTTTCTGGTTTAGTAAAAGAATTAACAGTAATATTGCACTTTGTGTTTGCTGTTAATAAACAGTCTTGTGATGATAGTGTTGCACCTATACTTAAATCTGTGGTTCCTGAAATAACAACAATCACACTACCGGATAGTGAATTATTATCCACACACAGACCAGTATAACTCCCAGCGGTTAAATTACCTAAACTGTTACCTGTATAAGTGGTCCCTGCTGCGTTATTAGCCCAAGTTATTGTGTATGGTGGGGTACCCCCAGATACCACTATACCAGTTATACTACCATTGGACTTATCGTTTGGTGTATTATTGTAACTATAATTGGTAAAGAAGGGGTTACCGTATGTTTGGTACCAAAACCTTCCCCCGAATGAAGATGGGTTTGGACTATTTTCTATTGACCTCGACATTTCTCTATCTTAATTTTTTTCTATCCCCTATTATAGGCGTGTTATTGGGTGTATTTAAATTATACGATGTACTACTAATTTTAGCTCTTTTGCCATCTATAATAATACCTTCCGAACTTAAGTATACCCTCTTATCACAATCTTGTGAAGGTTGGGCTACGGTAACTGTTTTATTAAAATCACCTTTTAATCTTTGTTGTACATTAACTGTATAATCATCTCTTTCTGTGAAGTCATTTTCCGATGGATTTATAACAATAAAGTGGTCAAACATGGATTGTTTAAACATTTTACTTCTAAATGTGGTCTTTATAACATAAGAATTATCTACACTAGGGAACACACTCCTTTCTGTTGTTTGTGCCCTATTTTGGTACGGTAAATTCCATCTTAGTTTTAACCCTTCCCACTCTATGGACTTATCAGTGTTTATATAGTAATCAGTTATTTTTGGTGTGTTCTTTTTATATTCATTAGATAAGGTATATGACCATAAATTTGTAGCTCTACCTGGTTGTTTTTCTAATACCATAGGACCATTATACCCCTTACTTGGTATATCTAAGAAAGTCTGATTATTGAAGTTTCTAGGTGTTATAGAAATAAACCCATTAGGGTTAACATAATCTGATTTTACTTCAGAAGTGTTTATGTACAATTTACCCACTGTAGCTAGGTCTTTTTGTTCACCACTAGGTAGGTTGATGATGTTAGGTTTATTTTTTTCGTCTTTTTTCCATGTAAATTCTTTATTGATTGTAGGTAAATCGTAAGGTCTTCTAGTAATCCTAACCCACGGAGAAGAACTATCTTCGGCGTTTGTTGGTTCTTTTCTACCTAAATTAACTTTAAATGCACATGTTTTTGTTGACCCAGTATCTTTTGGATTAGATGACCAATACGCTTCATATTTTAATCTTATTACGTCAGTATCACCACTTAATAAAATAGGTCCAGTATCTAAATTAACATCAAAAGATTTATGTAGTATTTCAGATGTAGAACCAGAACAACTCATAGTGTTAATATCCTTATCGGTTTCTATTAAATCATAAGTTAAGTAGTCATCCGCCCTTGAACGTACCAACTCACTTGTAGTTAGAGTGTATTCTGTTAACGTAGTTTCGGACTGTCCACTTTGATTGGTTAAATAAATTCTAAAATAGAAATCATTAATACCACCCGTGTTATACCCAGTAGCTGGATTACTTCTCCAGTATGGTTTGATGTTGGTATATTTGTCAGCTATAGTACCCTCAAGATTATTAACTAATGTTTTAGGGTCTATCTCAATTGTTGGTGATTGTAGAACTCTCCCACCTTTTAATATTATTGCTGAATTTATTAGTTCTTTGTATTCGTAATTGTTCGATGGGTACGAATAGTCTAATTCTTCTTTTTTATAGAATCTATTAACATAGTCACACCAAGAATTATCTTCATATATTACATCTAAAACCGCTTTAAATTGTATTCTATATTTCCCATCCCTAGTAGGTGCGTACACAATACCACCTTCTTGTGTGTTTATTTCTGTCGGTCCACCATTACAACCCAAAGACTCTGGTAATATAGCAGCTCTAATTTTACTATCGTCTATCCCTATTAAATGTGAATCTAATGGTGATTTATTACTTAAAGGTATTAATGTGGTCCCTGTAAATGCACTATAATTAAAATACAAATCAAACATTTGTGTGGTTTCAGTCCCAGATAAACTATAATCCGTATAACCAGTATAGGATTGGGTAAACCCAGATTTATCCGCTGTAAATTGTGGCCAACTAGACCAAGTGGTCCCAACAATTTCTGTTGCTGGGTCATTAATTGGTACATAGTAAGCGTGTCCCTGTTCTTCTAGAGAATAAAAAGAATCTGGTCTAATTGTAATACCACTAAAACTACCATCAGGTGCTGTATGGATAGTACTATTACTAAACCATGGGTTACCCACACTTCTTTGTGCCCATTGTAAAACTGACTCCCACTTAATTGGGTATTCTTTAGATTGCATGAATAGGTTATACGACTCTATTCCAGCTATTTGTTGTTCTTTTAATGATTTTTCAAAATCCTCTCTTTGGTTAACACTTGGGAAGTTTATAAATTGAGCGTTGTCTTCGTTTTGTATTTCTTTCCTCCAACCTACTTGGTATTCCGTATTGTCATTATGGGTAAACGTTTGGAATTCTGCCCCACCAAAATGAGTTCTAATGTCAGGGTTATTATATTTTAAATCTTTTAAACCGCTATTAAGACTCTTACTATTCATTATAATATAAGGTTCTGACCTAAAAATCTCATAAGCGTTATCAGGGTATAAAGGCATTTTATCCTCTAAAAAAGCACCATAGTCAAATTCAAATGTCCCACCTTCACTTAGAGCTACACCTAAAGGTTCTGAAGGTTCAAAAACTTGTGGAAGATAAGACTGTAAAGTTCTGGATATTGCAGGTTCACCACCTCCTTGTGGACATGGTTTAGTTGGTACTAACCCATCTAACTCTCCTTGTGTCGTAACCATGGCATCGAAGTTATCGTGAACAACAAAAACCAAATTACCATAATTGGTTTGTACCGTATCCCTTCTACAATAACTCTGGAACTGTGTGGACCAGCATTCAGAATAACCAAGACCCACAAGTGGGTTTAAATCATACCCAGCTCCGTTTTGACCGAGTGGGTTATTAATGTTAGGTGGTTCAGATACCGAACTATTACCGTCCCATAGAACACCACTAGTGTATGGACCACCTACAGCTAACCCCTGATACATATGTGAAATCGAGGCACCTTCCGATGAAGTTAGGTTACCGTCATTACAATGGAATATTTCATAAGCCGCACCTTGCATATAACCACCCATACCATGCCACCCACTATACCAATGAGATGTAGTCATGTGGTCTCCAGCCATTCCAATTTGGGATGGTGGTGAGGATATATCATTAGACAGACCAAATAACCCGTAAAGACCCTCCATCATTGGTGCTGTCTGGTATAGGTCAGTAGATGAATCACAAACACCTAATCTTATAGGTATTTTATTACCTAACACCACATTAGTCGCTCCTCCACTAGCGTGGGTTTGCCAGAATGACGCTGTAAGAAAATTCCTTACACTCATCTCTTTAATTGCTGAATCATCCACTAACATCCATAGTTGATTACTTATGTGTGTAGGGTGGGTAAACATTAAATTATTACTAAATAAATCTGCAGCTGTTTGTCCATATGCTGTAGCAGGTGATTGTGACCCTAGTAACCATAATTCTATAATTGTGTTTTCATCAGTTTTTAGTTTTCCAGCAATTTCTGCTACTATTCCTGGTGGTCCAAAGGCTGCTGTTTCGTATGAATACGAACTAGTTTTAAACTGCAACATATTAGTTAAACAACATAACGTAATTTTTGCACAAGCAGCTTCACCAACATTATACCCATGTATAGGGTACCTTTGGTCTTGTACCGATAAAGAAGTATTAGATGCTAGGGGTCCGAACCAAGGCATGTTAATAATTTCATCAGGAACTAATGATGGGTCAACCCTAGTAAACGCAACATCCACTAATCCGGTATTATCTGGGGTCGCTGCCCCTATTGTTGCGTCACATTCACAACTTCCTCCACCTCCATTTGTTGTGGTTTGTGTTACCGTATCAAAATCACAAGGATTAAATAGGGCTCTAGGAGCCACTTGTGAGATTATACCACTATGTCCTTTGTTAGGACCGGTTGGGGGTACGGGACCATCTTCACTTTCATAACCTCCTGCCCTTTGTTCTGTACACACAGCAATATCAAATTTGGTACATAATGTCATACAATTAGAGGCAAACTCTGCTGCGGCAACACTATCACAAAATCCTTGTCCGTCTGTTTGGTGTATTTCAAAACCATTTGGGTAGGCCAGACATGGAGCAGGACAAGCAGGACCTGGGGATGAAGCAATTGCGAAGGTTCCTGGTGAACTAGAGTATGGTGTTATGTTCCCCCATAAGGTAAATGGATGTCCTGCTCCTCCATGGGTACATGTATTAATAAATGAAATACTAGTATCTCCAGTCCAACAAGACACACAGTCACCAGGAGAAAAAGGGGTATGAGCTAGATTGTAATCACCTATACCAGTGGATACTTGATATTCCCATTGGGTTTGAGCTGGTAAACATTCACAAGGGTCCATTAGTTGAGCACAAGGATAATACTCCTGATAACAAGCTTTACCACCTAAATTAAATATACCATCCTTAAATATTTCTGGACTTGTTGTTGCTGATGTTGTACCGGTAACTGGTGGGTTTTCTGGTATAAATGTAGCGTCATTACAATCAGCACCTTTCCAAAGATTATTACCCCCATCAAAAGGTAATTGGTAATTAGTGGTACTACCTGAACATGGCATGTGTAACCAGTGGTTAGCTAACAATTGGGTTATTTCACTTGGATTATAGAGTATGTAGTTAACATTTGTCTGTAGTTGGTAACACCCATACCCCTCTACAGTAACTAAGGTATTAACCCCTTGTTGTTGTATATCTTGCCAATAACCCAAGTTCCACATAGCAATAAGATTTGCTGGTGTTTGTGTCACACTGAGTCCTATATTCCCCAATGGAGAAAAGTACCCACCTTGGACTGTATCACATGGGCACACCGTATTACCAGTAAGAATGTCTTCCATCCCACCACAACCAGCATGGAAAGTCTCACAACAAACACCACTGTACACTATCGAGGTTGCTGTCATTGCTCCTGAAAAAGATACAGTGTTTTGGTCGTATGAAAGGGTCATTCCACTAACAAATAAAGTGGTGTCATGTCCCCACATACTACCGTATTGGTTTGTTAGTAGATTTGGTCTATGTGTACCGTCAGTACAACTCCAAGTGGTAGCACTTTGTATAAAGGTATTTCCGGTAATTCCTGACCAACTGGTGGTCGCTGAATAAGCACTGGTACCACCAGTACAACCAGCAAACCCCCAATCCACACAATAATGAACCGTACCTTGTGTCATTCCTGTTCCTGGACAATTCCAACATGTCGAGAGTCCTCCCCCGTCTATTATTGACGGTGGTGGGAATAATGAACTTGGACCACTTATTAAATCATGACCACTCACAAAGTTATATGTTGGTGTATTACCAGTTGTTAGTGTGAAATGGTATACCGCCGTATACGCTGAAGTCATACCTGTTGTAGACCAATCAGTTTCAAAAAGTGACTGGTAACTATTGTAAGTGTGAGGGTCAGAACCATTATTAAAATTCCACAAATCTTCACCTGCTTCACTACAAGGACCTTGTATTAAAATAGCGTCTGGATTATTCAAATAAATGTCCGGTGTACCATCTCCATTAATATCTATAGTATTATCGGTTGTATTATCCACAACGTAATAGGTAAGCCCTGAATTAGGGTCTGCTGTATTACCTTGGATACCGGCTAACATACCTGTCATCGCACTAAACCAAAAGCTGGTTTGTGGTGGGTCAGTACACCCAGTACTAGTATAATACACATCACTAGTATAACTTTGACCATTTATTTCTATATTAGCAGTCCAGTTTGTATGACCTGTACTAGCAGAAAATGTATCTTCACAATTATAACAATGATTAGCTAATGTATCGTATAATGGTGGTCTTGCACAATCAATATAAGAACCTAAACATGGTACATCATCACATACAGGTTCGTGTTTATAAGGGAATTTATACCTATGAAAAATAGAATTTTCAAATCTTACACCACCTTGCCAAATAGTTGTAGCTGGTATGAATTGTTCCATTAATCTTATCCAGTAATCACCAATCTTACTAGTGTAGTCTATCATTTTTTGGTAGGTATATTTACTACTATCAACCCCACACGTTACCAAATAATTGTTTATATAATCGTCATAAACATTTTGTAAAGTAGGGTAACCCCCACCTTTCGCGTCATCTATAGTTAAACGATTCTTAACATTTATTAAAACCTTATAGAATTGTGACGCAAATTCAAAGAAACTCATTGTGGAAGCGTTTATCTTAATTTCGGTATTATCTACCCCACCTAAACTTGGATATGGTGGGGAAACTAACGCTTTAAGACCAAACGGACACCCATATTTCCTTGAGTGGTTCCAAACGTCCCACTCCAATCCTTGACCTACATTCATGAATAGTTCCACATTCTTAACATTCATAACTAATCTTTCATCGTCTGTAAAATATTTTGTGCCTCTATCTCTTAGACTGTAGTATCTTCTTTGGAATGTGTCGTTTTCTTCTACCCATGATTTTTTATTATCGACAGTTCTTGTTATGTCGAACCCATCCATCATAGATGGGAATCTTCTAAATCTATTTAAATAAGGTTCACCATAAGTAAAAGCGTTTAATTTAGTTTTAACTGTTGGGCTATTCCCAGTAAAAACAGATTTACTGAAATCAGTTACCCTTCTACCTCTATGTTCTAAAGTTTGTTCAAACCATCCTGCCCCAGCTTGGAACCAACTGTCGGTACCAACTTGTGGGACAATTGGGAATCCTTGGTCATTTACGGGGAAATCTCTTCTAGCATAAGGAATATCAGACACTAATGATTTCGTACCAAAAGTATAACCACTTATAGTTGTAGGTATGTAAGGTGCTGTGGTACTAGGTTGTGTAGCCGTAAACCCAGTTATTCTTACTGGTATTTCTTGCACATAGGTACCACCGGACATTTTCCCCCATGTGGTATTAAAATTCTTCATGTTAATACGTTGACCAGCAACATACACATGTTCGTTAAATTCTATTAGTGCTTCGGGAGCACCAATAAACCTTAACATAAATTCTATAGCTTTCCTTGTACCTTTTGATTTAAATAGATAGGCTGTATTTAGAATTAATCTTCTATACAAGTCCACATCTAACTCTGCTGGTGTTTTATTACTTACCTCACCACTATATAAAGACTCTTCTTTTTTCGCTTCTAAGCCAAAAACCGAATCTAAAAAACTATCTTCACTAATAGCTGATGGTGTTTTCCACCCAATAACTTGAGCTAGATTTTTTAATAAAGCGTCTGGTACATTATCTTGTTTACTATAACTAACATTATTCATGTAAGCTAAACCTTCTATATATTTTTTAACCTCATCAAAACTTCTACCATAAATCTGTAAAACTTTTTCTACCTTGTGTTCTGGGGTATCAAATTCTTTTAAGGCTGCAGTAGTTAGGAATCTAGAAATAAGGTTAGTTTTTTCTCTATCCAATGCGTCACCAATATCATATAACGAAGTCAAATAAGCCCCAAAAGTAGCTCCTGATATCATAATATTCCAATCGTCTTGCATAGGCCATGTTACTAACTCGGTAGCCCCAAAGACTTCACCATCTTCCGTTGTTTTCTTTATCTGGAATGTCGAGGTGTATTTTGGGACCGTACTCCTACTTAAAAGATACTGTTCTACATCAGACATAGAATTGAATATCTCTTCTATTCTAGTTTCTGATAGTTTTACTTGGTAATCCAATAAGGTTGTCCCTGTAATACTACTAGCCCCACTAAATGGGTTACCTTGGACTATAAAACTTAGTCTACTGTCTGTGGAAGCTGTCGGTGGTGCGTATGACAGTACTGGGTAATTGTTACCTTGTACAGATATGACATAATCAGTGAATTTTTTAGTTAAATTACGATATTCACTTGTTCTATTATCACTAGTAGGTAGATTACCTTTTGTCGTAAACTCAATATTAAATGGGTTATTTAATCTTGATGACCCAACACTAAAAGTAGCCTCATTCACATTAGGGTCGTAAGTATAACCACTACTAGTATTACCACTAAGTAAATTAAGACCCACTCTATTAACGTGTATCACAGCTGGGAAATTTCTTATGACATTAAGAACGGAAACCCTGAATTTTTCTTTTAGGGACCCGAATTGGGTAAAGTTAGTAATCTTGGACCTATCGTAATTTACAAATACTTCTAATCTATTAGAAACTAATTTTAATGATTCTTCTACCGATTCTATATTAAGACTACTTAACGTGATTGGTTCAGAAAAACTACCTAAATCGAAATCTCTATCATCTTTAGTGGGTACAGAATCAGTAACAGCGAAATTACCCAAAGTGAATTGGGGTGTTCCTGTCACATATTGATTACCTACTAGATAATCACTGAATGTCCCTGCTCCATTACCAGGTCTTAATTTGTTGTTCTCTCCGTTAGCCATATACTATACAATATTATTGAAAGCTTTACTAAAATCTATATTATCTCCCCTATCTTGACGTACTTCATACAATGAATTACCAAACTCATCTCTTTGTTCGAATAAATTATATTGTTTAAATATATTATTATCTTTATCGTATAAAGTGTATATTCCGTCAGTAATAGATTTTGTTTGATTACCATATAATGCTATAGCTAAACTATCTAAATCGTAATCAACCATTTCTATTTCCATACACACAGGATTAAATTGAGTGTTACTTAATATAACTTCTTGATTTGGGTGTCCTATATATGGTAATGCGTGAGGTTTATTTGTTGGTGCTGTGGTGGGTGTTAGTGTACAGAATAATAAATTACTTCCACCGTTTACGTATCTATACCTAATAGCTTTTTGGTTACTATTAGTCATGTTTTGTGTTATTGGTTCACAGAAAAAATTAGATGTAACTATTCTATATAAATTAGGTATTTTAGTACCGTCAGCATTTAAATATTCTATTCTAAAACCTACAAGACCATTATTAACAAATTTATTTCTATACTCTGGTGGCACATTATTAATATCAAATATAACACCCTTTACGTTAGGTAGTGAGGATAGTACACCACAATCCGCTAATGGTGTTCTTATTTCAGCTGGTTTAATATACAGAGTGTATATCCCTTTATCTTTAAATTGGGTTGCTGGTAATTGTAGATTGTATAACCCACCCAATAATTCTATATTAGGGTTACCACCCGTAGTGGTATTATGATAATATGGTGTTAAAATAGATGAAGCGTCCAATTTTCTTATAACTGGTACTTCGGTAGCGTCTCTCGATGAGGTGTATACCATTAATATATCAACGTCGTCTGGTGATACATCTGAAGGTCTTTTAATTCCGTATGTTCCTAATGCCATTTTGTACTTTTTGTTAATTCTTTGTTTATTTGGTAGAAACCATATCCATATATTTCTAATCCCCCGATAGTATCAATTTCACCTAACCTTTGGGAACTCTCAAATACTGACTGTTTGCCTCTGTTAATAAATAGTTCTGACTGAATTTCTACTTCCTGACAAACATTTATTAATACTTCCTCTTTTGTGATAGCCGACATACATAATTCAATTTCATGTCCATTGTATGGATTTAACCCCACAGGTACCTCCATTTCAGGGTAAATACAAGTCCCATCATCTACAAGAGCTAGATTATTATAGTTGGTTGCGAGTGGGTCTGTACACCCATATTGTGGGTAAACACAACAACTAGTATCGTTTATATTTGGTGGGGAACCGCAGCCCAATACTGTCGGTCCACCGTAATTTATCGCTAATGGGTCATTACATCCTTGCCCTACACCACCATATTCACAACAACCATCATCCACATCAGGTAAACCTACATTATCCCCATTACAATTAAACTTCCAATTTGAAGCTAAAGGGTCTGTACAACCATAAATCGGAAATTCACAACAACATTCTGGGGTTGGTACACCACATGGATTAGGGTTCGCAACATCATCACAAGGAAGATTAGCAGCTGGATTATAGTTGATGGCTGACGTATTCATACAACCAACTGTAGGGTCTGGACACCCAGTATCAAATGTAGCATATGGACAATAAAGAGGATGTCCTGGGTCCATACACCCTGGAAGTTCTATAACACAACTACCATCATCTATCGAATAACTACTTGGTGAAGCATTTGGTGGGTTATATAAGTTTCCATTACATGATATTAGTGGACCCGCAGGCATACCCGCTAATGCTGGATATATATTAGCGTAAGATACCGAAGCTGGGGTCGTATATGGGCCCACTTGAACAATACTTGTGTTTAGGTGGTCCCCAAATATAGGGGTGTTAGGTGGTGTTGCTAATGCACTTTCAAATTGACCTGAACCTACATTATATGTACATCCAGCGTCAAAGTAACAACAATCATTAGTACCACCGGCTGTATTACAAGGATTTATTGTAACCCAAGTTGCCGTTGCGTTTTGTGTCATTACAGTCAAATTTAAAGATAGAGAACCAGCAATAAAATTACCATTATCGTCCCATACCCCACGCATATAATTTGATGCCGCTGGGTCTAAACATGCTTGGATGGTGTACATACACCCACCAAAACCCTCTCCATTAATGTGGGCTGGTTTAGCACCATAATTTACTGTGTTTGCTGGTCCAGCGTTTCTTGGCCAGTTATCAACGTAATTTGAAGGATTGGTACCTAGATTATCCGCTACAACACCAGCACCTGCTGGGTTTGATGGTATGAATGAATCCATTGGGTCACCGTTGGAACTGTATTGGTTACCGTCGTCCAAACACCCATAAACATAAGGGGTACATGAGTGATGTCTCCAAGCATCTCCACCGTAGGTGGTGTCGTAGTTTCCATCTCCATAGTTTGGCCATAATGTTCCTGAATTTTTGTTTTGCCAATAATCACCAGCATCTACCTCATAATAAGTTCTTCCTCCCGTTGCTGGTGTGTAGGCAGCACCCCAATTGTCTGGATGCCCAGCACAAGTAATACCCATCGGTGCATTTGTAGTTGGGGCAGTAGTTGGGTCACAGGCACCGGAACCAACACCATTAGAACCAACAGTACCGGCATAAGGTCTAATAACATGACTAGGTGGGTCATTTGCAGATACACTAAAAGTACCGGTATACCAATCTTGAGGTACGTTACTATAATTACAATCACAGTAATATTGGTCCATACTAAATCCTTGCATTACTCTCTTGTTAAACTGCATATCTACAGTCAAAGCGTACCCATATCTATCTATTTGAGCTGAACAACAGTAATTAGGCCCACTACCTATTTTCTGTCTATATTGTGGTTGTGGTTCTGATGTTAAAGCTTTTTGTTTACGTAATTCCTGTCTTAAATAATCCTGAGGTGTAAAATTATCTGTTAATAGGTGTGACCAATGTCTATTATCGTTTTTATTTGCATTTAAAGAAAATCCTTGTCTTTTTAATGGGGGACTAATAAAACTACTTGCACATTCTTCCCAATGTCCAGACTGTGCAGAAGGTTCAATACCAACACTACTACTAACATCGTATCCTGTTCTCCAATAACACTGTGTTTGTCCGGCTTGGTTAACCCATTCCACTATCATCCCAGCATCATAATCAGTAGCACTTCCCACAGCAAGAGCTGATGGCGGTGGTGGTGATTGCCATACACCAAACCACCCTATAAATGCACCAGTGGAATTAGGACACGGACATGGTGATACTGGTGTGTAGTTACAACATATGTGGTCTAAATTTTTATAATCTAAACCGTAGGTATACCCACTAAACGTTGTACCACCAGAAGTGTCAATATATAATATATCATTAACGGTATAACCTGTAGCTATATCTGTTATATAATTAATTACACCACTACCATCAGCACCGTTTAAAGGTACTGTTGCCCCAACCACATACATATTAGGTCCCCAGTTTTGTAATATTGTTAAATGACTCTCACTTTCTCCAGTTATATAAAAAGGCATAGTCGTACCGAAATTAGCTTGTGCGTTACTAAAATGGTCCATCACATCAGGGTTACTATCCCCGCTAAAGATATAGTCTTGGAATATACTTTCACACCCAATAGGTGTTTCAAACCCTGGGGGTTTTAGTTCTATGGTACCAAACATATTACCAGCTGAAGGATAATTCATGGTATATGGTAGAGTTATATGTTTTGAAACGTATACTGTCCCCCATGGGTTTATTTGTTGTAATGTCATCGTATACCCAGTTAAATTAGGTAGGTATGTATGTGTAGATATTGGTGTTGCTATTGATAGGTCGTCTATGGTAGAACCGTCACCCCAATTCAATGTATAGTTTGAGAATTCTAAGAATTTTTTAAATTGGAAATCTGAGCTATTAAAGACCGTAACATTGTAACCGTTCCCAGTATAAACAAAGTTTGTTACAACATCTCTTTGTAATACCATACCATCAAAAGGTGTATATACCCCTATATCGTTAAAGTCTTCAGTTAAACAAAGTGTTACTGTTGCTCCTGACACACATGGTGGTGTTGGTCCCTCTCCTCTAACTGGAGCAGTATTTCTCCATGTTTTACACCAATAATCCTTTTCTACTGGAGCTTTCCAATAATCACAAAACCCGTTTTGAAAGAAGAAACAGTCCTCACATTTTTGACCTGAGGGGACATCTTTAGATGTGTACGGTTGGTAGGCCACAGGTAATTGTGGTGGAATAACATCAGTTCTTCCAGGGTAAAGTTTTCTTTTTATTTTTATATTAATCTTTTCCATTATGCTGTGGTCCATTGATAAAATTCAATGGGTGATGCTGGTGTTAACCCTACTCTGGTACCACCTAATTGAACCGTATAGGTAAAATTTGTTGTGTTTATAGGTACTTCATAAAAGAATGAACTAGCTGGTTGTGTTGTGGGTAATAATGGAGCTGGATTCTTATTGGTAAACTTGACCACTTCCCCCCTAATACCATTATAAAATTGAGCCGACATATAGAACTTTCTTATATCTAATAATTTGGTATCCTTCAACCAATGTATATAGTACCCCTCGTCTTTTGTTGTTAATATGAATTCTGGTATATTAACGTCTCTTCTGGTTTCAATAATTACTTTATTTGGGTTAAACGGGTCTAGTACAGGAGGGTCAGGTATACCATCATTGTTAAAATCTACCGTATCCATTATTTGTTTCTCGGACATTGTCGCGTTTAAAATCAATGACATGTATAAAGTTTGGTCACTCCTATTAGGTGAATCGTAAAAATCCATTTTAAAAAAACTTTTCTTAAAGGTTTTATCATTTTGGTACATTTGCATTCTTGTAAACCCTTGTGTTTCGTAAGCTGATTCGTTTGGTGGTCCGAGAAAAGTAAAATAACTACCCGGATTAGTGGGTACCCCTATGGATGGGTCTTGGAAGTAGAACTTATAATATACTGGTGGTGATGGGTCCGGTACCCCCAACGCTGGGTCCATGTTTTCTGATGGTCTATACCTTGTTACTTCATAATCTTTAGCCTTACCTATAACCTTATTTAATACATCATCTTCGTATGTTTTTATTAAATCTTCTCTCCCCGCGTCATCAAAATCTAAACTTAGGGGTAAGATTACTTTTTGTTCCTTTGAGTCCACTCTTATTTTATATCTATTGACAGTCATCTTGTGTAAATTCTTCTAGTGGGTTATCACCTGTTAAGGTTTTCATTTCATAAACTTCTTGCCCTACCTGTCTTTTTATATAAAACCTAACATCTGTTTTAGGGTAATGAGACCCATTCATATATGGGTAGTCCACACCTAACACACCATCTTCTAAAAACCCTATATCATATAGGTCCCTCCACTTCCATAAACCTTCTCTAGTAAAGTAGGTAGCATATCCAGGAATTGAGTCTTTATCTATGTGAGTATTAACATCTTTAGAGATGTTTTCTGGGTCACCTTCTTCAATATAAGAAGAGAAAACCCTTATAGGGACTTCGTAGTGTGGTGAATACGTGTAACCTCTTTTTTCACTATTATTAGTGTCATTTACACCATTATTTGCTAAGTCTATAAGAAAAGCATTTTGATTCCAATTGAACTTATGGTGTATCTTGGATATTTCTCTTTCTTTTAATTCAGAGATATTGTATTCTACGAATTCACCTCTTATCCTATCACCAATCACTAATGGGTCTCCACCGACAAAAGGTGTAGCTGCGTACGGGGTAGAAGGTACGTTTACATTATTAGGGTTAACACCGTCGTACCCAGTTCTAACTGTAGTATCTAAATAAGTGTCTGGAAAATTCCATGACCAACCATAATTGTGTGGATAATCAAAATACCCCTTTTTATTCCTTAAATTTACGGTAACGTATAGTTTAGTTAGTGGTCTTAATTGTACATCTCTAAGTTCGGAAACGTCAATATCCCTAGTAAACGAATATACATAAGCTGGATAAGAGTTTTTAACACTTAACCTACATTTTGACAATTCGTTAGGTACTACTTGTTCAATTTTTTGTTTTGTTTTAAATACACCATCTTCAAACCCACACCTATTAATAACACAATCATCAACCATAGTTAATATTTTATGCCATACCACATAATATTGTGACCGACTCTTTGGTTCTCCTGGTGTTATCATCCTTACAAATGTACCTAATGTATCGTTTGGTGGTGGTGTAGAACCAAATGCTTGAGAAACACTGACATTAAAGACGTTTAATTTTGACCTGTATGACGAGGAACCAATACTATAGACTGGTATCTGTGCAGGCATGTTGGTGGTAAAGGTGTATGCTCCGTGAAAGTTTATTTCAACAAACTCCCCTTCATTTAATCCGTGTGGTGCACCACAATGAAATCTAATTAATTCTTTACCGTTTACACTAACATTTTCCACCCTAAACGGTATACCGTCAGAAGCCAGAAAATTTAAAGTGGTATCACCAATTAAGTCACCGTCACTATCTATTTGGTAGGCCATTGGTTCGTCCGGAGCACACGAATCTGGGTAACTCACATGGATATTCCAATTAGTTTTATCGGCAGAATACTCATCCATATCATCCCTTACTAAAGAAAATTCTTTGAATTGTGGGAATCCTGGCCATGGTGTTTGTGGTGGGTCATTATAATATAATTCTTGGAATATCGATGTTTGTGAGGGGTCTGACGTACCAGAGTAAGTATTATTTAACAAACTGTAAAATTTACCATACACTCTATAAATGCTAGTAGACTGTCTCTCAATGTAAAACCTTTGCGATTGAGCTACATCTACCGTCCTATCCCCTTGGATTAATTCCCTATATTGTGTCTCTAGTGGAGCATTAACTATAATGTTTTCATCCTGTGAACCAACATATTTCTTACTCCCTACTTGTATTTTTAATTTATTACTATTCATCTGTAACCGGTAAATAACGTCTTCTTAGATTATCATAAGCACTTGCACCTCTTCTTAAACCAAAATAGTATTGGTGAAAATGACTTAGTCTATATTCATTTACCGATGTGTTAGCTGTGAAACCCATATATATGGGGTCAACACCTTGAACAGCAAAATTTCCTGGTTGGCTGAAATCTCCGAATATCTGGGTCACATTCCAATTATTATCCCAATCACCATAACCTCCTGTACCTGGAAGTTTCCATTGGTAGTACGGTATAGTTTGTGATTTAAGGTACCCTTCCGGTGGGCCTAGTAAACAATCCCTTAAACTTGGGTTATTTTGTATAAGATTAAATCGTGACCTTCTTTCGGTTACGTGATTACCAGCATTACCTATTAAGTCGAAACCATAAGGGACACCACTTGTTGTACCTATAGAGTAGAATGGGTTAGATGGGTTTTCTTGTGGGTTTTCAAATGGAGCGTTACCAAATTCACAATTTTGTGCTATTAATTGTGTAATATCACCATCCAATAATCTATTTTTTCTATTGTTACCTGAACCACCCCATATAGGTGAAGGGCCAAACCATCTATTTATATTAGTAAATTGTAATTGCCAAAAATCCAGTTTATTTAATTTCCAATTAAATGTATGTTCTATAATTTCAGAAAAGTCTTGGTGGCTACTCGTTCTTATTTCTTCTAATAAATAACATTCTGTGTCCCCAGTTAAACATTCTAGACAGTCATTTGTAGCACAAAAAGTTAAAGGACCTAGTTCCACAATTGTTGTTGGGAATAATATTCTACTTTCTACTATACCACCATTGGTTTTTTGGAACCCGTCGAAAGGTCCATCTAAAGCGGTAAGTAAACTGGTTGAGGATAACATCTCTGCTGGGGTAGAACGGTAGTAATATGTCCCTCCAGATACTGGTAAAGTAGGGTCTTTCCATATTAAAGAATCACAATATTCTTCGGTTGGGAGACCGTTACTCATATACCTATTATTTTTAAAATTAAAGTGGTATAAACTACCTCTTAACCATGTATTAGATAATGTTCCGTTTGGGACTCCTTGACATAACCCATCATAAATATTTCTTCTTACTCTCCACTCATTTATAGCAAAGAATAATCTAGTCAAATTAGTCATTAATGTTATCATCATTACAATCTTCCCAGCCATAATACCGTAATAAGCCGTTTGCCATCCAACAGCTGCGGTAAACGGAATAAAAGCTAACGCAGTACATACTACTAAGTAAGCAAACATTGTGTTAACTACACTAGAGGGACCATCACCACACATAAAACTATAACACCCTCTAGGTTTTAAAGATTCACCAAGTACACTATTACCATACTGATTCATCCATGAACTTTGGTCATTAAACCCCCACCCTTGGTCGACGTAAGGGTCGTTGTCTCTTAAAGAAACAACACCACTACAATCTGGTGCATCAACAGTATCATCACCTGTTTCAAATGCCTCATCAGCCATTTCACCACCAGTATTGAATATGTCGGCAATTATATCTGTTAAAAACCCTACAATCCCTGGTGTTTTAAAAGTATAAAAATCACCACAACTACATGATTCACATTCTGGGTAATTCACTAAAGGTAAGTTCCATCTAGTGTTATTTATCACAGCCTGAATCATAATAAAGTTTAAGTTATTAATAACAAATTGTAAGGCTGTCCATATAATCATTAACGCAAGATTAACGATAGAAGAAACGGCCGCAGCTAAACCTACAACTACAGTCCCAGCCGCATAACTAGCAATTTGTGATAACCCAGTTAAGATGTCATTCATGTATACCGTAAAAGCGTTATAATAAACAAAGAATACGGTGAAAAAGCTAAAAAATATTGTAACCCCTTGTGCTATGGTTTGGAATTGGATGACTGTAAATAAGTAAGTACCACCCCTAAAAGCATCATTAGCTGGTATTTCGTTAGTTGCGTCAGTACATTTAGACTCTATAGATGGGTTTATACTTTTTATACCTAAAAATTTCCACCTATTATAATTTCCACCCCCTCTCCATCTATCTATAAAACCACTAACGGTATATACTTTATCGGAATAAAATTCATAAAAATAGTCTTTACCTGTAGCTACAACACCAGTTTGCCAGGCGGCGGGTGGTGAACCACAATAATCGTCTATATTATCACTAAAAGCGTAAGAACATCCGTGTACTTTAGATGATGGGTCAGCAGTTGAGCTAAGTCCCGCCACATTATATTCATGAATGTTAGGTACTAAATATTTCGCTTTTCTTTTACCCCCCACTGAAGAACTATCAAGACCAATTCTGAATCGGTATTTCCCTCTAGTTGGGATTCCTACGGAATCATCTAAGGAGATAATTTCATCACCAAATTCATTAGTTATTATATAATCTAAGTTCATGGGTACTTGTACAGTAAATGCCCCACCACTATCTATAACTTTAGCTGTACCTTCTAAATTAAAATATTCTAAATGTGGTTTACCGTCTTCTAACCCAGTAACTGGGTCTTTTCTATTAAAAATAGTAAATCTTACCGATTCTATAGTACCAGGTCCTGTAGTTAAAGAACACATTTCACCTTGATACCTACTTACTGCACCATTTACGTTTACAGAAGCAGCATTATCATCACTAAATATGGCCCCCATCAAAGTAGATGTAGGTTGTATTTCAACCCCAGAATCTCTTAAGTCAAAATCAACTCTAGTAATCCCTATATTACATAAATCTTTACTACCCCAAAACGGTGTAATTTCAATAGATTTTTCTTGTATAATAACTTGTGGTAAAGTATCTAGGTTTGACGATGCCTTAAACTCCGAATAACTTTTAAATTTATCTGGAGACACTCCTTTTACGATAAAATCGATAGGTTTCATTGAATGACACCCTATATCACCCACATCCACAGAAAGATGTATTTTTTGTACACCAAGTGGGAGGCCCCATATCATGTAATCACCACTTTTATTTGTTTTAACGGTAAACTTGTAGTATTTGTCATACACCTCTAATAATAGAGGGTCTAGTAAGAACTGTTCTTCTGTTGGTAGGCTTCCTGTTGGTGTATGGCAATTACCTTGTTTAGCTGAACTAAGTAAGTTATATCTATAACCTAAACCATTCTTATCTGTAGTCTCTTTGTAAGGGTATAATTCTGCAATTAGTGGGTCTGCAGTGTCTATATCCGATAAAGGGATAAAAATAGCTACTTTAGCGTTTGGGATACCGTACCCACCATTTGCGAGTACCCTACCAACTACAACACCAAAATCAGCACATAGTCTTGAGTATACCTCAGACTGTGTTAGTTTAAGACTTAGAATTTCTAATAAATCAAAATCTTGCTCTAATGTAACATTTATATTTTGGTCAACACCAGGTGTTGTTCTAATTCTATGGCTTTTCTGCATACAAAGTCTTTCCTGATAAATAGTTTATGTCTTAGAATCAAAATTAAATTAAAGCCTACCTATGTAAACTATTATTACGATATATTAGTTTGGTCGGCGTTTTTTAATCTAACTACTATGTCTTTGTCTGGATATCTAACTTGGAAAGTTTGATTTGGTTGGGCAAATATGGTCTGGTCTATTAAACTAATTTGTCTAGTTGTCGCATTAGAGTAAGGTTGTGAGACTTGTCCATCCGAATATTGACCACCTAATTCATTATATAATTCTATTTCAATTATATTAATTACCCCATCTAATTGTGCCAATTCTTTACTTAATTCACCAAGAAAAATGTCTTGACCTAACTCTCTTTTACTCGGTACAAAGAAATCCGCTGTAGTATTAATCACATTAGTCACTATTTGACCTTGGTTAAACCCTTTATCTGTGTATAAGTAAATTTCTAACCTTAGGTCTATAACTTCAGCAGAACCCACAGATATATAATCGTTTAACATCCTATAATCAGATAAATAATTAGCTACGTTTTGAGATAGGACACTGGGAACACTAGAAGTTAGTGCCCCTTCTGGAGTATAAGATAATAACTTAACCAATACTTTATTTTCTTCCTCTACAACCCCCACCTTTGCTGGAGCTCCGAATTCACTAGGCATTTTTCTTATCTGGGCGATGTAATCATTAATTGTTACTGCTCTATTTTGTGCTGCAAAATTAAAGGAAACATAATTTCTAACTTCTTCTATGGAAGGCATACTAGCTCCACCAATAGCTGCTGTTATATTCGTTACCTTTAAGGAGTTATCTACTGAGTTATTGATATTACCGTTAGGACCATTTAATGAAAAATTATACAACCCTAATGTATTAATAACGTTATTACCTAAATTAGTGTTTTTTCCACCACCTACCCTATATTGTATAAAAAGGGTGGTATTAGCTTTAGGTGCTAACCCTAAAGATAGGTTGTCCATGTATTTGTTTAAATCTAGGTTATAACCAGTCTGATTCATAAAATCATCTAGCGTTGATTGGTTAGAGGATAATCCACCACCAAAAGTTAAGTAGAAAAAACCTTCTGGTGTATATTCTGTCATATAACGATTATCGGTGGTTATATATTTCCCTACCTTTATACCCGCTTTACCCGTAGGTTTAGTGGAATCAACTATAAAAACTTTATCATCTACTAACGCATCCACTTTATACCATTTATTAGGTGATGATATAAATTCACTTGGGTTTGGTAGTGCTTGGACATTATTACCGTCTTTTTGTATCACACTAACAACACCAAGAACATTTCTTTCTGGTAAATAAACTTTTAAAAACGGTTTAACGTCAGTATCGGTAATTACCCTTTTAAATACCTTTGTAACACCATTTACCACAACTTCTCTCTTAGTTAAGGTATAATCTACAATATTCCCGTTTGAGTCGAAATTGGGGACTTTTGTTCTGTTTGGGAACCCACTTGAGTCGTATGGTGAAGCAAAATTAACATCACTTGCTGTTTCAAAAACCTGTCCAGCCCCCTTACATTGTGCACCTCTTTGTAGGGTACCCAAATACCTTGCATCTTCTTTATCACCCCTTACTGGGACATTTATACTAAAGTCCACTACCGACACTGAAGGTCGATTACCTGGTATTTTTAAACCGTAGGTTCTTGCTATATTATAAAGAGAACTTCTTTCTTGAGCAAATTGTAGAACGGTTTCTTGGACACTTCTATCGATATGATAATGTAAGTTATCCGCTACCGCAGCATTTAAATCTAAAAATACAGAAAATAATGAAGCGTCGTTAGCGTTTTGAATTAAATCAGGGTAATAGTCGTTTGTGTACCTTAATAGTTCGTTCCTTAACCCTAAAAAATCTCTTTCAGTGTATGATATTTTTTTCTCTGCCATCTTATAAATTTATTATTATGAAATCTCTGGTTTCAAATGCACTCTCTGTTATTGTAAACTCTATTAATACCTTCGCGGTGTATTCATCAGTACCAGCACCAGCTACCCTATACACCCTATCATCGTTAGTTGTAACTAAAGTCCCTTCAGTATCTTCCGCTTCCGCTGCGTGAGTAATTGTTATTTTATCTATTTTTAAATTAGGGATGTATTTTTGAACAGAATCTCTAATTTCAGCTTCTATAGCATCAAAGGTACGACCATCCATAGGTTCAAAAATGAATTGGTATAGCCTTGTACCAAAATCAGGAAGAAAATACCTTGTACCTTTTCTAGTTAACAATAAATGTATAAAATCAGCTCGTATTTCTGCCGCTGGAGATTCTGTCATATCCATATAGTACCCCTTCGCACTATCACGAAAAGGAAAATTTATACCAAATGTACCGTTAGTTGCCATAGTTTATTTTATTATAAATACCTTAAAGGTTTATTCTTTATCTTTATAAGTTCCTATACCTTCCCTTAATTGTGTATTCATTTTTTGGTTGGGTGGTGAAAAAGGACAATGTCTACACCCACTACCACAACAAGTACCTCTTTTCACATGGTATTGTTCCGTCATTATAACATCTCCGTTTTCTAAATAATAATCTTTTTTTGTTTCTAGAAAACAAAACTGGTGATATGAATTTGTTATCAAATCGTCACTTCTTTTCATCTTTTATCTCCTTTATTCCTTCTTTGTACCCACAATGAGGACATATTAATAAATTAGGTACCTTTTCTTTGTTTTTTGGTACGTCTTTAGAAAAGAAATGGTAGTCAGCTATTGACCACCATTTACTACATTCACCACAGTTAAAGTGATATAATGTTTCTTTACTATATTTGTGTTTCACCAATTTCTTTTGTAGAACCATCTTTACTCAATTCTTTTAAATCAACATCAATTTCACAACTACCACCTGCACAAGCTAATTCACCAGATAAATCAGTATTATCGTCTAATTCAACAACTCTAGATAAATCTATATCAATTAATGTTTTCAACATCTCTTTATATTTCTCTTCGGTTATATCTTCGAATGGTGCTTGTATATAAGAACCTCCATCATAAGGTAATACCGATAAACCATTGTAGTGTTTTCTATTGGCCCACATCCATTCTCCTGCCAAATCCCATTCGTCTTCCTTTAATGATATGGTAGCCGATACATTGTGAGAATTAGAACCTTTTCTATGTCCTGACCTTACCCATTCAGTAGCGACTTTTTTTACTCTTTCTAATAAATCAAATGGTGATTCAGTTCTTAGTATGGAATTTTTTGGTGCTTTTTGTGGTATACTAATGACTGCTGTGTCATGTGGTCTAAAGTAATCATCCTCTAGAAGTTCTGGGTGATTAATGTTTAAGTAAGAATAAATAGCTTCATTTTTACCCACCCTAACTCTTCGAATATAATGTTCGTTATGCCATGCATGAATACCAGATGATGTACCTAATGTTAATGATGTTGTTCCTGCAGGTTTAACTGTTGTGGTTCTTGCTGCCTGATTTATCCCTAATAACTTAGACACTCTTGTGTTTTCTCTCTTAACCAAACTTGCGGCTTTTTTCATATCATACTTTAATACTTTACCAGAACCAATACCCGTCATTGATACACCAATTAAAGCCTCTTTTTCTGTTGTTTCTCTCCACACGTCTCTTAGATAATGAAATTCAGTATACCCTGCTTGTAGTGTACCGATAAATGCTGCTGTTTTTACTCTCTCATTTAGGTCTTCTTGGGATTCAATATTTGAGACATTAACTTCACATAGGTTACAGAATTGGTATGGTCTTAAGGCAATTTCACAACATGGGTTTGTTCCCCAATCTTTGTCATTGTTTAAATAAATTCCAGGTTCCCCTGCTCCAGATAATTCAACCCTCTTCCATAACTCCATAAAGAATTCTTTAGTGATTTTATGTCTCATTAAACAAGCTGAGTTGTTTGCTCTACCTCTTTGTGGGTTAAGTTCCCACCAATTACCTGATTTACAACCAATCATTGAGTCGTCATCAGCTGAGAATAAACTAATTAGTGCGGCTCTCCTAATACCACCAGCTAATACAGCATCTGCTATATAACAAATAATGTCATGAACTTCTAATGTAGATAACCTATCCCCATTTTCTTTTTGGGATAGTGTACCTTCAATCTTAACCAGACATTCTTTTAGTGGTTGTGGTCCTGGTGCTTTACCTCCTGAGGTAATTAATCTAGCTCCTTTTGGTCTTACGTCCGAATAATCAAATTCTATTTTACTACCACCACCATTCATATATGATTTCATTAAAACTTTAATTGCGTCTGCCCACCCTTCAATAGAGTCCCCAATCAAAAATCTTCTTTTTTTCTTTGGGTACGGTTTTTGAATTACTGGTAATTTTAATACGTGATGTCTTTGTACTGAATAACCTACCCCTGTACCACCTAACAATAAGAACATTGTTTCTGAAAATGAATCCACGTGGTCTATAGGTAGATAAGCACAGTTATAAATTCTGTTTGGGGATATCTCAATTGGTTTACCACCGAATTGCATACTCCTCATTGATGGTAGAACTTTTTTATTATATACCAATTTATATTTTTCTTCGATATCATCCACTAGGTGTGGGTATCTTTTTATATGCATATTTTTATTACGTGTTACCAATTCTTCCCATGTCTCTCTTCTATTTAACTCCGGGATGTACTTCGCATACTTCATATAAACAGTGATGTCTGATAAAATTTTATTTGATACTTCCATATATTTTAACTTTTATTTTTATTAATTATTTGTTCTCTTCTCTGTAGAGCCTGAGAGACCCTATCTCTATTTCTTTGTTCCTTATCCTCTTCTACACCTAGGAAAGTTTGTGATTGTGCGGTATCTATTTCCAAAAACTCGTTATCAAACTTACAGTTTTCAAATACGATACCGTCTTGACCTATCCTTGACTTAGTTATTGCAATAGTCGCTAACCCTAATTCTTTTTGTTGTAATGTCTTAGCAATAGATATGATTACGTGACCAACTTGTGCTTTTTTTATCGACCCACCCATCATATCTGTCGTTACAACATCAGAACCTATAGAAGTTCTATTTCCTTGTGCTGCTGTCCAACCCACCATATCCATTTCTGTGCACATAGTTTCGAACTGTCTCATAACTGCCCCCTCACCTTTCCATTCATTTTCAAAACTTTTACTAGGTATAACACAATCTATATAATCTAAAACTATCACATCAAATTTATTACCTTCTGATACTAATTTTCTTATTTTATTTTTTATGTTATTCATTGTAATACTATCTGATGGTAATTTTTCCAATATTAACCTACCTTTTGTCCTACTTTTATCTAATAGTTCTAAAACCTCTTCTTTTTTTGCTGATTGTTGTTTTGATGGTATTTTCGTCCAACAAGTTATATGTTTACGTTGTATAATTTTAGGGTTATCTTCAAAAAATATTTGTAATACATTATACCCAGCATTATAAGCTTCATTAGCTATTTTAGTTAACATTGTTGTTTTACCAACCCCGGTTGGTGCTAAAAAAACACCTATTTCACCTTTAGCTAAACCACCATCTAATAAATTATCTATACCAGTTATTCCTGTCGGTACTGGGTGTCTAAAATCTTCTTGTAGTGCCTCATCTAACTTAGAAAACACATCCATAGCTCCTTCACCATCCTCACCTACCTGAATGGCATCCCTTATATACTCTTCACATTTATCATAGGATTCGAAATCCCCCTTCTCTAAAATTTTATTAACTTTTTTAATAGCTTTTTTTAATTCTTGTTGTTTACAGAATTTAAGAGATTTTTCTTGTACCCATAAATGGTCTTCATATGATATTTTTTTAATTTCCACCAACATATCAAATATATTTCTTTGTGCCATTTCAGAAGTCACTTCTATTCTAGTGATTTGGTCTAAAGCCTCGAAAGAAGGTGTGGTTTGATACTTCTCATAGTATTCTTTTACCATCTGCATAATCAATCTATAATATTGATTATCAAAATAGCGAGAATCTATAACATCGAGAATTATCGCTGCAAATTTTTTGTCGGTTATTATTTGATTAATTAGTTTGAGTTGGAAGTTATTTCCTAGGTATCCAAAATTTTCATTAGTAGTAGTCATGTGCATCTTTTAGTGTAACAATAAATAGTTTTAGTATGTGTATTCTCTGCTAATAATAGCTAAGTTGTTTACGTGACAAAGTGTCCGATAACTCATTCAAGATTCTAGGTATGATAGGTCTAATGTCCACAGTATATCTTACCTTGGGTGGGTATATCCCTGCAGGTAAAATTCTGTGGTATACCTCGTTTCCATTTAGCTTTAAAATAAGATGAAATTTTTCATCCCATAATGTAGGTTTATCAACAATAGTCAGTTTGTCATCAGATTCTTTCTTAAACCGATAAGGGTTATATTCGTCATAAAGTCTGTCAATAGACTTATTTATGAGCTCTTCTTCTAGCCCGCTTGATATGTCACACATGGTATCATGCACATCAATACTGTCCATTGTTTTTGAGTTATATTTCCTAACATTGAAGTATCTTTGACAAATAATGTTGTCGTCAATGGTTAATAGAAACTCAAATTTTGTTATATCTTTTAAATTATCATTCTTAATTTTCATAGCATTGTTTATTTTAATTTTTTATATTTTTTCTTTTCTGTTCTTCCTAATATTATAAAAGGTTGTAAGTATTCTGACCAACCATCGTCTTTTTTTGGTAGAAACCTAAATAACCCATCTTCCATCATTAATTTCATAACGTTTTTCCAGTGTCTCCCTGTTGGGTCCAGTGGTGAGTTAATCAATTCGTCTATTTCCTTCTTACTTTCTTCTTTTAGTATAGGTTTTTTTAAATCTATTAATTTAGTCCCCATAGAATAAAAATCCAAACCAAACTCACCTTCTCTACTTTTACCATTAAGGATGTTATTAGCTATAACATTCTTAGGAGATTCATTAATAATTTCCTTACTAATATCAAAAATATAATCAAAATTAATGTATTCTTCTACAACTTTTGGAAACATTTTTAATAAAGTTTTTTCACCTAACTTTTCTATACCACCAAAATTATCTGAACTATCACCTACCAAAATTTTAACTAAAGGTATATTACATGGTGGTACAGAAATATGTCTTAAAGGTATTTTATCTTTATATGTTAGTTCAGTTTTTGTAGACGCAAGATACACTTTCACATCTTCCGATATTAATTGTGTTAAATCTTTATCTACAGTATAAATTGTCTTTTTTTCTTCTGGGGAGTTTTGACAATAGTACGCTATACAGTCATCTGCTTCCGCATATTCATACTCTCCTTGTCTTATAAATAAATCTTCTAGGTATTCTTTAACTCTGTTGTGTTGGTATTGGAAGGATTCACTATCTTCTCTGACCATATCCCGTTTTCTCCCAACTTTATAAGGTGGGTACAGTTCTCTTCGTTTAACATTGTGTTTTTGTCCATCCCAAAAAACAACAACCTTATCGTATCCATCATCTATCAAACTTTTTTTAATTGTGTTGACAAAATGAAAGATAGCCCCCACATGTTGTTCGTCATTGTAAAAGTTTTTTACACCATGGAACCCTATTTTAAATAGGGAATTTCCGTCAATAATAAGAGTGTGTATCACTGGTAATTTTTTATAGGTTAAACAACATTTTTAGTACAACTCTCCAGTCTCTTCATCAGAGATGTTGAATCCACCTTCACTACCTATAATCCTATTCCAATATGAGGAATTTTGTTCTTTATACGTATCAATAGATTCCTTTTCGTCTTTTTTGTCTCTACCTTTTAAAAACCCGTGTGCTACTATTAAAATCTTACCATCGTCGTATCCTAACCCATTAACGTGGTTTTTCATAACAGAAACTTTACTTCTAGTAGCAAATTTAATCTTTCTTTTTTCTTTTGTGGCCGTTATTTTCCCTATACCAGCGTTTTTTTGATTCCCAAATAGGAAAACTAGAGTTGAGTTTAACCAAAGAGCTTCACCTCCTTTAGCTTTTATTTTTGGTTGACCGAATGGGTTGTCTGGTAGTTCAACCCAGGGTTGATTTACTACCACTAGTGTGTTCATGTATTTCGCACTTTCCTTTCTACTCCCTGAAATTCTTTGGTTAATCCCCATGCCCACTTTATCAGCTAATGCGGCCGCGTTATGCATTTTCCCACCTTTACCTTCAAAAGTCATTTGACAAGGTACAGAACCAACAGAATCCCATAAAAACAATAAGTCGTATTCTAACTCACCTTTAAGTTGAGCGTCGATAAGTTCGTTAATATAGTCGGTAATCTGTTCTATGTATTGGAAGTCGTTATTAAAGAGGAAAAATCCGTCCCATTCCCCAGTCTCAGTTTTTTCACAATCTAGACCCATTAATTTAGCGTGGTCGAAATCCCATTTTTGTTCAGTGATTAAAAAAACTGGTAATATGTTTTTTTTCTGGGCATCAACAGCTGTTTTAACTAATGCTGTGGTCTTACCAGTATCACTATGTCCTAACATCATATTGATGTGCCCCATAGCCGGACCGGGTAATCCGGTCGCGTCTATAAAGGCTTCACCCAAATCAAAAAACCTATCTGCTTTGTATATTGCTTTCTTAGAAAACTTTTGTTTAATCTCTGAAAAATTCTTTTTCTTTATTGCCATATCTTTTTATTAAAATGGTAAATCCTCATCTTGTGGGGAATTACTTTGTGGGTCCGTAATTTCTTTTTCTGTTTCTGTTTGTTTTGTATCAGTATTCATCTCTGTTTGTTCTGAGCCTGAATACACATATTTTTTAAGTTCACTATCCCACTCTGGTGTTTCACCTTTTGAGATAGCTTCTAAGTACTCTACAGTTTTCTGTGCGTAAACATCTTTCCAAACTTCGTCATTACCTAACCACTCTTCCCTTGAAGTCGCGTCATCACTTAATGTTGATGGGTCTTCTGTCATAATAGTACTTACTGACGTATATGTTACACCGTTTGGTGATTTAACTTGTTTAAGGATTAGTGTGATGTCTCTACCTTCTTTTTGGTCTGTAATATCACCCCTTTTTTGGAATAGTGGTACTAGTTTATCCATAATACCGTCACCTTTATAATTGTGTTTAAATCTCCAGAATTTAACACCATCTTCTTCATTTTGTCTATCTACAACTTTAACTATGTAAAACTTTCTAGACCTGTATTGTCTAGCTAAATCTTTATCTTGTGCATTACCAGTAAGTTTTAAAGCCTCTTCAACATCATTTAAAGGACTTCTATCTCCAGTAGGTGACCCATCTGCGTTTTTACCTGGGTCGTATAATTTTTGCCATCTTCCTTGAATTTGAACTTCATGGAACCACACTTCTTTAAATGGTGATGACCCGTCTTTTGTCGGTAGAATTCTTACTTGTTTTTCACCATCTTTTTGTCCTTTAGGTAGGAAAGCGGCAAAGTATTTTTTTAATCTATCTTCGTTACTCACAAATTTCTTTTGTGTGTTTGGTGTCTGGTTTTTCTCGTACTGGTTAAGGATTGCGTCTAAGCTACTCATAATTTTGTTTTTTTTTAATTAGTTAATTTTATATTCGAATTTTTATTTAAAATATAGACAAAAAAAAAGACGAGGTAAAGTCCCCGTCCAATTATTTTAAATTATTTTTTGTCGAGAATATTATCTAAACACTTTTAACTTTCTTTCATAATCGTTTTCATTAGTTTCTTCTTTCTCTGGACCATCTAAACTAGCTTCTATTTCAGCGTCATTATAATTTTCTACGTCTTCTTGTGTTAAAACATACTCATTTTTTCCTGACTTTTCCATCTCTGGCTTTTTTTCTGCAAAAAAGTCATCTGGTGTTTGGTTAAATGGCCCACTATCCAATGACCTCATTTCTAATCTTTCTTTTGGGGTTGGGGGTCTTAGTGATTCAATTTGACCTTCAAGGGCTTCTATATTAGCCATAACTTGGTCCATATCACCTAATTTAGATTCTAAGTTATCTAATTTAGACAATAAACTATCGATTTTTCCACTTTGTTTATCTATCCCCTCAGATGCTTTACCAGCCTTATCACTTGCTTCTTTCGCTGTATCCACAATATCAGTAACATCCACTTCTTCGGTACCACCGGAATCGTCAGTAGTTTCAGTCTCCATTTCTTCATCACCACCTTCAACATCCATATCCATGTCCATGTCCATTTCTTCGTCACCACCAGGTACTTCTACCGATGACATCTCTAAGTCATCTCCACCTTCAGTATCTTCTAAATCCATATCTTCTTCAGGAGCATCAGTTTCTTGTTCACCTAATTCAGTTTTACCCCAAGGGTTTGCCGCGGCAAAACCTAAAGTCATTTCGTCTAGGTTGTTTACGTACCCACCTATCTCATTAAACCTTTTAATTTCTTCTGTTAAAATTTTATCTACTTTCATATTAGCCATTTAAAAGAGTCCTACCATCTTCTGTTATCATTGTTTTATTAACCTTTTCTACTAAGCCATCTTTAGTTTTGATTGTGTGACATTCCCCTGTCTCCAAATCACAAACTTCAGTCATACCATTACCTAGGTTGGTTTCTTTAATTCTTCTTTTCTCGTTACCAAGAAAATTGTTTAATGTGTTTTCTAATTTTTCTGACATAATTGCTTTTTATTATAAATATACAGTTATTAAACAAATGTTAAGTTATATCTCTTCTATTTTCCCATGTGAAATCCCCATCCTTATAAAACACTGGTTTTGGACTGTTAACGGTCCATCCACCCATAAAAGGTAAATAGGTAAATCCGTTATCGGTGTAAAACGACGTAGCTTCCGTCTCATTTAAAGGATTCCCTTTTGCGTCTATTTTCATACTACTATCACCGTAACTTGTTGTCCAACTAACAGCCGCTGACATATATTCCATAATTTTATTTTGTAAATCAGTACCGAAATTACCATTTAAAGCGTCAGGTACTTTAAAACACGGACATCTTTTACTAGCGAATTGGTTATGACCATAAATTACTTTCTTTAAATAACTTACTGGTATTGGATTCGTATCAGCTTGTTTGTGTTCTTGGTCAGTATCATCCGGGAAAAATATCCTTAGAGTTGAACCTGACTCGTCCCTCAATAACCCCGGCATTGCTTGGCCATACACAACAATTAAAATCCTAGATTTAAATAAAAGATAAACTAATAGATTAACTAAAGACTCTTTCTGGGCTGTAGTAGCATAAGGGTTAGTACCAGTAGGTGTGGAATCGTATGTACCTTTTTTTGCACAATTCGCTACCATTGATATCCCATAACTTATACTATTTTTACCTCTAGTGTGTGCCCCTACCTTATCTGAAGGTCTTCCCGCCATAATAACTCCGTCTGGTTGACTACCTCCGGTCCCTCTAGATATTAGGTAGTGATAACCTATCCCCGAGAAACCTCGATTTATATGTTGTCGGTTTATCTCTATAACCGGATTAGGTCCATAATCTTCTCCCGCTGTAACATGTACAACTATCATTCTAATAGAACCGTTTGGTCCTGGTTTACTTGAACTTGTAAACCCTGGTGGGTCAGTGTATTTTGTACCTTCAGGGTTAAATCCACCTTGTGACCTCTCTATCTCTCTCTTTTTCTTAACTCTATTTAGGTAACTTTTGTTAACTCTAGCAACTAGGTTTGAAATGTCTGGTAATTTATAGAAAGGTGACCTTACCCCCTCAAAACTAGTATTCATATCATTAGGTGTAATACTATGTGTTACTTTTGTTATTAGATATGGACCATTAAACATTGGTACATGTCTTAACATAAAATACATTGTTGGTTGTATGGTAGCATTACCCATAGCTTCTACTTTACACGTATAAGACCTACTTCTATATACATTAAATAAACTAGTACCTTGTGTTGCTATATCTCTACCACTCTGAGAATCTGCGATTTGTTGTGTTAGTGAAAAAGTTTCCGAGGTATTTTGGAAGTCTGCTTGGTCCAAACTTATTCCTTTAAACATGTTTTGATTCTCCAAACCAAAATCCACAGCAAAAGCTACAACTTTATTACATTTCCCAGGATTGTCACACACATTAAATAAAGGGTTATCAGCTGTACGACCTAATAAGAAAGAATCAGTCTTATATCTATATTGGTCTGTTTGCATATCTGGATGTTGTGACCTTTCACCAACATACATACAAATAAATTTAGGTCCAGTATCTACCGTATCAACCTCTAAGTGTGTCCCAAATAAACTATTAGCTTCCTCAGTACTAGTAAATCTAGATAAGGCTTCATTATTTACTGTTTGGGTACCGTAAAAATTAATATAGGTCGGTAGTGGTAGGAATAAGAAATAATTACTATCTAGTAAGGAACCTAATAAGTTATAGAATGAGGCACCAGCATTTTCGGGGTTAGTGAAAGACTTTAATGCGTACACATCCATTATGGCTGTGGACCCAATATCTCTATTAGCCCTATCTAAAAACATAAAGTCTTCAAAAATAGTTTTATTTTGTACATCAGTACCGGAAATCCATTTATTGTTTAGTGTCTGGAATTGTAGATATAATTCTAATTTTTGTTCATCACTCTCCAACATACTTTGAAATTCCCCAACTTTTTCTTCTGGTGTGTCAGGCATTACTTCTTTTACCTTCAAAAAAGTCTCTTCCAGCATTTGTATTTGTCCTTGGTATAGGTCATCTAATCCAGTACTAAGGTAACCAATAAATTCTGTTCTAGTTATGGGACCATTTAAAGTAACATATGTGATATATTGTCTTATAATGGTATACAACCTTTCTATATTAGGTGTTGAGAATTCAACGTCCATAACCCTAAAGAAATCAAACACATACGAACCAGTATCCGAATATTTTAAAAAGTCGTCACTAAAGAAACCTAGTTTAGTCCTTAAAGCTCTAAACTCTAAAGTGTTACTTGTTTCTGATGCTGCTAATGTAATATCTGGTGGTAAATTATAACCATACGTACCAAAATCATAATAATCTGTTTCACCAACAAAAGACCTTAGACTTAGTAAATCTAGTTGGTTTGGGTTGGATAGTCTTAGGGCGACATTTATCCCTAAAAATAACTTTAACTTTTCATGTAGTTTCTTGGTTTGTGCATTAGCTAATTGTTTACCAAAATCAGTACTATTATTACTAGGTGCACCTACCCTATCTTTCTCTAATATAATAAAACTCCTCATTAGTGACTGGAAGTTTTTTATATCCCCAGACCCAAAGTTACCATATGGTGTCGTAATCGTAGTACCACTATTTGGGTTACCAGGATTAAGACCAGCCATATTATTATTAAATTTACTAGAAGATGATGAGAAGTTTAAGAAGTATTCTTCAAAATTATCTAATATGTTATCATCAAATATGTCAAATATTTCTTCTATAGTGTCATAACATTCGTTATCGTTTTCACAAAATAATATATCAAAATCATCTTGTGAATTATGCTTTGTGTCTATTTTTTTAATATATCTATCTGGTGGTGGAAAACTAGTCTCATTATGCTCGAAGAACCCATAAGGTGATAATCCCCACGCGAATCTAGTTGCTCCATTATGGGTAGATTTCGACCCATATATTTCTTTTTTTAATGTACCTACGGAATCAAAAAACTCATTTTTAGTTTGAGCGTATTTTAATCCTCCAGTTGAGGGGTATAGTAGGTATGAGGATGAGTGCCCAGAATACAGACTATCTTTTTCCATATCGTAGTAACTATACCAAAACGAACAACTCATATCTCTTTGTGGGTTACTGGTATCAAAACCAGGATTGGCTAGTATGGTAACACCATCACTTCTTTTAACATTTAATAAGTCATTGTTAATGTAAAAATCTATTTCTGGACTTGTGTAATTAGTACTAAATAATAAAGAACCCGTTACGAAGTAATTGGTTAGATTTATCATTTCTGGATAAAACCCTAAATCTATTTTTTCAAAATTACCACCTATAGGTCTTTCTGAACTGAACAATATTTGTGTTCCACCATTACCTAGACTTAGTGTGTATTGGTGTGATAGTTGTGGTGCTACACTATTAGGGTTAAAGGCTTTTGCTGCGTCGAAATCTTTCCATACACTAGTTAAAGTATCCGTACCAAAATTAACATGTTGTTTGTATCTATGCCATAATGCACCATACTTTAGAATCCACGCATATGGTATTCTGTGTACAGCTGCTAGTTGATTTAGGTTAGCGAAGGCATAATCACCGTAAGTGATTTTTCTGTCATTAATAATATTAACATCATCTATAGATTCTAATAATTTTTCTCTAGTTGTCGGTACTGGTAATGAATTTACAAATAAGAAAGCTGCATTTTTGTACGCATATGGCGAGTCATTCATTTCGTTTATAGTACCCTCTTTTATAGCATTTGTAAAATAAGGAGTATTCAACATAGAAGCTATTTGTGTACCCAATCTAGAAAACTCTGTTTCCACACCTGGTGAATCAGTTTCTGGGACACCAGCACCTATCTTATAAGTTATCTTTCCTTCAGTTAAGAACCTCAACTGATTTTTACCCTTTGTGGTATTACCCAATGTGTTCCACCCTAAAACAGTATCTTTATAGTATTTCGGCCAATTAGCGTATAACCCTGGGGTTATCAATTCATTACGTCTACTTATTAGACTGGTCCAATTTTTAAAGAAATTATCAGTATAATATGTGGAGTTTTGTGTTTTGTTACCGTCTATTTTTAATTGTGTATCTGTGAAAAAACCATACTTATTAAACTCTGTATCTATATCTATATTTTTATCTATGTTATAAAACTCTTGGTAACTTGGTTTAACATACCCTGATTGTGCTTCACAATTTGCTAAATTATTCTTTATCCAATCACCTACCGCTACTTGTGGGTCTAGTGGGTAAACAAAAGGATACGTATCGTATATTTGTTTATCGTTTCTAATTTTAGGTTTAGATATAAACTTTTTTATTAGTGTCAAAGAATCATCTTCTTTTACTCTATTCCTGTACTTTTTAAAATCATCAATCGAAGTTATACTAAAATTCCTCTCCAAAATCTCCTCCCTAATGTAAGGTGTACTGTAGTTATTCCTCACCAATAAAGGCCAATTTGTTAATGGTGATATTTCTCTTAGGTAATCTAGAAATGTTTGGTAATCGAAATTTTGGTTTTTTAATTTTTCTTGTAAATTATAACTAGTGGTGGATAGTTTGGATATATTGACCGACTCTAAACCCCCTAAAGCTCTCATAGTTAAAAGTGAAGAGTCTGAAGCTAGTCTTGTGTTAATACCACTAAAGAAAGAACACATTACAGACCTATCATATATCTCATACATAAACGGTGCTTGTGATATATTATCATAAAAATTCTCGTCTAACCCATACCCTATAGCTGTAACAGGTCCATAACCTGAAGATTCACCACTTTCTTGGTCTAACCCAAGATTTGGTGTTTTGCCCCTTAGGGTTGAAGCTCGTAAATATTCTTCGACAAACCCGACCTCTGGCCACTTTTCAAATTTATAAGCTTCGGTTTGTCTAATAACACTTCTAGCTGCGGGATATGTTAAAACAAAATCTTGTCCCCCATTTTCATTTTCTTGCCTAACGTAATAACTAGGCCATGGATACACAAAATTATCTTTAGGTAGTATAGGTTCCACACTAGTGGTACCCATAGTATTAACAACTTCTAACCTTTTTTTATCATCCCTAACAGACATAGAATCCGTATGTACATCATCCATAAGTCTAAGGAATGTATCTACAGACGCACATAACATCCCAAAAACATTTCTTATGGTTGGGGAAAAACCTAGGCCTTTATCACTTTCCACTATAGCGTTTATTCTTTTAGAAACGTCCTTTTCTAAAGATTGTCTTTTTTTATTAAATTCTTCATAGATGTTAGCTAATTTTTCATCAAAACTATTAGGGTCCAAAGTAAATAAAAAATATTCTACGTTCTCTGGAGCACCATCAATAGTGTCCGCACCTAAAAATATATCCTCAAAACTTATATCCACATCTATTTTTAATGTTTGTTTCTTACCATCAATGTTAACTTTTTTACCTATCCCAAATGTAGCGTTTTTTTCTAGTCTCCCGACGCCTTCACTTATAATAGTTTTTAGTTCATCTAACGAGTCTTTTCTTTTTTGTGGGTCTTCACCTATTTTATCTTTCCAAGTATAGTAGAGAGCACCTGTACCAATACTAGTGTAGTTTGGTGGTTCGGTTGTAGCCATATTTCTATAACTCCAACTAGCTGGACCGATTATTCTAGCTCTTAAGGAGTCAATATGTGCTTCATAAGATTTTACGTCGTCTAATGAGTCCATCTCAACATCATCTAACCCTTCTTCTATCGCTTTCTCTAAAGAGTCTATCCTTTGTACTAATTCCGATATTGTAAGTTCTGGTAGAGCGTCAGGTAATATATCTTTTCTTTTATATATCTGATATATTTCTTTCATTGTTTGGTAACCTCTTGTACTAACCAAACTCTTTTTATTTTCATCATCCTCAGACGCAAAATCATATGTTCTAGAGTACATATAAGGAGCGTTTAAAATCTCTGCCGCTGTAATATCAGATAAAAGAGCGTAAGTCCTACCTACAAAATTACAGGTAACTTTATAATTTCCACTTCCTGGGTCAAAACTAGCATTAAATTTATGCATCATTAGTTGATAGGTCACTGCCTTACCATAAAAACCCTTAATAGTTAATAAAAATAAAGGGTAAGGCATATGGAAAAATACAGAGTATGGTGAGTTAGCACCTTGTTCGAATAAGGTTTTACCTCTAACATCAACAAAATTAATAGTGACAGTTGGTATCCATGCAGAATTCATACTAATTTGTATGCTTTCTATACCAAATGAACCAGTATCTAATTTATTATCAATCTGTACTCTTGGTACCTGTTGTTGGGTATTTGGGTCTGTGGTGTTAACTACTTTCTGTTGGTTGACTTCTGGGTTGGTGAATTGTTCTGTCCAATCACTGGTCATGTATTGTCTAGGTTGTCCTGCTTTTTGTTCACGTAAAAAACTAACTTCCCCATCAAATAAATCCACAAATGATTCCGCTTGTACCGCATCACCAACTATAATTTTACTTCTAGGTACTATCTTAGCTCTTAAATTAGCGTAGATAACCAAATTTTCGTGTCGAGCAAGGCGTGCCTCAGGCTTACCATCCTTAACAACCTTATTGGGGTCACATAGTATTATATTATTCTCGTTAAACTCAACAAGAATATTTTCCGAATTAATTATTTCATCTGCCATAAAAGAAGAAGTGGTTTTCGACTGCCTGCTTATAGTCTTGTAAAGAAGCTACTAGAGGATAAGGAATAATCAATATTCTTCCGTCAGGAATATTCCACTCTAACCCACCGTATGTAGGGTTAGCTGCCATTATCAACCAACCAAAGTATGGGGAACCGTAATATTCTTCACTAAATTTATCCATTCTACTTTTTCCCATTTTATATATAACCTTCTTATCGGTAGTTTTAGATGGTAAAGTAACAAATGGCACTGTTTGTGATTGTCCATTGATGGAAAATTGTGCGTATCTATTGTAGTATTGTGACATTATGGTATATATTTAAAGTTAAAATTATCAGTTGTAGTTTGATTCTCTTCCGCTATTTTTGTTATAGATTCTTCACAAGAAGGACTACTGGTAGTTCCATAATTAAATTTATGTTTAGCATCTTCAGCTATTTTCGCTAATTCTGAAGACTCGTCAGGTGTTGTTAATCCGTTTGGTACTTTATTGTCTGATGTCACAAATCTATCTTTTAAATTCTTTTCAAATAATTCTAATTGGTCAAACCAATATTTTTCTTGTTTAGGGTATTCTGTAGACCATAACAGTATCTGACTATCCCAAACATTACCTGACTGTACTTTATCTTTTATAGCTTCCCACACACTATCATCCATATCTACTGCCCAATTACCGTCATCACCAAAATACTCACTAGGTGTAATGTCTGTGTCTACTAATTTTTTTCCTATAGTAAGATATAACCCACCAACCGAAGAAAGTGAAGACGACCAGTGAAAATCTGGTGAAGTTACCCAAGATGTTGGACTTTGGTAGTTTCCTTCTTTAAGAAACTCTACTGGAGCATAACACTGTGGTGGGTCATCAGAACATAACCCTATTACCCCATTTAATGTGTCTGTGAAGTAATTCATTAAATTAGCTAAAAGTTTATAGTCGTGTCCTAATTCACAATCTGTACTGGTTTGGTTACTTGTACTAAACACATCTGTAGTTCCAGATAGTTTATATGATGTGTGGCTACCGTCATTGATAAACCCATCACATAAATTATTAACAGTATTTATTTTATCTACTAATTTAGTGTACTCTACTTGTGCCTCATTAATCTTGTATGCACTAGAGTCTAAGTCAAGAATAACACTATCTCTAATTTCTTCTACCTGTTCTTTTAATAATCGTCTTAACTTTCTTTTTTTACTATTACTAGGAGAAACCTCATTAATGTATGTTGTCTGTATTATAGTACCATCACCTTTTATCGTATCAAGAACCTCATCGAATAAATTGTTACCTCGTTCTTCCCCCATAATCTTACCTATCAATTTCCCATTAAAAGGTGTTAGTGTAGCGGAACCTGAACTACAATCTATACAATCGTAATTACCTGTCACATATTCTCTTTGAGCGAACATTAACTGAACCACACCATACCCGTGGGTCCTTTGTATCATTTTTATCTCATTTATGACAGTACTGATGTATCCACCAGCTTTACTAACCATATCGTTAAACACTAGATTATATTCTATGTCACCAGTTTCACCACTAGTGGTTAGGGTTGGGTTCATTTTATTACCTATTGGTTGACCATCATTAGGTGTAGTATCTTCATCGGCCACGGCTTCCTGTTCCTCCTCTAATCCATTACCTTGGGTACCTAGATTATCATATAAATCCTGTAAGAAAGCTTTTTCATCTGGGTCACTGTCGAAAACAGTAAATTGAGCTCTATCATCAAAGGTTTCTGTATTTGCGTAGTAGTTGAATGATAGGGCGTTTTGTAGTCTTTCTACCGGTTGTTTAAGTCCTTGACCCCCAATATATTTAAAGTTCATACTTACATTAGCAATCATTGGTTGAACCCCTATACCTTCTGGGTTTAAATCCCAAACTAGTGGGTCATAACTAATTGATACATTATCTATAATAATTTTAGTATTATAAAAATCACCAATTCTAAGTACACATACTGGTGGTGCACCAAAAGCTGTATTAGATGCTTGTTGATTGGAGGATACGTTATCGTCACTCCCCTTTACTGGTATTGTTTTACCTGGTCTTAAACATTGTTGTAAAAATGTCAATCTAGTATTAAGACCTTCTGGTGTGGTAGAGTGAAAAGCTGGTGAAAAATACTTTAATTTTTCTTTCATACTCGCAAAAGCTATCTCATCTTCACCTCTTATCATTTTAAAATAAGAACATTCATCCACACCTAACACTTGTTTAGTTATTTTTCTACGAAGATTACCCGGTACTTTGTCTTTGGTTATAGTTGGTCTATATGTAGGTCTCTTTGTTGGTTTTTTTGTTATTGTTACCTTACGTTCAATTTTAATTGTTTCTACGTGTACTCTTCTACAGTAGGCCGCGTTAATAGAATATACTGAATCTGGTAATGATAAATCAGCTGTACAATTAATTCCGTTTATATTAATCTCTTCTCCTGAAGCTTGGGACTCTGGAAACCTTAAATCCGCTTTATCATATGCTTTTCGGAATGGGAACTTACCACCTAGTTGGTAGGCTAGTAACATTTTCCTAACCGAATCTATCCTTCTTTTGGATAAGTCCACATTATAATCTTTAGTGTTAGGGGAACTTGCACTCCCAATAAAAGATATATCCACCGTAAACTCACCACTAGATAACACTTCCTCCAATTTAACCATTAGTTCTGGGAAATTAACATTATACTCTTCTGTTGCTTCAGTAAAGAATGCTTGTAATGCCTCCTGTTTTTGTGTATCTGGTTGTTTTTGATAATATACCTTAAGTGTTCCGACATTTCTATCATCTCCAAGATAACTCCCCCATTTGGAACCACCTGCTTCAGCTAAGCTACTATAAGGTACTGTAGATGTCGTTCTACGGGTACCTGGGTCTGGGTAATCGTTCTCGAAATAAAAACTAAGATTATCATAAGCTGATAAATCCGGTATTTGACTTCCACTATCTTCTGTAAAAGTTTCTGGTTGTCCTTCTTGAAAGGCCACGAACTCCAGTTCTTCTTTTATCGGTGGGTTTTGGTTTATTATTGTTAGTATGGTTTCCAACTCTGTTCTATCAAAATCCGGGTAAGTCCTAGATAAATCAAAAATATCATATTCGTAACATCCAGCAAAAAACGAATTAAGAACCTCATTTTCTTGTTCTGTCGTTAACCCACCTAATTCTTTATCCACTATTCTGTTTAATACTGAAGGGTGGTCAACAACCACTTTAAATCTAAGATTTCCAATCCTTTCAGTATAGTTGTAAGTGTATATAGGTTCTGGTCTACCTAAGAAGTTATTAGATGACCAACTAATTGAACTATTATCATCAATCGCGATATCATAAGGTGGGAACCACATTACCCTACCACCATTAGGCCCTCTTTCACACACAGCTAAATCACTATACGATAAACCTGGGTCGTTAGATGTTCTCCATGCTAAATTTTCTAAAGAGAACATATATTTTTTTACATGTGATACACCCCCATCTTGTGGGTTATTGATTATGTTGGTTGAGTCTTCGTCGTTGTAAGGAGCTATATTTAAATTATATGGACTGTCTAAGACCGAATAACTTTCTTTTCTAATGTTTTGTTGTGTCTTTTGTAACCTATCGTATGTGTAAAATGGTGTGTCCTTAGTGAATATTCTACAGTATTCCGCTCCTTTATAAGAACCATTACTGTCTACGTATTTTCTTACCCTTGACCCTTTAGTTAATTCTTTATACCCATCATTAAAAACTTTAGATACTTGGTCTATGGCGTGCCCAACATGCCCTAAGCGGGCCCCACCAACTTCAGGTACAGATTCGACCAATCTTTGTGTAACGTCTAAAATACTACCAGGTCTAAATAACTTATCAGTACCTGACCTAGAATTATTATATTGGTCATCTGGTAAAGCGTAACTCCTAAAATCCGGATTATTATCTACTTCTTCACCAGCGGATGCACCATTAGGTCCTACCGTTTGTCCTGGTCTTGGGTTTTTATCCTTACCGTACCAAGTCCAACCGGCAGATACACCACCCCCATCAGCGATAGCTTTTCCAGCCAAACCAAAATTATGGGTTCTCCATGCCTCATTACCATCAAAATTTTCAAACTCTTTAGCTAATGCGTCAGGTCCATATACTGGAGTATTAATTAATTCCCCAAATTCGTTTTGTGGTAAAGCTTCGTTTGGTCCTGGTATATTTTTTGGGTCATTCTTTCTCGTCCCAACATAGTATTGTCCTTGTGGTGGTTGAGTACCTAGAACTGATTTTACTACCCCAACACCTACTTGTACCAACCTACCTAGAGAGGTAGAAGCTTCCATTGTTGCGGATTTCCTATATTCAGGTTTATATTTGTTGTATGTTAAATTACGAAACATCACCGACTTTTGTCCACTACCCGTAAAATCTATAAGTCTGTCACTCATAGTTAACGGTACCACTGGTCTACGTTGTACCCCTATTACGTTACCTACTAGTGCTGTTGCATCTTGCCAAATTTTACCCATTAAAGATTGGGCTTCAGGTCTAACGTTTCTCCCTTGTTGTGGGTTAGCTTCTTGACCAAAGAATTGTCCTGGTATTATAGATACCGGTAAATACAACCCTTGTAGTCTAGCTACAAAATCCAAACCCTTACCCACTAACGTTCTAGGCATCGTGAGTTTCCATTGTTTTTCTACTAGACTTTCTCTACCTGATAATATACTAACAGCAGCAAACGGGTCTTGGAAGGCATCTAAGACATTAAGTCTACCTACTGTTTCAGCATAAAGTTCTTGAGATACTCTAGCGTTGTAAGCCTTTTTTAGTTCTCTAGCTGCTAATTGTGCTAGTTGACTATCGTCATCAATTCCAGGTAATAAAGCTGTGTTTAATTGTCCTTCAGAGTTAACACCTAACAATATACCCATTACGGTATATGTGTTACAATAAAAACCAGAAAAATATGGATAAGCCATTCTTTTATCCACTTCCAACCTAATAACATTAATGTCTATACTGTCCTCATAACCACCTGGTGGTCCATACCTATTATCTAGATACCTCTTTTCTATGAATGGAGCCGCCATTTCTTCAGCGGATAACTGGTTGACTACTTGAAACTCATTTTGTTTACTTAACCTATAGGAGTTTTCACCAAATTGTATTGGTAACGTATCTGAAACTTCATATGGACTAGGCAAATTTTTAGTTAAAAGTGTTTCTCTTAACTGATTAGTTGCTATAAAGGATAAAGATGATGCGTCTCTTGGTGCAAGTGCCATATATTTTTTCTTTTTACATAAATAGTTTTGTATATAAAACTATAACATATAAAGGTTATGTTGTGGTACCATAGTTTGCGAATGCGTTGCCCCCTTGTGATATCCTTTCTCCCACTTGTGACATTAACCACATTTGGAATTGGTTTTCCCCCATAATTTCTTGTAGTTTCTGTGCTGTAACGTCAGTAGTTATCCCCTTCATATCTAATACCGCCCTACCTGTCATATTTAAATTAATATCTATTGGTCCCGTCTTTTGTACTGTTTGGTTATTGGTGTTATTAAACGTGTTAACGGCACTATTAACTTCGGTCATTGCTGGCATAGCTCGGAAATTTTGTTCTTTAACTCCAACTACTAAATCATTTGCTGCGAATTTCTCAAATGAACCTGGTCGAGATATAAAATCTTGTGCAATCGGTGCACCACCAGTATTTGTCCCCAGTAATAGTTCTTGTATGACACCATTTAGTAAAGGTAAATCGGTAAGTAATCCCTCTTCTAAACTTGTCCCTACTTTTTCTAAGTTTTTTGCCAATCTTGTAAATTGTTTTAACATTTCTTCTTCGTTACCACTGATTACAGCCTCAGCGACTCCAGCACCTGCCCTTCCAATAGTTGTGGCTAATTCTTTCATTATAGGACCACCTATCGCTTTTTCAACTGTACTTAACATCCCGTCTATGTAACCTCTCATCTCACTTCCCTCACCCATAGCACCTAAAGTAACACCACCTATCATAGCTTTAGTGTTGTTAGCTATTTTTTCTTGTTGTGATAACTGACTAATAGCTATATCTTGTGTGGTCATCCCCTGTTGGTCTTGTAGTTTCCTTAAAGCCTCTAATTCTGATTTTGTGTCTATATCCTGAAGTGCTATTTCCCCTATTTCTGGTAAGTCAATCATGAATTTACCACCTTTCATTTGGGACATATTGGCAGCAAATTCTTTTAGGTCTTCTCCAGATTTGGGGTCAATAAGTTCTATCCCACCCATTTGTTTCATGGCCATGGTATGGGATTTAGATTTCTTCGCTGCTGTAACAAAATCTTCCAGACTCATACCTAACTGGTCTGCCATTGCTTTCATCCTTCTTAACTCTGTTGAGGAAATATCAAATTCTCCTGTCTCATTATTAAACATGACACTAGCTTCGGCAGCACCTACTATCGCGTCTTGTAAACCACCTATATCATTTGTAGCTAGATACATTAATCTAAATGGGTCAGTTAAATCACCCATAGCTCCACCCATAATTTGGAAATTAGCTGCCATATCTATTGCAGCTTCAGGGTCAAATAAATCTGTCGCCATTTTACTTATTTGACTCATATCGAAATGTAATCGTTGAGCTTGTGCAGCCATTCTTGTAAACCCTTGTACACCATCTCTAAACTTAAAGGTATTTGCCATTTTTAAGTTACCAGCAACACTACCCATAAATTTACTTACGTTAAGACCCATACCTCTAGCGACCTTAGACATTTCTTCAATCTGACCAGTGGCACCTTCTACACCGATACCCATTATGTCAAATTGTTTAACTAAAGAACTTAAATCTGAAGAAGACATATCTAAACCTACCCTTAAAGCGTCTAGACTAGCCATAGCTTTTGGTGATATCTGGAACGCTCTACCCATATCGGAAGATAAGGCTCCCATTGTTTTTGCTAAATCTTCTGAAGTACTTCCCCACTTTAATGTCTCTAATTCCGCTTGCATTAGGTCAGCGGTCATCATTTTTGTAGCAACACCGGTAGTGTTAATCTGTTCTATGATGTATTCTCTAGTATCAGCTTCTTTTTGTAAGAAATCAAAAGCCTCTTGGGCTAAAGCCAACATAGCTGTTCCAGGGTCAGCATTTTGTAACGCATTAAGTGCGTCCTTATAATTTTTAATGGCCTCGGTTCCTGATTTGAAATTTCTTTCAGCAAACGTCCATAGTTTGGATTGTTCTTTAGTGGATTCGGTAATAGAAGCGTTAAGGTCATCGACACCCTTATTACCCTTAGCGATTTCCGTCTGGGTTTCTTTTATTTGCTTTTGTAACTTCTTGTATTCAGATGTATTGGCGGCGGTATTGGCCAATATCTCATTTTGGTGATTTAGAAAATCTGATGCTGAACCGTACGTATTACCATCGGGTGCTGTATATGCCATAAGTCAAATGTTTATATACTATAAATACTTATTTTTTGTTTTTGGATTTTTCTATGTTTTGTTGACGCTTTTGGAATTCTTCTAGCAGTTTTTCAACATAGAATCTCCTTTCAAAAACAGGCATTTTCATAATGTCACTGTGGGAAAAATTGGCGTGTCTGACGAGATAGTAAATCTCTTCGAGCATACCTCTCCTATAATCCGAAGAAAGGACGAAAAAAGGCAGTCCCAAACTGTAGCTTGGTCTTAACCACACTACCGGACGGTGTTTTTACAGGAATTTCTAAATCTAAACCTGGTTCTGTCTTTGTTATATATTTTCTTAACTCTTGGGAATCTCTAATAGGCATAGAAGGAATCATTGTAGATATTTTTTCCCTATCTCTCATACCGTCTAGTTCAGTTATAGATAATTCTAAAAATTTAGTTTTTACTGGAGCGTACTCCAACCCTTTGTAGGCTTTTTCTAAATCCGCGAGTTCTCCAACTTCCTTACCAGTTAATAGTTTAAATTTTACCTTTTTATTGGAAACCGGTAACGCAAAACTAAATTCACCATTGTCATCAGGTACAGTATCTATTTTTTTAAAATCTAAAGAAGATAGGTCCACTGTTGTAGGGAATTCTTTTTTTGTTCCTGGGTCTATTAAGTTAATATCGTATTCCGGACCGTAAGCTGTATTTCTTAAAAACACTAAGATAGCTTCTTTATCACACTCTAACAAGGTATCAACGTTAATATCCCTATCAACTATCTTAGTTCTTATAAGTGTATCTATTAATCTACCAGAATTAATAATATTAGGACTAGTTAATATATTTTCGTCTGAAGCGGTCAAATAAGTAACCTTAACACTACTTTTATTAGTAGCGTAGAAAAGTCCCCTTGATGGAAGTTCTACAACATCATAAGGGACTTGTGGTTCATATGTAGGCATTGTGCTATCCATTTATTACTTTCTTTAACACTAACATACTATGTATTTTGTAATTGTCAACAATATATTAGTAAACTAATATACATCTGTCTGGTCTTAGTGTTGCTGTAATATCAGCAATACCATCATTACTATAATCTAAATCATTAAAGTTAACATCCGTTAAGAAACACCCTTGTAGTATCCATTTTTCAACAACAACACCTGTAGGGTCTAACATTTCTAGGTCACAATCTTTTTTGTACCCAGCTGCGTAACCCATTCTACCAGTTACTGACTCGGCATGTAATCTAACCCACTCCATTAAAGCTTGTGAAGCAGAAGGACCGATTGGGTCCCTGAATGTAACATTTATAGTATTCCAGACAAATCTACCCCCAACATACGTAGAAGTATTAAGGAAAGGTATCTCCACTGCATTAACTGTAACTTGTGGTCTAGTAGTCGTAGAAACGTACCACTCGTTAATACCAAGTGATGACGGGAATCTCATAATAAACCTATTCTTCTTTTTTGGTTCGTAAGGAATAGGCATTTTCATCAATAAATCGGCCATTGTCTAATTTTTTTTTTTAATTTAATCTTTTATTACCTATAAATATACATTAATAGTATTTTTTCCACTAATTCTACTTAGCTGTCATAACATAAAGCTTATTTTTTTCTTCATCAGGTAAATGTCTCTTCATTTCCTTTATAGCTTTTATATTCTTTATGTCGTCATCTATAAATATTATCTGGTCAAATGTGTCTAGTAGCGTTTTAACCACCTCCGCTTTTTTCTCATAGTCTGTACCCCCACCTAACTCCTTAACTCTTTCAATATCATTTATGGCAAATACCAAATCTCTCGATAATTTATCACCAATTTTTATTAACTCACCATTTTTATTTTTATACATTAAAAATTCTTTTAAACCCTCAAAAACAGTGTCTTCCATCCCTCTAGCAGTCAAAATACCTAACTTATAACCCCTAGTTAACAAATCATCCATAATCTCTAAATTAGCTACTATTGGTTTTCCTGTGGTTATTGAGTTCTTTATAGAGTCTACGTCTTCAAAATCTCTATAATCATAATACTGTCTAGTTTCTGAACTAACGTCTTCTTTAGCGTACTCATGTGGTGTTAAGGATACTTCTTCCTCGTCAGTAGGTAATTGTCTATATATGTAAATGCCTTGTGCGGTCACTAAAGTATCGTCCACATCTAATAATATCAATCTATTAACTGAAGCTATTTCACTTAGATTTTTTTTATTTTTAATATTTTCTACTAAAAATAACAATTGTTTGTTATTAATTACTATGTTTTTCATCCCCTATAAATATACCAAATATAAGTTGTGTATTAAATAAAAATTTATTATCTTTGTAGTATTAACTAACTAAACCCACAAATAACATGAAAAAACTATTATCACTACTTATTCTCTTACTTTCCTTTAATACCTTAGTTAAATCACAATTTTCCCCCAACCCGATGGTAACCACGGTAACGATAAATAATAGTGTTACCTGTGTTGGTTTGGCGGATGGTAAAGTTACTGTTTATTCGACATATGGTGGTGGTGGTGGTTACCATTACACATTAGAAAGATGGATGGACTCTACCTTCGGTTGGGTACCTTTAGGACAGAGTCCTTTAAGTACTTTGAACCCTAATGGTAGTTTTACTATGAATTTCACATACGATACTGTTGTTTTTACAAACTTAGGTGGGGACACAAGTGGATTAACCCATTACAGGGTAATAACACACGACAACTATTGGCCTGGGGTATTTGTATCTAATAACGACACCAATTATTTTGACATATATGATTTTACTTTAGTTAATAATCTACCCGTTGGACCTCCACCATCACCATATCAATCACATTACGACTGGTGGGTCGACACAACTGGTATGTACCCACCTAATACGATTTTATTCGATTCTTGGAACACCAACACTTACAACCCAGATTGGGACCCGTTTGGGTGTTGGACCGTCTGGATTATTAAAGACCCAGTTAATGGTACTTTAATTGATAGTTGTTTATCTATTGGTGGGTGTGGGGGTTACTGGTACACATGGCCTACAACTGGACTCTACTTTGAAGTCTGTGTGGTAACATGTGGTTACTATATTGATTGGTCTTGTGTATACGATTCTACCGGAATTATGATTACTCCACCACAATATTTCACTAGAGATACTTTTTGTCTAACTGTTGGTGTGGGTGGTGTCACGAGTATAGTAGAAGACCAGTCGGAAGAGTCTACTGAGTACAACCCTAATATTTATTTTAATGGAGAGACTATCCATGACTTATTAGGTAGGAGATATAATTGTTCTTACTTTGACCTACCTAGAGGTACCTACATAATAAAAAGAAATGAGGAAGTGTGGAAAATTCACAAAATTTAGTAACCTAACACCAAAAAGTAACGTATAATATAATATAACCCTTAAAACATAAAAAAAAATGGACTACTTAATAGGATACATCATCATCTCAATACTTCTAATGATTGTTTTTATCGAAATGAATAAAAATGAACTATATCAAGACATGTGTGACATAAACACAAGATATAACAATAGGTTATTAGAACTAGTAAAAAATGGAGAATTAACTAATTCTAGATATGAAAGAATGTGTAGAAAGGTAGGGTCTGGTTTTAATCTATATGTGGTCGTACATTTTATAAAAGCCCCCTTCTTTGCTCCAATGATTTTTATCCTATTTCTATATAACGGCGGAAAACTTCTTTAAAAAAAAAAGACCCATAAGGGTCTTTTTTATTATAACTATATTTTTTTTATGTTCGTGCTCCTGAATTATCTGTAGCTCCGTCATCTCCAGAAGGTAATCCTTCTTCTTCGTCTTCTACATCCATTTCAGTTCCTTCCATATTCATGTCCATATCAACCTCGTAAAACTCAGCACTATTTCCATGTTCTTCATAAAATTCTCCACCATCAACGGCTCTTTTTAAACCAGCTTCACTTTCTGGAGAAGCGTATTCCATACCCTCACCTTCGTCATCTGAGATACCAGTCCCTAACTCTTCATCGTCTTCACCTAGACCAATTTTATCACTCGCTTTACTAGCTAAAGCTGTACCAAAGGCTGTACCAACTGCATTTCCAACTACTCTTTGCCATTGTTCACTCATTAGTTTTATTTCTTTTTCTACAGATTCGGACATTCCTTTAGCTGCTTTCTTCATAGATTCTTTTTTGTTACCATCACCATCTAAGTCTAAGTAATCTGGTTTAGGTTTTTTACCTTCTTCCATATCTTCTTCCATACCGTCCATATCTTCGTCATGCATTCCATACATTTCTCCCATATCTTCATCAGAACCATCATCTACCATAGACTCTAACATTTCATCATTGTCCATATAACCCGTTTCATGTTCAGGATAAGGTATGTCTTGTAGAATATCTGAGTCTGGTCTTACACCTCTTTGGTCTTTTCCAGCACCCATAAGTTCTGCAGTCTTTGTCATAAAATTAGAAAGTTTTACTATACTATTTTCTAGTTTTTGTTTTGTTGATGGGTCTTTAATATATTCCCACGCTTTTTTAACATGGTTAATTATATTTTCTATACCTTCTCCAGCTGCAACTCCAGGGTCTCTATTGTATTGTCCTTGCTCTAAAAGTGTGATTTTTTCAGTTTTTATAGCTTCACTAATTAAACTGTAAGCTTCATTCACTATTTCATCTAATTCGTCTTCTTCTTCTAGACTCAAAACAATTGTGTCATCAACCATTTCTTCACCATCATTGTCTCCACCTTCCATTCCGTTAGGGTCCATCATCATACCATCTAAATTAGCAAAACCTTCTGGACCACCTAAACATTGTTCCATTAATCTTTCAAATTGTGATTCAGTTACAACAATATTTTGTGGTAAGTCGGAGAACGTTTTTTCACCTTCTTGTAATTTTCCACTAGTTTTTTCTACAATTTCCTCTTTTGAGTACTTAAAATCTTTCATAATTTCTTTTTTGTTTACAAATAAATATAAATTAATAAGAAAGAGGGCCTAAGCCCTACTTTCTTTTATATATCTTCAAAGTTAGCACCTGTTGGTGTTATTAAGAATTCTATGTCTATAAATTCTAATGACCTTGTTGGTTTGATATATATTTTACCTGATAGGGTATTTTGGTCTATCAATGATGGGTCATCCGAAAGTACAACTCTAAAGTCCGTTAATCCCCTTTCTCTTCTTATAGAGTCTAAAATTGGGTTAACTAAATCTAGGAATTCGTTTCTTACTTGTTCGTCATTTTGTTCGAATAGTAATCTAACAGCTACTGCCGATATTAATTTTCTAGCTTGTAGTAACAATCTTCTAACATTAATTCTATCTAAAGCTGATTCTCTAACTTGTAGTGTTTTATTACCCCAAATTATAGTACCCACATCAGAATAAGTAGCGATTGGATTGATTCTACCTTTGTATAATATGTCTCTCTCGTCTAAAGTCAATTTCTTTCTAGCTTTAACCGCGTTTACTATACCTCTTGTATAACCTGCCGATGCGAACCATGGGAAGGCTATATTATCTGTTAATGCTATATTCCTCATTACGTCATACGTTGGTGGGAGATATAACTGAACATTATTATCATTATCCCTAAGTTGTACCCAAGGATAGTAAGTTGCTGTATAGTTTGAATCTATCCCTGTAGCGTCTAGATTATCTACAGCTTCTTGTGGTTGTACAATATTAGTTACATTAAACGTATTAGCGTTCATACTATAGTCTGGTGTTGTAGTAACATATAACGAATCTGCTCTATCAGCTTCTATCATTTCTATAGTTTCTTCAACTAAGTTACTATGGTTAATGTAGTCAATACCTGGTGTAGCGAATACATTTATGTTCACAGCTTCTGGGTTTTGGAATGTATTGATAGCGTCTAAATAAGCGTAGTAATCTGTATTCGCTGCATCTGTTCCTCTAGTTCTAAATATACCCCAACCTGAAGCGTTTGGATATTGTGACGTTGAACATGCCCCGTAGTTCCATCCACTTTGTGACAACATGTAAGTGTCTTCATTACTTCTTGTTTTTCTGTATATATCCCATCCATCAAACCCACCATATGGTAAGAACGTGAATTTACGTGAGAATAAGTTATAGTATGGATGGTTTGACTGTGTAGGTTCTGTAGCTAAAGAAGCGTTACCAACTTCAAACATCGATGTTCCAGTTATACTTGCTGGAGCTGGAGAAGTGAATTTAACAACTGTTGCTCCACTATCCATATGATAACCTTTACAAAGCATCGACCAATCATTTAATGTCTGGTTTGTACATAGATTACCGTTAGCTGGCATCGGTTTACCTTTATATTGTAAGAAGTCACTATCTATCCCCATATTATCTGAGAACCCAAGATATATCCTTCTAAACTTATCACCTGAACTATATGTTGGTGCTGCAAATGGTGGGTCCTGAACTAATTCACCTGGTTGGTCGTAGTGGGTTTTATATATCGGACAAACACCATCACAACCATTAGCTCTAGTTATGTAACCTTTAAACCCTTCTGGTACCGCGTTCCATCTAGTATCATCATCTTCATGATAGTCAGCTACTTGTAACATAATGTACCTACTAAGAAGTTCGTACTCCCCATTAGATGTACCTACTCTTTTAGCCACATAAGAGTTAAGTGTTGGGTTCATACTACAACGTGTGTATTTTTCTAATACTATCGGGTTTGCGTCTGTGTCATAGAAATCACGAACTTGTATATCAAACTCTCTTCTTTCTAGACTTATATTAATTATAGATATTTTAACTGTTGTGTTAGCTGCGTCACCATCAGGTATTGTAATAACTCTAAATAGGTCATACACATTTGTACCCCTTAATTCAGAAACAACATATGGTGTAGCTGGTGTTTGGAATTCTTCTAAGTAGTACCCCATAGAGTTGGAACCACCTTCTTGTACTGATGGTGAAAACAATGCCTCACATCTTATTCCTTTAATCTTACCTTGATTATAACTGTGTGTTAACCAATTTGGGTATATTTCTTCAACAAAAATTGGGACTTCTTTTCTATCTTTATCAAAAGGAGCTCTACCTAACACTCTTGGTAGGTAATCAGCGTTTCCTTGACCCATAGAAACTTTAAAAGCAAAATTAGTTCCATCATCATTCATAACATCCAAACCAAACGAAGCGAATGGGTTAGATTGTGATGCGTTATATGTACCACCTGTACAATTATACGTTACACCTGTACTAGAGATACCTGGACTTCCAGCTCCACCACCATATTTTGGGTGTGCCCAAGCAGCGTTTGTAGGTACTTCATATACTGGACCACCAGAATCTAGACTACTAAGACCACGAGACCTTAAGGTCGCTACTGTCTTTCCATCAAAATCTTTAAATGAATGTCCAGAGAATGCACATGTTGAGAACTGTACTGTACCTGAGAATATACCTGTTGAACCAGACCAACTACCATCAGTCATTCCGGAAACAGACATATTAAACCCTATACCGTCGTAATTACTATCCGAATTATAATTAAATAACCCGTATAACCATGGTTCGGATGCTGTTGAACACCAATCGTCACAGTTAGTACTAAGAGCGTTCTGAGCAGTAACACCACTATAGTAAGGACTCATACCACCACCTTGGAATACTTCTTCTAAACTATCACCTGATGATGTACAACCAAAAGTGTAAGAGGCTGTAGCAGCACTAACGAATTTATCGTATTGGGGTGTACCCGGTAAATTAATTGGTTGGTTTGGATAATTTGCTGGGTCACCAGATACTGAAGGGTCGAAACCTCCTGGGTGACTAGCTTCACTACATAACTCATCAAAGAAAGCAGTTATTTCTTTTCTTAATGATGTTGCTCCCCCATCAGCTAATGGTATGTTATTATCTATACTTCTAGCGATTAGATTCGTAGAATAGTCTCCAGCTGTTGAAGACCCACCACTAAACATCCATAACCATTCATTTATACCAGTATAAATTTTACCGTCACTTAATCCTACCACTGTACATGGTGAACCTGAAAGTACAAATGAAACCGAACTAGCTGAACATGTTAGACCAGTTACTGAATTACAATCTACAGCCCCTTGTGTACATAATTGCCACGCTGGACCTGCATCATAACCAGTGTAACCCAATACCCTAGTTACGAATAACTGGTTGGATTGGGTTAGATAACTCTTTGCTATGTAAGGTAACTCATACTTTGGGAATGTTGTGTCCACATACTTTTCAGCACTTGTAGCACCAAAATAAGATGAGAACTCACTCCAATTAGTTATAAAAATAGGTTCAAAAGCTGGACCTCTTAAAGTCTCACCTGCTAAACCTAATGTTGTTACACCAACACTCTGTGCTACGAATGTTAAGTCTTTTTCCGAGGTATACACACCTGGAGATACGAATACTCTATTACTGTTACTTGCCATTTAATTTGTTTTTTGTCTAAAAATTTAATTCTACTTTAGATAAATATTGAACAAAATTCAAAAAAACCGTCTTAAAGTAGGATAATATCTAATAAGTGGGAATTAAATAATACTTTTTTCATACTTATTAAAAAATGTTAGATTTGAAGACGATAAGAACAAAAAATATTAAAATAAAACCTAGGGTTCACAAGCTCCTAAAAGAGTATTGTGATAAACACGGTCTAAAGATGTTTGCTTTTGTAGAAAAACTCATATCTGAAAAATGTGAACAAAAAAAAGATGTATACGGAGATTATTAGTCTAAAGTGACTTTAAGTCTCTGTAAAGCATCTTCCGTAATATCACTTTTAGTTATGTCCATTTGTAGTAAATCACCAGAATTTATATATAATGGTAAACTAACCCCTATTTGAGCACCACCTTGTGGTTTAATAAAAACATTGTTTATTACACCTATGTTTGAGGCCTCATCTATGTCTATTTTACAAGTAAAATCAAATAAGTAATAAGCCGTAGTTATATTATCACCAAAACTCAACCCAATATATATTGTTTTTGGGTTATCACTTTCTGGGACTTTGTGTTTTTCTCCCTTATGTACTTTTGTGTTTACCTCAAATAATGTCAATGTACGACTGATTGCTGGACTTATTTCAAACTCATCTTCATCTATCAAAAATCCCTGCATTTGGAATTGGTAGGTTTGACTGTAGAATTTTCTACTTTCTAAGTCTGTTAGTTGGGAACTGTCTGTTATATTTTCCAATACTATCGGGATGTAGTGCCCTTTAACAAAAGTGTAGGCTTGTCGTGAAGTGAACCTTTGCATAACAACCCTGTTAAATAAATTAACTTCTCTCATCCTATTACAAATAACTCTTACGTCGTAAACAATATCTACAGGTACCGGTTGTGGTATCTTATACAAATCCATCCCTTTTCTTTGTCCGTCCCATGTTGGGACTTTTGCGTAATGAAATTGTTTACGATTAGGTATGGTGTACTTTAATGAAGGATTACTACCAAAATTAACATCTGGTCTTCTAACTACCGATATAAAAGGTAACTTAATATTTTTATCTAAATCAGAAAATTTCCAAGTCTGTGTAAATTCACCCCATCTTTGAGCTGTTAGAATCCTGTCTATTACTGGTATCTCTTTACCATTGATTGTCGACTCTAATTTATCTTTAACGAATTCTAACATCCCTAAATCTAAATCTTCGTGTAACACACTTTTTGGTAAGAAAGTACCGTCATCTTGTATAAACTCTGCTAATTGTTGTCTTCTTTTTGGCGTAGTTCTACCATCATACCCATGAGGGTATTCGTTTTGTCCCTTAACTGTCGGGTACGGATTTAATGTTTTTTTAACTTTTTTTGGTAACATATTATATTCCTTTAAATTCGTTTTCTGATACTGGGGTACAAATAATACTTCTAAAAAAAGCTTTATACCCACCCATAGTATGTGCATTATCATTTTGTATTCTACCATCATCCGCCACCACAAAATATCTCACCCTATCTTCTTTTTCTGGATAACCCACATAATCACCATAACTAATATTGATGGACAATTCTTTTAAATGTTTATCATAAACAGAGAATGTTAAATTTCCGGATTCTTTATACTCCACTAAACCATCCGCGTATGAAGTGTTTTTAGGTGTATCAATCTTTAGGGACCCCACATTAAACTCTACAGGTGGAAAAAACCTTATTTCCTCTGGTCCTGATTCAGCATACACAGCATCAACATCACTCTTTTTTCTATCAACCCTAAACAACACTAAAGTAAAATTTAAATCACCATCAACATATTCTTTACCCATATCGATATTAATATCAAAATCTTCTTTAGAAAAAAACTTGTTTAATCTTTTAATTGGTATTTTCTTTTGTTCCATAATTAAATTTATCTATATTATAAATAGTTTGTTTTTTAGTCTTGATTAGTTATACTTGGATATGTCTATAGATAGTAATATACCGGAACATAAAGCGCTAGCTATTTTAAAGGAGTATAGTGGTGCTAATAACTACATCTTACAGATGAAGAAAAACCTTTTTACCTATAGTAGATGGAAGATGGGGACAGGTCAAAGAGATTACATACTTACCCACCACGAAACAACACCAAAAGTAGCGAAAAAATGGGTAGAGATAGATTCTTATTTTGGTGAGCAGTTACAAGAAACCAGACTACTAACATACAAACCAAAAGAATTATACATAGAAAAACTTCTAACTCAAACAGATAAAGCTTACCACGTATATGGTAAAGTGTTTTCAGCTGACACACTAAATTGTTTATGGGTACCTAAATCACAAATAGTTTCAGACACATCAAAACCTATAGATGTGGATTATGAACCATTTAAACATAGAGAACCTTTTATACACCAAAAAGAAGCTATAGAAAAACTAGTAGCGAATGAAAAATATATCCTAGCTGACGATATGGGTCTTGGTAAAACAACTTCAGCTGTAATCGCCTCTATAGTTAAAGAATTTAAAAAAATATTAGTAATATGTCCAGCTTCATTAAAAATTAACTGGGAAAGGGAGATTAGGAACTACAGTGATGATTCAATATCACTGGTTGAGGGTAAGAAATGGCAGTCATCAAAATACATAATAATAAATTATGACATATTAAAAAACTTTCACTCTATACCTAAAAAAGATGAGGTAGTTACGAGTCAGATATTGGAAGAAGATTTTGATTTAATCATAATAGATGAAGCCCACTACATTTCTAATGGAAAAGCTCAAAGAAGTAAAATAGTTAATGATATTTGTAAAAAAGTACAACACGTATGGTTACTTAGTGGTACACCTATGACATCAAGACCAATTAATTACTATAACTTACTAAAAATAGTAGGCAGTAGGGTTTCCGCAAACTGGCGTTCTTATGTACTAAGGTACTGTGAAGGTAGACAATTTAGAGCTCACGGTGGTAGAAAAATATGGAACGTTAATGGGGCCTCTAATCTAGAAGAATTAAGAGATAGGACCAATAATAAAGTATTAAGAAGATTAAAGGAAGATGTGTTAGATTTACCAGACAAAATTATAACACCAATATATCTAGATTTAAAATCTAAAGATTATGAAAAGGAGGTCGGTGAGTATCTGGATTGGAATACCAGAACTTCTAACCAAAGTATAACCGTTCATTTATCTAAATTAACAAAAATTAGACAAATACTAGCTTGGAACAAATTAGACTATACCTGTGAACTTATTGACCAAGCTATAGAGCAAGAAAAAAAAGTAATTGTTTTTTGTAACTTTACTGACCCTTTACTGGAATTAGGTAGGAGGTATGAAAAAAATTCTGTCCTTTTATACGGACAAATGAGTAAAGAAGATAGACAAAAAAGTGTAGATTCTTTCCAAACTGACCCAAACACCCAAATATTCATATCCAACATTAAAGCTGGTGGGGTGGGTATTACTTTGACAGCTGCTGAAGCGGTAATAATGAATGATTTATCATTTGTTCCTTCTGACCATTCCCAAGCAGAAGATAGAGCATTTAGGATAGGCCAAAAAAAGAATGTTTCTTGTTTTTACCCAATATTTGATAATACGATAGAGAGGGTAATTTATAATATTCTCGCAAACAAAAAACGAGTAATAGATACGGTTATGGGTGACAATATACCCGAAGAAGACATATTTACTGAGATACTATCGGAAATCCAAACACTTTAGATATTTATTAGTAAACAACTAATATGGCTAATATCGATAGTACAGCAAGAAATAGATTATATACCCAAGCAAAGCATTTATTAGGTGCTCCTATAAGGGGTATTGAATTGGAGGAGGAGATGATGGACACTCTACTAGATTTATCTATTTTAGATTATGGGATGTATGTACAGGATTGGTTGATAGAAAATCAATGGGCTGGGGTAGCTGGTATTAATGTTAGTGAAGTAGATTTAGCTTCGGCATTCCTAACCAGAAGTTTAGATTTTGAAACCTCATTTACTTACGCGTATTCTAAGATAGCTGGTTTACAGGCTGGGGGACCGTGGGAATTAAAAAAAGATTTTGTTATGTTATCTCCAGGACAACAAATTTACCAAATACCAAAATGTAGAGAAGTGAATGAAGTTTTATGGTTTGCTAGGGCCGAACTTGATAGTATGATGATTGACCCGTTTCTTGGTGGGTTTGGTGGAATGGGTGGTATTGGTCAAGGTGGTGGAATGGGTGGAGCCCAGATGGGTGTTATGGGGTCTTATTATATGATGCCAGCTTTCGATATCCTATTAAGGATGGGTGACCGTAACCTTAAAAATCGTTTAATCGGTGGTGACTTAACTTATAGAATAACAGCAGGACCTGAAGGTACTAAATTTTTACATCTATATTCCACTCCAGGTGGTAGATTTGATTTCGGTAATATGGAAAGAAACCAATCTAAGGTTTGGTATTGGTATTATGAAACTTGTACTGATAGAGATAACTGTTTAAGTGACAATCCTGATGTGGTGAGATTACCTTCTGATGTACCTATTGATGACATACAATGGAATGAGTTAAATGCTCCAGCTAGAGCATGGGTAAGACGTTACTTCTTTGCGATGTGTAAAGAAACACTTGGTAGGGTTAGGGGTAAGTACCAGGGTGCTTTAAAGGTACCTGACGCTGATTTAACCATGGATTGGGACACATTACTTACTGAAGCTAAGGATGAGAAATCAAAATTAATTGAGGAGCTTATGGCAAGATTAGAAAGATTACGTAATGACAAGATGTTGGAACGTAAGGCTTCAGAAGCTGAAAATTTAAATAAATCTCTCGGGTACAGACCTATGAATCCGGGAAGTATATACGTGATATAATGGCATTCAGAACAAAAGCAGATTTTTCAAGACAAATATACCAAAGATGTGGTACAACCGCTATCATGTCAGGGTCCACCTATATGGGTGATAATTTAAGTGTGGGTTATTTTAGTGGTGAAACTTATAATTTTAGTGTAACCGAAACAACAAGTGGATTAACTGAGGTAGCTGGTATCCATACAGGTGTAACCACAGTACTCGCTGTTAATATGGCCCCGGTACTAAGTGGTAGGTCTTCAATACAAATAAACCCAACATCGGTAAGGACTGGTACAGCTCAAGACGATATGACACTAGAAAGTAATGGTGATGTTAGAATTACTGTGTCTTCTAGAAGGTTTAAAACTAACATAGAACCACACACTTTTTCTAATTTAGATAATTTATTATTATTAGAACCTAAGCTTTTCAATTACAAACAAACAGGTGAGGAGGACTTTGGGTATATTGCGGAAGAGGTGGAGGACCTAGGTCTTAAAGATTTTGTAAGTTATGAATTAGATGGGGTAACACCTAGAAACGTAAAATACAAATATCTAGCTATAGGACTTATAGAGTTACTAAAAAAAGATGTTATTAATTTTAACCAAAATAAGGTTACTAAAGTTATTAGTGGGGAACATACTTCTGAAGGTGAAGACTATATTATAACCAAAGGAAGTGGTGCCACAATATTGTTAGATGATAAGAAAAATGGTAGGATTTACATAAAATCCATGACCACTACCATGGTAAAACCTTTAAGTGGTTTAATCGACGAAAAATGGTCGGAGATTGAATTAGGTGAGGAGAGTAGTGTAGAACTGGTTCACCATGAAAATAACTGGTATATTTTATCTTCTGACGGAATTAAGGAGTCTAATTAGTTATTACTTCTAAGAACGAGTCTTCAGACAACCCCATCTTATCCCAAAATATTTTTTCTTCTTTAGAGACACTCATTACCTCTTCGAACGTATCTTGGTCAAACTCTCTTCTAGGTATACCTTTTATTAATTCACATTGTTTACTAGTAAAAAATTGTCTATCTTCTGGTTTTTTAACTAATAAAGATTCTCTAACATCAGGGTGAAAAACAACTAATAATGGTTCCACTCTTTTATTAAATACATTAATGTATCTAGCTATGTTATACTCCCCCGTCAATTCAGGATTTTTATCTAATTCGTCTTTATCTATCAAATAACACCTTAATAAAATTTCTACACTACCATCTTTAGCTTTTTTTCTTTGTACGTCACCATGAGACATAGCTGTACCATTATTTATATAATAGATTGTTTGTCCTAAATCTACCTGTACATTTTCTCTAATAACTAATTCCATGTGTGCTTGTCTAGACATAGGGTTTCCAGACTTAGTAACCTGTAAACACCTTTTTTTATAATCTGGTATTTTTAATTTAATTCTAGCTTTATTGGCTATTTTAATTAATGGTATCTGTTTATTGTATATTTTTTCAAAATGTTCATAATAATATTCTATAAAATCTTGACCTTTACCAGCTAAAAGTAACCTTAAACCTTTATCTATAAACTCTTCCAAATACCCTTGTAGTTTTTTAGATTTTATGGAATTACCTGTCAACTTTACACCACCAGTATCCGTTAATAATGCGTAATTTTTTCTCGCTACATTTATAGCTGCTGGCCAAACACCGTCAGTGTCTAACCCCATTTCGTCTTTCATAAATAAATCATTATACTCAGCTACATGTGCCTCGGTACCCAAATATTCTTTATCTTTCACTACAAGTTCATTTAACCCCTTCCCTACATATTTTAATTCCGATACGTTATCTGGTGCTGAAAAATTCACACCATCCGTATCCAACACTAATGGTTCGTAACCTCTGTCATCAAAAAATTTAATCATATGTCTTAGGTATTGTCTACCAGTACATGTGATTTTTTCACCCATATCCATATCACCCCAAGGGAAGACCTGTGGTGCTGACAATGAACCAAACATAGAGTTAATAAAGATTTTTATTGGTAGTTGTTTAGCTCCAAACGATTTCGATAGTTTTGGGTCACTCTTGTAGTGTTTTGATGCCAAATTTTTATACATGATACGAGTATCTCTAAAATATTTTAACATCCCTTTCATAGCCCCCGTAACATCACATTCTGGAAAAACATCGTGAACTAATTGTATGGAGGGGTATAGAGAACTAAAATCTAATTTAAGTACGTTAACCGCGTAACCAACCTTTAACAATCTAGATAAACCACCAACAAAAGGTCTTTTTTCTTTTTTCTTAGGGATAGCCAAACCTTTACCGTACGACCAAGTTAACATTAACATTTTCCATAATGTCGCTGTACCCATTGTAGATACCCTTTCATATGTTGTTGGTACTAGTCCAGCTAATAAAAATGAAGCCTGGTTATATTCGGCATCAACAACTTGGGTTTCCCACAAATCATCCATAAGGTACCTTTCTACGATATATTCACCATTAACTCTTTTATATTTATCAGGAAATCTCATTTGTAGATTTTCCAATCCTGGTGTGTCAATATCTTTATACACCCCAGTTTCTGGGTTTAAATAAAATTCTTTATTTTCTCTGTATGTCGAAGCAATCTTATCCCCTTCTAGATAAATCCTGTTAGGTTTACTAGCTCCAATATATTCTGTTATATACTTTAGTCCCCAACTTTTTATGTCTGAATTAATGGTTTGAGCTCTCCTTACCGAATGTGCTACATCAATACTATTGTACCCCCATATTTTTATTTGGTTATAATCTTCTACTTCAGCTCCTAATTTTAACATCCCTGATTTAATCGATATAGGGGTATTTGGGTTTAATGTTTTTGCTATTTTTTTTATGTCTAGACCTAGAATCTCAGCTCTTTCGAATATCCAATTCCAGTCAAAGTTGGATGAGTTGTACCCACCTATTATTGAGGGTTTTAGTTTGTCTATAGTATCAAAAAATTCTATGATTCCTTTTCTTTCACTTTCATCGTCAATGGCTTCCACAACCTTTTCAAACCCTCTATTATCCTTCATACCGAACATAAAGATTCTACCATCTTTAGGGTCTAAAGATGTTGTTTCTAAATCAAATATAAACCTATGTACTTCATCATAATCACTAAAGCCTTTAAATAATCTTTTTTGTTTTTGTATAAGGTATTGTTCTACTGGTGTTAGTAATGTTATTGAATCTCTATTTTCCTTTGCCCAAGGGTCCACACCACCTTGTTTAAAAAATGAGACTAAATCCCTATATGTCTTTGTGGATTTAACTAAAAATGTAAGTCCTTGTTCTAACCTTTCGTTCCCATGGGTATCCAACTTCTCAATAACTATTCCATATTTGGATATGGCCTCTTTTTGTTGTTGTTTGTTACCCCTATAAAAATTCTTATCTTTTAAGTCACCAACCCAACAAAACGGGATAAAGGTATCTGAAATTATTTTCTTACCGTGTTCAGGGTCTTCTATTACTTTATAGATTTTATTGGTTCTCCAACCATACTCTACAGCGACAATATACTTTTCAGGGTCTTTACCTTGTAAAAATTCTTCTATTTCTTTTGGTGTGGGATTCATATTTGGTTATTTCATTATACTCAGTAAGTATAACACAATAACTTCAATACGTCAATTAACAGGAGCAGTTGCTTTCCACAAAACTATCATTAATATTAATAAACAAATCGTCCCTTACCGGAACTATTAATTCTGAACAATCTTCTATAAATTTAATAGCGAACTGTCCTTGGTACCTACCTGTAAATTCTGTGTCACTAGATTGCCATCTATAGTAAATGTAATACTCTGGTGGGTCTGTTTCATGTATAGTAGTTTTAGCGACTATTCCTGCAGCTTTATTTAAAAGTACATAAGCTCCATTCTCAACATCCCTCATTGAAAAACGAATATCAGCATTCGCTAATTTATCATGAAAGTGTTTAAAGTCACTTCTCCCATCCTGAATCAATTGCATCTTCAGTATCGGTTCATTACTATTTTTTCTTACAAAAAATTCCATTTTAGAATGAGCTTAAGGCTGTTCTTTTCCAACCAGCCTGTGTTTTAACATATATATAATCTTCGGTCCAACTTATACTTCCTATTGGTGACGTAGGATGGTCATTAGTATACGTTACATTCACAGGATAGGTAATACAAAATAAAGGTGTTGATGGGTATCCATCTGTTGTTATCTTTACCATACCATTAGGTTGAGTAGGGCTCGGACTGTTAACGGTCATTACAATTACCCCAGCATTCATGCTAAGAGAGCTTGTTGGATTCCAGGGCGAAGTCTTTCCAATCTGTATATTATCTGCTTTAATCGCAAACTGACTAATATTACTTGTTGGTGGAAGTAACGGATAACCTCCCCCTATAGAAATATACCCTCCATTTGTACAAGGTAAAATATCTTGTGTTGATAATTGACATGTTTGTGTAGTTGCTGTCATACCAGTTGACGATACCCAAGTAGTCATTCCCGTATTACCACTATAATCACAACAACAATTTTGTGTAAATTGATACGAGGTAGCCCCTGAACAATTAGCACCGAATGCTGCTATTTGGTCTGCGTAAGCGTTATAACTACCACCTTCTCCTGAGAAAGTTGTTGAACCCCAACATCCAAATGTAGCTAATGGATTGTAATTTATTGCGACCGTATCTGTACAACCTGAAATACCAAATGTAGCTCCTGTTGTTGTTCCTGTTGAAGCACTGTATTGACAACAATTGTTATAAGCCCAACTCCATTGGTTACCTGGGCCGTAACTATAACCACCACAATCAGCAAGTGCAAATGGATTATAATTAAGAGCTGTATTATCTGTACAACCAGTTACTTGTACTGTATTTCCAGTCATAGTATATGGTCCTGGGTCAATTGTCATCTCTCGGATGGCTTGTTCTCCTATAGCAAAACCAACTTTACTTACTACCTCCCAAACTTGTGGTGGGTTCGCTTGTTGGTCTCTCATACCATCATAAATCCCTGGGAAACAATTAGAACAACTAGTTGTGTGTTCACCTGCTCTAACACTTCCCTCTACTCCTGGATTTTCTGATGACCAGTGAGTTAATAAACACTTATAATAAGTTCCTACCTTCGCACCATAATTCCATTTGTTGGTTGAGACATCTTCAGCGTAAACAATATCACCTACAACATATCTGGTAGCTGAAGCCCATGTAACACCTGAATACAACTTCTGACCTTTGAATTGTTTTTCGTATGTCATCCCACTCCACGTTAATGTCATACTAATCCCAGAAGTCATTCCAGAATTTGTAGCTCCAGTCATTTTTATATAACCACCTTTAATTTGTGTTACTTTTTTATCAGAATTATCTGTTAAGTCTTCTATCTTAACACCATCACTATTGTTAGCCATTGTCATGGTTCTAACATTTGTACCATCAGATGTTCTAAAATAGAGTTGGTCTAACCCATTATCGTTACCATTACCCACAAACATTGTAAGTTGGCTGGCCTGACTCGGTGTTGTAATTCCGCTAAACGCTTCTTTTGTAAATTTAATTGCTCCCATATGTCCTTTATATATTAAATATCATTTAATTGTGTCTTTTTACCAAGCTATCTGGTCTAAATATGCTCCCGCACCTAATACTAGTACTCCCGCTCCCACATCAAAAGCTCCAACTAGACTTGTATTATGTGTTAGTATGTTATTTTTTGGTATTTCCATAATATCCCCTGATTCCAGAGAATACTTATAATTTCCTTGATTTATAGCTACTTTACCAATATCGTGTAACTTATCAATAGCAGCTTCTATATTACCTGTTTGGTACCCTGTCGCTGCTGAAACAGTACCATTGACTGTGACTGTGTACCTATTTGCCCCGGTTAAAGTATCAACAACAAATGTTGATGCTGATAAACTACTTCTAACTTCAAATCTACCCCTACTAGCGTTTAGATGGTAAAAATTATTAGTATTCCCTATGTTAAACTCACCACTTCTATCAATCCCAAATTGTAAATTATGTGTAGTACCAGTAAAATCGTTAGACCATACACTAAAGGCTCTATTATTTCCACTATCAACAGATGACCTAATAGTCACAGGAATACCAACACCAGTACTACCAGTTGTGATTGGGTAGGTTTGTGTTTGGGACTCACTTAGATTAGCGTATATTGGTTCTAAAAAATACACTTGACCGGTTTCTGTCCCTCCGGATGTAGGCAAATATAAACCATTCAGACTTTTAAAAGCCTGATTCAAATATTTTACACTAACTAAAGAAGAAGTACGTATCATTATTATTTATTATTAACTAGATGTTATTGTCTCCCAAGATGCCGAAGTTTTAATCATTAATTTACCGTTACCGGTACCACCATCTGTTGCATAAACAACCATCCCCGCTGTTGGGCCTACTATTGAGTTCATTTGAGCCGTAGTCATTCTAGGTACTGACATTCCTTTTGTTGTAGACGAAACATCCAGTATACTAGTAACTCCAGGTGATGATGTCCCTATACCGACACTGTCGTTAGCGGCATCAACATAAAACGTATCATTACTGTTTATAGTTCTAATGACAAAATCTATATCTAAATTATCTTTATTAGCTTCTATCGCTGTTGTTGTAAGAGTTAGGTGTGTTTTATTACCAGCAGAAAAATTAATAGAATTAGTGGAAAAAGCTATTTTAGTATCAGTATCACCCAAATGTACGATATCATTTTGGACGTATATCCCTTTACCAAATGTAGCGTATTCAGCGAATCTTGATGTCGCACTAACCGCTAAATTATCACTAGAACTATTACCTATGGTAACATTCCCATTAAAATCAACATTACCAGCAAATGGTAATCCAGCTGAATTTGTTATATCATCTTCTATTAACCATTGACCTGCACGTTTTAACGTACCATTATCAAGTTTAAGTGTTATATGGTCATTATAGTCTATTCCTGATACTACGTCAAACCCTACCATTATAGTAGCGTTGCCACTAGGTGGTGTTGTTATACCACTAGGGTCTTCTTTTTTGATTCTAATAATTGCTGGCATTTTTTCTTATTTTTATTTTTTATACAAAGTCTGTTCCGTAAAGTACTAGTTCACCATCTATACCTAAAGTACCACCTTGATTTATATATTCATCCGCATGAAATGTTTGCATGTTTTCAAAGATGCAATAGGTGTCCCCAACTTTGAGTGGGGATGGGTGAGCTCCTAGACTTAACATTTTTAGTAAGTCTTTAGTTCCCGCTACAGTGTGACATAACTGAGTTAACGTCACGCTAGAATAGAAAGTAGTTGGTAGGGGTATGTCCCCACCTTGGAAAACTTCTATTATATTTTTACAATTACAACTCATTACTTATATAGGTTACCTATTAATGTAGCACTCGCTTTTTTATTGGTGTCTACTCTATTAATAATTATTTGCACTATATCGTTTGGCCCAACGCAGAACGGTAAAGTTTCTACTATAACATCAGTAATTACCGAATTGGGGTATCTCTTGATGGTAAATGCACTTACATTGTCCACTAAAATCGATTTAAATTTAATACCTTCATGCTTCGTAACGTCTATATAAGTGTCAAATCCATCAAAATCTAAGACTGTTGTTGGTACTGGAAAGTTTAACATTACGTCAACAGAATCACCTTCAGTATAGTATACCGCTCTTCCTTGGTTACACGGTGTTTCACCACACTGACAGTCTATAAGACCATATCTATCTTTTTCTACTAAGAAATTATGTTGTATTTCATCCACACCTAAAGGTTTTAAATAATACCTAAACTGTGATATTGCCCCCATAAATGTCCCTGCAAAATTTTCTGTTATACAATCTACCTCGGAATCCACAATTATATCACAACCATCACAACCATCAAACCTAAAAGATTCTAATAAACCTTGTGAACCACCACCCCAACTAATATTAAATGGTACCCCAACTTGTAATTGATTTGCTGTATTAAGTTGTCTTGGTATCACTTCTTCAAAATTTCTATCCACGAAAACTGGTCTACCATTAACATAAATTGTTAATGTACCCATTCTAAATTTCTTTTCCTGTACCCATTTTTTTGTAAAATTTAAATAGGTAGGTAGTTCTATATCATTATACCCAAATACCGAATCTACTCCAGGTATCGGTTCGTGTATTAAATCATTTACACCACCTTTATTTTCTAAATCACAACAATCCCAACAATAGTCTCTTTCAAATACAGCACTAACGTAAAGCCAAGGTGCTTCTGTTTGTCCGGTAAAATCACATATAATATCATCACTAAAACGATTTACTACAGTACATGCTGTTATGTAGGTAAAAGCTGTACCACAATTAGGGTTACCAGAACCTACTTTATATGGGTGACCACATCTATCGTAATGTATTGTTTCGTCGGTAGTTCCCGTAACAACACAACCACCAGAGAAATATAAAGCCCTATATCCCACCCTATAACCTGTTTCACAATCACCACTTAACATTAGAGCAAAATTATTACTACAACAATCAACATAGTAAGGGTACGTTGAAGCTGAAACACAATCTTCATGTACGTTCCCACAGTTATCAGTATGGGTACTACATCCCGCAGTTTGTAGTGTTATAGAATCACCGGAACAAGACGGTTCACAAGTTTCTATACAATTTTCTCCAGAATAGGGTATCCTAAATTTATTCTCAGCTCTTGTACCCATATAAAAGAATATCCCTTTATTTTCTGGGAACAAATCATTTAATGTGTACCCATCACATATATTATTACACCTAGGCCTAATAATGGTTTCCACCGTCCATCCACACTCCACTCTTGTTGGTAGTACCTCATATGGGTAACCTTGTAATTTGTAGAATCCTTGATAGAACCCACCATTTAATTCATTATAATAACCTTCACAACTACCAGTAGCACTAGTTATACTGTAATTAATATTATAACTACTATAACCAGTAACTGGTTTTAATTTTAAACGACAGTCATAATCGTACGGACTATGTGTTAATCCACTTGGTAGTATGGACCATATATTCATTACGTCATTAGCTGTCCTTGCACTTTGTGTTACCACATGCACTGTAACGTCAGATTCATAATAACTACAAGTTGTAGTTTCTGTAACTGGTGAAGTTGTTGTGGTTGTAAATGGTGGCCAAGCGGTTGTTGTCGTTGTTGTTTCCCCTATCCATCCTTGGTCACAATGAGTACAAGAACTAAATACACCAGCAATTATGGTAGCTTGGCTACCTCCCCAACCGGTTGTCCCACTAATTACCCTATAACAATCCGTAGAACAGTCAGGCCATCCCGACTCTAAACGATAATAGCTGTCAGCGGATAATGTTATGTCTAAACAAGATGAACCCGTTAGAACGACTGTAATCGTCCCACCTGTACTTACACATGGTTCTACCTTATACAATAATTTACATGTTGTTGTAGTTGTGGTTGTTGGTACTAATGTGGTAGAACTTGTTGTTGTGGTGAGGTGGGGGTTGTATGTCGTGGTTGTAGTTGTTGGACACAAATCCGAACACACCCCACTAGATGTAGGGTCACAGCACCCACTAAAAGGACCATTAATCACCAACCCTTGGATGTTAGAACCTATAGTTTGCCCACAACCACTAATAATTTGTCTACAGTGTTCTATACCATTAGAGTTTGGTGGTGATAAGACCTCGTAATAACTCCCACCTAATAGTGTGGATGCTGATAAAATCTGGTCAAATTGTACGACATTACCGTTCGCTGAACAATTTCTCATCGTATAACAATATCCTGTTATCGGAGGTGAGGTTGTTGTGGTTGTTGTTACCGCTGACCATGGCATTGTTGTACATCCAGAACTTAAGGACATAAACGTACTAGCTGTACCCCCAGTAAAATCGGTAACAGTTAATTTGACCCTTGATGGTCCTTTGTAAGTTTGTGCGTATGTATTATCAAAAAATCCGTACACGGTATCCCCTGTACCAACAAATTGGTATGATTGACCACTGTAACCACCCCAAGAATCACTAGAAGTGTATGCGGTACCAAATGTAGCTAGATTAAAAGTAGTTCCAGTATATGGGTAAGCTTGTTGTTCCCATTCGTAAGTATATGGTCCGGTACCACCACTTGTAACCCCAGATAACGTGTGGGTAAACGCGGAACCATTAGTATACTCACAGGCCTTTAACCAATGCATGGTACGTATTGCGTGGTCAAATTGGGAGTGTGCTGGTTGACCGAACCTAAGTGTATTCCAATTTGCCGCGGAAACATATAGTCCACCATCACCTCCAGTATCACCAGACATTTTTATTGTATCACCAATAAAGTAATATCCTTCATCGAAAAATGGTGGTTGGTACCCAAATGCGTTACTAGCATTATTGTAAATATAAGTCAGTGAACCCCCTGGTTGTAGTGGGTTTTCTTGGTCTGATGCCCATATAGCCCCCGGATTACAGTAATCTGGATTAGCATATAGTGAAACATGTACGTTACCTGTATAGGCCATAAAGTAATTATTTATTTATATATAAATAATCAGTAAGGTCGTTTCGACTCAACGAATCGCTTTATTTCTTCTACATATTTTATTGCACCGAAATCTGGTGAGTAATTTTGGAACTTTTCTGGGTTATTTTTGTACTCTGTGAATGGACATTTATTAATAAATTCACCCTTATAAAACTTTTCTCCTTTCATCTCATCTAGTATTCCAGCTAAATGAAATATGTTTTTTTCTTCATATCTAGAAACTGGGTCAGTGGCCCAACTAAAAGCCAATTCAGGGTGTAAAGCTGTTTCTTTTTCAAAATACCACATATTCCATAATATGGACCACATTTCCGCAGTCCAGAATTGTATGTGAGCGGGAATTGGGTGTTTGTCCCCAAACTTCTTAGTAGCGTCATATATCCTATTACAATCAATATCTACCTTATGCCAAAAATGATAATCAGTATCCTTTATAAGATATTGTGCTCCCCCAGATTTACTATTATTTTGTTTTATTACATCCACTGATACACCAACCTTATCTGCCATATCTTCCAATAATTCGATATCACCTAGTTGTGGGTGCTGTGATTTATACCTATCACAACAACCTTTTATGTAATTATAATCTATGTAACCAGGACATTCAGAAACATAACTTATATCATCAAGTAACATTGACCCAAAATCCGGTAGTTTCCTAAATAAAATATCTGAATCAGTTAAGAATATACACTTACCATCTTGTGGGTATTCCTTTAAATAGTGTTTTACTAAGTGTGGTTTAATACTTGGGATGTACGACCTATTTGTTCTAGTATCTTTATAAAAATGAATATTATCAGGGTAGTCTCTTAGTAACTTTTTTAACCCTTCACTTGGTTCTTGAGCTCCATTCATTAAACCAAATATAGCTCTACATTTTTTAATAATCCCAAATTTCTCAAAATTAAAGAATAACATTCTTATTTGCCAATGAAAGTATGGTACGTCTGGTTGTGCACAGATAAAAATCATATATATTTTTTATATAAAATTAAATTGTTTTTACCTATAGTAAATGGATTATCAAATAGAAGAATTACATGACGCACAATCCGTGTAAGAAGCGTCTATAGTGTGTTGTATAGGTCTGGTAGTACTTCCTGCATTATAGTAACACTTGTCATTAACTTTTATATAATTAGATGAGGTAGGAGCTACCACTAAAGAACCATCCCATGAAGAAATGTTTAATTTAGATTCTACCTCATCTATACGATTGGCAATACCAATAAACCCATTAGGCCAAATACTATTTATATCTCCAGATGAAGCTCCACAACACATATACCTTGGGTAATTACCAGCAAAATTAATTCCGACTATTTTTAATGCTCCACCTACACAACATAAAATCGCTGCACCGGAATCACCTCCGACACCAGGAGATGGGTCACCATCACCAGCTGATTTGAATAATATTTGTTGGTCGTACATAAAATTAGGGTTACCTAATTTTATATTAGCAGCATTAACTGTTATTATTACTACGTCAGGATAACTCACACTTAAGATGTTACCACTACTTCTACCTACTTTATAAACATAACTCCCCACCAACCCATTTACTTCTGCTGTTGTAGCGTGTTGGTATGGTCCCCAAGCTAGACCTAATATAGTTGTTGTTGGCTCTTCTGTTAATTCTATAAGTGCAGCGTCTACTTTATTTTGTGTGTAGTTATAACATAGTGGGTGGAATCTTTTCACTGAACCCATCTGTACTCCCGCACTTGAATTTCCATTATCAGGATAACTAGGTTGTTGTGTTACGTACCCTGTTGACCAATTTGCTCCTTGTAACCCACCATTAGCAGTTGCACCAGCGGCAGAACCACAATCTATACCAGGATAATTAATTGGGTCCGCGTTTAGCCCAGCTGAAGCAAAATTATAACCTATAACATGATTATTAGTCACACCAACTATTTTATCATCGGTATTATCGTAGGCTAACCACCCTAAAGTACCACTACCCGAACCACCCATAGATGGTGGGACTAAGGTTGTACCAATACTAACACCACCAGGAATAGCTCTTTGGTTACTACTAGGTGTATAATAAGCGACACCATGGTCTGAACACGCAGGAACACTAATAGATGTTATATTACCACTGCAATAACCTAGATTACCTGGACCATAATTAGGACTACATTGTGTACTTTCAGCTAGTATTAAAGCTTTATCATACACACATGTAGAATGTAATACTATCTCACTTGAAGTTGATATATCTGTTGGGATACCTCCTAGTTCTGACGGCAATAATTCACTATTACTTAATTCACTTAGGTTTTTCTTTTCTATTACATTTAAAGTAATACAATAAATTTCAGTATCCACATTATTTGTAATTTTTCGTCCCACGTACATAGATGTTAGACCTGTGGAAGTGAATGTACCAGAATATTTGTTTACCACATAATCATGATAGGATTGGTGTTCAATTCCGTTAGAGTCGGTATAACCAGAATATATAGGGTCACTAGATATTGTGGCTCCTTTAACTCTGACTGTTGGTTGGACGTTTATAGTCATTTGTATTCTACCACCACCCCCTACGATTGATGGTGTTATAATATTTCCAGGTGTACACCCACTTTGACCATCACATGGTCTAAATAATGTAGAAGTTGTTGGTGGTGAGTATGTTGTTGTCGTTGTGGTACCTGGTTGTGTTGTAGTTGTCGTAGTAGCTGGAGCTGCGGTTGTGGTCGTAGTAGTAGTAAAACAAGTATCGATTATCAAATCAGAACAGCTTGTACATCCAGAAGCATCTATTATTTGTAATCCGTATGTACCACAACATGCTGTAAAATACACACAATCGTAATTTGTTGTAGCTACATTATTACACCCAGTTTCACATCCTTGGTTACAAAGACTTACACTATAAGGTGATACCCCACCACCCATACTAATTGTTATACCTGTTAAATTACATGCCATATCTTTATATAAATACTTTAATTAATCTTATTTTACAAACAACTCCCATCATCTAAATTAGCTCCAGGATAATAATTCGATGCTCCAGGAGGACCTATCGGTGAATTATATGAAGGTGCATTTGGCCCACCCATTGGACACAACCCATATACACCAAAGAACCCACCAGTACAAGTATCACCAACAAGTGGGTCTGGTGCTATACCGGTCGTACAACAACCACCATCCATACAACCATAAATAAAAGCTATACAAGAACCGTCCTCACAAGTAGCTGATGGGTCATAATTGAATGAGGTAGCGTCTGTACATCCAAATACACATACTGTTGTAGTGGTTGTCACTATAGCACCACAACAAGAAGTATCCCCAACATTCCCATTCCATTGCAAAGTATTAATATTCATTTGTAATGCACCAGCACAATCAATATAAAGCCCATTTATCATAGTGGGTAACGATGGTGGTGGTACACCTATTTCTCCAGTGAAATTATAATTAGCACCATTTGGGTCTAAACAATTACAATAACCAAAACAAGTTCCTAAATCTATTTGAGCACCAGCATAGTAGTTATATGCTTCACAACCAGGGTAAGGTGACGTAAACCAACCAGTGGGGTTAGTACAACTGCCCGCATTTGGACAATTTGTCCCTACACAATTTCCACCATCCATACAACCGTATACAAGTGCTACACATGAACCATCATCACATATCGCATTTGGGTCATAGTTACATGCTTGACTATCTGTACAACCGTCAGGTAAAATACATGAACCATCATCAATAATTGCGGTTGGGTCATAGTTACATGCTGTTGGGTCTGTACAACCGTATATACTTGACGTGGTTGAGGTTGTGGTACAAAGACATAAATCACCATTCATCCCAGTATCAACCGGTTGTCCAGCTGGTGGTGGTAAGGTTGGTGGGAACCATTGGTATATATCCCCGACTTGGTTACATTCATATTGTGTCAGACAAAGATTACAACCATCAATAGCTCCTGGTTGGGTGGACCACACTGGTGGGGACAAAGTAATTAAAGGAGAACCACTACATGGTGGACCAATTAGTTTATAACATTCTTGTAACCCAGTACCATTTAAATTATTCCATGATTGAGCCAAAAACACCGTTCCTGGAACCATACCAGATATGATAGCCGTCCAATCATACGGGAAGTTCACTTCTACTCTATAGATTGAACCGTCACAACACTTTTCCACACACCAATATGGGTTAGGTGGTTGTGTTGTTAGGGTTGTAGTGGTACACACATCACCAGGTGGAATAGTACAGCTCTTACACGTTACCGGGGTAGGGTTTATAAGTGTACCGTCAGCTTCAGCACATACATAATTCGCTGTAAATTCTATAATCTCCCAACAAGCTCTATAGTGAGTAATACTACCATCGAAAAAGCTAACATAAGTCACATCCAATTCTAAGATTGTACCAATAGGGTATGACCATACTATAGCATATAAGGTTGGTCCACCTGTTGCTGTTGCCATAAATTCTAGTGTCCCAAATTGTGGACACATTTTTACACCCCTATTTACCACTATTGTTGTTGTGGTTGTTGTAGTTTGGTTGCATCCATCACAACATCTACAATATAAAGAAACCTCCGAATCACAAGGTGGACCTGGTGTTGAAGAGGTACAGTATTGACATATCGCGTCTCTGGCTGATGGTAATAGACTTAACCAATAAGAGTAATTACATGGTTCACCTTGGTCTAAACCACCACAACAAGAGTCTAAGTTACTTGTACCCGGTTGGTTGGCATTGTTACAACAAGACGTATTATCTTGACACAATTGTTGTGTAGCATAAATTGTATTATTAATTGGAGCTATCCCAAAGACACAACACGGATAAGGTGTTTGTATTGGGTTAGCTAAAGTTAATTCTGTGGGACAGTACCAAGACATATTTTTATATTATTTTATTCATTAGTGATAAATAGTTTAGAACGGTAGACTTTGGCAGCTAGCTGGAATTGGCACCAACAACCCAGCATTACATTCAGTACAATTTGCCCATGTTTGGTTTAACGTAGTATACCCGTCTGTATCTAGGTATGACATAGAGGTAGGTATAACTTGGTAACATTGTGATTGTAATGCGCTACCACCTACCGGTAATAAGATTAATTCTATTACCGTACCAACCACAAATGAAGTTAATAAATTTTCTAAATTACTCCCCGTAGTAGGTTTATATTCCTGGTAATAAAGAGTACCTAGTTTTGGACAACACGCTCTAATTAAAAGATTACTAGATACTGGTTCAGTTGTGGTGGTTGTGGTACCTGGACAACATCCCTCTGCTAACTCAGTATAACCATGACCTGGTGGGTTATAACTGATTAAATGGGCACTTAACTGGCTACAAGAATGGGGAGAAGGGTTACAGATAGTAACAAAACTATTAACGTTAACTAAAGTAGTAGCATTACCTATAACCTCCACACAAAGAATTTTATCTCCAACCACAGGAATATTGAAGGTACCCGCAAAGGTATCTCCCACATTCAGTCCTTGGATGTATGTTAGTAGTGACCCTGTTGCGGTATAGTGTTTATATGGTGCACAACACATTCTAATACCTAATACCACTGCAACTGATGTGGTTGTGGTGGTATTACCTAAACAACAGTCTGGGTCTGAAGCTGCACCCCAAACCCATAGTGGTGGGTTAGGTACGGTCTGGAGTGATGAACCAGCACTTATTGAACTAGAAGTTACATATATAGGATAAATGTCTTTGTCTTGGGTAACACCATAAATGTTTTGGTTATAACAATATAACCCAAAGGTTACAACCCCACCCATATTAACCGTACCTAATAGAACACCAGTATTCAAATCATAATAAGCTAATTCACTTCCTGTACTAGTTGCTAAAGCGACTATTAATGTATTACTCCCCGCTAAGTATAATATATCCCCCTGAACAACATCACTCCCTGTTAAAGCTATAGAACTAGATAGTACAGCTGTATTGGTGGTTATATCTATGCTACATATATCCCCCATACATGGTGTAGCGTTCCAAGAACTACCCCCAATTAAAGTAGTAGAATCTATAGCCGTTAAACCATTACCTATTTGAGCTGGAGTCGTAATCTCTCTGTTCCATGTAACATTACAAGTAACGGGGTCTATAATATATTCTTGAATTTTTATACTATAATATACCCATATTAGATTACCATACCTTGCTATATCTGCACTATAGCCTAGATTTTGTGTCGCTGTAAATAATAAATTAGTCTGATTTGTCGTATGGTTATAATTGTAAATGCCTGGTGGATTTGAACCATCTACAAATAATACACCACAAGAATCACATAGAGCTGTGGTTGTGGTGGTTGTTGTTGGTGACGTGGTGGTTGTGGTAGTTGGGCAACAAGTACCTAAATTATTATTACCAAGGAAAGCATCTAACTCGATACAGTCATTCTGCATTGAGTATCCTACCGCGGTATCAACTATAAGACCACTAGGGTTAGTTATGATATTCCAACAAAGATTAGGTGTAGTTACCGAAGCACTACTTAAACTACCATAAAAGGCTTGGCCTATATTGTAACTTTGAATAAACGCTAATAGGTTACCTGTGACCACATACTGAGTAAAAGGGTAACAACATTCTTCTAGCCCTAACAAACTTGATGAGGTTGTGGTTGTGGTAGCTGGACAACAACCATTTAAAAGGTCTGGGAAACCATAACCGTTGTAAAGTTGTGTGTTACCATTTAAATCAGTACAGTCATTTGAGTATACCGTAGGACTAAAAAGCCATTCAAACTGACCCGTTTGTACTTGAGGGGAAGATAAAGGTATATTCATATCCATCTCCATACAAGCTGTAAGGTCCGTCCCATTAGGTAATGTTATTGTCATTACAAAAGCTCTAGTAAATGGTGGAAGACTATAGTCTATAAGGTTATAAAGTGAACTATTATAAATTACCTCATATTCCGTATAAGGGTCACAACACAATTTAAGACCAACTAAAGCACTAGTAGTTGTAGTTGTTGTTGGTGGTGAGTATGTTGTTGTTTCACAACATGGTGTAGCGTTCGCTGATACCAGACAATCTGGTTCGTATTGGTAAATACAGTTAGGTCCTGAACTACAGGGTTGACAAAAACAATTAACCGTACAAAGACACAAACGTCCAGCCCAAGATAACATATCGTTAGGTGCATTATTGTGCATTTTTCCTATCACTTGACTCCAGTGGTCACTATAAAGAAAATCTTGAGGCCATGAATTAGTTGTGTTTATTACATTTAACGCGTCTATTAACATTTCCCAATGAGCGTTAATTGTTACTGGTCCTGATAAAAAATATGACCCATTTGATGCGGATGAAACAAAACCGTTAATTTTATAATAATACCCGTCACCATTATATAAAGAACCAGTATTTTCACATATGTAACTTTGACCGACAACAATACTAGGGTTTATAAAGAAATAGTTATCGAAGATTTCACTAGTTCCGTATGTAGCAACCAAGTAATCTGTATATATTTGATTATTAGTGTATTGTCCATTAACTGTCGTAATACCAGGTGGTGTAAGTTCAGTATCACTGCTATCACAACCTATCGCGTCTACACCTGGAACTGGTGTAAGTGACGAAACACATTCCCACCACTGTGTTGTAGTTGTTGTTACTGAACATTGAAAGTACCATGGTGATTGAGCAATCCAACTTAAACAGGTAACACAGTTAGGTTGACCTGTTGTCCAATCGGCGGGTGGGAGTGGTGGTGTTGTAAAACCACCCGTAAGTATTACCCAACTTGGGCAAGAGGTATCTATAATTTTAAAGCAAGAAGTGAAGACAACCCCTGCAGGGTCCGATACTGTCAACGCAAGAACCGTTTGTCCTGGAGTGTAAGCAGCATTTGCTATTATAACATATAAAGGACTACCCAATGTGACCGTATATTGGTTGTATGGTGAACAACAATCTTCTAACCCCAGTCTGTCACAAATAATTGTTGTTGTGGTTGTTGTTACTGGTAGACAACATGGGTTTCCTTGAGCTGCTACATCACATAACACGTAACTACTATAGACACAATTTAATGCAGGTGGTACACAGGGTTGACAAAAACAAGGGTTAAAGCAACCACATTCTACAACATTTATTAATAACGTATCTCCAGCGGCATTGTTAGTCATTCTTACAATAACTTGGTCCCAAGTATCTGACGTTACGAAATCTTGAGCCCATCCATTAGTTTGGTTTATACCGTTTAGAATCGTTATAAGCATAGCCCAAGTAGATAATGTGGTTGTTTGACCTGAGAAGACGTAGGAAATATTAGCATTACTTAATTGTATCTCACCCACCTTTTCATGTCTACCTAAACCACTATACAACAAACTTAAATTTTCACAACCAGCTAGTGATAGTGTGGCTGTTGGGTTTATATAGTGATAGAACATGTATAGTGCTGCAGCACCAAAATTCTGGGTAATATGGTTAACAGCCTCAACTCTATTTTGGTATGGTGTATTTCCACCATTAATCCCGGCTGGTATAACGTATGTTGTTGGGAATTGGTCCCCACACCAGTTTGCGTCTATACCGGGTACAAGTGGTGGTGGTGTAATACATTCGTGCCAATCATCTGGAGGACAACACCCTAATTCCATACCTGGAAAATAATACGTTCCTGCCACTATAGCGATATTAAAATCAATACAACCCATATCGGTAGTAGGTGATAACCACAAAAACCCATTATTTATTACATTTATGGGTGATGGATTATTGATTACTTCAGCACAAGTTTGTATTACCGAACCGTCAGGTAAAGTCAACTCGAATATATGAGCACTACCAATACTAAGCCCTTGTATTAAACTATATAAGAAATTACCACTAGGGATAATATATTGGTCATAAGGTGGACAACAAAGTTCCACACCTATCGCTAGTGTCGTAGTTGTGGTTGTTGTTGGTCCTGGTGTTGTGGAAGTTGTTGTTACTGGTTGACAACATGGTATTGCGTTAGCAGCGATATCACAAATACTAAAATCATTAAATATACAAGGTGTGACCCCAGGTGTGAAACATGGTTGACAAAAACAAGGTGGTTGGTTACATGTACAAGGTCCCCCATAGGTATTCCATGACTCCGACATGTTATTTGACTCCTGTTGTATTAACATAACAACCGTGAATCTAGAATCGATATAAGTAAAAACTCCTGGTGTGATACTATTAAGATAATCTATAAACGATTGCCAGTTGTTGATGGCACCACTACCGACATAAAGCACATTTGCAGCGTTAGTTATAATATGTGTAGCTTTACTATAACCCATACCTCCCTGTGCGTATGGGTTTGTTGATGGAACAGACACACATTGGTTTGCCAAGGTATTCGGTGGAGTACCGGTTTCATGATAAAAGCTGCCCCAGGTTACATTAATGGGGATATTCCCATTTATTTGTTCATCCATTAAATATTCACACGCTCCAATAATGGAGATAGAAGCATGTGGTTTTAGGGTTAAACTATCACAGGAGGAACCATTAGTGATAGTTGCTAATGGTGGTGTTATGCATTCGTACCACACTGTAGTTGTAGTTGTTGTTAGTGGTCCGGTAGTGGTTGTTGTGGTTGGGGTACTAGTAGTGGTTGTGGTTGTTTGACCAGGTAACGTGGTGGACGTGGTTGTTTGCCCTGGACAACAAGGTATACCATTAGCTGATATAAGTGCTATAGATAACGCATTACAACCTAGCATATTTATTAGTCCGTTTGATGTTAGGTCCGATTGGGTCTCCACCATATTAGCGACAGGTATACCAACAATAGGGTTACATAATGGTTTCCAACATTCATTTTGTACTATCCCACCTGACACTAATAAGTTTGGTATTTGGAAGGCATAATTATCATCACAATTAAGTGAATTAAGTAATAGTAATAAATTACCTGTGGCCCCATATTGTACTGGTACACCAGTACCCACACAACAACTTTCTATCCCACATGTCACACAAGGGTCACCAGTAGTTGTAGTGGTACAACAATTATAACATGTGGTTGTAGTTGTGGTTATAGGAGCTACTGTTGTGGTAGTAGTTGTTAGGGGTTGTATTCCAGTTGTAGTGATAGTGATAATAGGGCACTGTTGACAATCGACAACACTACCAAGTAGTCCTCTTGTTGGTGGTGTTCCAAAAGTGTTTCCACACTGTCCTCCAACATACCCAGTATGCCAATCACCACTACCCGGATTATTACTTACATCTATATCATAACTGGTTGGTCTGGGACTGTCACCCTCATAGTACATACATGTACCATCAGATAATTGAATAACATCACCCTGACTTATAGGCCCTATAGCAGCAGTTAACTGGTTATGGAATGCCTGATTATTTGTATCAGTATTTGGTAAAAAACATGAACCTAAAGGCGGGGCCCCTGGTGTAGGAACTACTGGTACTGGATTAAAAGCGAGTGAATTATCACAATAACGCCAAGAATGATTGAGTCCGAAAACGGATGGTTGGGTTTCACACGCATCACAATCACCATATGGTTCAATAAACCAACCAGAATTTTGTAAAGAATGACCACCAAGATATTCAACATGTATAGCTTCTGGTGTTGCGAAGTCCCCTATATACTCAAAACAAGTCCAAAATTGTGGATATGGAGTTGAGTATAGTCTAATAAAGTCCCCAGGTACTATTTGATGCCCTGCACTTTGTTGGTAATAATAATTCTGAAAATGTTCATTGTTAGCTATTGTATTTCCTGGAGGCGAACCGGATTTACCAATATTACAATCGAAAGGGACTGGTACACTAAAAGGTTCGCTAGTAAAACAAGCTCTATATTTTTTATATCCCATAGTTTATTATTTAACAATAAATACCCACATCATGATTAAATAGGCGTACATGTAGTTGTCGTTGTTACTGGACAACATGGTATCCTTAGTGTCGGGTCTTGGTTCTGATAAGGTAACCAAGCTTGGAGACCAGCACACGGTGTTGGTGCTGGTGGTGATAGTAGTACGGCCCCTGTCACTGTTGGTCCGGTTGGGCTATTTATTATTCTTGCACAAACCGGTACACCACTGATAATAAATAAGTGTGAGGAACCTAAACTTAAACCATTTATATCAGTAAGTAGTGTTCCAATTGCTACGTATTGTTGGAATACTCCGTTCGTATCAGAACAACACTCTTCCAAACCTCTACCAGTTACATTTACAGTTGTTGTTGTTGTGGTTGGGCAACACCCGACTGATTGTCCTTTGTCTTCACATGTGTCACACTGGTCTGTCAACCCGGCTGGCCAAATAGGGAATAAGAATGTACCACTAATTGTCCCTACAATAGGTGCACAACCAACACATTTATGGAAACAACAAGCCATACCGTCAAATTGACCACCACTAACCACCAATCTAAAGGTATCGTCATTGTTCAATCCAGCAACTCCAGATACAGCACCAGGGTCACCTACTAATTCATAAACATCCCCAGTACAACAATGCTTTACATATTGTACTTCTTGGGTTGTAGTGGTTGTGGTGGTTGGTAGTGGGGCACAACACCCTAATGGGAGTGCTTGGTCTAAGGTATAACAATCACTATACACTATTCCTGGTGTAGTAAAAGTTGATACCGACAAACCAATAGGGTTATTTATAACTTTAAAACATCCCCTTATAATGAGTCCAGTAGTATCTACCAATTGGGTACTAAACGCTTGACCAACGATTAGACCATTAAGATACACTTCAAATGCTCCTAACGCTACATATTGGTCAAATGCCCCAGTTACTGGGTCCATACAACAAGACTCAACACCTATTGTACCACCTATTGTAGTTGTGGTAGTACAGGGAGCTTCCTCATCAAGTACACATATATTACAAGGGTCCTGATAAACAAGAGATGAGTAGATATTAACTGGTGTTATGGAAACAGCTACACCTGGACCACTCACGTTTGAGACGAACTCCCAACACCCTTCTTGAAGTGAGAATGGTGCTGTAATAATATTACCATATACTACGTCACCTAATATTAAATTACTGTTTAACCAAGTTAATATCACACCTGTAGCTATATACTCATCATAAGGTGGACAACATTGTCTAACACCTAAGGTTGGGGATGGTGTTGTAGTAGTTGTGGATACCGGTATTGTAGTTGTCGTTGTTACTGGACAACACAAAGTGTAATTGGTATTTGTATTTAATTCTGCACATGATGATGATACAAAAGAAGGTGCAAACATATTAGTTTGTATTATACCAACCGGGTTATTTATTATTTTCCAACAACCAGTATAATCGGATGGCATTATAGTACTATAAAACGCGTCACCCAAATTCATCCCCGCTAGAATCGTATAGAGTGTCCCTGCGGCTACAAATTGTAAGGTAGGGTCGCAACAATTTTCTAAACCTAATGGGCCAGAAGATGTGGTAGTTGTAGTTACTGGTCCTGTTGTGGTTGTTGTGGTTGGTGGTACCGTGGTTGTTGTTGTTGTTGGACAACTACAAGGTTGGTACATTTCTCTACAAATCATACAAGCGTAAGGATAATCCGTTGTCCAAACATCATCTATGTTATTTAAAGTTAACATAGGTGCTCCCACTACTGGTTCGTAGGTATGGATAGCTTCGTCAACAATAGTAAGACACATATTAGGACATGGTGTGTGTATAGTATCTATTGGTACTATACTTGGGTTACCTGTGGTACCACTAACTAAACTAGGTATGTCGTATACGGTATTATAATACACTTGATTTTTATTACAACATAGGTTTTCCCCCCAATATGGGTTAGTTGGGTCATAACAACATGTTAATAGTCCGTATGTCGTACAACAACCAGTATGACTTGTACCTGAATAATTGTAACATGGGTCTTGTTTATCAACGTTACGAGGATTTACCGATATAGGTCCTATTTGGTTGTCTATATATTCCCATACTGTCTGTCCTAAATCCCATGCTGGGTTACTTGCCGGTATAGACGTGTTAACAATAGTTGAAGCTGTGGCTATTTGGTATGGGTTGTTACCACCAACACAGTTAATATTATCACACCATTGTACTACCCACGATGCTATTTCAAGTGGTGGTATATTCACATATTGGAATGGAACTATCTGGTAGTGTCCAATACCAGGTGCGTTATTTTGATTTACGTAGATATAATCAGGTGCACTACCTCCTTGTATTTCATCTAAACAGTACGTACCATCGGCTGATGTTAAACATACATCATCCTCTACACTTGTAGATGTACCAGTGTAAAATATTTCTAAGTGAGAAACACCAGATAAACAGAAACAATCTGCACACCTTTTCGTTGTAGTGGTTGTAGTTGAGGGACAAGGGACAGACCAACTAAAATTAGTCTCCGTACAACCTGAACATATACAAGGTGGGTCCCCTGCCGCGACACTATTAGTACACCAAAACTGATATGTAAATCCAGCCGGAACTACTGGTGCTGACGGTTCACTTGGAACAACAACATAACACCCAGGAACCCCGTTAATTGTACCCAAAAGTCCTTGACCTACTAATATGTCGGTTTGGTCATTTGGATACGATAATATCGTATTACAATCAGCTGTTAATGAGAACACATACTCTTCACAACAAGCAGATAACGCGAAAGGTAGACATACGGTAGTAGTGGTTGTAGTACAAGGAATCTCACACGCGGCACAACTATAAAGTGGTATAGGTGGGTAATTTATACTAATTATTGGGCCCTGTTCTCTACCTATTGTTTCCCAACATTCATTTGTAAGAGTATCGTAGAAAGCATTATAAGAAGTTAAACCTGAAGCTGGATTAGTTAAATCACCACACCACCTAGCAAACACAATATTATTTGTTTTACAACAAGCTGATAAACCTTGACATGTTGTGGTTGTTGTGGTTGGTGGGACTGTTGAGGTTGTTGTAGTAGCTGACCATGCTGTTGTTGTGGTTGTTGTTGGTGGGACTGTGGTTGTCGTACATACAATATGGTGGGTATCTAAACATCCACCAATAGAAAAACAATCTTGGTAGAATATACTTGGCACTACACTTATATTGTAAAGGTCCGGTCCTGGTATTTCTATTCTCTCATAACACATATTAGTCCCCACATCATAAAACACTTGACCGATAGGCATAAAACTTAAATCTGTTTTAGTACAACCAGAACAAGTTTCATTAGTGGTTGTAAACTTTCTAACAGGTCTAATATATTTTGGGCTACCTTGTATAATATTATTATTTATGTCTGGGTAAGGTATGAGAGATTTACTATGTAATTCTGAACTAAATAACTCAGGGAATATGGAGTCTCTACCCGAACATGGTGTACCTGTAGGGTAGTTAGGTCCATTAGACATACCTAAACTTAAATGTATATTATTAAACCCATTAAACATTGGGAAGTATTCCGCCCTACTGGCATCACATTCACTAGAAGTCCAGTAATACCCACCTTCAGCAAAATTATATGTAGAGTAAAAAGTTTCGTTTGGTGGTCCTGCGGCTAGAGGGTTTTCTAAACCAATAGTTTGACCCCCAGTAGAACCAACAAGTCCATTATACATTTCATTCATTTCTTTAATGGTAGGTAAGTACCAATCTGTGTATCCACTAAATGAGAATGTAGAACATATGTGAGCTGCACTATGAAGAGTTATATTAGAAGCGTCTAAATTACTTCCAGGGTTTGGCCAAACACTATTACCTATGTATTCTTTTGTACAATCCAAATAACCACCACCAGCATCAGCCTTTTTATCTTTACAATCATATGTAAAAGGTACTGTATTACCACTACAAGGGTTTGTTCTAGCCCAATTAACATCAGTAGTACATGAAGGACAACACGGGTAACCGTAAATGTCTGGTGTACAAGCATTATTTATTTTTGATGTGTTGTCACTACCCGCGAATATTTCTCTTGAAGTTCCACTAACATAAAGGTTCATACATCCCCACATTGTAAATGTATGTGCTGAATCAGTCGCGTTTGCGGCTATTATATTTTGGGGTAAATCATAGTTAGATAAATTTACATCATATGGTGAAGCTTCCAAATAATTCCCTTGACCATCATGATAGAAGACAACACCACCCGCTGGTCCCGTATCACCTATACTATATGTTTGTCCAGTTAAACAACAACAAGGTTTAATACCATAACAAATATGAGGACGAGTAGTAGTTGTTGTGGTAGGTCTATTAGTTGTTGTGGTGGTTGTTTTTGGTGGGTCCCATATTGTTGTAGTAGTTGTAACACAATCATCTACTATCTTATGAGTTATCTCACAACACTCACAATCATCATAAGGTCCATTTAGTGGTACATTGACGTTATAATTTGTTGGTCCTGGGTACGCTATTCTTTCATAACATTGTCCAGATAATGGGTCAAACCATGTATTACCTATTGGTACAGTAGATAAATCAGTAGTTGTATATCCAGAACAAGTTGCGTAATTATATGACCTAACAGGTCTTAACCACATAAATAGGAAATTCTTCTGCAGTACCTGCATTGTTGTACCCCACGTAGTTGGGAGTCCAATAGCAATTGTATCGTATACTGGGTTGGCTGGATGTTCACTAGAAGTAATCCATATTGGTGGTTGGTCTGTTGAACCTGAAAAAGGTTTTAAGTCGTCTAAGTCGGCTAAATTATACAATGGAGATAATAGAGCTTGTCCTGGACCTATATTAAACCATAATTTTAACCATTCGTTATAACTTGGAGCAAACCAATCATCATACCCGTTATAAATTAAAGTGTCGAGATACGTTGCCCATGGGGTTGGGTCTGGACACCCAGCAGCAATAATCTCATTTGTATTTATTTTTCCCATACCAATTGAAGTACCTAGAGTTGGGCTCGGAAGTACAGGTGTGCCCCAACAACCCCATCTCATACCAAAACCACCAATTTCTGTTGATTTAGGTGCTACTTCATATATGATGTTATTAATCGTATCAACATGAAATACAAATCCTCCGGCTTGACCTACATCACCAACATTAGGAACAACACCAATTATAACGTCATCTTCACAACAACAAGGTTTTAACCCCCATATTTCACTTGGTCTTGTTGTAGTAGTGGTAACAGGTTCACAAATAATTTCATTAATTTGCTCACAAGCATCACAATCTATATAAGGACCTCCAGGATTTGGTACTGGAGCGGTAAAATCAAAATATGTTAGTCCTGGGTCAGCAATATGAGTAAAGCATTCACCTGACGTAGCGTCATACCAAGTTCCACCTATAGGGATTGCTGATAAATCTGTATATGTAAAACCAGAACAACCAGTATCGTTTATACGTTCTGGCATACAATTCGCACCATTAGGGTAATCATCATTACAACAACAAGAATTAAGACCCATATTTGTAGTAGTATCATCCCAAGTTATACCTTTGTTAGTTAAACTTCCACCCCACCCTGAATTTGGATTTGTGTCACAATCTGAACAAGTGGTTCCGTTAGTTGAATTCGTTACAGTACATACTAAATTAGAATAGAAGTCAGGAGTACCTTGACCCATATATCTTAGACAAGTACACGTCATACCTGGTATTCTTGAAGGCCCCAACCCTGACGGACCATTAGTGTAGGTTATATTGTCATTCCAGTAACACCATCTAACGGTTTCACCCACAGATGGACTTCCAAGATATTGATAGAAATCTAGATTGTTCGCTAAATAATCGACAGATGGGACAGTACTAGTATTTGTAACACCATCATAACAAGCGTCACCAATGTAGTTTGGTGTACCGAAATATTCGATGCCCCATGTTTTGTTGACTGTCCCCAGAATGGAGGCTATATTAGGTATGTAGTCAGAAATTTCATTCCAACAAACCTCAAATAGGTGAGATACTGGAGCAGTGGATTTGGTGATGGTGGTGGTAGTGGTAAGGGTAGGAGATTGTGATAGTGACGATTCAAGGTTTTGGAACCTAGAAAATAACGGTACCACACCAACATCAGTAGATATATTTAGTTTTTGTCCAAGGCATCTAGCTTCACCTGATTCGTATTTAACTTGGTCTACAATATCTAGAATTTCTATAGATTGGTGTCCATAGGCGTTATCCTGATACAAATTGATAAAGTCACCAATCTTAAGTGCGTTTACCGATGTTCCATCATTTCTAACAAAATTAGATAGGGGACCACCTCCTGATGCTAATTGTTGTGTTGTGGTTGTGGTTGTTTGTCCAAATAAGGTAGTGGTTGTTGTTGTTGGTATAGCGTATGTTGTAGTAGTTGTTGTTGGTATAGCGTATGTTGTAGTAGTTGTTGTTGGTATAGCGTATGTTGTAGTAGTTGTTAGTTGCCCAAATACTGTTGTTGTAGTTGTAATTGGGGGTATAGTGTATGTTGTAGTAGTTGTAGTTGGAGGTATAGCGTATGTTGTTGTAGTTGTAGTTGGCGGTATAGCGTATGTTGTTGTTGGTGTTGTAGTTGGGGGTGTAAATGCCTTTTTGTCTATATAAGTGCATGAAGTAGTATCACTTTTTGTAACATATTGGTCACCATCTTTTGTCCATACTTTAACTAAATAAGCTAGACCATTAACATTTATATCTTCCCAACCTACCTTATTAACCCCCCCATTAGTAGGTTCGTAATATAGAACTGTTGGTGCGGTGGTAATTAGTTTAGTTTTTTCAGGTGAGGTTATTTGACCGAAAATATCTCTAGTATCACCAATAAATTGTGGTACCTGTTGTAACATACTTAAACTTTGTAAATCTTCACACACACAACACTCATTATTAGTACCTCCGGTTGATAGTCCGTTAACACCAAAATGCCACCAATTACCAACTGGGTAGTATGGGACCGCTGATGAAGATACTGTTCCCATATATTTTAAACATAGTACATCATTATTAAAACCATTTAAAGTGGAGTGTAGGGTAACTACTTGACCTACACCTGGACTACCAACCCAACTATAAAAGTAATTACCTCTAGTTACCATATCATCTAACCCAACTGCTGTCATAAAGTCTATAAGTCCTGATGTTGTTCCCGGGGCGTCAATAGCTGATATGCCCACACCAGGTGGGAATGGTGATGAAGTGGGTGATGGTAAAAAAGAAAATAGTTCACATTCCTCAAACACGTGAAAAGTACGTATCTCCGCTAATCCACCATCACAACTATAACAATCATTATGTGTTGATAATACGGTAGCGGTACCAACAGGACAAATATCGTAATTAACGCTTAAAGGGCCCCATATTCTATTACCTACATAAGCAATCCAGTAGTCACAAAATATAGCCATCAATATACCGAAATTACTACAATTACCTAGGGCGAATATTGGGTCGTTAGGGTATGACCAAGTATAAACACCCAAATATTTAATGCAATTTGTAAATGTTCCTAGTGCTATACCTGAATCTGGGCAGGCGACTGTCCACTCCATTTCTACAGTTATCACTTCTCCAGGGTTTGGGCTACCTAGATGATTATAAAAATTTTGATTATTTAATGAATATTCTTGTACTGCGGCTAAGTCTTGACCAAGGTATGCACTATCAACGTACCCTGTCTGAGAATCAAGCCATACTGGAGCAAATTTAGGGTACCCATTCAGTTGTGGTATAGAAGGGTCACCTGGACAATCCTCAAACATATGTAATGTAACATCCACATTTGCGTTTGCGTTTAATGGTATAGTTGGTAAGGGAGTGCTGTTTGGTAAAGGGTTTAGGTTAACATAGTCTCCCAAGGTCACAGTCGTCTTAGGTTTACTATAGTGGGTACCTTCCGGCATTATCGGTTGGTATGTCCTTGTATCAGCTGACGGACAACAACATCTTTCTACCCCATAAATTTGTCTAAAAGTGGTACTAGTTGTTGTTGTTGTTCTAAATATCTTGGTTGTAGTTGTGGTTGTTGGTGCACAATATGGGTCTTCACCATCTCCATTAGCCATACATTCAACACAGTTATCAATACCAAAAAGACCTAGTGGGTTTAAGGTTATCCCATTGGGTGGAAGAGGGTTAGGTGTCACTATAACCTTATAACACGCCTTATGGTCTATGTCATTAAATGTCTCACCAATAGCCAAACCACTAACTGAACCAGGGTTATCCACAATCCATTGTTCTGCTGTTGAACCAGTGATACAACACTCTTCTACTGTAATACCTGAAGTACATGCTGTATGAAAACATACTGTCGCTGATAATGTAGCTATACCAATATTATTAGCTTGTGTAGTCCCTAACCAATTAGATAGTAAGTATTCGTGACTATGTACTGATATAAAACCAAAATGTGTTAACCCACTTACACACCTACCATCAGGTGTTTTACCTGGACCGTAACCAGAATTCCAAAAACAAGCATCCGCACAATAAGGGTTTGTTTGTTTTATAGCATCAAAATTATATAGACCACCACCATTATTTGCGGCACCAATATCTACAAAGTCCACCGCGGGAACTACTCTACCTTCAACAGCTCCATACGCATTTAATTGAGTAATCCTTTCCTGTTGGGTATCATTTACTGGTAATGTGTAAACAAAACTATTAAATGAACCATTATTACCTGGAGTACCAGTAGGTTGGTCCCAAACACCATTATAGTATGTACCCATAAAAGAATCAAAATCTCTTAAGTAATTTTCTGTTGGTGTTATTTTCTGTAACCCAGATGTTACATTAATACTGTTGAGTTGGTTGGTATTCCAATCAGTACAGGGTACTGGTGGTGTTATAACACCAACGCCACTTGGAGCATTACATACCGGTAACCATGGACTATCGTTATACCAAGGTTCAGTTTCATTGACAAAAGAAATAACCACAGCATTAGGGTCATTTAGAGCCGCGGCTATTGGCATATCAAGTCCAGACCCACATACACCTTGTGGAACACTTATCCCAACTGGGGTTGGTATAAATGCATTTGTACCTTCCCATGGGTATCGTGAATACCTTAACCAAGATTCAGATTGTTGTTGTGGTGGTGGTACTGTAGCCTGATATAAACACCCAGTATAACCAGGTAATGTTTGAATAAATTGTTGCCACCAAGGTAGAACCACATTATTAGCTAATTGAGCTACACTAACAGCAAAACTACCACTCCCATCATAAAACACATAAAAATTAGTACCAGAAAATATACATGGACATTCACTAGGTGGTGTAGGTGGGCATTCACATTCACACGATACTAGAAGTGTGGTTGTGGTTGTTGTTGGTGGTGCGGGTGTAGTAGTTGTAGTTGTTGGTGGCCCAAGTGTTGTCGTAGACGTGGTAGTAGATGGGGCACACGGGTCTGTAGTTGTTGTTGTCGATACAGGTACTGTAGTTGTTGTGGTTGTGGGACAAGGATTGTCCGGTGTCTCACAAAAACTACCAGCACATTCTAAACCAGCTAACGCTGTTACTCCAGATATACTACCTAATATAGTATTAGTTATAGGTCCTGAAGGTAATGTATATTTTGTTAAAACTAGGTTATCTGTCGCTCCAGAACAACACGTATTTTCTCCCCAACTAATTTCAATATCGTTACCATGACTGGAGCCTGGGGCGTAATCGGATAGGTCAATTGGACTACCAGCTGGTATTGGGTTTTTGAAAAAGAAACAGTATGTGTGTTCCATTAGTGGAGTTGGTGTAAGTGCTGGAGCACCAGCAATACAAGGTGCCGCCCCACCACGACACCTACCACCACCTGCACCAGCACTAATTGGTGGTGTCGCATCACAAATAGCAACAGGGAATCCAGGTCCTGTTGGGTACCTAACTAATTCATATTTCCAACTTCCTATAATTGTACCAGAACCGTCAGGATGTCTAACCGTGAAGTTCCAATTATTAGTACTAGCGGTAAAATTATCCCCGTTAAAAACTTGACCTGATTGGGCTGAGTCATACATCAATACTTTCATATACTCTGCACCCATTACTTGGTCTTTGAATGTCCCCACCCCTGGTAGGTTACCGTTTGTACCTACATCAAATACCCCTTGTGTTACAATTTCTCCTGGTGTAGTCATACCCCCATCTTTCCATATCTCAGCATATTCTGGTTGACATGGTGTACCCATTCCACCAAATTGTAAAGTTATTTCAAATTGAGATGGTTCACCTACCATTACACCTAAACCTATATTAGCTGGATTTTCAAGATATAAAATATTTGCACAATTCCCAGCAGGAGAATTAGGCCATTGGCCACATTGGGCTACACCTGCCTGATACCAATCTCTATTACCGGTACAATTTTGATGCTGAAGAGTACCTTCACCACAAGGTGAAGGTGTTGTAGGCATACATGATGGAACACCAGGAAAATTACCATCCATTACAATATTATAGTCCCATTGTCCTATGTTAGTGTTAGTAAATGGGTCGTATACCGTTAAAGTTAGTGGGTTGGTTGTGTCCCCAGTTAACATATCCATACTTACAAAATTCCCATCTTTGTCAAGTACGTTTAAACTTAACTTAAGTGATTCAGCCCCTATTATTGGTCCAAACAATGGAGCAGCTCCTTGAATATTTCCGGGAGCACATGACCAAGGGGTGGGAATAGTAAAGGCACATTGACCAGATATAATCAGACTTTCGTCAATCCACGTATGTTGGAACTGTTGTGGTGTACCCCCCGAACAACTAGGTAGTTGTCTTACAATGTAAAGGTCTTCACAATCATATAGTAAACCAGCGGAAATACTACTATTAAGTAATGGGTTTATAGTCCCAGGTATTGGATTGGCGTTTAATGTTGTACCATCAAAAATACACACATAACCAGCTGATGAATTACAATTTCCTGGACCAAAAGAACATTCATCCAAATAAGTATAAAAATTGTTAGTTCCTGGTACGTTAGATAACCCACTCATATGAGCATATGGGTTAGGTGGACTTGTAAATACGGTAAAATCACCCAAATAAGTTACACTACCATTAACCCATGGTTGTATCTGATATACCGGATGAACAGTATTATTATAAGGAATAAAAATTAATTTATCATTTAAGCTATCATAACCTAAACAACCTTCACCTAACTCCTCAGTTCTTATACCACTTGTGTTATTACACACATCATAACCAGTATAAGTTTGAGCTAAAGACCCACTACCTGTGTTAGGGTTTACTTGGTATATGTGTAAGTCGTATCTAGATGTACCATTACAAGTATCATCTATTTTATGTTCTAAAAATGCCCCATATAAAAAGTTATTTGTTGTTCTTTTAGCGAACCCTTGGAAGAACATATGTGGTATAGCTCCCCACATTGTTGGGTCTTTTAAAGCAATAGGTAACGTGGTTTGGGTGTGGGGTGAAGTTTTATGTATCGAATAAAAACCATTATTTCCTGTGGTTCCCGTATTGATTATCTCCCAAGCTCCTGTAATTAAGCAACACTCATCACAACACGGTATCGTTGTCGTTGTTGTTGACGCGTAAGGGTCTGGTGTTGTCGTACTAGTAACGCAATCACCAGTAAGTGGTATAGTACCAAAATCACATGGGTCTGGTGTTGTAGTTGTTGTGGTTGGTGGTACCGTGGTTGTTGTTGTTGTTGGACAATCACCAGTTAACGGGATTGTACCAAAATCACATGGGTCAAGTGTTGTTGTAGTTGTTGTTTGACCAGGTAACGTGGTTGTAGTTGTTGTTTGACCAGGTAACGTGGTTGTAGTTGTTGTTTGGCCAGGTAATGTAGTTGTAGTTGTAAAACCTAAAATTGTTGTGGTGGTAGTAACACACTCACACTGACCATCAGTCACCAAAAAGTCGTTCGCTAAAGGTGGGATGCCGTCATAGATAGTTGTTAATGTACTCCCAGTACCAACTAATAGATAATTGTTTGCTCCAATATCCCTAATAAGGCTCCACCAGTTATTAGATATCGGTAGTGACCCCCAAGGGTTTTGTTTTATTAATATACCGTGTGTTAATATACTATTAGAAGGGTTACTAATGTGGTTATATATGTACGGTGAAGTCACATCATTACAATAAGAACCTTCTAACATATCACCAGGATACGTTACACCAGATAATACACCTTGGAAATACTCTACAGGGTAAATACACACACATTCTGTAGTGGTGGTTGTGGTTGTTGGTTCTGGTGGGATATAAGTCGTTGTTGTTGTGGTAGAAGGGCATTCAGCTGTAATATACTCAGTATACGAACAACCGTCTGGTGCTAACACTTCCACACAATACGTTTTACAACATTCTAAAGTCAAATCAAAACAAGTGGTACTTGCTGTACACCAACCAAAATGTGGAGCTGTACATCCTGACACGTACATTATTTGGCAATTGGTACAATCTGAATCACATAAAGATATTGTAGAGTTTGTAAAATCTGGAGAAACATCTATACTATACTCTTCTGTACAAAGTGTTGTGGTAGTTGTAACAACAGGTTCTATAATCTCAAACCCAAACATTTTATGATTGTAATTAGGTACGTATGTTGTTTGTGTTGACGCTGTTTGGGGTACCACCTCCCAGTTATAGGTTTGTGGGTCTATTTTAGCTAACCCATTGTAGGATAGAAAGTAAAATTTATCATCATACTCATCGTAGGTTAAGTCACCAACCCACGCTCTTCCACCAAATGGTATATTACGACCCGCTTGGTTATTAATAACATATGAAACATGTGCTGAACAATAACTTAATACTGTGTTAACCCCATTGTTTGTGTTTATGTGTTGGAATGTTAGACCACTTGTCATCCCACTGATATAGCCTACCGCGTATAACTCACTCTGTCTATACGCTAAACCAAGACCACTATTTAAAAAACAGGTAGTCCCAGAATAAAATGGTTGTTGTGGTGTTGCATTTGGATGACTAACACTCCAAGTGTGTAAATATAAATCACCAACAGCTGGGTAAACCCATGAACCCATACCACCCATTGTCATATCAACCCCTTGCATGTTTGTACACCTTAATAAGGTAAAACAATCGTTTGCTTCATCATAAGCAAATCCACCAACTAAAGGTTGCCACCCATGGTTATCGTAAGGTAATGTTAATGTAAGCCCCGAATATATTGTTTTGGTCCTACCTCCCCAGTCTTGGTCTGTTTTGAAGATTTGTCCTGGTAATTGCCAAGAACTTATGGAACCATTTTCACCAGCGAACCCATAAAGTTTTTTATTCTTTTGGGTCATTCCATAGTATGGGTCCATATTAAAAAATGGACCAGAGTACGAAGATTCTGGAGATTCTGTGATACCCGCTTCGTTCCTAGGTATTAATGGTGGTGGTGAACCTACGGGGGCTAAATTCCACTCATATAAATCATACTTCCATATGTTAGGTCCAGAAATTGAACCTTGTTGTATAGTATAAGCGGAGAAATTTGGTGAAGGCATATAATTAAAATATTAAATTATGAACATGCTCCTGAGTAGGTCACACCGTTAGTTATTCCACTATACACAGATATATAAGTTCCTACCAGAGTGGCACCGGTAAGTAGTCTAACTGGGGTAAATGTAGTACCAGAAGTACTGGAAGCATAGACTTCCCAACCATAAACACCCGTAGTTAAAAGAGAGTATTTCAAATGACTATCCCAATAATTTTCTTTTGTTAACCCGGAGGACGAGTAACTAGAAAAAGGGTAACTATACTCAAGAGTGAATCCTGTTGAGATTACGTGGTCCCTGAAAGTCCCAGCTGTAGTTGTAACACCACTTAGACAAACGGACTGTAAACAGTACGCTGTATTAGATTCACAAGCTGTGTTATAAGCTATCGAATCAGTAAATTTAAAGAAAGGACCTGTATTATCTGTAGTAGCTGAAACCACTTGTACCGTACCAAACATATCCGTTTTATAATATTTTCCATTTGTTAACCCAGGAGCGTTTACAGCTCTACCAATTAGATTTGTATTTCCTGATGTACTTTGTGGGGATATAACTCCTTGTACCATAACATTGTATGGGTTATAGGTGCACCCGGTCCCACCAAAAATTGTAGTGGCGGTTAAACAACAAGTACCACTGAAACAATCACAGTTTTCACACTCTGGATGTGGTACGGAAATAGTCTTTATGCAGTAGTCTTCACCACAAGGAATACACATTGGAAAACATACATTTCCAAATACGTCACCAGGACCTGTCTGTCCCGAATAAACGCAATTAGTACAACCAGATTGGCACAAATATACATCATAAGGTGCACTACTTCCGGTTATATAAAAATTGATACAATTTTGAGCCATATTATTATAATTATTCTATAAATATATTACCATCTATTATTACTTGTAATTTCATGATTAATTATTGATTACAAGTTGCACAATTGATAAACTGGTTAGATAATGTATTACCATCAATAATCCTCAAGGTAGATACATCTGGTACACACGGTTCCACTGTTGTTCTATAACACCCACTATATGTTAGCGAGCCATTAGGGTCATATGTACCATTAGTTAACCCAGAGAAACTATAATACCCACCATCTACTAATAGTGGTGACGCACATGGTCGTATCAAAGATAGAAACCAAGCGTTCGCATTACAATCAGATATACCATAACAAACGGGTGGGTTACAAGTTGTTGTAGTTGTTGTTGGTACTGGTATTGTGGTAGTTGTGGTTGTTGGTGCCGTGTATGTTGTTGTCGTTGTTGTTGGTTCTGGTATTGTGGTAGTGCTTGTGGTAGTTTCACATGGTTCGTCATCAATTATCGGTGGGCAACATAAACATTCTGGTTCTGAAACAAAAACAGTGTATGATGTTTTTATAAATCCACCACAGTCTTGGTTTGTTTTTTGTATACTAGTACTAAAAGTGTAGATTCCTGTTCCGTAATTGTAGTCATTTTCTATTTTACTCTTAATCCAATCAGGTATGTTAGTATTGGGTGACCAAGTAAACCCACTAGACTCCCAACAAGTACCAGCACTAAAGTGACCAGTATATATGTCAGTAACCTCACTAAGACTACATTCACAATTATCAGCATTTAATAATTGTGTATCCGGAGATAATTCCCAATAATAAGGGTAACCACAACCAGACCAACAGATTTCTACCTTATCTGCGTTTCTTTTTAAAGAATTGGTCCAACCGTTATCCATCCCCGTTAACCCTATATCACAGATGGATGTGATAAATCCACCCATTTCTGTACACCCAGAGGTATAACAATCAACCCCACAATCTATACAATCCAAATCTTTTGCTGATGGTGTTGCGTGACACCAACATGTACCACTTATACTCAATATTGTATTGTTAGGGTAAAATGTACCACATTCCATAGTCAATTGCAATGAAGAGGACGGGTTACCTAAGTCTATCCAGACGGGTAAAACCTCACAATCATCGTAACCAATGATATTTTTAGAGTATAAAACTTCCGTGTTAATATCCCTTTCATCAGCTACTAAGAAAAAATCATAGTAGGATGTGTAGTCTAATTTAGCGTCTAATCTATTAAAATAATAATTCTTTAAATTCTGTGGTCCCATTATTCATAAATACTTATAGGTGTAGTTAATATTTATAAGAAAAAGCAAACATGAAGAAATTAAAACATAAAGGTGATTGTGAGACCACACATAATGGGAAAACCCACGATGAATGGGAGTTAGATGAGATAAATAAAGAAGAGGAAGAACTGGAAGAATTAGTAGATTATGATGGTTCATTGATTGGTAGTAAGATACCTAATAACGTCAATGTCGCTAATATGACCAGTTCGAGTACTCTGGACCAAACAGTTGATAGGTCACGTCAAAGAGGTATGAGTTACGATTACTACTATAAACGATATTGGGGTGAAGCCTATTTAGGTAAACAGTTAGGTGCTGATAATGACGATGATGGCCTAATAAGTACCGATGGTTTAGGTTGGGATGATACCGTGGAAAAGTACGAAGATTTGGGTAAGACAACTAGAAAAGCTCAAGATAAGGCTGTGGAAATGGGTCAAATACCGGATGAAGAGGACGTACAGATGATTAATGAAAAATCTAGACAGAGGATGAAGGATATGATTGAAATGATTTTATCTAAAAGAAATGGGGAAAACGATTTAAGTGACCCTGTAGAACTCCATGACGTAAATCCTTTGGTTAAAAGAAAATTTAAAAGTCTTAAAAAAGCTATAGAAGCTGATGACCAAGACTTTATGGAAGTGATAAACAACTTAATGAAAGACGATAATGCCGGACATTAATTTAGAAAATAAGACATTTACTTGTCCTGATAAATTAGTTAATAGAATTAAATCTTCTTTAAATGATTTTAACGGACCAAAAACAACGGAAGGTTACGTTCGTGCACAAAACATAGTTGATAGTCCCGTAATAAGTTTAGCTCTACTAAAAAAAATAAATAATTTCTTTAGGAGTAATGACGAAAGTCATCCAGGTTACGAGTTAACTGGTGGTGATTTTGGTAAAAGTACTTTTTCTGAAATGGAGAGACAAACTAGGGAGGGGGAATCTAGGGGTCGTAAAACAAAAATGAGGGGTGGTCTTGAGAATACACATAAAAAACCCCATGAAAGAGACGATAATGCAAATGTGACAGCGGTACACGTCCCAACGGTTGACAAGGCTAATAGACTTAGGGAAAGTATCGATGAAATAAAAAGATTAATAAATATTTAAATAAAAACAATTAAAAATGGCTGATAACAAGTACAATTCAAAACCTGGACAAACATTAACTGACATCGCGGAGATGGAGTATAAAAAAATGATAACTAAAAATATCTACCAACCAAATGACCCAGAAAATAATTATTCGGTTAACCATTCGAACGCTACAACTGGTGATGACGAAAAGGGTAAGGGTAACGCAAGTTACTTAGGGGTTTATAGTGATGAAACTGGTAGTCTAACAGATAAGAACGAAAGAAAATCTTTAGTAGCTAGTAACCTATATAATAAGAAAAAAGAATATTATAATGTTACTGATGAAGCTGGTGGAAAGTCTGTAGGTATATAAACTAGTTAATTAAAATGAAACTTTACAATACAGTTCGTGAACTTATATTAGAAGTAGCCAATCGTGATGAGGTGATGAAAGCTATTAGAAATAGAAATTTAGTTTCTATATACTACGCTGGTGACACCACCAATAATCCTGGTTGGAGGACTATAGAGCCCGTATGTTTTGGTCTCTCTAGAACTAAGAATGGTCCAGGAAACCCGGTCGTAAGGGCATGGCAAAAAGACGGAGCAACTGATAGACCTAATACAATGCCTGGATGGAGATTGTTTAGGACTGATAGAATTAGGAACTTTGATAACCTTTACGATTCATTCGATGAGGTTAGACCTAACTATAACCCCAATGGGGATAAAACTATGAAAACTGTTTATATAAACGCGAAATTTTAATGGCTGACTTAACTAAATTACAAAACTCCTTACTTAAAGCAAAAAAAGTTATGGGACAGGTGGAGACTGGAGGAACAAAACCAACTTCACAAAACCGTACAATGAACCAAACAATGACAGAACAGGTACCACCTGAACAAATGTTATCACAACTACCACCTAACGCTCCTAACTCACCTAACGCTCATATACCAAAAGAACGACCAATGAATATGAACCCTAAGTCAGGACATAGTAGGGAAAAGATTATGGAATCTAAATTACCAGACGCAATTAAAAATGCAATGATTAATAACCCTATACCTACCATGGATTTCAATAACGCTACCAATAAGTTAAGCCCTGAATTCATAGAAGAAGTTTCTAAAAAAATGAAGAGTCAAGATTATTCTGTGGATGGTATGAGGAATACCGCTAACTCAGCAGTAAACATCCCACAAAGTTCAACAATAGATATCCCACCACCATCTGCATCATCTAAACCTACTAATGTTGCACCTCAAAATAGAACAACAATACCTACATCTGATTTTGCTAACGTAATAAAAGAAACGATTAAAGAATCTTTAGACGAAATAGTAGAAAAGAAAGTAAGGAATATATTAGAAGAAACTAATATAAATGAAAATTTAAGTCTTAGGGTGGGTAATAAAATATTTTTTGGTAAGATTAATAAGGTTAAATCCGTAAAAAAAAATAGTTCTAGGTAGGTAAGTTACCGACTATTTTAACCGAACATAGTTATCCAATTAAATGGCACATTGGGTTGTTCTCTACAAACACCCTTTTCTTCATAGTATTTATTAACTTTTTCTGTATACTCCTTGGAATTACTAAAATTTTCGCTACCTGTAAATAGAGTTCTCTCATCTTTACTCAGTTCATGTGCAAATCCAAAGCTTGGTACAGTTGACGGACTACAAGACCAGTTACTATCCTCACAAGCCATCCCAATAAAATTAAGTCCCATACACGCGTAACATTCACAATTTAAAAAATCTGATGCTTCTTTTAACATTGTTAATTTGTCCGCTCCATTACAGGCTGTAAAATAAACCTTGGTACTGGAATCCACAACTTGTTTAAGACCTTTTAAGAATCCGGCATGGAAACTATACGTCATTGGTACCTCTTGGTCTGCTCCTTTTTTTCTTGTACGGTTTGGTGTTATTAATAAAGTACCAGGGGTACCATGAGAACCAATCAACACCTCCTCTAAAATAATACCCTCATCATTTAAATAATTAAAAAACTCATTAGCTTCTTTTAAAGTCTTATAGGTTCCTGTTACAAGACCCATCGCCTCTAAAGCTTTAACAGCAAACTCTTCCCACCCTTTTTTTGGAAATATTAACCTGGCTTTGGTCGGTGTTGCTCCAGCAATTAACTTTATTAACTGACTTAAGGGGTTGTACTCAACCAACCCATACCCAACATTTTTAACTAAACTAAATATTTTGTCTTTTAGTGTAGGTTCTGTTTGTTCTCGTAATATTCTTTTTATTAAGTCTTTCATTTTAAGAAGGTGGGTTACCAAAATAATTAGCCTGACTAACAACTTGGAAATTTATTGCCTCCCGGTAACTGTTAACCTCTAGATTGGAAGTGGCTTTTAAGTCTATAAAATACTCATTAGGTATCATATCCCCAGTGTCGATAATAAAGTAGTTTTGGTTGTATGCACGACTAACTTTACTCCATGGGTGTGTTTCTACTTGTTGTGTACCTTGTTTAACAAATACCCTATACTCTAAATCAGACACATCCACATTAACATTAACCGTATATGGTTTTCTTGCTGATACTATAATTTTTCTAACATCACCACCTACTATTTTTTCAGCCTTTTTTAAACCACTAAAAGAATAACCATAAGTTTTAGGTTCACCCACATTGGTCCCTATATTAAAATACTCACTATTGGATTTTAATGTGAACTTGTTGGTTACTTTATCTTTACACACACCATTTATTTCTACGTTTGACCATTGGTCTCTAAATAAACAAGGTGTGGTGTAGGTATCACAATCTATACTAAAACAAGTACAGTAAACACCTTTAGTAACTTTGGATATATTGGTGGATGTTAGTGCTGAAACAATATTATTACTATTGTCGTATATGGTAACACTAGGCAAAGAGTCTAAATCTACTGGGTGACCACCGGCATTCACATACAAGTATAAACAATTAGTCTTTCCTTCATAAAAATTCGCTCTAGAGTCTTCTATAGTATCATCATAATTACTTTCTAGATAAGGTTCATAAAATGTTTGTGTGTATTTTGTGTAAAACCCTACCGAATAACTTTCTGTTAACCCTGTCATATTTTCATACCTAGCAAAAAACGAAATACCGTACCCACAATCATCAGGAGTACCACCACTTAATATGTTATTAATTTCTGCTGACATATCAAACACAATATTCTCATTACCGTTATCGAAATGTTGTGTATCTATAATAGAAACAGCTGGTGCTCCACCGTTATTATAAATTCCTGGATATAACCACGACTGTAAGGTGGTAGCTTTAAAATAGTTACTTGGTCTTTCTGAATAACTTTTGTCCGTTTTCATCGCTTGGAAATCCCATGAAGATTTGTAGTCGTACCCTACACCCTCGTCCCAACATGCTGTAGTCGCTGAAACATGAACATTATCCACTATTTTAAATAATAAAAGGTCAAAAGAAGTTGCTCTCATACGTGCAGAGGCATTTTCAGTATTTAAAAGTTCTGTATCAAAAAACGAAGTATTCACCATTCTTAGAGTATGTGTGGTAGCCGAATTGCCACATCCACCCGCTACAACTATAGTACCATCAGCGTATTTACGTTTTAAATCCTGTAAATCCAAATCAAATATAAATCTTGAAAACTTAGATGATGTACTTGTGGTACCCCCAGAAGAGTTTATTGAAGTATACCCACCACCATAATATAATTCAGTGACTGGATTTTTAGCAGTGTTTACCTCACTACCTTTTACTATTGTATTATTTTTACTAAAATATGATTTATGTAGAGCCATTAAAATATCTTTAACTATAAATAGTTAGTTGATTCTAATATTCTGATTTAATATTTCTGTCCTCGCAGTATTTAAAGCCTCATCAATGTCACTTAGTGTTACATTACCTTCTTTAGGTTTATCAAATGGGGTCCCTTGGGGGAAATGATGACAGTGACCTCTCATCCAGTCTCGCATCATTTCTAGAAGTAATACTAGTTGTTCTCCCCTTACTAAAGGTTCCATGTACTTGTCCTGGGTCTGTATTAGTGTTTTTTGGTCTATACCTGTTTTGTATGGTGATTGGTCGTAATTTGTTTTTGATTCTTTTGTCGGATTGTTATCACCTTTACTAGCAATTTTAGATGGGTACGCGAATAATAATATTTTATCACTTAATAATGTCGCAACACCTTGTTCTTTATCGGGGTCGTCTTTTGCTTCTTCTAATTCAGTCTTTTTGATTTTTTCTACAGGTGATGGACTTAATTGTGAAAATACCAAGCCAAAACTATCATCTACACCTACCACCCCTTTAATTTGTGACTCTATTTGGACGGCTATTTTATTCCCAGTGGCTACAGCCTCTTGGAACCCTATTGTTGGTCTATAGTAAAAAGGCCATAAGTTACGTATGTCAGTACTCCCTGCTGGTGATTCAGTACCTGTACTTATTGGGCTATAGTTAAGGAAATTTTTTGACCACCCACCACTAACTGATGGTACTGAATCCAAAAATCCGTTTCCGGCTGGACCACTACCATTCGCTTCATTTATAAATTTATCTATTAAATACGTTACCCCACTCATTGGTTGTGGTCCGAACGATAATTCTACTAATGGTTTTGTGTCCCAAGAACTTAAAATGTTTGTAGTTTTACCAATATCTTTACTTGATAAGGCTCTTGGTATCTCTATCTCACCATTAGCTGTTACTTCCCATAATTTAACATTCCCGTAAAAACCACCTACTTGACTAAGGTCGTCTATATCATACTCTATTAAATAATTAACTTCACCTACCTCCACTTCCGGTTCCTCATGTACCGTTTTCTCCATTTCTTTAGCTGTAATAAAACTAGACAGTTGGAGCATGGTAACGTCATCGTTTTTTGTTGGGAACCATGGTGATTGTGTATTTGGTTTGAACTTACCTGCCCTAATAACCACCTCCCTAGAACCCAATATAATATCTGAATTATCTTTTCCGTCTATGGAAACGGTATTGGGGTTAGCAAAAGTACCATTTGATTTTTCGTTATTAGTTATAGCTTCACTTCCTTTATCTCTAGTTCCTTTAGAATACCCCTTTCTACCAGAACCATAATGTTCACCTAAAGCATCTGTACCACCTAAATGGTGTGGTTGTGAAATAGTTGAACCTACGTATACCCTATTCTGTTCTTTGTTGGAGTCTTGGTAAAACATAATAGGTACGTTGTCACTGACACTCGGTGAAACGTTTATATGTATGGGTAGTAGTGGTTGTGTAAGAAAAGGGTCATCTTTAGACCAATACATAGCTTCCACGCTAGAGTAACCCTTATCACTATAAGAAGTTTCGTAAGTAGAGTCAACGTAATTCTGTGGTGTTTCACTTTTATATTCAAAATCAGCTACTAGTCTAATTCTCCCCGCTCTTATAGGGTCATTATTGTCTATACACACACCGAAGTATATGTTATTCTGTGGGTTAATTTTTTGCACTCCTTTAGCCATTATCTTCTGTTAGTCTTGCTCTACCTTTTAACTCGTTATAGACTTTAAAATAAGCTTCCTCCACAAAATCCAAATGTTTACTTAGTTTAACTAGTAACTCTTTGGTTTCATCAAATTCATTTTTTAAAGTATCTGCAGCTTCTAATAAATCTTTATTAGTCTTATCTTTATGTTCCTCTATTATATTTTGTAATTTGTTTTTTTCCATATTAAGCTGTTAATCCTGTACCTTGTCCTTTATCGGTAGTACCAATACCTCCTGGTGTTTTAACTGTCATGGGGTAAATCCCAACTTTTGTGACAGCATTAGTATCAAACTCCTTTGTTCTCCCATCTTCATAAGCCATTAATGCTGTAACATACTCATTAGGTGACCCATCTGGGTTATCCGACACATCTATTCCAGATTCTTCTAAATTTTCTAAAGTATTAAGAACCGCTCTAGTTTTAGAATAGCCTGGACGTGCAGAAGTTGCAAATCTTAAAGTACTAGGCACGTTCAATCCACCCCCAGGGGGTAAAGGAATTTTTAGTAACCTCATAATACTATCCAATATACTTTTACAGTTCATTAAATTATCTATCATTTCCAATACTGTGGTTAATAAAGTAATTAATGATTGTATTATCTGCATTTGTTTCATCATTTGTTCCCCCATTATTTGACTGGTTAAGTAATCTATTAATTGTAATATGAATTTTTTTACTTCATCGTATAAAATCTTTATTAATAAATCTTTTAATCTTTTTATGATTCTTTTAACCAACCTAATAAATTCTTTTAGGAACTCTTCTTTGTTTATGGAGCTCATCGTGTTCCCTATAGCCACCCAAGCTGTCACTATGGGTAATATTATCTTTGGTGTTAGGATTAAACTGACTAATATTTTAGGTAATTGTTTTATAATATCTAAATTAATATTCAAATCCAAATTAGGTATGTTAATACCAAAACCATTTATATTGTTATTTAGTGCTTGTTCAATCTTAATATTTTCTACTGTTGGGTCAGATTCACCCAGTAAGGACTCTAGTGCCGAATTAATCCCGTCCACATCGACAGGTTTTTCTATATTATCACAATCTTCAAACCTAATCATCCCTTTCATTCTTAGATTCGCTAAATCATATATGTGTCTAAGGTCTTGTGGTCCAAACTCAAACAAGTTAGTGTCCACATCATCGTCAGATAAATGGCCGGTACCTGAAACATTAACTTCATTACCTAAACCCACATCATCATCACCACATAAACCTAAAATTCTTTTAATTATTTCCCAAAACTTACCATCTAATTCCAACTCTAAAGGTGTTTTACCTAACTGTATAGATACCACACCTTCTAATATTTCAAAAAGCATAGCCATAAAATTAGTCTTTCCAAACATATCTATAGAATCAAAATAATCTCTTATAAATTCGGTTAACTTATAGTTATTTTCTCCCGGTGCTCCTTTCCATGGGGTAGCATTCGCTGGCACTGTAGGTCCTGTGGAAAATGACCCATCTCTACCATATGGTCTTATAGTTAAACTTGTGGTACCGTCATAAACAATATCAAACAGTTTATTGGTGGAGGCCCCGTAAATGGTAAATGTACCAGAAGGGTTGGATATAACATCATACAATTGTTTATTCATTGCAAAAGGGACACTACCCACAGACATAGATTCTTTTTCATAAAGAAACTTACCTGGTGTGTCTGATGGTGAAACCTTAAGTAACTCCATAATATCAACCCCTCTAATGTCTAGAACGATATCATTAGCGTTTGGATTCCCTAATACTGGTCCATCCGCGGCTGGGATTTCAAAATCTAGATTACAATTCAAAAAGTTTAGAAGTTCTTCAAATATAATTTCTTTAATCTCAGGATTCATTTTACCAATACCCGTAGTTATCTTTTTTCTTACCCTTTTAACAGCATCTTTCCCACCACCTACTTGAATAAGGTCCATCAAATAAGGTATAAGGTTATTAGATTTATCTTTTATATTATCGTAGGAGTCCATTATACTCCTTATTTGTTGTTGTTTTTTTTCCTTACCTTCTTTTATTTTTTTAAACGTGGATAGGTTTTGGAATCTGGTAACAATACTTGATTTGGCTTCTTGATTATCTGTAGGCATTACATTGTGTATTTAGTGTCTTCTTTATCTTCCGACTCTTTATTTAACAATGCGTTTAAAGCGTCTTTGTCGTCTAGTGAAAAACTAAATGGTGTCTCACCACCCTCTGAATCTTTTAGTGTTAGATTTGATTGGATTTTTGATAGTTGAATCTTTTTCTCTATTGTGGAGTCCACTATTTTTTGTTGTTCTTTTATAACAGGACCTAACAATTGTAAGTCTTCTGGACCATGCATAAAAGTTAGCATTTTGTTCTGAATTCTAATAGCTGTGTTCCTTTGTTCTACACACTCATTATAAATCTCCTGTAATAAAGCTAAAACACTATTCGTGTCTAATGTAATTTGTTTTTTCTTAGGTCTTGGCATTTTGTCATATTTTTATAACAATAAATATTTGCAACCCTACTTCCTAAGTGTCTCTACTAAAGATTTATATATTACTTTATATTTTTTTAAAGCATTTCTTATTTCTTTGGTAGTTAATCCGGTCATTTCTCTTAGAGATAGGAGTATTAAGTTTTTATTAAATTTATTACCTTTTCCGTGTACAAAAATAGCTTCGTAGTTTACAAACACGTCCACTAAAGCTAATCCTATTTTTTCTTCATTCTCGTTAAGGTCATTTTCTTCCATGAACTCCTCAATCTGTATTATTAACTTTTTAGTAAGTTCATTAGGTTCTAACCCATCTTTATGCATATAATAAACCATGTCATCCCTTTCCTGTATACTACTGGAGATGTCCTCATAGGATATGTTTCTAATCATTTCTTTCCTATCTTTTATTATCTGACCCATTAGGTAATTCTTACATATGGTCCCAAAATAAGAATAAGCTTTTTTATTTTTTTCTGGTTTAAACTTTTCAGCTTTTGTAATTAAGAAAGAAAGTGTGTCAGCGTGAATATCTCTAAATTCTAAACCTTTTCTATATAATTTATACCTTCTAATAATAGAGTCAATCATTTTATTTAGTGGAGCATATAGATAATCTTTATATATCCTATCTTTTTCAGTCCAAGTACTGGCTGTTAGAAACATTCTAACAGCGTACTCTTGTTCTTGACCGAAATATACTTTTTGGGTTGACTTACGGGGCATTATATAGGTTTTACTCAGCTGTTTCTTCTGTCTTTGGTTGTATTTCTTTTACAGAACCACCAACAGAATCTACGCTAACATTTTTTATTTCACCATTATCAGTGTATTTGACTTTTCTATCAGCTTTAAAGAAGTACTCTTTTTTAGCTGTGTCCATCCAAAACTTTGCTTCCTCTGGCATTAATTTATCACTACTGTGGTTTTTATATTCCCAGAATAACGATTCCACTCTCATGTTTGTATGTTTATAACCTACTTTAGGTATTGACATAATTTGTAAGTCATTATAGGTAGCTCTTAATAAAAATTCGTAAACAAATGTAAGTTTCATAGAACTTTTAAATCCACCTATAGCTTCGAAGTCTTCTTTTTTCATCGCCATACCACTAGTTTGGAAATTTTGGTAATTTAATAGAGCTGTGTTATCTAGAAAACCTAATTTATCTGAGAATTTCATAGCCCATAGTGCTTCATTGGTGAAACTTATAAACTGACCAGCTTCATCCACATCCACAACTAAAGGTAAGAAGATTGATGCTTTCTTATAAGCGTTTTTATATTTTTCTATATTTTTAAACCATATTGTAGAGTACTCATCGTCGAATTCTAAAATAGAGAACCATGTAGTTTTTAATTGGCTTACACCATAATTTATTTGTGAACAAAAGTCTAGGTCACCTTCATTTATCATGTATTCCACATTTAGTTCACCAAAATCATATGCTTCCATAAATGATTTTACTTCTTCACAATCACAGTGAATTATAGCTACCTTTTCAGGTTTAATTGTATTTTCTTGAATACTTTTAATTGACTTGCTAAACCAGTCATTAAAGTTTCCTTCTATTGTATGTACGGGTATTAAAACAGTTATATCTTTCATTTTTTATGCGTTTTGTGGTTGAGTAAATTTATCTAAATTTTGAACTAGACCTTCTTTTCTAAGGTTAGCGTAATCTTCTATGAAGTTTTTTATATCTTCAGTTTCGTTTTCTTCTGAGTATTGTGCGTGTGTTTCTTCCATCGCGTCGTATAGTTCTTGTGGTATAGAGTCTTCTAACCAATTTTTAAAATAAGACGAAGTGATATCTACCATTTGATTTAATTCGTATGTCCAGAATCCATTTTTTTCTTCCATCCATCCTGGTTTCATGTTAGGTATTTTACCTATAACTGGTGTCCCACATTTCATAGATTCTAACGGGAATGTACCTAATCCTGAAATATCATCTACCCAAACCGACAAACATGATTCACCTAATGCTTCAGCAAAATCTTCTCTTGATAAACCTCTCATATCTCTAAAAGTTACCCATCTATATTGTGGATATTTAACGTAGAAAGTTTTAACTATCTTAGCTGTATCTCTAGGGTCTCTTGTATGGATAGCTATAATAGGTTTTTTTGGTTTATCGTCAGGTTTAAAATAATCCGGGATAGACAATCTAAATGTAGATACGTCTAATCCAGGGAATACACTTTTTATGTGGTTCATAGATTCGTCACTAGTGGTTAAACATTTGTTAACGTTAAATATTGGCCAACTTTGTCCTGGTTGTAGTGTTTCGAATATGTAATCATAAGATTGGCATAGTACCGCTCTTGCACAAGGCATTTCTTTTGTTTGTTCTAGTACATGACCAAAAACTTCTGGTACGATAACTAAATCTTGTGCTCCTACTTGTAGATTACCTTCTTCAATACAAGCGTGTGGTAATTGTGAATATTCTTCACTTAACCACTCGGATACTCCTTGGTAGTCTTTTTTCTCGTGTAAGATACAAGCATCGTACCCTAAATCAGTTAATACTTTTACCATTCTGTAATTGGTAATCACTGAAGCTCTTTGGACTCCTTTGGTGTCTTGTGTTAAAATAAATATTTTAAACGTTTGAGCTTCTAGTGAAGCGATTGCTTGTTGCATCTTTTGTAATTGTTCTGTTTGCTCCATTTTTTAATTTTTTTCTTTTATTATTTTATAATGTGATAATGTGTTGAATGCAAGTTTAAAGGGAATTGTTAGATTTTTCAAGCTATAAGACCCCATATCTTCATCTAATTCTTCAATAGACGTTAAAAGAGTATCAATCATCATCCTTAGTATCTCATAACGAGGGGCATTAATCTCGTAACCACTTATAGGGACACCATCTTCGTCTTTAGTCTTGTTCTGTTCTACTATCCTTATTAGATTTTCAAGTTCCTCAAAATCTATATAAAAATGTGCCCCAGCAATACCTAAACTAAATGTATCTTCTAAATTATACTTGTTTAAATCTGTCATCTTCTAACTTTAATATATCTTTAAAGTAATCCAAAGTAATATCGGATTCACTATCTTTATTGTAAGGTTTATCTATTTTTATAGATAACTTACCCTCAGGTTTTTTATTCAAGATTAATTTATTATCTGTAATAAATATATCTGTTCTATCCCACAAATCGTCTATTGTTTGTATCGTATAAAACTCAATTCTTTCTACCAAAGCACCGTATTTAGCTAGGAAAAATAATGTAGCTGGTTTAGATTTTTCAATTTCATCTGAAACTAGATAAATGTCATAATCTTCTCTTTTTTCCTTATAGAACTCATTTAAACTATTAAATACATGTTTTTCTGCTTCTGTACCTGCACCAAATATTTCCATTGGGCATTCAACATATATAAATTCAAATAATTCTTCCTCAGTAGCAAAGTCAAACACGTCTAATAGGTTATCCGTTGAGGTTATATCTTTTTTACATTCTTTTTGTGTGTATTTTTCATACGTTTCGGCCATCTTTTTTAATACGTCCCTCAATACACCATTTATACTTATTGATATTCTCATACTTCTAAATTAAGATTTTTTATTATTTTGTAAAGAATCAAAAACTCTTTCTATTTTAGCTATTAGTGGATTCCTAACAACGTCTGACTTGTCGAATTGGATACACCCTATTTCCTCTAATTCAGCAAAGTGTTCCATTAAGAAGGTTAACCCGTTACCACCTTTAGAGTCTTGTTGTCTTTCATCACCTAAAAATATCATTTTAGAGTCCTTACCTAACCTAGTCATTATAGTTCTCATATTTTCTTGTGATATATTCTGTGCTTCATCTACAATTATTATTGACCTGTCTAGGTTGATACCCCTCATGTAAGCTATAGGCATCTCCTCAATAGTCTTTAATTCTCTTAATCTAGAGGTTATCGCCTGTCCAACTATCTTTTCAAAGTTATGCACAAAAGAGAACATAAATGGTTCCATCTTCTCCCTTAAACCACCTTTTAAAAACCCAATCTCTTCATTTTTTAAAGTAGTTACTGATTTTACAATTACAATCTTTTTGTATTTAGCGTATCTTTTTATTAATTTCAATGCTTCAGCACACGCTAAAAATGTCTTACCACTTCCCGCTGGACCAGAACATATGGTTACTTCATTCACCTTTATAGAGTTAACTAAAGCTTTTTGGTTTTCAGTTTTACACTTAACATTTACTGTCATAGTGTCTGTCATTCTAGTCTCCTGAGTGTTGTTTTGATAAATCCAAGCTTCTACTTCTTGTTGTTCTTCACTACTTAATTTTTTACTCCTTTTTCCCATTAAAATTTATTTATAATTTAATTATTATTTTTCGTAATACTCTAACCAATATTCAATCATTTCATCTAACATTGTTTCAAATGTGTATTTGTGTTCCCAACCTAACATTTCTTTCGCTCTAGAACAATCACCTTTTAAGTGTTCTAGTTCTTCTGGTCTTAAAAACCTTTTATCTGTTTTAATATATTTTTCCCAATCTAGTTCTAGTGAGTTAAAAACATACTCAACCAAGTCTTGGACTGTGTGAGATACCCCTGTGGAACATACAAAGTCATCTGGTGTATCTTGTTGTAACATCAACCACATCGCTTCAACATAGTCTTTCGCGTGTCCCCAATCTCTACTAGCTTTCATATTACCCAATTTTAACTCATTGGTCAAACCTAATTTAATCTCTACAGCTATTTTAACCACTTTATTTGTTACAAAATTAGTTCCTCTTCTTGGTGATTCGTGATTGAACAGAATACCATTAGACACAAACATACCGTAAGAGTTTCTATAATTTTTACATATGTTATGTGCGTATACTTTAGCACAACCATATGGTGAAACTGGGTTTAACGGTGTTGTTTCTCTTTGGTACCCATCACTATCAATACTGTTACCAAACATTTCTGATGATGATGCTTGATATACCCTAGCCTTAGGACAAACTAATTTAATGGATTCTAGTAAATTTAATGTACCAGCACCTATACTTTCTAAAGTGTATTTTGGTTGGTCAAAACTTATCCTCACATGTGATTGAGCTGCTAGATTATACACCTCATCTGGTTTTGATTTACCCAATACTTTACATATTGAAGCCATGTCAGTCATGTCAGCATATTCTAAATTTAATTTTTTATATATACTATCTGGTATCCTTGCAGTCTGATTCTCAGCTACAGAATTTCTTTTTAACATACCCCAAACTTCGTACCCTTTTTCTAATAACAACTCTGCTAGATATGAACCATCTTGTCCGTTAATCCCTGTTATTAAAGCTTTTTTCTTATTTGTATCCATCATACTCAAATCTTTTTAAATATTTATCATATATATCCGGTCTTTTATTTATTATATAATCGTCAATCTGTTGACATGTATCGGGTAAAACATTCCCGTCTTTTCCTTGGTGTTCTTTTCTATGCCCTGGCCCGGATTGGTACCTAAGTTTATCAGGGTCACCCCCTGTTGCTACACCTAGATGGATACCTACGTACCTATCTAACGATTTCTTTTTGTGGTCTTTAATATCCTCTACGAAATTATCTATATCTTCTTTATTAAACTTACCACCAAATTGTTTATACCATTCTACTATTTTCAATAATTCTTCTTTTGGGTTCATTATAAAATCTTCATAATAAACTAATATTTTTGGTCCAAGGTATAAATCATATAACTCTAACATTGCTAAGTAATCCGTATTTTCTTGGTCAGATAAAGGTAGTCCTTGTAAATCGTTTAATACCAAATTAATCGGTATTGGTTGGTCATCAATTCTACGATGTCTTACAATACATTCTTTATGGTTCCTAACAATTAAGAAATACCCTTCATTTTCACCAGGGAATGTACCCCAAAAATCAGTACCGTTACCATGTGTTTTATGTATAACAGCCTTTGGGTTGGATTGGGTTATGTTCGCTCCTCTTTCTTCAGAGTCGTCTGACCCTATAATCACTAAATCTGTTAATCTTTCTATACAATAACATAACCAGTTACTCCCAGAACGTGGATACGATGCTATCGTAACTTTTCTATTATTTACTGAATCCTCATAAAATGTCCCCATAGTCGTTTATTATTTTACATATTTTATTTATTTCCTCCGTTTTTAAATCTTGGTGATTTGGTATATAGAACCCAAATTCGTGTAATAAGTCACAGTTTGGTAGTTTTGGCATCTCATAATGTTTTAACCAAAAAGGTTGCCTACCCATAGAACCAGCTATAAGTGGTCTAACTTCTATCCCTTCTTTGGTCATTACTTCCATAATCTTAGACCTATTCCTATTAACTATAGGATATGCAAAGCTGGATATAAAATCAGATTTATCAACCCTTAAGTTAAGCATATTATTATTAATTTTTTTCTTATACAAATCAAAGTTACTTTTTCTAACCACACTAAAGTTATCTAATTTATCTAATTGTCTTAACCCTAAAAAAGCCTGTAAGTCTGTAGCTCTAAGGTTAAACCCAGGGTAATAAAAAGTATAAGCTTTATTTTCAGGTGATACGTCCCATTCATCACTTAATTCTTTAGCGTCTTCTGTGGATAAATCTCTATCCCACCCATGACTTCTTAAAGCTAAAAGAATGTTATATATCTCTTTGTCATCTGTGTTTATTAATCCACCCTCAATGGTAGATAAATGGTGTCCGTAATATAAAGAAAAACAAGACATAAGTCCTGCGGTACCTAAATAATCACCTTTAAATTTAGACCCCATACTTTCACATGTGTCCTCCAAAAGTGTTACATCATACTTATCACACAGTTCTACTATTTTAGTCATATCAGGTACTAGACCTAACACTGTAACTAATAATAAACATGTCGGGGTTTCTTTTATGAATAACTCCTCTAAATGCCCTAAATCCACAGATAGGTCTTCCATATTAGAATCACATAGTATTGGTTGTAAACCTAACTGCATGACAGAAGAAACGTCTGTTACCCAAGATAGTGAAGGTACTATGATTTTATCGTTTTTTAACCTACCACTAGTTTTTAAAGCGTACAACATTAATAATATAGCTGAGGAACCAGAATTAACAAATACACTGTATTTGGTTCCTAACTTTTTTGCCCATTTTTTTTCAAACTTTACAGTTAAAGGCCCTTTAGTTAACCTAGGTACCTCATCACCACCTGTTAACCACTCAGCTAAAACAGCCATGTCTTTTTTACTTATAGTATCACCAACTAATTTAGTCATCTTTAATTGTTTTTTGTGGTTATAATACAAGGTGAGGTTTTTATCTTATCTAAAAACTTCATGTATATTATTTCAAATCTTTCATCTCTACAAATTAAACTAAAAGGAACTAATGGTTCTCCGTGACCATAACTTACCATATCCCATAATTCATATTCTAATTCTACAGTTTTGGTTGTGGTTTTTTCACTACCATTTTTTAATTCTTTTACGAAGTTTTTAACCCATTTTTTCACATCTCCGTTTGGTTTCCAACCCAACTTATTTTTAATTTTACTTATGTCCGCTAAAGTTGCTTTTGGTTCTAACCTATCACCTATATATTCTACATGACTATTAGTGTGATGTTCAAATAAAACTGCTAACTCATTTATGGTGACGTTATCAGAGTTCCCAACATTATAAACCCCACCATTAAGTTTGTCTGTATGTGTTGCCGATAATAGGTTAGCGTTTACAACATCACCTACATATGTAAAATCCCTTCTCTGTTCCCCATCATTTGTTATTGTAATATTTTTACCTTCTTCTACTTGACCTGCCCATATACCCAAAACTGTACAGTATGCCCCTTCTCTTGTCATTCTATCACCATACACATTAAAGTACCTTAAACATACCGTATCTAACCCGTACACATCACTAAACAATTTACAATAGTCTTCACAAATCATCTTTTGTGCTGCATATGGTGACATTGGGTTTCTAGGTAATTCTTCTGATGTTGGCATTACTTCCGCGTCTCCGTATATTGATGACGAAGACGATAGTACAAATCTTTTTACTTTTGAGTCTGCACAAGCTTTCAATAACTTTAGAGTAGCAGTAACATTGTTTTCGTTAAACATTACTGGGTCTTCAATCGAGGGTTGTACTCTTGCCATGGCGGCAAAATGGAATACCGCGTCAACATCTTCTAGATATTCACTTATAGTTTCTACTTCGGCTGTAACTAAATCTTGTTCCCAAAAATACGCAGCTGAATTAATATTTTCTCTTTTACCTGTGGATAGATTATCTATTACGGTAACTTGTACCCCCATATCCACTAACCTATCTACCATATTTGAACCGATAAATCCAGCTCCTCCGGTAACTACTGCTTTTTTAATTTTATTTTCTTGCATAATTATAATTTTTTATAAACCATTCTACGGTTTTTTCTACACCTTCTCTTAATGGTGTGTATTTAAAATCTGGATTCAACTCGGTAAACTTGGTATTATCACTAGGTTTTCTGAATTGTCCATCTGTCTTATCTGTTTCCCATAAAATATCACCTTTAAAATCCATAACGTCAACTATTGTCTCAACAAGTTCTTTTATTGAGTATTCGGTAGATGTTGAGGTTATTAGTGGTTCTGGGGAATCGTAGTTATTTAAAGCCCACATAGATATGTCACCAGCATCTTGTGAGTATAGTAACTCTCTTTGGGGTTTTCCTGTCCCCCAAACTTTCAATGGTGTGTTATTTTTTTTCGCTAGGTAACATTTGTGTACTAAAGATGGGACTACGTGACCCTCATCAATCTTAAAATTATCCCTAGGCCCATATATGTTACACGGTACTATAGAAACATAATTCACACCATACTGTTCTCTATATGTTCTAATCTGTACTTCAGCTAATCTTTTAGAATATGAATACCCTAAACTTGTTGGGTGTGGTTCTCCTGAATGTATCTGGTCGGAAGTTAATGGATAGTTTGCGTTCACTGGGAAAATACATGTAGATAATAAACATACTAATTTTTTAACCCCAACTAACCTAGAAACCTCTAGTACATTAGTATTAATCATAGTATTCTTATAAAGGAATTCACCTTTTAATTTAGAGTTGATTCCGACACCACCTATTTTTCCAGCACAATGAATCACAGCCTCCGGTGAGTGTTTCTTAAAAAACGCTAAAGTTTCATCAAAATTAGTTAAATCGCACTCTTTAGAAGCAAATGTGACATCCGCATCTATAGTAGAACCAACCATACCATTACCACCAGTTACTAATAGTTTCATAATTAATTGTTTTTAGAATAATACACCAACCAATAATCAACCATCTCTTCCATTAACATTTTAAATGTGTATTTAGGTTCCCAACCCAACTCAGTTCTAATTTTAGTTGAGTCACCCTTTAAGTACGGTAGTTCCTCTGGTCTCATAAATTTAGGATTCTGTTCGATGTAGTCTTCATAATCTAAATCTAAATATTTAAACACTAGTTCACACATTTCTCTAACAGAGTGTGTCTCCATAGTTGATACTACCCAGTCTCCTGGTTCATCGTGTTGCATCATTAAATGCATCGCTCTTACATAATCCCAAGAATGTCCCCAGTCTCTAAAAGAGTCCATATTACCCAATTCTAAATTATCTTGTAAACCTAATTTTATTCTTGCGGCCGCTTTTACGACTTTATTAGTTACAAAATTACTACCCCTCCTAGGTGATTCATGATTAAATAGAATACCGTTAGTTGCGTGTAATTTATAAGCTCTCCTATAATTCCTAATCATATTATACCCAAAAACTTTTGAGCACCCATATGGGGAAACTGGGTTCATGACCGTTGTCTCTCTTTGGGATTTGTCTTCATCCACAGTTAGTCCAAACATTTCTGAACTACTTGCTTGGTAGAATTTTGAATCTGGACAACTTCTTCTATATGCCTCCAACATATTAAGTACACCCATTGCATTTGTTTGTACTGTAAATTGTGGTATGTCAAAGCTAATTCTTACATGACTTTGAGCAGCTAAATTATATATCTCATCTGGTTGTATTTCATCCAGTAATCTTTCTATACCACCTTGGTCCAATAAGTCCCCATAGTACGTATGTATTTTATCTTCTAGGTGTACAATCCTTGTATCTTGGTTCTCGGCTGTAGAATTTCTTCTAACTATCCCATGTACTTCGTAACCTAATTCTAGTAGATACTCCGCTAAGTAACTACCGTCCTGTCCTGCTATTCCTGTTATAAATGCTTTTTTCATTTGAATATCTCCATTTTTGTTAAATCTGGCCAGTCTTCGACTACCCATTGTTTTGGTTTAATTTTAATAGCCTCAGGTAACTTTTTCAAACCTAAGGCTGCTGTTTCTGGTGTCATGTAGTAATGGTACCCAATAGTGTCTATATTTTGTTTCGTCCATGGTACATCAGGAACCCTACCATCATAAGACATTTTTTTTAGTTTTAATGCCGCGTCTTTACTATCAGTTAATATCACACCACCCCTACCTAAACTTAAGTGTTTTTTAAATTGGAAGCTGACACACATAAACGTACCGGGAATATAACTATCTTTTTCCCATAGTACCGCAGCGTCTATTATATTATGGTTTAAATAATAATAATTTACCCAATCGTCATTTCTCCATTTTAAATTTATCCCTAATTTATTGGATAGGAATGGGATTGATAGATACGTTCTATGTGGTACATTAATGGTTTTTACTTTATCACGTCTTAGACAAAGTTCCACCCCATGAGTACAACAGTCTACCGCTACCGCATACGGTGAACCAAAAAATTCCGCAATCTTATCTTCAAATGTTTTTATAACCTCAAAACTCATATCTATCTTTTTTTCATTATGTGCCTCTTTTGACACTGAACATTTAAACTTATTGATGTTCCGTGTTCTTTATCCATATGTGGTAGGTAAGCTTGGGAGTGGTCATCAAAGTCAGAATGTTCGGTTTTTCTCCAATCATATCTAGCTATCCCATCAAAATCCAGTTTATCTAACACCCCTTTAAGACTTTTAAAATCGTACACCGTTTTATGGTATATTGTTTCTTCGTCCATTGTCATCTTACCGTATAAAGGACCTAGTATGTCTTTTAATTCTAAATTACCATTAGAATATAGTGCTGACATGTTAGTAAAGTCTGGTACAGCCAAACGTAAGTGACCTCCTTGTATTAAAACTCTTTTCCATTCAGTTAATAGTGCATTTATTTCATCCCTGTCAAAATACTCTATAACGTGAGAAGAATATATTAAGGAAACACTTTCATCCTCATAAGGTAAACTGAAAATATCTCTTGATTTTAAATGTGGGTAATCACCACCATCTATGTGGTCCCAACTTGGGCCAAAATTTCTCCAACCACAACCTAAATTTAATTTTATATCTGATTTCATATTTTATTATTTTATAAATGTTTTATCTAATTCTTGCCCTTCATATGGGCCTGTTTTATACTCATAAACTACCGTATCATCCTCTAGAATTTCATAGGTGTGTCCCCCTTCTAATGTAATGGAACAATCACCAGCTTCTAAGATGGGTGTACATAATATTTCATGGTCTATATCGTAAAATATACATTTTACTTTACCTTTAATTACCACCCAAGATTCTTGAGCGATAACTTTGTCTGTTGGTGTATCTTTAAAGAAGTGGTAGTGTGCTTTAAAAGTTTGTCCACCTTGTAACTTCATAGTTGCTAACTGAAGAAAGTGATTTTCTGGTATCACATTATTTCTAGGTGTGGTAATATCACTTAGCCTATTTATTATATGTAATAATTTTGTTGGTTCTTGTTTAGAGTAGTATGTTTCCATTTTTATATTTTCAATTTTATCTTTGTGATAGTATAATAGCTAATTCAGCGAATGTACTTCTGTTATCGTATATCCCTATTGTTGTTTCCGCTAATAAGAACATGTCTTCCACAGCTTCTTGTGCGTGGTCTTTAGTTATGTAGAAATTGTTATGGTTTAACCATGAAACAGTTTCATCTTCTTTAATTATATAATTTTCTTTTTTCCTAAATAAAACGTTGTTAGGGTAAGAATTAACAATTGTTTTTTCCATTTCTGGGTCTTCAGTGGATATGAAAAACTTCTGGTTAGGGTTTTTTTCTAAATACGGTAACATATTTTTCATATAAGCATCAACACTTGAGTCTAGAAAATCAGTACCTCTTGCGTGTATACCAATAACATCTTTAGATAGTCCTAAATCATTTTTAATCTTATCTATATTATCTTGTATCGATTTTATGGGTTTTAGTGACCTAATAAAATCATGACTCTTTTCTAAATTTACACCTTCTAAAAAACTTATATTAAAGACTAGAATATTTTCTTGTTGGTCATCGTGAGTGTATGAATGTTTTCCATCAGCACCATACAAATCAGTAAGATTACGTAATGTATCGTTTTTAAACTCCCAATCTTCCCTATCAGCATCATATTTGTTGATGCACATTTTATAATTTTTTAATTCTTTTAACTCTTCTAAACTTATTGTTTGTAATTCATTCTCAAAAAGTTCATCTAGTTTAGCTAGACAACCATTAGGGATTAGATTGTCCCAGTATATTTTTAATTCCCTATCAGTTTCTTGTGAAATAACATAACAAGATGCTACACATCTTAATCTGTTCCCTAAACCGCTAGTAACGTATGGTATTATTGTTTTCATATTATCTTGGGTCATATCCCCATTTTTTAATAAAGTATCTTGTATTATGACCTATTATAGCATCAGACCTATCACCGTCAGCGTAAATTTCTATTCCGTGGTCAGCTCTAGTAAGTTCCACATCCATTGTAACACTATAGTTATTCTCTTTAATCCTATTACCTAAATCTTGGTCTTCATGACCATAATGACCATCAAACTCAGGGTCAAATAACCCTATTTTATCTATTACTGATTTTCTTATACCTAAATTAGCAGTACTAAACCAAGAATTAGCACGGGCACCATCAGGGAATTGTACTATTCCCCTACATGCGTCAAAATCTTTTAATGTGTCTAAATGTGACTGTACAAAATCTCTATAATGTGGTATACAATCATCATCCAATAATATTATGTATGGTGACACACACATCGCTACGGATTCATTAAATCTACCAACCCTATGGTAACCAATATCTTCGTTCCAAATATATTTTGTTATAACTTGGAAGTCTGATGGGTTTATTCTGTCCTTACCCCCATCATCATTTATTATCAAATTAAAGTCCATGTTGGTTTGTTGTGATAAATTGTTAACTATCTGTGTTAACCTATCTGGTCTATTATATGTGGTGATAATTATGTCTATGCTTTTTTCTTTCATATTTAAAATGTATTAAAATATTTTAATAAAGTCACTAAAACCCTATTTTTTCTCCTTCCTTAAATGGGTAGTTGTTATGACTTAGGTAGTCGTGTAAAACAGATTTATAATATCTGTTTTTTAATTCTGGTTTTAACCATAAAAATTCTTGTACCACATCCACATCTAAAAATGGGTATCTTGTTTCTATTCCATAGGCTCCAGCCACATATTCTTCTTTTGCCAAATATGACTCCATACTACTATTAAAAAAACTAGGCCATGGAAAAATACTTGTCAGGTCTTGTGGGTAAAGACCACCAAAGTTACTGTGATTGTATTTTTTAACCCCATTAAAACCATAATCTGAAAATAATTCATCTGCTCCCATCCCTGACAACAGAATTTTTTTACCATCACCAATAGCGTAATTACATAATAACGATAATGAGTTTGCTCCATTATCATCTATTAATGATAGGTAATATTCGTTATAGTCACTGGAGTTTGAGTATGTAACATACTTAAATTCTTCTGTGTTTTTTTGGATGTAGTTGTGAGCGTCATTCAATTCTTTAGGGTGTCTGAATAATTCTTGAAATTCTGTATTTTCTTTTAGTTTTAATTTTCTTTGTTCTATAATGCCCCTATCTTCAGTACCCATTACCGTATAAGATTTAAATGGTACATCTTGTTTTATTAATTCACAAGCGATAGCACCACTATCGTAACCACTACTAAGACCAATAAAAATCCTTTCTCTAAGATTGTATGTTCTTTTCTCTATAGATTTTTTAAATGCTTTTCTCCAGTCTTTAAAATCATCTTTATGTTGATTTAAATCAAATTCTTTAACCTTAAAAGTTTTTATCTCCATCATTAAATCTAAATCAAAAACTTTTGCTGTGTTTGGTTCCATCTTTTGCACATTCTGGTGACCTAGTCCAGCCAAACCACTACTGTACGACGCACAACCCAAATTACCTAAACCACTAGAATAAAAAATTGGTTTGGTTTTAAATGTGTCTGTGGAGAATAGGACTTTTCTTTGTTTTAGGTCAACTAATACTATAGCGAACTCACCATCTAATTTTTTAACAAAATCGAACGAGTGTTCTCTATATAATGAAATTAGGCATTCACCATCAGATTTATAATCACCAAAATCTTTATAGTTGTATATCTCCCCATTATATAGACAAATAACATCATCATCTACGAATGGTTGGGTGGTAAACTCTCCGGTTATACTTAATAGATTATGTAAAAACATAAGACCCGATAACTTTACAGCATTAGTCTTATCTGGTCCTCTAAATTGTGGGTAAAAATTAGCTCTACCCAACTGTTCTGGACTTAATTCTTTTTTTGCACTAAATATAAAACTACACATATCTTAAAATTTATAATTTAATAATTCTATCTCCTTCTTATAGACATTATATGTTATTTCTCTTGTACGTGGTGTATGTACATCCCTATAATCCACTTTCTTACTTTGGTTTAATGTTGGTAATTCAACATTAGGTAATCCTACTTTATCTGAAAACTTTTTAAAGTCTTCATTTAGATTTTCATACCTTAATACGTGGTCTACCATTATTTTACCGTCTTCATCTATCAAATAATCGTATTGGTTATCGTACCCCCTATTCTGTGTAGCCCAAAATTCTGGACCAGTTTTACCCATATAACCCCTAGTGTAAAATATCTCCATCCACGCCTCAAAACTTCCAGCACTTTTTACGTGATTATACAGTGGGTGTTGAGGTTTTCCGTCCACTTCAGTACCGTCAGCTAATTCCCATTTTTCAGTACTGTTATTAACATCAAACCAGAAACTTTTTTCTGCTATACAATAGTAGTAATTGGATACCATTCTATCCCATGGATTTCTGACCACACAAAAAGAACTACCATCACCCCAAAGTTCAGGGTTTTCATTTCTCATTTGTTGTGATGTTTGGTGTCCACCCGCTTGTTCCATTTTAAAAGTTTCTTGGATGCTTGTACCAGCATTCTTAGGAATGTGTACAAATATTAAATTATTTTCTCTAGATATTGGCATATTAAAATCCTTTATAGTATAGTTGTGGAATTATAGGGTTCTGCCTTAAACCATTGTTAGCAAATCCTGGTAGTACTTTTACGTCGATATTTAAAGAATTTAAAACAAAGGGTAAACTTATCTGGTCTCTAGAAGAGAACCTACATATAATTTCCCACCATTTTAAATTCATGACCTGTATTTGTGGTGTGTTTTTTCTTATACTAGCTGACAACTCAAATAACCCAAAATCTTTAGGAAACCCTTCCTCATTATAGAAGTCCAACTGCCTATGAATATTATCTAAACTATCATAGTCACCACCAGGTCCCTCAGTAAGTTCTATTAATGTTTTTGCCTCATCGTAAAGACAGTCTCTTTCTGGGTGTTTAAATAGTGCTATATCATTATCTTTTAAATAAGTCTCACAAAATTCTTTAGGGTCTGATATAATATCATGTGTGGGGTCCATCCATATATGATAATCATAATCTGGTAAAAAAACATGAGGCATTATCTTATATATTTTTGCGTTTCTTCTACCAGTAAATTGTTTATCTATAGTAAAATCAGGTGAAATTATTTGATTCCACACTTCACATGGGTGCTCTTTATCTACATAGGCATAATAATCTACACCATGCCATTTTGTTTGTGGTGTTCGTAATTGTTGTACGTTACCAAATACGGACGTTATAACTGCTATCTTCATTAGGGTGTTTTTTTAATACGTAATTTAATTCATTTATTTTTATTTCCTGTGTAACAATACTGTTTGATACTTGGTTCCCCCAACCTCTATTTACAACAGTATATTCATTGACTATACCTGGTTCACCAAATACGTCATGTAATTGTTTATAATACTCCACGTCCATTAACCATATTAGATTTTCATCAAAATAAGGTTTTTCTTTAAGATTTCTAATAGATATAACACTAGGTGAACTCATAGTATTTTCACCGTATTGAATATTCTTATGGAACCTTGGATGGAATGGGCTATGTAGGTTATGGACATCGTCACTTGAATGCTTACAAGCTGACGCTAACCATTTTACCGTTTCGTCTTCAAAACCCTTAACGGTTTTTTCTATACTAGTTTCATCAATAATAAAATCGTCTTGGAATAGGATTTTTATTATATCTCCAGAAGCGTTCTTCATAGCTACATTACTATTAGCAGAAGAATTACCTCTATTTTCTAAGTTTTTAACATACTTTATGTCTAATCTTCCGGCCCAATTAACACACAAATCTTTTATGTCGTCATTTTGACTATGGTCAGATATGACAACCTCTATATCCTTATGTGTTTGCTTTTCAAATAGATTAAAGTTGTATTCTAAAAACTCAACACCTCGTCCATTAGCTTCATATGATGGTATACAAATTGATACTTTCATTATAATATTTCTTCCACTTCACCCCTAACTCTTTCCCAAAAATCAGAGTACTTAAAATGTCTTTCATAGTTATCTTCTATTGCTTCCTTCATAGAATCGTAAGTTTCTGGAGTTAGTTTATTAATTATTTCATATAATTCTGGCCAACTACTAAAAGGTATTATCCCATCAATATTAAAGTACTCACCAATATTAGGTGCTCCACAATATAAAGGTATTGTCTTTGACGCGATACAATCCACCAACTTTTCTGTGAACCAATTATCTGTATCACAATTTTCTACTATAATAGAGAACTGGTACCCATCAAAAATAGGGTCTTTTTTAGGTAGGTAACTCGTAGGTGGGAATAAACGATACTTTAACCCATTAGGTGTTAATGTGTCTGGTAGTGATTGTTGGTTCGCTAAATTATTTAACTGTGGTAAAACCTCATATCTAAGTTTATGTCCTGGGAATATCTCCATTCTTTTAGCTCCGGGTAAAAAAGATAAAGCAAACTCCTTTTTAAATTCATACCCAGAATCCACCCAACACGTACCGAATGGAAATGGTTTAGTGTGTGGTATTTGTTCTAGTAAAATCGGGTCCCAAGTTAGTATAATATCAAATAGGTCTTGATTTTGTAATAACAAATCATTGGTTGCACTAGTAGGACTCAACCTCCTATATGCTTCTGGTTCTGTTTGTATATGTATCCTTATATCAGCATCTTTAAAATCCTGATTATTCAAATCCATATGGTCCCAATATATACAAACTTTTTTATTGTATTTAGGGAAATTTTGGGATGGTTCGTCGCTGCCTCCAATCCCAAATACTCTTGCTTGATGTAAATTTATATTTTCTTCCATGTTTCCGGTACTAAATCTTTAGGGTCTGGTCCTTGTGGGCCAAACCAGTTATTTGGTGAAACAATAATTTTATCTTTATTGGTATTCAACCACGCTGCCCACCAACTAAAACTACTATTTGCTGTAATTTGATGGTTACATATGGACATTAAATGTAAGTCTTCATAATTTTCATTATCACTAACAAAATTAACTTTTTTAATCCCATTTATCTTAGCTAAACTAAATAAGTTATTCACACACCACAGAATATCATCAGAAAATACAAATATTTCAATATCTGTTTTTTTTGTTTCATTAACGATATATTCTATCGCTTCTTTATAGTAGTCCTGATTTGGGGTTGGGTGTATGTTTGGATAATTTAGGTAGTCACCTCTTCTTACATGTAAAGATATTGTATATTCTGAACGAATTATATTAATTTGGTCTTGTATACCCCTCTTAACATCCTCTGTCACAGTTATAATTTCTTGTACTTTATCTTTAGCGTGTTTAAAGTATTTTTCACTCTGGAAATACCCATTTATATTCATATCCTTAGTGTATGGTATAGGTGTGTAATGGAAAGGACCTTCACCCTCCTCAACCACAAAACTAATATCTTTTTTTAACCATTCTTTAGGTATGTTAAAAAATGGAGCAAACCTATAATCTTCTGGTAATACAACCACATCATTATTTGCCTCAGCAATCCCAATAGCTGTAGCAAGATTAAATAATGAGTTACCTAACTTAAAATTCTTTATTCCTGTACTTGTTACCATATTACACTTCCCATTGTTTTATGAATTCCTCCATTTGTTCTTTAGTCATAGTTTCAGTCATAACTGATAACTGTGCATTACTTTGGTAGAACTCGTGTGTAGCTTTTGGTGACTGTCCTGGACCGTCATGTGGAAGATGAAATAGTATAGCGTCTTCATCCATCACTCTACTAATATCATAACCCAAAGCTCTTGTTCTTATGGTTATTTCGTTATCTTCGTAACCCCAACCTTTAAACATTGGGTTGTATCCACCAAATTTGTTATATCTATCGTGATTAAAGAACACACACCCACCAACACTATCGTAATGACCAACAAAAACCTTACCATTACTATAATTAACTTGTTTAGATTCTGGTTTATATTTTGTTAAATCATCGTAGTCTAGAGTTTCCATAAACTCTTCTTTGGTATGTTCGTATAGGTTTAAAAATAAACCGTTGTACGGATAACAAATCGCTAGATTATCTTCTTTTATTAACCTATCAGCGGTCATCTTCATATATTTAGGATGAATGATTATATCCGTATCTAATGAGACTATTACAGGTCTGTCAGTCTCCTTAGAAGCTATATTATAACATTTAGGTCTAACATATATCCCATCGTTTTCATGGAATATATATTTATCATTTTCTGTTAAGGTAATTGACTCTGTTATTTTTTGTTCAGCGTCGTCCTCTATAAAAATAAACTGTGTGTTATCAGCATATTTCCTATAAAATTCTTGTATAATCTCTAAATTTTGTTGTCTGGCAACAGTATCTATTCTTACGTGTACCAAAAAACAAACATCGGATAAATCTACTTTTTTCATTTTGCGTGTTCTTTTTTAATTTTTTTTAATGTCCTAACCACCGTATCAATATCTACCTGTGGTGCCCCTGTTGGGTAATGACCGTGTTTCTTTTTATAGTGTTCTGCACCTACATTATAATTTAAGTGCCATTCTGGTGTGTGTGAGATTGTACTCTCTGTTATACAGTTCTCTATATCTTCTAGATATAACCAACTTTCCCAGATATCCGGAAACCACCAGAATTCTGGACAAAAACCATTTTTATAGCATTGGTAGCTATGTTCCACATGCTCCCAAGCATTTTTAAATATTGGGTCAAACACCCCAACTTTATCGATAACATCTTTGTGGTAATAACAAAAAGCTCCTACCGAATTAGGGTATAAAGCTATTTTTGTATCATCGTAATATAGGACTGTCTTTGGGTTTGGTTCGTTTAAATTATCTGTTTCTGCTCTTTCTTCTAGTGTAGAAAAACCCTTACTATCTTTTCTATTAGCAGGACCTTGTAGAGCGTAACTTAAATGTTTAATACCACTAGCTTCTGAAGCTTCTATATATTTTTCAAACACAGAATCATCTTTTATCAATACGTCATCTTCCATTATAAAAATGTGTTCACACCCTTTTGATATTAAGTAATTTATAGCGTCACTTTTACTCTTGCCAACACACTCATTTACTTCGTGTTGTATTATATGGGCTTTTTTTGGGTACGATTCTGGGTTATATGGGGTACCATCATTAACTATGACAAAATTTTCTATCCAGTCAGGTACTGTAATAGCACTCTGTAATATTCTATGTTCAGCTTTATATGTTACAAGTCCTAAACCTATTTTACTTTTGTTGTTCATTCTGCGTTTTTTTAATAAATCGTTTATAATCATAAGTCCCTAGTAACTGATTTACGTGACCTAAATCTGGATTGTCTCTTAACTCCTCATATTCATCTAATAATCTACCACAAGATTCTTCAGAGTGTACATTAACATAACCATTTTTAATCAAACTTAACCCTATTAGGAACCCAGAAGCTGGATTTGTAACATCCGTACCTATGTCCTGTATAGTTTTTAAAGCTCGTTTACTTAAAGCCATAATGTACCCTTGTGAACCAACAGTATTTGTTTTATAACCACCACCAAAATTATAAAAACTACCTAATGAGTTTTTATTTATAACTAATTTTCCGTCTTTAGCTATTAAGTCGATACCGTTCGCGATTATACTATTATCTTTTACGTGAGTTCTTGACGTGATGACCCCACAATTTGTTGTTTTAGTGTAAATTTTAACAAACTCGGTTATTACATCATTTAATGGTGCTGTTTCATTAAAAAACACATATAAATCACATTCCTCATCTTCAGGTCTATCCAACCAGACTACATTATTGTAAGTGCAATTGTCTACTACGCATTTTTTTAACTCTTCTTCCTCAAAGGCACTATTAACAACAACACCAACTTTTACTTTATTATTTTTTATAGGTTTTATAGTGTTAAACTTTAAACCCCCTTCTTGTATTATCGGGAGTTTGGTAAAGTGTTTCCCAACAAATTTAAATCTATTTCTGTGCCATTCATCATTTACCATACCCACTGACTTATGGGTAACCTTAACCTCAAAGTTTACACCCACTTTTACACCCGCTAACCAATTAGACACACAAAAATCTATCTCATAAAAATGAAACCCCTTAAAATAGTCATCAAATTTCTTTTTTATTAAATCTCTATCAACTAAAAAGAATAAACCATCTACCAATAAAGCGTCTAATACTTCATTTTTAAAAATTCCTGAATATTTTGACTGCCATGTCCGTCCTTCATGTGTATGCCAAACACTACCCATCATTTTAGCCCAGTTGGTCCACCACATACCATTTTCTGGTAATTCCGTTGTTCCAGCTATACCTAATATCCCATAATCTGGATTATTATGTTTTAACTTTAATAATTTCTTTGCCCACCCTTTAGTTTCTATTATTAAATCATCGTGACAAAAAACAATATTATTATTTTTTGCCTCTTTTAACCCTTTATTATATAATTCTGTTAAAGAATATTTCCCAGGGTTTTCATAAATGATAATTTCTATGTCCTTTAAACCTGATGTGGACTTTAGATGTTTGACGTATTCCTCGTCTCTTTGTTTTGTACTTACTACTACTGATAATCCCATAATTTTATTTTATTCCTGTACTACCAAAACCACCTTCGTCTCTGTTAGTACTTTCTAGTTTAGATACTTTTATATATTTTGCCCAATTGGTGTTAAGAATGTTATTTAAAACTGCTTGAGCTACCCTATCTCCATCATTAATAGTAAAAGGGTCTTCACCTAAATTTATTAGGATAATTTTTATTTCACCTCTATAACTTCTATCAACAGTACCAGGTGTATTAAGAACTGTTATACCGTGTTTTAAAGCTAAACCACTTCTGGGTCTTACTTGTAATTCATAATTCTCTGGTAATTCAAAGTAAAGGCCGGTAGGAATTAATTTCCTTTTACCTGGATGAATAACCATAGTATCGTTTGGTATTGATGCTCTTAAATCAAAACCACTATCGTCTTTATGTGCGTATTCTGGGTCTGGATTATTAGATGTGTTGACATACTTTACCTCCATCCTTGGAATGTCTTCATCAGTTATAAAAGAAGTGTTTTCTAGTTCTTCTAGGTCTATTCCTAGAATTTTTGGTAATTCCAATGGGGTTTCGTCTATTGAGTTACTGTTTGCGTACCTTTCTATTTGTGATAAAGTACTTTTCATTTTTTTATTAGTGTTATTATTCATAGTACCTTATTTCAATAAATTTATTTTTAACATTAACCTCATGACCTCTAAAAGATTTTTTTCACACCTTTCTTTAATTTCTTTTTTTCTAAATAAATCCCCTTTTCCCCAATATAGTTTGTGTGCATCACTTCGTTCCCACTGAGAATCGTGATGGTCATCTGTTTTTATTCCCATAGCTGAACTTATAACACCTAAAGAGTACAACCCCCTACCGGAAGCAAAACCCCAAACATCTTTTGTGTCTATAGCTCTAATCTCCCAAGGTTTAGTTTCGTGATTAGGGAATATTTTTGGTGGTTTTAGACCATTGATAAGCATTCTTTTTGCTATACATGGAATAGTGAATGATTTTATCTCATGTCCACATAATTTAAAACCTAAATTATCAACTTTTTCAACTATTCCTCTGAATTTAGTAATAATTTCTTTTTCGTCTAACGGATTTTCACCTAAATCACACCAGGTCTCAACTTTTGGTGTGTTGTCAGTTTGTAGGAATGCTGCACTTACACATATAATTTTAGCAAATTCAGGTATTCCTGCAGCTCTTTTTACGAAAACTTCTTCTGACGATAATTTGTCATCCTCCGTAAACCATTTTCTAATGTAATGTATCACATTATTTTCCCAACTATCGTGTAATAGTGGGTATTTGTTTTCAAGTTCACTTAAACTAGAAGTTATTCCAGCTGTTTCAATGTGAAAAAATAGTAGTTTGTTTAAATTCTCTGACATAGTGTTTTAGGTTTATTGGTTCTTTATAAAACTAACAAATCTTAACAGTAAAATCAAACAATATTACCCTAATTTTTGATTGTAGTAGTTAGGTGTTAGTTGTGGGTGAAGAATATCTTCATATGGTGCTTTGATGACAGATATAACTTCTGAGTCTCTAGTGTCTTCTGAAAGATAATGAGATAACCTTTTATTAGCCTCAAAAACCGATTCTGATTCCACGATATATTTAAATTTTTTAACTTTGGGTTTTCCTTCACTGTCGATTACCCCTGTCTCGAATGCTACGATTGCTTGATAGTACATATTTTTAGTTTTTAGTTTTTATTGTTTATTTTTTTTATCTACGAGCATTTTATAATACTCCGCTCTATTTTTAGTAACCACATCTATATGGTACTTTTGTACCGATTCGTATAGTCTTTCCCCCAAATCCTCCCTTAAAGAAGGGTTAAGTAGTAAAGTTTTTATGTGTTTATCCCACATTTTGTGGTTTTTATGTGTGTCAACTAATAAAGCGTTACCTTCATTATTAAATCCTCCACCGTGGTTAGCGGCACTTATTAAATCTATCTGGTATGGACCATAATTCTGAGCAATTAATGCTTTCTTATGGAACCCAGCTTCAATAACTTTTAATTGGGATTTAACCCTATTAAATGTATGCTCTTTAATCGGAGCAAGACTTATATCGAATTTATTATAGTTAGAAGCGTATGTGGTAATAGGTTTAGTCCACACCCTTCTATAAGGCATATCAACCTCATTAGCGTATTCTTCCTCAACAAATTTTAATAAGTGTTTATGGTATTCTGGTGAAACAGTACTGAACTTGTTAGTGAAAATTTCTTCATATTTGTACCATATAGATTCATGTGGTTCAATTGGTCTTTGTTTTTGTTCACCAGTTGCCTGGTCTATAAAAGTTATACTCCCTCTAGTGTCAAAACCACACAATACAAATTGTAATTTATCCATATGTGGTTGTAATTTTCCCACAACACCGGATAGTATTCTTAAATCTTCCATATGCGATGAACCACCTAACCAACCCACCCTTAACCTATCAGAATCTGGTGTGTCAATTTTGAATTGGTTTTCTTTGGGGTCAACAGCATTAGGGAAAACCTCCACTGATGGGTTTAGTTTCCTTATTTCGTCAGCGAAGATTGGTGTTGTTGTATTAACATGTTCAGCTAATTTTAAATTTTCTACAATTAATTTATCTAAATTATTTTGTTTTACCATCATATGAGCTGGATGGTCTATTGTAGGTAACCAATAATCGTCCAAATCCATAATACTGACTATCCCTAACTTTTTTAACCTAGGAGCGACTTTTTTAGATAAGTCGTAATTAGGTGATAATGTTCTGTGATAATGAATGATATCGTATTTTTTTAAGTATTCATCATTTTCTAATTGTGGTTCGTAGTCAATGTCAACCCAAAAATCTTCTGGATATAAATTTTGTAAGGCTAGATGTGGGTCAACACTTCTAAATTTGGAGACTCCCGTTCTATCACTTGGTATTACTAGTACTTTAATTTGGCTCATATTTCTTTTATTTGAACAAAAAGTAATGAAAATAATTGGTATGTCAAACTTGTGGGCATAAAAAAAAGCCCCAGAAGGGGCTTTTTTTATTAATATATAAAACTTAAGACTATCTAAGTTCTCTAATGTCAAACGTTCTAACACCGTCAATTGTAATAGCTCCATAGAATCTATTGTTAACCACCTTTTTAGCGTATCTAGTCATGATACCCTTGATTGGTGCAAAGTTAAATGGATTATACATTGTTGGTGTAAGTTGTAATGGTACATAAGGAGCGTAAATATATCCTGTGTCTAATAAAGATGTTCCTTTATGTCCAATTAACACTTTGTTAGCTGGGAAGTAAGGGTCTCTATATACAGTATATCTACCTGATAATGTTCCAATCTTCTCAATACCCATATTGTACTGGTCTTGGTCTGGAGCTGCGTTTGAAGCGTGGAAGTATTCTAAGTCATCAAATATTGCAGAACATTCAGATGAACAAACAATCCAGTTAGCACCACCTCTCAACGTAGATTTGTGAATCTGTGCTGAAATTTGGTTAATAGCAGTAATCAGAGTTTGATTCCAGTCTTTTTGAGTATAAGGAGCTTGTCCCGCTTGGAAACGTTTCCATCCGTTGTAATCCCATCTTAATGTCCAAGATGCTGCCGCTCTTAAATCTTTAAGAATCTCACGGTCTATCTCAGCCGCAACTTCTTCAGATAATAGAGCTGTTAATTCAGCTTCTGCATCAATGTTATGGAACGCACTAACGTCTTGTGCAAGTTCTGGAGACCAAGTAGCTCTTAATTTTCTTTCTGTTACCGAAACAGTTACAGAGTCTAAATCAAATGAAACTTCACCTAATTCATCTTCAAATTCAAGGTCTTGGTAAATTCTGTACTCAGCAGTAAAGTTAGTAGTTGCTAGTGTTGCGTTAACATTAGCTCCAACGTAACCATCTACAGACTCACATGTAATACATGCTGGACATGATAAGTCTAATTCAACGTAAAGGTAACCTTCACCATCACAAACGTTGTCATAAGTAGAATCTTTTCCTGGCCAGTAAGAAGTACCTTGTCCTGGAATATTATCTACAATACCTTTTCCGTATTTCTGAGTTACTAATCTAAAAGGTACATACCCTTGAGCTGCAACTACCTGAGTAGTACTACCAGTTGGACAACAAGTTACAGGATTTGTCGCTTTGAATTTCAAAGAAGACAAGAACTCTTCAGTATCCATCTCGTTACCATTAGGTCCAACTAATTTACCTTGTCCTAAGTTATTAAATCCACCTACTCTAACAAGTAAGCTTCTAAGTCCACCATTAAGACAGTCGTAACTATTATATGTCCCACTAGTAGTTGAACCAGTAAGAGTTTCGTAGATAGTGGATGGAGTCATTGTTCCACCAGTAGTGTTCCACGTTACAAATTGAGCTGTACGTGACACACCTGAATATCTACCTTTCGAAATATCGAATAAACCTCTACCATCTTCATAGTATTGGTCATATAAGTTTACAGTGTCGTAAGTTTGTTGATTTGCGTTAGTTGCACCTGGCATTCCTTTTGGTTCGAAATGATTCCAAGTGTTATCTGCAGCACCTCCCCAACGTCTGTCGGAGATTTTTGGTACGAAGTAGAACAATTTACCAATTGGTAAGTTCAAAGCTTGTACCGATACAATGTCGTTAGCTAGTAATTTAGAAAATACTCTTCTAATTATTGGGAAAACAACTGTTTCAAATGAACCTGAGGCATCAGCTTGTGTTGCCTCGTTGATTAAATGCGTCGCTTGGTTTTCATATAACTGAGCGATGTTTTCTCTTGTATGACCTTTAAGTCCATCCAAGAAACCAAGTTTGTTCCATTTTTCAATAGTGTCTTCTCTAATAACTTTAAGATGTTTCAATCCGATATTACCTACTAATCCTGATTCTAATAAAGCACCCATAATTTTTAATTTTTTTTATTTTTGGTTATTATTTTATTTTACTCATGATATCTAAACTTCTTGCGATTTGTGGGTCAACATACGTTCTTGATTCTCTCAATTTCGATGCTCCCGTCGCAGGAGATTTATTTATCTTTTTTTGTACACTTTCACTAAGTTGTACAGTCTTTTTGCTATTTTTACTCTCGTAAGATTCTGTTACAACACTTTTAGTACTAGAAGAAAGTTGTTTCTTCACGTTCTTATATAGTGCTTTAGATTCTTTAAGAGATTCAACTGAGTCAAACCTTCTAAGAATGTTAATTTTCTCAGACTTGTTAGTTGTGTGTTCTGTAAACAATTTCGTAGCGTAAGCTAAGTTAGAATTGAATACAGCGACTTCATTTAACTTGTCTCTAAACATTTTAAGAGCTTTTTTATATTCTCCATTTTTGTTTTTAAGAATACCAACTTCCCCTTTTAGATTATCGATAGTTTCAGTAAGAATTTTAGTGTCGTCCATTCTTTTTCTTTCGTTTATAAAACGAGTTCTTATAGAACGTTTAGACTCATTCATATTGATTCCGGCTTTTTCTCTTGCAGCTTTATTGAACTTGTTAGTTCTATTACCTGCATGAACTTTTTGACTTAGGTTGTTTCCACGATACATTTCTTGAAAATCTGCTTCCCCTTCTTCTTTGGCTGTTTCTCTAGTCTTTCCCCCTCGGCCATAACGACCTTTCTTTTTACGGTCTCCCGTTGGGATATCACCTTTCTTACCACCATAGTTTTCTTCCATATCAGTTTCCATGTCCACTTCATCCATGTCCATGTCCATATCAACTTCATACGTTGGTTCTTGCGTTTCTTCCATATCGTCATGACGTTCAGAATCATAATGTGCATCCTTTTCTAACTTCTCAATTTGTGAGTAGTCATCTTCAGCTGCATCACCAAAATAATTTCCATCATCTTCTTCCAAGTCTTCCGCTTCAACATCAACGTCGTCCTCGTCTTCATCTTCTTCGTTCATATCGACATCATCTTTTTTAGATTCGTCTAACTCTATTCGGTACTCCTCTCCAGTACCCTCATCTTCTATGCTGATTACATCATCGTCCTGTTTTACGATTACGCCATCTTCAGCACCCATAGCTTTAAAGACTTTTAGTACATCTTCATCCGATGCTTGTGTTAAGTCTAGTGGTTCAAACTCGTCATCGCCTTCAGGTGATGGGATATCGTCAACATCAATTTCGTCCGCCATAGCTAAAACGTCCTCCATTTCTGTGTCTCCTCCCTCATCGTCCATGTCCATGACATCTTCGTCATCATCGACCATAGCTTCGAGTTCTTGTTCTTTTATTACTTTTTTTGTTTTTAAACCATTGTTGGATAATGATTCTTTTACCAGTTCTTCAATTTCTTCCTTCATGGTAGAAGCAAGTATTTCTTTTGCATTGGATTTAACAGTTTCTTCAATCTGTTGGGCTTCAATCAGAGCCGATTCAAGTAAGGATTTATTACTCATAAATTATCTTATATATTTTTATTATAGTTTTATTCATACATAAATAGTGAGGGGTACGTAAAAAGTTTGTGTTTTACACCTCAAAACCCGTAAAATTTAACTTTATCTATCTAAAAAGTTGTTTAACTTCTTCATCATAGTTAAAGCATGTGTATTTGGACCATTAAAATCTGCTGGTATTGGTGGTGGTGTTGCCTCTTCTAAAGTCTCTTCATATTTGTCTTTGTCTTTTATGTCTTTGAATAGGTAAGCTCCTGGAGTTGATGGTGACGACACTAAATCAAAACATATCAATTCAAAATCATCTTGTACTATATTTTTTCCTCCTTCACTCTTTAGTGACCCTACACCCCTAGAAGAAATACCTAGAGTAACACCATGTCTTAATAGATTAGCTGCTATATCACCAACACATGAGATAATACCCTTAGTGTGGTAAGCTGGTGAGGTTAGTATTTGTAGTTTCCCCATTAATGTGTCCCCGTCCCAAAAAGTCTCCACAACTCTATGGGAACTTCTTTCTAAGTCCACTAATGACGATTCTGGGTGATTTAATTCGGATAAGGCTCTACCTTGTCCTATTAGTTGTTGGTATTTGTCTACCTCTCTCTTTAATATGTCTGCTGGGTATATCCTACCATTTCTGTTTTGAACCCCACACTTCTGTAGGACAGCATAAATAAAAACACCTTCAGAATCTTTAAATCCTTTGGTTTCTGTTATTATTTTTTTATTTAAATCGTAGTGTGGTGATATGTGTCCCGCATCAATTTCTAGTAGGACTCCTTTACCGATTTCGTTAGCTTCAAGTAATTTATATGTACGCATAGATTAATATCTTTACATATAAATACAATAGAGATAATTAAAATTATTTTTTATTTGAGTAGAAGTTAAAGTATTTGTTATTTTTAAAATTCTGGTTTTGAATATGACCTATTGTTTTGTGTACAGAATCTTTTATTGTTTGTGAACGGATGTTCTCTTTAACTTTAAGAAATAGGGTTATTTCACAAGAAATATAACTTCTTTTTAATAGTTCGATACCACTTGTTCGTAAATCCAAATCTACAATATTTTTTTCTGTTTTAAATAAGTTATCGTCCAATACCTCATTTAAACTAATTTTAATATCTCTTTTTAATAACCCAACAACCCTAACCCAATTAGGTGCTTCGTTAATTGGTTGGGCCCAAGATGAAAGATTCATATATAGCGATTTAAAATTCTTGGAGTCTACTGTCCCGTAGTTAGTTTTAAAACTAGGGTGTAGGTTAAATTTGATTTGTTTTCCTGACTTCATGATATATTCTATTTTAGTAAAATATACTAACGAATTACTTATAAGTCAAAATAATCTAAGATAGGTCCTCTTCTAATTGTTGTAACCTTAATAAGTCTTTTTTTCTATACCCACAATCAACCACCTCATTTTCTACAACTAAAAGTTTATCTTTTAACTCTGTATTTTCAGTTTCTTTGATTAGGTTCGTTAGTAACTTATTTAGATTGTCTTTACTTGTATCCACTTTTTCTTTGAGTTCTCCCACTTCTATGGATAGGTATTCTTTTAGTTTACCTTTGTCGGATTCACTTAAAGAAGAATATTTTTCATTATATAACCTAGTTAAACTAGAAACTAATAATGAATGTCTTACTGTTGTTGTTTCATTAATTTGTTCTGGTTGATTTAACCACGTTACTAATTCTTTTTTTATTTCATTATGTTTTCTTGGGTTATATGAAAAGTTTTCAAAAATAAGTTTATCTAGTTTTTGATAAATTTTTTCACTATCACCCTTATAATAAGGACTTTTTTCTATTAGTTTATTAATATTTGTGGATTCCGCTATTAGAACTTTAGATTTTGATTTTAGTTCAGTTAGGACGTTTTCTAAGAAAATCCTTGCCTCATTTTTATCAGTGAACCTTTGTTTATCTATTTCACCATACAGTGTAAAAAATTCTCTTAGTGTTTTGGTCTTTTTTAAAGACCCCATTAATACATTAAAATTTCTTTTAAATGTGCTTTTGTTAGAATATGATTCTGTTAGAATGTCGTTGATTCCCTTTTTTATTTTACCAAACATAGATTTATATTTTACTATAAATATCTAATCTTTTAGTAAATCTTCTAGGTTCTTACTAACATCCTCTAATTCCTTAACACCCTTATTAAGTTTTATTACTCCGTTGTTTGTTCTATCCTCAAGAATTAGTGGTAAGTCCGAATCTCTGGCAAACATTTCTATCTCTAAGTCTGCACCCATATCAGCTCCTCCAGCTCCACCTTCTTCAGCTGGTGGTTCTTCTGGGGCATCACCTCCTAGGTCACCCCCTGAAGGTGGTGGTACGTCACCAAATCCTCCAGTGTCTTCACCTTCTTCTGTACCTGATTCTGCACCTCCTGCGTCTTCTTTTGGTGTTCCGTATAAAGCATCAATTTTATCAAAAATACCAGTACTTGTTATAACTTCACCAGTTTTACCCAATTCTTCACCAACAGCTTTCTCTATTCTTTGTTGTTGTAAATCTAACTTAACTTCTTCATCACTCATACCCAACACATTCTTTTTAGCCCATGTTGATGACGTTGCTTGAATCCCATTTCCTGGGTCGGTAACACAGTCTCTATATAACGTAACTTTTTCTTTCCAAAGTTCAATTTTTAGTAAGTCCGATTGTGTGGATGGGTTAGTTAACCCTAATGTAAAATTATCTAACTCGTCTTCAAAACCTAATATATACAAATGTATTATTGCTATTTTATTTAGTTCTTGTATAATAGCTTTTTGGACGTGGTTTATCGTTCTTGCAAATCTAATGTCTTGTAATGATAAATTTTTACCCTCACCTACTACGTCTTCAAAACCTAAAAAAGCTTTAGGTACACGTAATGCAGCTAATAATTTTTTCTGTATGTACTCAATATCCGCAATCTCACTTAAATTCTGTGCACCGGGTAAAGTTTCTATTGGCATAGGTGCTGCCGGGTCACGAACTGGGATAAAGTAATCTTGGTCCACAGCTAATTGATTGTACCTTAAATCCACATTACCATTTTGTGGGTCAACAACTTGGTCTCTTTTAAATTTATTAGCGATTCTTTGTACATAAGCCTCAACATCTTTATCATCCATATTCCCAACATAGACCTTAAATACCCTTCTTTCTGGTGCTCTAGAAGTCCTATAAATCAACATGGCATCTTCAGCTAACAATAATTGTTTCCATATTCTTCTAGACTTATCTAGTACCGAGGTGCCATATGGTAATCTTCTATCGTCACCCAATAACCTAAAATGAGCTACTTCCCAATTTTTAAAAACCATATCCTTATCTTTCCAACCAAACTCTATCTTCCTATCTTCAGTGTCACCGTCAAATGCTCCAGCACCATAAGCGTCTGGTTTATTTTCAATTCTTTCAATTTCTATGTTTGGTAGTTGGTTTACACCTAAAACCCCCTTTTTAGGGTCCACTTTAAGATACACAAAATTATCACCGTATTTACAAGTATTTCTAATCCACATAGGTAAATTAGTTTCCACATCTATCACATTATTGAATAGGTCTGCTAAGATACTTTTTATTCTTTTTGATTCGGAGTATATGTTCAACATAAACCCTTGTTCTGACATTGTTGTTGCTTCGTCAGCCATAATATCTAAAGCTGCTGAAATTTCCGGAGTAAACTCCATGGATTCATAGTCATAATAAGAAGCTAACCTTGTAGGTTCATAGTAGACCGCTTGTTGGTATAGTTGGTTTTCTACCTTACTCCATTGATTATTTATATAAGATGATTGTTGTTGTTGTAGTTTTTCTTTTTCGTACTCAGCTTTGTCGGTTGTTCTTAAAAGCACTTCCTTATCAAAATCGTATGATGGTTTTGGGGCTCTTGGGCCATTTGGTCCAAACAGGGAAGCTAGTCTCTGATATAATGTTAAGTTTTTTTCTGCCATAATTTTAAATTTACGATAATAATATCGGTTGTCAATTATCTAGACCACATAATCACAAATAACATAGTCTTCTAATACATATGTTACTTCACACTCGACCTCAACGAAGGGTACTTGTGGTATAGATGATTGTACGTTTCTTTTGTTTAAATCGGGTGGGAAATATATCCATTCATAAACAGCCTGGTCTAGTGCTTGTCTTAAATTCTTTTTAATGCAACGACCAAAACTATTTCTAGTTAAACCTCTACCACATTTATTACCACCTACTTTTCTTACACCCATATTATTATTATTTTAGTCCTCCGAATAACCATAAATATTCTTTAGGGTTGTTTGGGTCCATATTGACAGGTCTCCCTGAAACTGTATGTGGACTCCATACCGGTTTATTACCTCTGGTTGGTTCTTCTCTTGCTACATCGGTGGTAACCCAACTATCTAACATTGCTTTAGCCTGGTTTGTGTTCCTTTCTAGTTCAGCGAAAGAATTTTGGGCTACGTATAATGCCATAGCAATTGCCATAATTAAGTCATCGTGGTGTCCTTTCATATGGTCTGGACGACCATTTAAATAAACAAATGTTTTAAACTCATTAATTAACCTATGTGACCTAACAATAAAACCTGTCCTTAATTGTTCTTCTAGAGCTTGTATTATTTGTGCTCTTTTACTGTTAAAGTTAATCCCGGGACATTTATCCTCTTGGTTTGGGTTGAACTTCCAAATGTCGTTAGATTTTACATTATCATAATATAAATTTTTGTATCCTAGTTCTATTAATTTTCTAGACGTTGACACTCCCATACCACCGGTAATGTCTACCACAATAAAACACTTATATTTTATAGCCCATTTATTTGCTAATTCAGCCGCTATATCTGGTGGGATTTTCCCTAAGTATTCTAATACTTGTTCCCTATCATCAAAATCTATAATAGTAAAAGATGTAAAATCGTCACTATCCCCTCTGGAAACATCAATCCCCATAATGTAACGATGACCTTCTTTTGGTGGTTTCCAAACCCATAGAGTATTACCTACCCATATCTCTAGTGGGTCACACACGTCTTTCATTAAGTCAGCTATAGTGTCTGAAGGTATAACATTATCACCCGAACCTAAAAATGCACATTCTAGTTCTTGTGATATTTTTCTTCTGTCAAACTTTAATTTTTTACACATTTTTTCAAACCAATCAGTAAATGGTTTGTAACCTAACTGTAATAATTCATCAGCCCTATCTAACGAGTTTTCTAATATTTCTTCATCTTTATACTCATCTCTATTTAATAGGAAATGTGTAATATCTTTAGTTTTTACCCACCTTAATCCTTTATTAAATCTAGGGTCACGAAACCACGTTAAACTACTAATTTTAAATTGGTTTAGTCCTCTAATGGATTGGTCATATATCTCATAATAAATCCTGTCGAATCCGTTCGGTGTGGATATCACCACAACCTTACCCCCTGTAGCTAAAGATGCCATACACGCTGCCCATAAATCATCACCGGACTCTATGTAAGCCGCCTCATCAAATATTAACATAGTGGGCGTGTAACCCCTCAACGCATCCACAGATGTTGCTACAGCTTTTACTTCTGAATCATTATTTAATTTATAATGTTTTTGAGTGTCTTTGTCTTTAGAAAACCCAACATTTATCCAATCGGGCCACTGACGTAAAAATCCTTTTATTTTACTAGCCATCTCTACTGCCGTATCTAATTTATTAGCTAATATAAGTATTTTTTCTGGTTTTTCTTTTGATGCGAATTGTAGTGTTTTAGATATCCAAGCTGATGTAGCGGTAGACACTCCTGCCTGACGATACTTTAAAACTATATTATCATTATAGTTTTCATAGTCATGAATCATCTCTACTTGTTCGGGAAATAATTTAAATGGGACGTACTTACTCTGAGTATTATCATAAGTTTCCAAATATGTTCTTAGAGCATAATCGGTGTCTTTATAACACTTAGCGTATTCTTTTATATATTCTTGTCTATTCATAGCCATATATAATAAATATCGACAAAATTATTCTAAGAGTACAATTCTATTGGCTCTGTAAGAAATTTAATTCATCTGGTGATAATGAGCCCATACCTTGATTAAATATTTTATCAAGAATGACATTCATGTCTAGGTCAGATGGTATATCCCCACTTGGTTTAGTTTGTTTTGGTTTTGCTTGTGGTCTTGGTGTTGGTGGTGTTGGTTCTTCTTGACTTACACTTTCATCATAGTCATCTTCTTGTAAATCTTTAATTATAGATTTTACAATCTTTTGAAGTTCCATTTTACCTTCATCACTCCCCGATAAAATTTGTTTTGCTAAATCAAAAAACTCTTCTGGTTCCATCCTTGTGAATTCACTAAAAAGATAATTTTGTATCTCTGTCTTATCTTCATCCATAAGTTCTTCTGGGTAAGCTGCTCTAAATTTTGACCAAATTACTGGACCTAATCTTAAGTCCCATATTTCTGCTGGTAGGGTATCAGTTGCCTTCATAACCATTTCGGCCTTTTTAGGGTCACTAGGAAGTCCTTGTGAAGCTAATAATTCCATCACACCTTTTATTAATTCATGTACTAATACTGGGAATGTTATCCCTACTGCTCTTATTGTCGGTGGGTCTGTTTCTATATCTATCTCTTCTTTTCCAGCTGCAGATTCTTCACCTTGTCCCATCATTTGTGCTGTCTCGTCCGACATAATCCAATATACCAAATCATTAACTGACATCATAACACCATATAGGTCTAATAACTCTGGGTTTATAGCGTTTATCTTTTCTGGTATCATGTGGTATAGGTAGTGACCTTTCTTAGCTGAACCTTGTATTAAAGAATTTATAAATCTTCTCTTTTCTTTTTCAGCGTCAAACATCTCAAATGTACCAAATAATTCTTCTTCACTACTCATCTCTTCTTCTGATGGTTCCTCCTCTTCTCCTTTTTGCATTCCTGACATATCCACTTCACCCATACCAACAATCTTAGCGTCAAATTGTACAGCGTCATCAGGTAGTGACATATATTCTTTTACCAATTCTACAGCTAAAGTCTCCAATTGTTCTTTATTTTGTGATTCTATCTGTAATATTTTCATAGTGGAACTTCGTAACATCATCTGTAGTTGCATAAACTCGTTTTGAGTTACTTGACCCAAACCAGTATATTTTTTAACATTATCCACAACCTCTTTAAATCTTTCAGAAGCTACTAACTCTTCAAAATTATCTGGAATACCATCAGCGTCTACATCTGGAAAAGCTGGATTATCCCCTAAAGGGAAATCTTGTGAACCTATTTTTTGTTCAATATCCGATGCCATCCTTTCTGGGTTATCACCATAATCAATTGGTGGTGCTTCCAATAACTGGGATTTAGTGTATTCTGGTAAAGCTTTAGGTTTTGGTTTAACCCCTGGATGTGGTTTATATGGTGTACCCCTTCTTTTAGGTGGGGATTTTGTCCCAGGTTTAGTTGGTGCTATAGTTGGTGATTCTGTCTCACTGGGAGCTTCCTGACCACCCGAGAATATAGATTCAAAATCTAACCAATCAGGTAAACCAGTTTCTTTTTCTGTTTGTACGTCCTCTACACCAACAACTTCTGTCTCATTAATTGTTCTTATTAATTCAGATTTTGTCATAGCAGGTCTAGAATTTTTTTGTACAATTTCTTTTATCCAAGTCTCTACTAACTTAGGGTTAGTATTTTTTATATTTTCATCTTGTTCTACTTTTTCAGGTAGAGTCCCAAAATCTTCCGTATCATCAGAAAATTCTTTAGCGTATTTTTTCCATTTTTTACCTTCTTTACCTTTTTCATTCGCTTTAGCGTAAAAATATCTTGCTTGTGCTTTTGATGCGAATTTTTCTATTAGGTGTTGTTTTGTCACCCCTTCAAACATACCCATACCGTCATCGTCATCTTTTGGGTTCCCAAACCCATCGTCAGTGTCTGGACCTACCTGGTGTGGGTCTTGTGTTACCTCACCTTTTCCTGGGTGTATAGTGTCTTCATCGTACCCCTCATCTAAGTCGTTCTCATCTATAACATCTTTTTCACCGTTAACGTCTTTCTTTAATTTTTTACCGTCTACTGAAGCATCTGGAAAATCTTCATTTACCTCTAACTCTTGTTCTTTTTTTGATATGTCACCGTATGCTTTTGATAGGTCTGCGTAATCTTTCGCTATATCAGCTGAGGTCTTATCCTCTTCTTTAACCACCATACTATGTAACATATTCATGCCACTTTCATTAAGTTTACTTAAAAAAGGTATAGACATACCCTTACTAAGTAATTTTTTAATTTTTATTCTATTTTGTTTTGTGTTCGAGATTTTTGGCATAATTTAAAATTAAATCTTTTGTATATAGTTTATCTTCAACCGACTTCAAGTCTTCCCCGAAGGAAAATACAGCTCTTGAGTCTGTAATATTTTCATCATCGTATATCTCCCAACATAGAGAGATAACGTTATCTACAGCGTCACACATACCAAAATAATCCGAGTTTTGGATTAATTCAAATTGTATATCACTATCATACAGTGTACCTACTTTTGTAATAACTTCTAATTGTGGGGGTGTCGGACTACCTTGTGCTGGTGTTTTGTCCCAATCTTCTCCCCAAATATCAGCTACATCATCTGAGAAGATAAATTCGTACACATTTTGCCCTTTGTAGTTGGGTCCTAGTTCATTTACATAGACAAGGAACATGATTGATTAATTTATTAAGATTTTAAACCTTTTCTACTAATCTCTGTAACCTTACCATTACTGTTAAACACTAAAGAACCTTTAGTATTTTTACCAACTACTTCAATGTTGTCATTTTCAGTTAAGAATTTTCTACTAGCTGATTCTTGTTCAATAGTTTCGGTATGTTCCAAGATAGAAGTTATCTTTCTTGCTTTGGTTAACTTAGAGTCTAAAAAGTTGTTTCTTTTTTGTTTATTATTTGCTTTTTCTTCTTTACTAACTTTAAAGTAATTGTTAATCACACTACTTACTTTATCGTAACCTTCAGCAAGTTCTTCCCCGTCTGTTGGTTGGAATATGTTAGCTAATTCATCATCACTGAAATCCATTTTAGTTCCTGATTTTTTAAAACTTCTTAGTGTTTTTTCTAAAGCTTTTTCTCCGGCCCAACCACCTATTGCTGCTCCTGCTGCACCCATCATAGCTGGGATGTTTTCGTCTAAATCCAAATCACCACCATCGTCTCCCATATCAAAATCCATTTCCATTTCTTCGTCGTCTCCCATATCAAATTCTTCTTCACCACTAGACTCCATATCACCCATGTCATCTAAATCATCATATTCAGAATCAGTCTCTTCAAATTTTTCTACAATCTCTTCTCTATCTTCAGAATCTAGATTATCTAAATTAACAGCGGAAATAACCGAATTTAACACATATTTTATCGTTTCAGAATCTAATGCACCTTGACCATCAGCTTTACGTAATTTTTGACCCAATTTACCAGTTAGTTTTTGGATACTTTTAACAGCGTCTTCTTCTTCAGCACCATCACCACCTTCAACATCAATGTCCATATCCATTTCCATTTCTTCATCATCACCTTCATCACCACCTTCAACATCCATATCCATATCCATCTCTTCACCTTCAATACCCATATCGTCACTACCCATATCCATATCGAAATCCATATCTTCTTCTACTTCAGGTTCTGGTGTTGGTAAGTCTATTTTTAGTACTTTTTTTTGTTCCTCTATAACCCCGTAATTGTTAGCCTCATTAATCGACTTCATTTTGAAGTTTAGTCTTTTTAATGCTGTAGAATAAGAAGTAAAAGTTTCGTTTCTATTTGCTGACCCTAATTGCCCATCAATATGTGAAAGGTTATTTTCGTCTTTACCAGATTTTATGAAATACTGTTTATTCTCTTTTATTATAGCATAAACATTACCATCCTGCCCTTTAACACTATAATGGGTATTAGAATAATTTGTTACGTTACTAGGTTTACTACTAATTCCCGCTATTTGTTTTATTCTTTCTATTTTTTCTTGTAATGGTAGTTTTTCACTCCCCACTGGTTTTAATGCACTCATTTTTAATATTTTTATTTTTTTTATTTAACTAAATTGTCCTGGTCCCCCTAGACTACTACCACCTAACGTATTTGGGTAGAAAGTATATCCACTATAAATACCTGGGCCACCTAACTGTCCAGGTGGGTCTGTTGCTGTACTATTATCTGGGTTAAAAGGCCACATTTTTTCTCTCATGGTCTGTCTTTCATCCTCATAACAATCATGACAACTACATGTAAAACACGCATCAGTTAAAGTACCACCAACATGAGTTACAATCATATCTAGTGTACTCCCTGCCGGTATCGCTACTACAGCACCATTAAGTACTAGATTAGCCACAGCACCTCTAGCGTATACTGAAGTACATGTTATCCCAGACAAACGCCCGGTAGGCATCTGCATAAACGGTTGTATGTCTGCACCGCAGTATAATTTGTCACTCGAGCTGTTATCGTATCCTATTGCCATATTGTAAGTCTATTTGTTTCTTATAAATACTTCGATTAAAAAGAAAAAATTTATATAGTTAATATGTTATCTATAAGTTTATTCTTTAAATCAATTAATTTTTTAATATACCCGTTTCTTCTTAGTACTTTGAAGACCAAATTCTCATAAGAATATTCACCACCAGACTCTAATCCACAGCTTCTGTATTTCTTTAATTTAGCTTTAATGTCTTCAATTTCTTTTAGGGTTTTTTCTGGTTTAAGATTCTTAGACCTTTCCACTAACCTGTCTATAGCGTCTACCCAGTTAGTTGCTTTCTCATCTAACTTTTTATCATCTATGGTTACGTGTTGGTAGGAGGGTTCAACTATCCATTTATTGTATAGTACCGAGTACACACCACTAGAATGGTGTACTTCTCTATAGTCTTGTGAGTATATTTCTACCTCATAACCGTCTATAGTAATATCGTGGGTACTATTCCATATGGTTTTTTTACTATTTAAGTAATTTCTGACAAGTTCACTATTTTCGTCTATTTCATTAAAATCTAAAATTATGTGTAGGTCAATGTCTGAAAATTTACTCCAATTAAAATTAGCTAAACTACCAGTCATAGTCACATCATACACATCACATTCTTGTGTGTCTATATCACAACTTAACTCTTCCATACCGGTATAGTCAAGAAATCTGTCAGAAACACTTAGTAGTGTGGACCTAACTTTAGGGTTCAAAGTGTATGTCCCGTCTTCCATTTCGTCCCATATTGATGGTGCTAAATGGTCCTTAGTTTTAAAGCTTTTTAGTATCGATGATTTTACTCCCATAACTTATAAATATTTTATAAATAAAAAATGGTTGCAATTGCAACCATTTTGTTTGTTTTATTTTTAATTTGTTTACACAATATCCCCTTCTGGGGGTTATCGATATGTTTTTTAACTATTAGTTTAGTTAATTTTTATACTCTTCCCAGTACTTAAAAGTATCTCTATCTTTTTTAGAACCGTGTATTACTGGTTTCCAAAATACAAATAAAGCTACAACTATTAATATAAATGCTATCATAATGTTTTTTTAAGTTAGAGCGGGTGGGTGGAACGAACCACCGTCTACATACTGGAATGTATGTCGCTTTTATCGTTAAGCTACACCCGCATAAATTACTATTTACTGATTAATTCAGATACAAATATACGTAGAAAAAATCTAATACACAAGTAAATTACTTCTTAATTTCGTTATATCTATACTTTTTTGATATTTCTCTATTAAAGAACTTACCCTGACTTTCTGACATCCTAAACTTAGTAAATAAATTATGTGGTACATTATGGTATTGGTATTTTCTACCACCTTTAAATGTAACTAATAGTTCACTAGTCTTAGTATCATACTCTGTAGCGAATATATTACTTGACGCGTACTCATTTAAAATTCTGGTTCCTTTTATTTCTTCTTTCGTTGGTTTCATATTTAATTTTTTAAATTCTTATATTTTATAATTATTCCTTAACCTCTTCATATTCCACATCGGTAGTACTTTCTTCTACTGGTGGTTCTTGATTTACGTCCTCTTCCCCTTCTTGGGTAGTTTCGTAAAGTTTAGTACTTATTTCGTTCCAATCACTAGTTAGTTTTTCCTTTAAGGTTGTTATAGTTTCCATATTTTTACCTTCTACGGCCTCTTTTAGTTCTTTTAAAGCACTTTCTAATTTAGTTTTATCTGAGTCGTCTAATTTATCACCAAATTCTTCAATTTGTTTTTCTGTTTGGAAGATTAGTCCATCTGCCTCATTTAAAGTATTAACATCTTCTTTCTTTTTCTTGTCTTCTTCTGCGTTTGCTTCAGCATCTGATTTCATTTTTTGGATTTCCTCATCAGACAAACTACTACCGGACTCAATCTTAATATTATGTTCTTTACCGGTACCCTTATCTTTAGCTTTAACAGTTATTATCCCATTAGCGTCAATATCAAATGTTACCTCAACCTGTGGAATCCCTCTAGGTGCTGGTGGAATGTCTGTTAGTTGGAACCTACCTAGTGTTCTATTATCTGGTGCCATAGACCTTTCTCCTTGTAAGACATGAATGTCTACCGCTGGTTGGTTATTTACCGCTGTGGAGAAAACTTCACTTTTGGACGTTGGTATTGTTGTGTTTGATTCTATTAACGTTGTCATCACACCACCCATAGTTTCTATACCAAGTGATAGTGGGGTCACATCTAACAATAAAACATCCTTAACATCACCAACTAACACACCACCTTGTATAGCAGCTCCCATCGCTACAACCTCATCCGGATTAACTCCTTTAGATGGTTTCTTTTTAAATAATTTTTCTACAGCTGATTGTATGATTGGTATCCTAGTTGACCCACCAACTAAAATTATCTCATCAATCTCAGTAACTTTTAAACCAGCATCTTTAATTGCCTTTCTACAAGGTGTTAAACTTTTCTTAACTAAAAATTCAACCATAGACTCAAACTTCGCTCTAGATAATGTACGAACTAGATGTTTTGGTCCAGTAGTGTCGGCAGTTAAATAAGGTAAGTTTAGTTCTGTAGTTGTTGAGTTAGAGAGTTCTACTTTTGCTTTTTCAGCCGCTTCTCTTAGACGTTGTAAAGCAGAAGGGTCTTCACTTATATTCATACCACTTTCTTCCTTAAACTCTTCAAGTAACCAATCAACAATCACCTCATCAAAATTATCACCACCTAAATGTGTGTCACCATTTGTGGATTTTACTTCGAACACACCACCAGATATTTCCAATATAGAAATGTCAAAAGTACCACCACCTAAATCATAAACAGCGATAGTTTTATCTTTTGTCTCGTTTATACCGTACGCTAATGCTGCAGCAGTTGGTTCGTTGATGATTCTTAGTACGTTTAGTCCCGCGATTTCACCAGCTTCTTTTGTAGCTTGTCTTTGTGAATCATTAAAGTATGCTGGTACCGTTATTACCGCGTCTGTTACCGTTTCTCCTAGGTATTCTTCTGCTGTTTTTTTCAGATTCTGTAATATTACAGCTGATATTTCTTGTGGAACGTATGTTTTACCATCTACAACCACATTAACATTTTCGTCACTACCTTTTTTTACTGTATAAGCCATTTTTTTAGCTTCTTTACTTACCTCATCAAACTTACTACCTATAAAACGTTTTACAGAGTAAATTGTATTTGTTGGGTTTGTTACTGCTTGTCTTTTTGCTGGGTCCCCAACAACTCTATCACCATCTTTAAACGATATAACCGAAGGTGTTGTTCTTTTACCCTCCGAATTAACAATTATTGTGGGTGACCCACCTTCTACTACTGAAACACATGAGTTTGTAGTACCTAAATCTATTCCAATTACTTTTGTCATATTAACTTATTTTTATTTGTTTTTTATTATTACTATTTTTTACTAATTTAGGTATAACTATACCTAAAACACCATTTTCTACCTTTGCTTTAATATTGTCGATATCAACATTATCTGGTAACCTATAATCCAACTCTAGTTCTGTATTATAGAACTCTCTTCTTAAATAAGTTATTTTCTCCGCTTTACTGTCATATAAGTCATGATGCTCTTCAGCTACTGACGTTACCACTAAAACCCCATTTTCTACTATTACCGTGATATCGTTTTTTGTTAGTCCTGGGGCTTGCATTTCTAACATATAAGATTTGTTAGTTTCTAACAAATTACTCCTATAACTACCTAACCCACCATAACTCGAATCTTTAGTTTTGTTAAAGTTTTCATCTTGTTGTTCATGAAGGTTATCAGTAAAGAAATCATCAATGACTCTAGTTAAATCTGCTTTTGTTTTGTAATCCATAATTTTATTCTTTTTTATAAATTTATTAATTTTTATTCTTTTATTCAAGTAATTTATATTACTTTTACATTACCTTTAATACAATTACTGTACCAAAAGCAAATATATAAAAAAATAATGACATAATGTCATATTAGGAAGTAAAAATGTCACTAGGTTAATATTTTTACATTTTATAAAACATTTTATATATTTGTTTAAACAATTTAAATTATAATATATGAAAGAAATAATAAAATCGTCATTCTCGGGTATCGAAGAAGATGGAGCTCAAAGTAAAAAACCAAAGAAAAGTAAATCAGAGAAAACATCTAGAACACCCATATTAGATAACTTTTCTAGAGATTTAATAAAATTAGCTAGTGAAGGAAAATTAGACCCTGTGGTCGGTAGACAAGCTGAAATAACTAGAGTAGCACAAATATTATGTAGGAGAAAGAAAAATAATCCTGTTTTGATAGGTGGTCCTGGTTGTGGTAAAACAGCTTTGGCTGAGGGATTGGCACTTAAAATACATAGTGGTAAATGCCCACGTAACTTATTAGATAAAAAAATAGTTGCATTAGAACTAACTAGTTTAGTTGCTGGTACAAAATACAGGGGACAATTCGAAGAAAGAATGAAAGCTGTATTGGAGGAATTAAGGGATAATCCAGATATTATAATTTTTATAGACGAATTACATACTGTCGTAGGTACAGGAAATTCATCTGGTTCACTAGATGCAGCTAATATCTTTAAACCAGCTTTAGCTAGAGGTGAACTACAATGTATAGGAGCTACCACATTAGATGAGTATAGGGAGAATATAGAAAAGGATGGTGCATTAGAAAGAAGGTTCCAAAAAGTTATGGTAGAACCAACCACTGTAGAGGAAACATTAAAGATATTAACCAACCTTAAATCGAAATACGAAGACCACCATAAAGTGGTTATTAGTAACGAAATACTAAAACTTTGTGTTCAATTAGCTGAAAGATATATAACACATAGAGAATTTCCTGATAAAGCTATCGATATAATGGATGAGGTTGGTGCTAAGGTACAAGTAGATATAGAGTTCCCAGATGAAATAGAAAATTTACGTAAGAGCATTGGTAAGTTGGGTGATGAGAAAAAATCAGTAGTTAAGTCACAACAATATGAAAAGGCAGCACACCTTAGAGATAAGGAATTAAAATTAATAACTAAGTTGGATGATTTAAAACTTGCGTGGGAAATAGAAATGGAGGAGCAAAGGACAGTTGTAAGTGTGGACGATTTATACACTGTGGTTTCTCAGATGACAAAAATACCATTAGCTAGATTATCTGAAAATGAAATGGCTAGTTTAATAGAATTAGAATCACAGTTAAAAAACTATGTAGTTGGTCAAGATGAAGCTATTGAAAAAGTTTGTAAAGCTATAAGAAGAAATAGAGTTGGTATTAGAGATGGTTCTAAACCTATAGGTACGTTTATGTTTTTAGGTCAAACAGGTATAGGTAAAACACATTTAGCTAAATCACTAGCAAAAGAAATATTTGGTTCTGAAGATTCTCTTATTAGGGTAGATATGTCAGAATATCAAGAAAAATTTAACACTTCTAGGTTGATAGGTTCTCCTCCTGGTTACGTTGGGTACAACCAAGGTGGTCAATTAACTGAAGCCGTTAGAAATAAACCCTACAGTGTTGTATTATTTGACGAGATAGAGAAAGCACATCCAGATGTTTTTAACGTACTTCTACAGGTGTTCGATGATGGGCATATGACTGATGGTATGGGTAGAGTTATTAATTTTAAAAATACGTTAATAATTATGACATCCAATATTGGTGTTAAGAAACTACAGGAGTTTGGTAGTGGTATAGGTTTTGATACCTCCGCTAGATTAGAGAAAAAAGAAGAAGCGATGAAAGATATTATAGCATCACAATTAAAAAAATCTTTTAGTCCAGAATTCCTAAACAGGGTAGACGACACTATTGTATTTAACCAGTTAGATGAAAAGAACATAGAAGGTATTGTAGAAATGGAACTTAACAACCTTAAGAAAAGATTATTAGATAAAGATTACAATATAACGTTCAATGCTTCGGTTAAGAAATTTATAGCTAAAGAATCGTATGATGAAAAGTTTGGTGCAAGACCATTAAAAAGAATGATTCAAAATAAAATAGAGGACTTTATTTCAGAAGAAATTTTAAAAGGTAAAATAAAAGAAAAAAGCCGTTATTCTATTAGTATGGATAAAAAGACTGAGAAACCTAAATTAAAGAGTCTTTAAATTGTCATCACAACAACCCTTAACTTTTCTACAGAAACAACACCAATAATCCTAATTGTGTTATAGTTCATTATAGTAATGGTCACAGACGCGTCTCCAAGTAGTTTCATATCTCCACTAGCCCCATCGGTACTACCAATTAAGGAAATTAACACATCTCTACTATTAAGGTTGTGTGTCACATAAATCGAAGAACCCACACCTAGGATGAAAGTGTTAAAATGGTCGGTAGTATATTTTCTAGCTAGTCCCATCTCGGTACTACCTGATGAAAGTGTACTACTTGGTGATGGGATTTTTATTGAACCTGAACCTTGTGTATTTGCTGAGTAGACTGTTGACCCTGTTATCCACCCATTTGATATACTTATCCCTCTATCATCAGGGGTATTAAGCTCGACGTTACCAATAGTAGCTTTTAATACTAGTTTAGTACCTTTTACTTCTGATATTATCTCACTGTCACCAAATTTAGTTTTACCTTCTTCCGATTCTATTGTACTTTTACCACCTAGAGTGATATATGAACTTGCGTGTACACTTGTGGCTGAAACAGTATTACCGGTTAAGAATGTAGCCGTTATACCACCAATCACATCTAGTTTACCATCTTCACCACCACCTTTCAGTCCAGAATTTAATGTTAATACACCATCTACAGTTGTATCACCACTAATGTTAGTTGTCCCACTAAATGTTACCGGAACTCGTCCAAAACCTACAGAGTATGGCCAAATAACAACTATATTATCATCTGCTCTAAATAAGGGAGTACCAGGGTATGTGGTAGCGGTTATTGTTAAACCACCATTAATTGTAACATTTTTATTAAATTTACTATCCTCAGAGAATGAAGTCACACCAGAAACTCTTAATGCCCCATCTAAAATAGTGTTTCCTGTTACTTCAAATTGAGTGGGGGTACTAGCGTTTCTAAATCTAGCGATAAGTAGTTCACTTCCTTTTTCATCGCCATCAGGTGACCCTTGTATCCTTAAACTATCCTTGGTGGTACCATTATTATTTATTGTTAATCTACTACTAAAGTCTTGGTTAGACTCGTACCCACCAAAACCAGACGGTGTTCCAACCATAACACTATCACCACTAATTGTTAATGTTTGATTTGTTGAACTACCTGTGAAGATACCAAATGGTGTATAACTACCATGACCAACGGCTATCCCAGAAGGTGATAGTTTTATCTGAGCTAGATTATACAATGGGTTTATGTTTTCAGATGTGGATTTTACCACTAAACCTGCTCCCACATTACTTCTACCTAAGAAATGAGCTACCACACTATTTTTACATGCCGCACTTAACGCTGGTTGTAAATCACTAGCTTCGATAGAAAGTGCTGCTGATGGGATGAAAGACAATCGTTGAGGGGTTACAGCTAAACCACTAGTTATTTGTGTTGTACTGGCTAGAATAATATTAGTACCATCTGGTCCTTCACCGGTTGCACCACAAGCGGTGATGTTTGCTGTGACCAAACTACAAGCACTTAACACCCCTAAGACTTGGGTATTACCCGATATCAGACCACCGGAAGTGGTTGAGGACCTGGAGGAACTTGAGGTTTTAAAGTCTTGGAAATCCTTTACCTTAATAGCTCCGAACCCACCCGGTTTATTAGGGTCTAACTCTCTAACTAGAATTTGTGTTAACGTTGTTGAGGTCATTGCTGACTGTACGTTTAATAAATTTGTGTATGACGTATCAGCACTATAAGCGAATATATCTTGTCCCGCAAGTATACTACTGTTGACCGCACTTGGTGCTATATGATGGTTATACCCAGCTAATACCGCTGAGTTATTTCCAGTAATATGGTTGTTTCTACCTGCAAGTACGGATGACGAATTACCGTTAATAAGATTTTTTTGCCCTCCTAATATTGTAGAATATTGTGAAAGGGTACTAGCACTATTTAAAGAACCATTAAGTATTGTGTTGTATTGTTGTATGTTGGATATTGAATTGGCGGTAATAACTATTAGGTTTTGATTACCGTTAACTATTGTATTGTATGAGTTCTGGGTGGAAGTTCTGACTGGGTCAGCACCAGGTACCATCTGTACAGTATTTGTCCTACCAATAATGTTGTTGGTATTACCATTAATTATTGAATTACTTTTTGGTTGGTACGATGTTATTGTCTGATTTTGGCCATTGAGTATCTGGTTATTTTGACTTTCTTTCAGACCACCCTTAGTATCGATAGTATTATAGTAACCATTTAGTATGGTCCCATATGATGTGGCTCCTGACTTTATGCGGTTATTTACTCCAGTTCCTATAAGATTAGCCGTCCATCCACTTATCGCATTACCATATCCACCGGCAATTACATTACCTACACCACCCGCACGTCCACCGGAAGCCGTACTAAAACCAAATTGTCCTGATATTTTATTCCAAGCTCCACTAATAATAGTTGATATGGAACCACTAAGAATGTGGTTACCGGTACCACCTACAACTGTATTACCAATATAAACTGATGCATTTGAACCTCCAGCCCAGAATTTGTCTTTAGGTCTTATTAGGTTGGTACTCCCTATGGTACCCCCACTAAGCATATCACCACCACCAAGAATTTGTGACCACTCAGAGGTTATAACGTTTTCATTAGGTCCTCCTGGTGATGTCGGGTTCCATGAATTTATCGGTCCTGCCCATTTATATGGTGAAAGAAAGTTATTACATGTATCTGCTGTAACTGTTGTCCCCGAATTAGTATATAAATAAAGAGTACACCCTATTGTATGTGCAGAAACAACATAACTATCTCCACTCATAAATTGTGGCTGTACTGAACCTGGTACTGGTGCCCATCTTGCTCTACCATCTGCATTTACACCAGCTAGGAATACGTTTGGACTTCCGGAATAGGCTGGACTATTAGGGATTATTATATTATTAGCTGCACCTCCATGATAATGGAATGGTCTGTCACCATCCCCAGTGTCTGTCCACACATTTAATCCGTGTGTGTATGTTGTTTGGGAGGTTCTAGCTGTTATTGCGTTACCCCCTAATATTGCTGATGATGATGCTGTGTTAAATATAGTATTTCCAGTACCACCTAGTATGTGACCACCATCAGCTAAAACTGTACTACCTGAACTACTTAATATAGTCGCAAATTTAGCACCACCAACATAATTACGAGTACCAGAAACATGACTAAATGTAGTAGCCGAATTTAGATTATTATGATGACCGTGAATATTATTCCAACTAGAATTGTATACAAAATTTGTAATACCAAAAATTGTATTACCAGAACTACTTATTTCTAAATTACTTAACCCTTTTAAATGTGAATGTTCTCCCGCTCCTACACCACCAATAATGTTATTACTTTGACCTAACAGACTTGAAAAATTCCCAGAGGATAATCTCAGATTACCTTGTCCCATGAAAAAACCATGTTTACCCCCAAAAGTTATGTTGCCAACTCCGAACATAAGGTTGTACCCACCATTAGTAGAGTTAAGTGCAGCATTGGATGAACCCCCTAGTATGTTGGTGTAGGTTTCAAAGTTATTATTCATACTCCCTCCTTGTACGTTACCATACAAACCAGTAGTTTGGTTAAGTCCTAAAACTGGCATTATTGAATTGGTTCCAATCCCAAACTTATAAGGTCCTGCATTAGAACAAGTGTCAGCGGTTAAGGTTGTACCTGAATTAGTTACACCATACCAAGTACACCCACTTGTGTAGGCAGTTAACATATACACGTCAGAACCACTAAAACTAGTTATCCCACTTGGGATTAGATTTGCTAAATTTTTCCACTTTGCGTGACCGTCATTATCATGAGAAACTAAAACTCTACCTAATCCTTGGTCTGCGTTTATACCGTGATATTGAAGCCAGTTACCGTTTGGTGTGTTTCCAGCTACATCAGAATTAACATTTAACCCTCTTAAATATGTTGTTTGAGCCGACATAGCGGTTAATTGTGAGGCCCCTATAATCGCGGATGATATTGCTGTTTTTTCAATAGTATTTCCACTACCACCAACAATAACAACATCACTATTTTCATGTACCCTATTAAGAGTACCACCTACTATGACTGAACTCTCACTACCATCCAAATCATTATTATTACCACCCACTATTGCACTATAGGTAGAAGCTGAAATTTCATTCTGAGTACCCCCTAGTATAGCACTTCTAGTACTACCACTTATAACGTTAACTCCACCACCACCTATAAAACTTGCAGTACTGTATTTAAATTTATTAGCAGTACCTCCGACTATAACCGACTGTAGGCTCCCCGACATCACACTGTTAATACCACCGACTATAGCTCCGTATGCACTACCGTGTAAAAAATGGTTACTACCACCAACAATAGCACTGTAATATGAAGGGACTCTAACAGTAGCTATTATCTTAGAACTAGTGGAACCAAGAATACTACTATATGATTCACCGGATATGGTATTTAATATACCACCAGCTATAACATTATGTTGGTCATTTGAACCGGCTACTATTTTATTTTGTTTTCCAGCAAAAATACCTGATGAAGTGAACCCACCTTGTATAATATTACTATTACCAGCAGCGATTACATTGTCTTCTGAATTTATGCCCGACATAACTATATTATGTCTACCACCACCAATAACACTATATTTAGCGTTGGCTTGGTTTGCTCCTAGTTTTGGTTCTATAGATTGTAGTGCTTTTCCATAACGATATGGTCCAAAATCTTCACACGTATTAGCACTAAACGTTTGGTGTCCTGTATTAGAGGAATAAACTAAGAATGTCGTACATCCTGTCGTATACCCACTTACTAAGAATGTTGCACCAGTTAAATTAACAGGTATAATATCATTCCCTCTTTTTACGCTATTAGTGGTACTATCCCAAATTAAATTGTAATCACCACCAACAGCAACATCCCTAACCATTAAATCACCAGCAATATCTAAAGTCGCTAATGGAGCTAACTTTCTAATACCTACAGTACCACCACTAGTTATTACTAATTGATGGTCTTGGGCAAAAGTAGTTCCAGTGGCGATAGTATATGTGTTGTAACTTCCCGTACCATTACTAAAATCTACACCTGCTGCCCATATCGCGTTACCGACACCTATATCGCCTTTCCTATGTACTATGTAGGAATCTGTTTCATTTCTTGTTTGGAAGTTAAGTATAGCGTCACCCCCATCAGATACTATGGCTGCTTCTGAAGAGGCACCATCTCTAAATAATTCTAAATCCCAATCTGGTAAACTAGTACCCATACCAATTTTCCCACCACTTCTAACGATAAAGTCAGCTATCCCAGTTCCTGAGTGTACAACACTAAATCCAGTGTATGAATCATTATCACCTTGACCCCAAACCCTTAAAGAGCCATATAAATCATTAATTCCCATATTATCCTATTATTACAGTTTTTATATTATCTTTATTCATAGTAAGCTCTACAGTTATAGTATTTAATGTTACATATACAATCGTTGCATCGATTCTCTGACCTGCTTCTTTCCAAAGATTCACTACCACATCTAGTGTATCTAAATTATGTGTTATTGTTTCAGCTACATTCGCTGTATAATTTCTTGTGTCCACAAATTTCTGTGGTACATTCCACGCGTATAATGTAGTTGCTGATATTGTTCCAGCTGTTAAACCACACATATATGTGGTATTAGGTTGTGTAGCTGTTAAATTGTTACACCCTATAATCGCTGACGATACAGCAGTATATTCAATCGTGTTTCCAGTACCACCAACAATATGACCAAAGTTGCCATCTACTGTATTACCGGAACCACCTAATATTGTCCCATACCCACCGGAAGGTCCAATACTATTACTTCTACCATTAAGGATTGTAGCGTAGTCTCGCATGATAGAATTATTAGTACCATTACCAATCATACTAAAATATCCTCCGTTCAAATGGCCGATTGTATTACCGGAACCACCTAAAATAACATCATACCCTAGACCGGTTGCCCGATTACCAAGTCCACCCAATATGGATTTATGTCCAGAATTAACCACATTTCCCCAAGCTCCTGATGTATAGTCGTCAGTTATAACATTACTATCACCACCAACAATACTACTATTAGAGATTCTTCTTATATCGTTTTGTTTACCTGCACCAATAAAATTATAGTGACCACCACCAACTATTAGATTACTCATTCCACCTACTATAGCACTAACCTTTGTTCTTCCTGTGTAATCTGTTTTTTGTGTTATAAAATTAAGTTCACCACCACCTATAAATGAACTGGTACTACCTGTAATGGTATTTCTATACCCACCAACTACTACTGAGGTGTCTGCTGATTGGATGATATTGTTATATCCGGCACCTATAAACACACCGGACGTAGAATTGTTACTTCTAGAACCAGAGTAAGGACTATTAATTAAATTATGTTGTCCAGCAACAATTACTGAACTATTAGATTCACCACTTATTGAGTTATTTCTTCCACCTAAAATAGCAACTGTATTTGCTGATATAATCTGGTGGTGGTGCCCATTTAAAATCGTACTGTAACTTGACCCTGATGTTATCCTATGTAGTGAACCGTTACCAATTAAATTATAACCACCCTCTTTACCTGGTCTTAATTGTGCTTTATTACCAGTTATTCTATTTTGTTTACCGTTTATAATTGTACTCCATTGTGCACCATCTTCTAAATAATTGGCGTCACCATTTAAAATAGTACCACCACGAACTGAAGCGTTATACCCACTATAACCATTTAAAATGGTTCTATGGTTGTAAGGTTTCATAGAATCAGTATAGGTATTCCAGAAGGTGGTGTTTACAATTTTATTTTCTTGTCCATTACCTATGAAGTCATGTATTCCTTCGATATCATTACTGATACCATTAACAACTGAACCAAACGTACCCGGAGCTCTATTAAATAACCCCCCTTGTACTGTAGAGAAATTCCCCACTGTGGTATTTGTACCTAAAACTGGTTTTATTGAGTTTGTGCCCGCTCCATATTGGTAAGGTCCTAGATTAGAACATGTATTTGCGGTTAATACCGCTCCTTGACATAAGGTTCCACCTGTTAGTGTCATATAAACCGTACACCCACTTGTGTAAGCGGAGGCCATATAACACCCACCAGACACGTTAGTTATGCCACTAGGTATAAATGGTAAACTTATCCATTTTGCGTGACCATCATCAGTATTAGACATTAAGAATTTACCATTCCCTGGTGAAGCATAATTACCATGGTACCTAAATGGTCTGTGTTCTGTATTAGATACCCCACCTAGTGCTTGGGTTATGTCAGTATGAGCATCCAAACCTCTTGTATATGTTGTTTCGGAAGAATAAGCGATTAATCCCACACCGGCTGAGATGGTTGACGCACTAGCTGTAGATGATATTGTGTTTGCACTCGAGTTTAATATAACACCGTACACAGCATTAACCTTATTAAGTTTACCCGCCAAAATACTACCGTGTTCTCTAAATACTTTATTTTTAGTACCACCAACAATTGAAGCTGTTGATGCACTTATTTCATTCTGGTAACCACCTAATATAGAAGAGTAACCCCTACCCCCTTCTTTTACCAAAAAGCCATCTGTTAGACCACTTGTAATAACGTTTTTATAACCACCACCTACAAACCCCCAACCAATATCTCTTATTACGTTCGATTGACCACCCGCTATAGTTGATTTAGTAGCTCCACTTATTAAATTTGTTTGTCCACCAGCAATCGTATTCCCAAACCTATCATTAACAGTAGGGTTACCACTCGACCCAACGTAAGGGTTTAATATTTTATTAGATACCCCACCTAGTATGGCAGATGTAGACGCTGAAGATATTAAGTTATCTTTTCCATTTACGATAACACTATTACTACTAGCTACATTGAGTCCTACCCCAAGAATACCACTACCAGCTATAGTATTACCAGAACCACCACCTATAGAAGCGTTTGTATTATCTGGGCTAATTACATTAAGGTACCCACCAGCGATATTAGAATACTGACCTCTGGCGATATTCTCCCCTAAACGTGGTCTAATTCCGGTGTAGTCCGGTGCAGTCTCATTAAAGACGTAAGGTGTCTCACCCGATAATTGTAAATTCCATTGTACACCGTCACTTCTATGAATATTAATAATACTTGGATGTCCACCTAGGTTGGTACCCCATGATGTGTCGTCCACATATAAATCAGTAAATACTGTAGCTGAAGACGATACTGTACCCCACATTAGTTGGTTACTACATCCACCTGTTTGTGATGCTGGTGGAGCTAAAACTAAAGTTTGTCCAGTGGTTGCTGGACCATACATTGGGAATGTATACCCTGAAGTGGCTTTTTCAAATTTTATACCACAGTCCCCACATGGTGTTATTGTACCCGCAGTTAAAGCTGAATCACAAAATTCAGGAAACACACTAAGAGTTAGAGTACCATCACCAAATGAATCAGTAATTGTAATACCAGAACCACCAATTAAACTATAAAAATTTAATGTACCGTTATCTGCAGCATAAGTTTTGCTATGGTAAACCCCGAAAGTACCTGCAGGACCAACATTAAGACCAATGGTGTCGTTAATCTTTTGATTTAACATCAAAAGACTCGTATCTAATTCGGCCCAACTTAGGACAGAACCTTTTGGTATTGCTTGTCCAGCTATGGGGGACGCATTTGAACGAGTAAAAAATTGACTCGGATATGGGGTTAAAGGCATAATATATCTTTTAATGATAAATATGCACGATGTTTAGAATAAATTAAAGTGGTTTGTGGGTTTTGATTTGTATTTGTATTTGTTTTCCCCTAGTATGTTGGTTACTTTTTTACCTAGAGTAAGAGCGTTAAATACGTCCTCTACCACCACATACTCATTTTTGGTATGGTAATTGTAGTATCCAGCCGCAAAATTTAAACAACTAAAATCAAATTTCTTTTTTAACATCATAGTATCGGTGTATGGGTGATTTAACCATTCTGTTATACCATGTTCTAAAATTACGTCTTTAGTTTTATTAATAAACTCACTATTTTCTTCAAATAATTTTACACCCATTAATGAAATACTCATAGTATCGTTTTCTGTAGAATCAAATTGTAAGGCATAACCAACGTCTTTAAAAAAGTCTTCGTCAGCTTCTTTAGAACCGTGACACCCAGTTTCTTCAGCAACAGGTAGGAATATTTTACAAACATCCAATTCTTTTAATAGTTCCAAACATATAAAAACACCAGCTTTATCGTCACCACCTATACCAGTGGGTTCACCACTTATTTTTTCATAAGCTTTTAAAGCTAATTTTAATTCACCCTGTGCGTTAGGTAACATTTCTTCTTCTACTACCATATCTACCTTTTCATGTACACTATCTAAATGAGCAACAAAACATGGGTAATATTCAGCTTTACCTTTGGTTATGTAGATGTTACCTAAACTGTCTATGTCCATATCATCGAAACCTTTAGTGTTGGTTACTATGTATTCGATTAACTCGTCTTCTTCCCAAGTTTTAGTTGGGACAGATAAAATATTTTTTAACCTTGCCAGTTTTTCTTTGTGTTCATTAGAGTGATATTCGTCGTCAATATAATCATTTACCATATTAGTTTGATTTTTAAGGATGTGTTCTGTTGTTTTACTCATAATATATATTTTAAGCAAAGATACACTTTATTTCTTTTAAACACCAATATAATTAAAATAATCCATAATTGTTTTGTCATTTTATAAAGTTTGTATATATTTGTCTTATGGGGGTGACTGGAATTGATTGGCATTATTTGGTTAATATCAGCACGTCAAGCCTGAATTAAGCTTGTAAAACTGATTCACACTTTCTAAACGGTGACGTATTAGATACTATGGCTACTCTTGGACTTGTCCGTGAAGAGTCATTAGCGACAGCGTAGTTAGACTACGAGGTTGTTACATCCCATCTAAAGAATTTAAGATTTGTGTCTTTAGTTTTTGGGGTGTCGAATAGACAAATCGAACCCGGGAATATTACCCCACCGGTTTATGTTGGGCGGGTAGTTGAGACTGACTTGAAGGTTGTTTATTCTATAGGGTTAAGTCTGACAACAAATGAATGAACTAAACGTGTAGGATAGATATTTTTTGAAGATGAACAAGACGGGGGTTCGATACCCCCCACCTCCACCAAATTAAATTTAAATAAAAACCTAGAAAATGGCAAAAGTAAGAAAGAACGGACCAACCAGTAGAAACGAAAGAAGACGAGAGGCTGAGGTAAGACAAGAATCCTATAGTGCTTTAACACCACAAGAAAAATTAAATAAACTACCACCTACTGGGTCGAAGAAACAAAGAGCAAAATTAGAACACCTAGTAAAGTTTGGTAGGAAATTAAATGAATCGGTTACTCCGTCTAAGACTAAAAAAATGAAAGACGCTAAACCATCAAGAAGAGAAAGGTGGGAAGAAAAATCAAAACAGGAGTAATGTTAGGCTGTTGTGGATGCTTGTTTACCAAATAGATTACTAATAAACCCAGTAAGTCCAGTACCAGCATCTTTCATATTAAAGCCTTCTGATTCTTTTCCTGGTGTTTCTCCAGCACCTGAAACTTTTTGTGTTGTAGCGTCACCCATTCTTCCTTTTAAGTCTTTTAAATTATCACATAAAACTGGGATAGCTTTTTTCTTAATATCTTCAAGGAAAGCGTCATCAATTAATTCATTCATACTTTCACCAACCCAACTACTAAACATTCCACCACCAGGTAAAGTACCGGTCATTTTCCTGAAATAGTATTCAAGGACACCTTTTAACACTTTATCTAATAAAAATTCACAACTACTAAATAATTTAGGGAATTGTGTAAATGGGACATTACCTAAAGAAATCGCGATAGCGTCTCTTAGACCACTTTCTTTTACACCGAACACACTTAAAACCCATGTAATTAAATACGTACGAATCCCTTCTACAGCACCTGTTGATGAAGCACCGAATATAAGACTCATAATACCCTCATTAATTATTTTTGGGTTAACACCTTTTTCACCTAAACGTATACTTTTACTAGCAACAACACTAAAGATATCACTAGAATTAGATTCATTTATGACTTTATACTTTTTGGATATCTTTTGGAATGTTTTATTAACTAAAACTTTGTGTTCCCTTAGTAGTTGTTTTTCATTGATTGTAGTTTTTTTATTTCTACTTTCTCTGATAACTTTTCTAACTACGTTTTTTAGGTTTTTTTCGTTTAATTTTATAACTGTCATATCTAAAATTTCTCTGTTTTTTTAATGTTTCTACGTGTTTTTAAATCATAAGCTTTTCTTACTTTTCTAGAACCATCACCTAAAGCTGGGAAATTATGATTATCGTAACATGTTTTAAGTGGTCTTAAATTAGTTGCCTTTTTCATACCACTTTTTAACATACCAGCTTCAAACCTAATTAAAATCTGACAATACTTTTTTTGTTGTTTACCAGAAGAATTCATAACATCTTTTTGTAACTTACCTCTTTTACCTGGTACACTTTCACTTTGTGTTTCTTCTTTTTCAGGTTTTACTGGACTAGGTTTTACTGTTGTTGTGTCTGTGGTAACTGTTTCTTCTTCAGGTTTTACTGTTTCACCAGCAGTCTCATTCTTATATTTTAAAGTTTCCAAAGCTATTAAATCATCACAATCTATAACCCCTCTTTGTGATTGGTCACTCTTACCTAAAAAGGCATTAACAGCTGTTTTAGTTTCTGCACCGAAGTCACCGTCTGCTCCATGTTCAGGTAATTTATAACCATTTCTTATCAATTCTTTCTGTAGTTGTTTAACACCACTTCCACTATCACCTAATTTAAACACATTAGTACATTCTTTTACTGAGTCATATGATTTTGTTTCTTTTTTCTTTTTTGGTTTGTTTTCTTCACCAGCAGTGTTGTCAACTTTTCCTCTAACTCTACGGATTCTATGTTTTCCCTCAATCTCACTTCTACTATATTTTTGTTCACCTAGAAAATGGTTTTCTTTTATTAACCTTTCCAAACCTTTATAAGCTTCTTGTAATACCTCAAAATCAGCCGCATCCATCACATATGCGATTGCTGCACCTTGTAATACATGATTTTGTCTTTTTGCTGTTCTAGGGTTATCTTGTACCATCTCATCATAAATGACATCAGCATAACCACCAGGACCAGCAATAGTACCTAAATCTTCACCTTTTTCATAAAGTTCTCCGGCTACCTCAATATCCCTACCTAATTCGTAATCACCACCAGTAGAGTCACCCTTTCCAAATATTTTTAATATAGCTGCTCTATCATCTGCGTCCGCTATTGCTCCTACTTTTTTATTAGGTAACAATAAATAAACTTTATCTTCAGAATTTTCTATATATTCAAACTGTCCTAAATATTCTTTTCCTGCGGCTACAAATACTGGAGCTACATTACCATCAACAAACACATCAACAGTATCACCATCAAATAATAGTTTAAATTTAACTCTTGTGGCTGGTAAACCTTCTGGTCTATTAACCATATCATTCGCTAAATTTTCTATTTTATCGTTTAAGTCCTCTGGACTATATATTTTTTCACCATCAATAATACAAATAGGTTTATCTCTTAATATATCAGCAATCGGTTGGAAGTCACCCTCATCCAATTCATCTAATAATTCTTCTAACAAAGGTGTCCCAAATTTTAATTGGTAGATACCTGATAAGTGTGAACAATCGTAAAGTGAATTTATTTGTCTAAAAGCTGAGTAGATATCATCTTCTTCTGTACCAGCACCTTTTGTAGCTCCAAAAGACAACACATCAACAACCCCTTTACCAAAATATTTTTCACCACCTTCAGTAGCATCATTAATTACATCAGCTAATTGGGATAATGCTCCTTCATCTTGAAAATTAAAAGGTATTTCCTGTATTAGACCTTGTTGTTCTACTTGGTCGTAAACTTCCGGTGTAAAAGCGATAGATAAGTAATCGTCTTCACTTAACTCACCACCACCAGACCAATCCTCCATAGCTGAGGCTGCGTTTCCTGGTACTTTCGCACCACTACTACCTATATTACCTATAAGATACGCTCCCGTACCCCAAGTTAATAACCTGTTTAATCCAGAAGCGGCTTGTTTATTAATAATTGCTTTACTTACATTAAGTGGTACAAGTCCTTTGCCTAATTTTTGACCAGTAGCTATTTTTGACGCGATAGACGCTGGTACACCCTTTAACCCAGTTGTACTTACTCTACCAAACCCACCTATCCATTTTAAACCATTAGGTAAACTTTTCATTATACCACGACTACCTATCGATGCTCCACCTCTACCTATATTAGCTAAACCTCTAACAGCTGTAGGAAGAATTCTTGCTAGTCCAGCAATTAATGGTGCCCACTCAGTTAAAAGAGCGTACGGTTTTTCACTATTATTTTTTTTAGTATTTTTTGGTGTTAACTTATCTAAGTTATTATATTCTAATAAGTCTTTTTGTTCTGTATGTGGTTGTGCTCTGTCGAACCCAATTAAATACTGTAAAGAGCCTAATTCCTCTTTAAGATTTTGTTTGTCTTTTTGCATAATAATTATTTTTCTCCTATAAATATGTTTATAACGGTAAAAAAAGTTACATATAAGTAGGATTCCCCTTACCTCTTGTAACTTTACTTTCCCATGGTGCTCCACTTTGTAGTGGATTAGCGTTTGCTCGTGTTAAACCAGTGTCGTGTGGTCCTCCACTTTGTAGTGGGTTCCCTTTCCCTCTTGTGACCCCTGTTTCCCATTCTGGTGCTCCTGTCCCACCCCCACCACTTGGTGTTGAGGTGTCACTACTCGTTGTATCTAGTCCTCCGTCTAGGTCTTGTTCAGATAAATCATCTTCATTACTACCCAACCATTCATCCAATAAATCTCCAGCTATTCCATTAACTCTGCCATTTATTTGAATTAGTGTTGGTTCTTCCTCTTCTATGGTTATTTCCTCCATAGCTTGACTTATAAGGTCTTCCCTAAACTCTTCAATAACTGTATTAATGTTAATTTCTTCACCTAACTTAGTTTCTAAATCTAGAAAATTGAAAACATCTACACTTATGTCGTCCCCAACAATAGGTGCTTCATCTTCGTATTCAGTACCATCGTATTCGGTATCGTATTCTTTTAATACTTTCCTTACTAAATTTTCTATGTCGGATTCTGTTAGTTTTACCACCTTTCTCATTGTTCTATGTTTATCTATAAATACTTTGTAACATATTATAAATATTTTCGTATACCCTATTAGTTAATTAAAAAAAACATTATCTTTGTATTATGATTAAAAAAAGTGGGTATAAATTAGTGAGTGTGGGGTTCAGTGACCCCAGAGGTATAGAAATTGGTCGATTACTCGTTAAAAAACAAGCTATATTATCACACTTTTCTATGAATAAATTCTACTACTGGATAAAAAACGGAATAAAATTGTCTAACCTTAAAAAATAAAAAAAATGAAATATCCTAAACTTGTACTTTTACTTTCACTATTAATAACTTTTACTTCTTGTGAAAAAAATGAATTCGATGATTACCCACAACCACCAACCACAGTAGATGTTGATTCTGACAATACTAGTGTCGTAACGGACGATTACCCAAACCTTAGTGGTAAATGGTTATTATATGAGGGTATAAGATATACACACACTGAGGGTATGGCCTCTACTGATACCTACGATGTAACAGAATACGATGTAAACGGATACGAAAATGTTTATAACTCACCACAAACACCATTAGATAGCGTGTCTGTTAATAACACTGTTTGGGAACTCACTTATAACGATTTGTTAGTTAATTACCAATATAATTTTGTATACGTTATAGGTAACTTTAATAATACCGTAGAAATAAACACTGGAGGCACAAAAAGAATATTCACAATCCTAGAGTACGAAAACTTAGGAACTGAGTTAAGAATTAAAACTGCTAACCAAGAATGGTTAGATAATGGTGTACCTAAGTACCAGTTTAGTATCTTGAAATTTTATAAGATTTAGGTATCGTCTCTTTCGAAGTAGAAATCTTTTCGGTCTTCATCTTCTTCTAAAGTTTCTAATACCCCTAAACATCTTTCTACTAATGCCCAATCTTCTTCTTGTATGGCTGTTTTAAGGTCGTCTATTAAGTCTGTAATATAATTCATATTTATTTTTCTCAATATTAAATATAGATTATATTTAAAAAAGTACTTTAAATAAGCATACTATTTTTAAAAACGTAATATTCTATGAGTGGTTTGAGTATTTTCTTGTCTTCATTTATTGTGGTTCTAATGAAAGATGATTTTGGAAATATGTAAGATTTACGGTCACTACCGGATTTAACATCCACGTCGTTTTTAAATACTAGTTTTTCACCGTCATACTGTCCACCGTTACCAACAAACACATAAAAATCTGGTCCGTTAGGTGGTTGGAGGTATGGTTTAGAGTTACCCACTTGTGTTACCACATAGTCCCCATTAACGGCATTATTTACATCACGAAATGGTTTTACTTGAAATCCTTGTGGTACACCATCTAATATTTGTGTAATATCTATTCCCTTCTTAACGTCATCCTTATCTCCGTGACACGCACCTATCCATTCTCCACCTCTTGTAGAAATATCCTGTAAATATGTTAAAGCTTCGCCCTCTCTAATGTCCCCGTCTACCGTAGTATGTTGTATCATACATAAAATATCAGAGTAGTATTTTCCATCCTCACTAAAAAAGTCTTTATATGTTGGTGTCTTTATAGTTTTACTTTCTCTTTCTATTTGTTGACTTACCACCCTATCCCCAGGTCTCATATATTGTCCACTAGCTTCCATTTCTTCCGGACTTAGATTTGGTATGTCAGAAACCACCTCTTCTTCTGTGGTTACTTGGCCAGTAGTTAATGTTTCTCTTAATAAATCTATATCTACCTTATTGTTATATACCACATTTAAACCTAATGAGTCTAACACATTAAGAATGTAAGCAAAAACATAGAAATGATTATCCACTCTATTTAATATTGACCATGACCTATCTTTATTAACCACCCCAAACCTATAGGCTTTATTACCTTTAGCTTCAAGACAAGGAGTAGTGTTGGTCCATCTATCCAATGGTTTATAAATGTTTTCTGTGAAACCCAGTAAAAGTTTTCCAAAAGCCCTTAGGTTGCCTAAGTTTTTGGCTTTTGTATAATTCCACTTACTACCAGCATTTCTAACAATAGTTCCAGCGGGACTACAATTTTCTATTCTTTGTTCGTTAATTATCTTCATACGTTTAATTACTCAATTTAATCCAAACATCAGCCTCGTCCATAATATCTAAAGTCCTACCATTATCCCATTTCACCACATATTGTTCTCCCCAAGGTGTTTTTTGTATGCCAATAACTTTCCCTTCACTATTAGCTGGGACAGCTGTTGGGTCATCCATATACAATAACCTAACTCTATCATTTATACTCAATTTTTGATTAACTTCCATCTTGGCAGTTCTTTCACCAATCTCATTTATTAATGTTTGTGTTAGACCAAATTTATTCTTCATAGAGCGTTTTACACATAAATAGTTTGATAAGTTGTTTAATATTATTTATCATTGATAATATGAATAGATATATCTTAATTTCCATACTGCTTTTCTTTTTAGCACAAACTATGGTTTGGTTACAATTAAACGGCCAATTCGTGTGGACTTCTTTTCGTAAATACGAATGGGTTTTAATTCTTTTTGGGTTACCTATTAGTTGGTTGTTTCTAGAAGCTACTAGACATGGTGTAGCTGCTTTTGATGGGTTACTTTGGCCACAAAGATTTATTGCGTTCGCTTGTGGTATTGTTATTTTTACTTTTTTTACTTGGGTATTTAAGGGTGAAGGTATTAATACTAAAACCCTAATTTCTTTGTGTTTGGCAAGTTGCTTAGCGTTAATTCAGATTTTTTGGAAGTAATTCTATCTTAATCGACCCGAAAATCCTCCAGCTGAACCAGCTGATGTAGCTTCCTTAGTCTCAACCTCATCCTCATCGTCTCTTGTTATAGAAACTTCACCATTTTCAGATTCAAAGGCTGCTTTACTATTATTAACTTGATGGTTTTTATATTCAGTAACATCTAACTCATTGTTAAGGGTAATACCTCCACCATCCACAGCAAGACCATGGTTATCTTTATATTGTTTTAACATCTCAGTAACTTTTTCAGCGGAGTTAATTCTTTGGTTTTCGTGAATATGCAATTCTCTAATTCTATCTTCTTCAGATTTATTATTAGTAAAATTATTAGAGTTTTCTTTATATGTATTGAACTTAGGTCCTGGTATTATTGCTGTCATAGTATATTCTTTTTAAATAAATATACGTGAAGTATAATATAGTCTTTATTGTCTTTTCAAATTGTTGACTTAGATTACAATATAGAGTATAACATATAATGTATAAACAAGTTGTGGTTAAAGGTTATTTTAGAAAAAACGGTACCTGGGTTGGGGAACATACCCGTAGAATAAAAGCATCATCTAAAATTGTGTTTGTTACCCTTAAAGACATTAAAACTGAAAATCCAAATCAACTAAGTATTAATTTTGAATAGTTAAAAAAATTCACTACCCTTACACTATGATACCACACGTAGACGAAAAATATCTATCGACAGGAAAATTAATATCAACCCCATGGAGGTATGTGGATACTGAATACTCAAAACCGTACAATGTAATGTTTTTGGTACAGGAAAGAAGGAATGTACACGACATGGGTAAAACAGATGTTAGTTATTGTGAATTATTAGGTTACAAAAATTTTAATAAATTCAAAAAGGTAATACACGAACAAATGAAATGGTACGAACCTAAATTGTGTGAATTACATAAGAAACATTACCCGACTATAAATAAAATAAACGACATCATATATAAATTAAGTCCTTGGAGATGGCAATAGTTAAGTTTTTAACAGTCCTATTGTTTTTATATTTTTTGTATATTTGTTTAACTAAAGAAGATTAGTCCCAGAATATTATCTTACCCAATATACCTATAAGGACAATCCAAATAGACCATAATGTTTTTTGACTAAACTTTCTAAACGCTGTATTCTTATTGACTCTTGCTATCGCACCATCGTCAGGGTTAAGTAATTGTTTCTTAATCATAGTTAAATCGTCTTGCATTTTGGACTGTCCGTCCCTTAGATGTTGTACATCTTTTTTTACAAGTTTTATCTCACTAGCTAGATTTTCGTTTGTTAATCCGGGCATTAATTTTTTTTTAATAAATACTCCTTACCTTGGTCTTTGGTTAGATTTATTACGAGTATTTGTCTTATTTATCCTATTTGTGTTTGTTTTTTTAACATTAGTACGAGTATTGGTTTTAATAACCTTTGTATTGTTGGACCGATTACTGTTAGTTTTTACTCTAATAGGTATTATTTTATTATCAATATTTCTAATCGTTGTTCTATTGGGGGTAAAAGTTACCTTAGTTCTGTTTGTTTTAACTCTAACATTGCCTCTCCATTTGGTAGGTACATTTGAGTTACTTATAACTTTTACTCCTGTGGTATGAACATTGTTGTGGTTATATGTTAAGTTTGTTTTATTGTTGTGTCTCCAATTACCTCTTGGTCTGTAGACATACCCACTATTACCTAAGTGACAATGTACGTGTGTGGTAATGTTGTAATAATAAGAAGGTGTGTGGTTGTAGTAATACCACCAAGGGTAGATATGTCTATACCCGTAGTAGTAATAGTACCCACTGTGGTATCCCCAATATGGTGAATCGTTATAATAATAAAGTCCAGCTATAGGTGCGTAATTAACGTTAAAATAGTCTAGTTCATCCTCACCATGGTAAGAGGTACCACCATAACTTCCTCCATAGACAAGACAACCAGATAATAAAGTCACTAAACATGTTGTTATAAAGAATACCACTAATACTCTCGATATTGTTATTTCATCCCAATTTTTCATTTTATTTATATTTTAATTAATTTTATTAATTGTTCTGGAGTGTCGAAATCCCTGTCTACCGCTAAGAATTTAAGTTCCTTGGTGTTACGATTTACCTCAACTATGGTTGGGGTGTACTTAATTTTTTCTTGTTCCCTTACGGATTCCCACTCCATCCTATTTAAAGATACGTCTTTTACGGTGTAAGGTACATTATTACTGTCTAAAACCTTTTTTAGTTCATCACAGAATTCGCACCCTTCTTGACTATATAAGAAATATTTAATCATTGTTGGTCTTTCTAGTTTTATTTGTTACATTTAATTAATAAATAGATTCTATTAATATAATATTAATTAAAAAAGTTTAAAATGCAAAATAAAAACACAAAGAAGGATAAATTTGTTAGGGATTTAACTCACGGTAATATAGGTGGTGTTTGTGCTGGAATAGCTAATTACTTCGGTAGTAATGTTACCTTAGTAAGGGTATTATTCATTATGTCATTTTTCATACCTTCCATACCAATAATATTAATATACCTAATTTTATGTATTGTAACACCTGAAAAATACTAATATGGGGTTCAATAAAAAACACCTACTCAATGAAAGTGTACTAAAGTTATTAAAGACCGGTGGTTTGGATAGTGTTAGGGAGTGGTTAAAAAAAGCTGACTCTGTAATCGCTGAAAGTGGGGTATCATCTGAAGTGCTAGACTTGTTAGAGGGTGAAAATTTAACACCAGAAAAAATACAAGATAAAGTAAAAAAAATTATAGATAAGGGTAGGGACTTAAACTAAAACAACCTCCACTTTACAGAATGTAGATGTGAACTCTATCGTCTCGGAATAAAACTCCCACATCATTTCTATAACCTCTAACTGTTCCTCACTATAATTTCTAAATGAAGTTAATTTATTTCTTGCACTTTCTGGAAACAATTCTTGTATAAATGGTTTAACCTCATCTAGGTTGTAGATAACTTCCATGTTAACTGGTAACCCCAAGTCACCATCTTTATCTATAAGAACCCTAATATCCCAACAAGCATAACCATGTTCACCAAAGTTTTCGGACTCATCATATAGGTAATCATAATCAACTGGTTCTATTTTAAATTTTAATCTTTCAAAACCCATTTCACTAGTGTCTAACCAATTCATATTCGCGAACTTAGTATTCTTAATACCACCAATCCATTCAAGATAGAGGAGAGGGTAAACTACATCCCCAATATTACGAAAATCAGTAAATTCTTCATCAACTCCCTCATCACTTATATTAAATAATTTTAAAACACCGAAATCGGCTTTACCAAGTTTATCCCACTGTTTAAAAATTTGTTTTTTATATTCTGGTTTAACAAACTCGTTAAAATACGCGTCGTCCCCTCCTCCTTCAGCAAATTTGTTTGGGTATTCACCACTATCCTGTTGTTCATTAATACCCACCTTATTCACCTCTTGTTCGAAGTACGGGGAACGCATAATGGTTGTGTAAGCTTTACGAGTTAAATATTCAAAAAAGTGATTTACATTACCGGTGGACATTTCTTCACCGTTTTCTTGCATATACAACATAGTGAATCTAGTCATAATGTCTCTCATTTTTTGTGAATTATCATGAATATATTTCACTTCTGGGTACCTTTCTTCTAAAAACATCTCGTAGTCAAAATCTTCACCCTCTTCATCCATAGCATTTAAAATTTCCGCCGCTAGTTCTCGTCTAAGGACATTTTTTCCGTCTGTAAAGAAAGGTGTTAAATTTGTGGTAATTGTATTATATTTCCCCCAAGTTCTAAGTATGTTAAACCATTTAGCTATTTCTTTTTTATCGGAACCAGTTAAATGTTTTAAAATTTCTCGGTTGGACCACAGTATTTCTATTTCTTGAGGTAATGCCATATATTTGTTTATATAAATATACAAAAAAAAGGGACAGAAGTCCCTAATTTATTTTATGTTTGGGTATAACCCTGTACTAAGTATTTTAGCTGTTAGAATTAACTAGCTAATTTCTAGTATGTCTGAGTACGGACCTTTTCTTGTGTCTAGTAAAAATTTGTCACCGTTTTGTGTCTGACCTGTCAAATAGTAAGTGAATGCAAATTTACTGGCTCTTATGTTATTTTCATTAATTGCCCCTTCTGACATGTTCCAAACTGAACCTCTTGTGTTGTAGTCATGACCGTCAGTATTTCCAGCTGGTGCCGCTTGTGGTGGAAATTGTCCGTAGTTGTTATTTAATCCCATAGTATTTGTTTTTTCTTTTATAATAAATATCTCCAACTATTAAAAAGTTTGTGGTTGTTATTTACTTTTTTTATATTTCTTCCTCTTCTTCGTAATCATACTCATGAGTTACTGTGGTGTGTGTTGGGTTTTGGTCCTCCTCAGTTGGTTCTTCACCACCTTTAGGTGAGAAGTTTTCTGCTGCGGTAAACCCAAGTCCTGCCATTACTATCCACTGTAACGATTGAAATAGGTCACTTTCAATTGTAAAATCCCAAAATAAATTTGCTGTGTAACCAATTAACATAAATAATAGACATATAAATGTCACAAATCTCTTACTAGAGACTTTACCCTCACTACTTAACATATTTTTAAAGAAATTCATAGTATTTGTTTTTATTATAAATAGCCGTATACTTAAGAAAATAACATTATTATAACAAAAAATTAAAAAAATGGCAGTAGAAATTAACATTATGGAAAATGGACCAATTTTGGTCAAAGGAGAAACCATTGTAACAAAAGGTGGTGAAAAAATAACAGTGGGTGAAAATTATGCGTTGTGTAGGTGTGGACAATCTAAGAAACAACCAATGTGCGACGGAGCTCATAAGGCTTGTGGTTTTAAAGGATAAAACAAATGAAAACGATTATCTGTGATATAGACGGTACTTTAGTTTCATACAAAAAAGACACTAAGGGTATTGTTACAACACCTCACGACATATTACCGGGGGTTTCAAAACACCTTAATAAGTGGGAAAATCAAGGTTGTAAAATAATTCTTATTACCGGTAGGAGGGAAAACTTAAGAAAAGTAACTGAGGAAGAATTAACTAATCTAGGTCTTCCTTTTGATTTACTAATCATGGGTTGTGCTGATTCTGGTAGGGTATTAATAAATGATGAAGGTGGTAAAGTAAAAGCTCACGCGGTATCTTTAAAACGTGATGAAGGATTTAATGACTATGATTGGTCTGAAGTTGGTTTAAGTAAGGTATGAAAAAAGAAACAGTGAGAAATATAGAGTTGTTGGTAAAGGATATCGTGGGTGTTGTGACATTCAAAGAAATCAAAACCCGCATAAATGACGGTAGAATATCGTCACATTTAGAATTACGGTTATGGGGGTTATCGAGTATATACACCGACCCAACCTACCTAAAGATTATTTACGAGGCCTTTAAAATTAAAAAATATACTTGGTTAAAGTACCTTAACCCCAGATATTGGGTACTGTTGTTGGGTTGTTTCTTTGTATTGGTCTAGCTGGTTCTACTAAGATGTTAGTCCCTCTTGTCGTATCTTCTTTAACACTACCCATTCTAGATTTTAATAAATCTAAATCTTGGGGGGACAATCCTCCTTGTTTTGAGTCTATAAAACCTTTTAACCAATTGTAAAAATCTCTGTGATTCATATATTATTATTTAGTAATCTTCTTTCTGTTCCCATTGTTAGATTTTTCGAAAACTTTCCTAGCTTTACGACTTTCTCTAATTCTTTTAAAATCCTCCTTTTTAACCACATTAACAGTATTTTCCTTTTTTGACTCTGTAACTTTCGGTTTTTGTGTTTTATTTTCTGCGGTAACTTTATCAACTATTTTATATAAATCATTCTCATTTAATTTAATGGTATCGGACTGTCTTTCTTTTTTTATCCGTTTAACTGTTTGTTCTATAAAGTCTATTAATTCTGTTTCTGTAAGTTGTAATTTCTTTTTCATATTTAAGTTTTTTGATTATTTTAGTTGTTAATACCTAATTCCACTAAGCACCAGCATTTTTAATTTTTCTACGTATATCACTATAGTATGGTTTCACACCTACTGGTCTTAAAGTTCCATCAGCTGATTCACCCAATCCACCTTTTAAACCTTTGGTTACCATTGTATTTAATTTATCCGTACCCGATTCTAATGCCCACGCATATGTTGGGGTATGACCCTGACCATTGTGACATTCAATCTCACCACCACAACATTGTAACATACCGTTATCCATATAAGTGTCATTTAATAATGCCCATTGACCTGGACCTTGTTCATCTTCACAGAATTGTATTCTTTCCGTTACTGGTGTATTAGCACCCGCCCCGAATAACGCTCCTTCATCCGATTTACGTTCAAAAATTGGTTGTCCGTTTAATGTCTGACTTATTTTCATAAATGTTAAACCACTGACCAATAACCCCATTACCTGACTAGGTATGTTTAAAGCTGTGGATGTTGTTGCTGTAGAGTAGTCTACATTTTTTGCTATTGGTTCTGCCTGTAGTCCACCCGCCATTGATGGTGCTACACCACCTGGTATAACTGGTGATGTAAACATACCATATGTGTGTGTTCCTCCCGGATTGTTAATATTTCCCATAATTTTGTTTAATTATAAATATCTTTATTTTCTATTTATTCCCACCGACCTTAAAGCCTATAGGTCCTTCTTCTTTGTCTGGTAAACCATCAAGAATATCAATCAATTCCTGTACTAGTGAATGTAGTTCACCACCTTCAGCTAACAGTTGGTACATTCTTTGTACTAACACATCGTCCTCGTATAGTGATTTTTTATTTACTTGGTCTTTTATATGTCCAGATACCACATCTATAAAAGAATCTATATCATCTTTTAATTCACCACTATAACTTTTGGTGAACCCCATAGCTTCTTCCACGTCTTCTTTTTTTTCTGATTCTGGTTTACATGCCTTACTTTTACCACACCAGTACATCCCTTTAGGACACTTATTTTTCCCCCCTTCTGAGACAACTTTTTCTATAAGTTTTACTAATTCTGTTTCTGTTAATTTAAATTTCATACTTTATAAATACTTTGTAACATATTATAAATATTTTCGTACACCATATTAGTAACCAATAAAAATTAATATCTTCGTAATATGAAAAAAATAACACTAACATTCATCCTAATCCTACTTTCAGTACTTGGGTTTTCCCAGTATAGTGACTTTGAGTTGGCGGTGGCTGATGGGGTGAACGAATATAGAAACTCACAGGGTTTGTCAGACTTAGAATTTTTACCTTCATTAAGTGACAAACTGGATTTCTTACTGGAGAGGGTTGTTGATGCTAATTCGTTGTGGGGACCTGATGGGGGACACTCTTCAAATTTTAAATATTCTGGTAAACTAATTTCTGAACAGATTAAAGAAAATACCGTACCCAATAAAGAAATAGAAACGTTATACAAAAGTATAAAATTTAAATATGAGTCAGTAAAAATGATACGAGGTGAAGGAGAGACAACGTTTAACTCTATTTCACATTTAGCTGGTGAAAATTTATTTCGTACAAATTATGATATGGACCCAAAAAGGTTTGTGGTTAACTGGATAAACTCACCAACACACGAACATATAATGACTTTAGATAAACATAGAGAAAACGTAGTCCCTATTGGTGTTGTTAATGTGATTTACGATGGTCAATGGTGTTACGTTACATTCATAATAATATTATTAGAAAAAGAAGACCTTTAAAGAAACAAAACACAACCTACAACGTATACTATAATATGAAGAAACTAATCACATTATTATCCCTAATCTTAACACTAAACTCTTACGGTCAAACCGTTTTAGATTCACTTGTTTTTAAAAGACTTAACGAGTACCGTATAGAGAACGGTAAAGTAGCCTTAACTTTAGATACCTTAGTATATAAAGCGGCTTACCACCATTCTAAATACTTACACGACAATGGTTGGGATTGGGGGCACAGAGAAGATTCTTTGGTTAAACCTTGGGATAGATTAAAAGCACAGGGATTATTTTTTTGGTCGGCTGGTGAGAACATAGCTACGTTTACCGTAAATTTAGTTTCACAAGATGGGTGGGTGGATATGGAAGCTTTATCAACACAAGTTTTAACTCAGTGGATTGGTTCACCTTCACATCATTGGTTAATGTTAAACGAAAAGATTAACCAGGGAGCTATAGCTGTATACATTGGTTCTGGAAAGGTATTTGTAACACTAAACGCGATAAAGCAATAAAAAACTCCTAAGTGGTAGCGACTGGTTCACAAGGATTAAACGGTCCAAATAATGCACACTTTTGTTTATAACTTCTACATCCCTTGTAACTTTTTACCTTACTAGCTTCTGCATCTAATAAGGTTTCCCCTTTACCGTTTACCATAGTTATAAAAGGTACTTCAGAATGTGGGTCCGAGGATAATCCTTTAATTTGTAATGTTAATTCACCTGGTTCCCACTTCGACCCTTCACCAGTGTTAGCCACTATTTTTTGTAGTTGTTCTTGTGTTACAGCAAATGTACCCTTTCTACTTAAACCATCTTCAAGATTATTTAAGTTTACTTTACCTACTGGTACGTCATTTAGGAAAAATGCAAATTTTGCTCTATCACATTTATGATACGCTGTACTCGCACGACCATTATTAAAACTAGACACAGCTTGTTTTACGTGATAACCACTTAGTGGTCGTCCTTTTGCTAACGCAGCCGTTACATAATAACCACACGTTATTTGGAGATTATTTGTACATTCTTCAAAGTCACCAAATTCAGATTTTTCAGATGTATAAGCAAAATCTAACGTAGTATCAACAAACTGTCCTGGGTTTTTGAAGCTCTTACTACAGTTTGGGTCTCTTTTACATTTTTCATCCGTTAAACCACCGGTACTAACTATACTAGAGGTTACTGTTTCTTTTATTGCTGGGAATATTTTTACACCTTTTGCTATTAAGGCCGTTTTAAGTGCAGCTAAAAATTTTGTACTTCTTCTTTGAGCTAGAGCTTTATTAGCTTTCCAGTTATCTGTCGTGTTATCACTTAAAGAACCATAACCGTCAGGGAATACGTTAGGATTAGTGTAGTAATTTAAATTAGGATTACTCTTGTAGTCATTATCCACTTCAGGTTGTAAAGGTGTTTTATACCAGTTACTAGCACCACTTCTAATATTTGCTGTAGCTAGTTGGAGTTCCCCTTTTTCTAGTGCTAATTTCATATCAGCGTCGGAATCAATAGTTGCTACAATACCATCAACAAACTGTTTTAAGAATTTACTTGGGTCGTCCTTGTTAACCGCGTACATACCTATTTCGTTATAATTTTTTTTAAGGTTCTTAGTTTTCATACCCATAAAGACCTTTCCATCAACAACATCACCAATCTCTAAACCTTCACTATCTTGTTCCGTAATCAAACTAGGGTTACATAATTTAGTCCCCCAACCAGATATGTTTTTAGACTGTCTTTTTCTTATATGAGCTTTCTCAGCTTCTGTTAATTTTAATCTTGGCATAATAATTTCTATTTTATTATAAATACCACGAAATAAATTAAAACCTAGGGTATTGTTATGGTCATTTTTTTTTAATATACTTTAAATAAAGTAATGAGTAAAAAAAGAACATTAAACGAGTTAAGACAGGTAAAAACATTCGGATATCGACCACCTAACAGTAATCAGGACAGTAATGAGTGTAAACCACTTACTGAAATAGAAAAAATGGTTAAAAACACACCTAACGACATGGAACTTGGTGCAAAAATTAGATATTATATGAAATGTAATGAAACTGGGGTAGAATTTATCTGGGACGATTTTTTTTCTGCTTAATATAGCAGCTTAAAGCTCTTAAAGCTTTAAAGCAAATAAGCAAATAAGCTGCATATAGCATATATGCATTAAAGCAGGAAAAATCTCTCTTTTACGGAAGTTTTTTTGAACATTTTAAATAAAAAATTAAACAATGAAAAAATACATTTATACTGGTGAGTATTTTCACCAAACAAACGAACATTATCCTAGTAATGATGTAAAGATTGGTCTTACTAAGGATGTCTTACAGAGAGAACGTGAACTTACTGGGACCAACGGCCCAATTAAGTACGAAATGACCAGTGTGTGGGAAATTTCTATAGAAAATATAGAAAACCCCGCTTTTATTGTGGAAAGTATATGTCATTCTTTCTTTCACTTATTCAGATACGATGGGAATGAGTGGTTCAATACGGAATTATTGGGTAAATCAGCGTTTTACACGTGTTTAAGTCGGGGGTTAGCTTCTTTAAATAGAATTCCTGGTGTAAAGATAACTAAGGTTAATGACATAATAGATAGTGAGACGGATGAGACGGTAGAAAAGCGTAGGAGATTGATTACGAAACTAGGAAATTCCGAAGGTGACCCAAGAATCGTCGAGTTGTGTGAGAAGTTAGGTGAATCTGAGGTGGAATTAAGAAGATACTATAAGGGTAGTGAGGTTTCGGTAACTGTAACCGCGGATGGGAGGTATAAGTTCATGGGTATAGATTATAACACACATAATAAAATGTATAATAATGGTATTGTTCTAGAACATAGGGGTGTTAAGGGTGGTAGTGGTAATAGTTCTCTTAAACCGTACACTATATATAAAACAGGTGATAAAGTTAGTGATATAATAGAATTAAAATGACATACAACATATTAAAAATAATGACAGATGGTAAGGGTAAAACGTTAAATGTTCTTATGTTAGATGGTTTGGCTAGTATTCTTGAAATTGAGACTAAAACTAGGGCTGTAAAGTTCGCTAAGATGTTAAACGAGAATTCTGATAGTAATTGGACTTACGAAGTTAGGAGTGGGGGAAAAACTATTCCTCTGACTGATTGAGTAGTTTAAGTATCCTAGTTATATCATCATCCTCCTCATCCTCTTCATGTTCTTCACCATCCATAATAGTTCCGTCTGGCATTACATGGGTAGGTTCTTCCTCATAATCCACTTGTATATCCATTTCAGGTTTTTTAGTGATGTCCACCTCTGGAGGTAGTTCAGTGTGAACTTCCACACCCACAAGTTCTCCGGGTTCTCTTTCCATCCCCAATTGGTCAAATTCAGCGTCGGCATTCCACGCTCTTTTCGAAATGTAACTTAACGGGTGGTTGTGTTGTCCTGACGAAGAGGCTGTAGTAGCTTCTTTAATCATCAAATCTTTTAGTATTTCGGTAATCTTAAACATATACTAATAAATATAACCTTTCTTTGGTTTATACGTATAAAGAGTTACTTGGCCTCTTATGTTTTTATTCTGATTTTAATTTTTTTGGTTTCAACACTAACTTCAGATACCTCGGCCTTAATAATTGTAGATATAAAATGTTTTATTTCTTTTAATCCCATGAACTAATAATAACTAACAATCTACTTTCGTAAATGAAATTAATTCCTTATCTTTGTACTATGAACAACTACTCAAAAACAAACCTAAACTATAACAATGGTAACACCATTAAATTAATTAAATCTTTAGTTAAAAAAGGTGATATCCTAAATTGGCATCAACCTATTTCGGGTAATATATTTAAAGATAATAAGGGTAAATTCAAAATAACTTCAGTGAAGCTTAACTCCTGGGGTTCCATTTATGTTAATGTACGTCTAATAAAAGCTAGATACTTTAATGAGGATTTAATGACGGTACTGACTCGGTCAACAAGACATGAAAATCAGAAACAAAGAGAAGAGTTTAAATACCTTACTTTAAAAAAACTAATACATAAACAATTAAAATTAGTAGGTTACGAACCACACACAATATTCATCAAAAAACTTTATATATAATATGAAAGAAATAGACCAAATGTTAGAACAATGGATACCAGTAAATACCATTATTAGGAAACAACTAAGAGATTTAATAGTTAAAGAAATAGAAAAAGAAAGAACCAGGGAAAGGATAAAACTATTAACCTGGGATAACCAATTAAAAAATAAAAGATGAATGAAAATTTAAAAAAAATACAAGGTATGGTGGACGAACTAAAATCCACCAACGCGACAAATGAAAAAATTACAATCCTTAAAAAATATAAAGACGATGAATATCTTTGTGCTATACTAGAAACTGTATATTCCCCATTTAAACAATTCTATGTGACCAGTAAGACCTGTAAAAAAAATAAGAAATTAGTTAACGAACATTACCTTGGTAGTGTTGATATGTTGTTATATAATCTAAGTGGTAGGGTTTGGACCGGTCATGACGCAATCTCATACATTAATGGACTAGTCTCCAACTACCCAGAATATGAAGAACTAATATATTCACTTATAGATAAAAACTTAAAGACAAGAACGGGAGCGGACCTAATAAACAAAGCAATACCAGGATGTGTCCCAACTTTTAAGGTAGCGTTAGCTAACTCTTATGATAAACAAAAGGGTAAGGTTAATTTTGACACACAAAAATGGTTTGCCTCACATAAGTTAGATGGGGTTAGATGTTTAGCTATAATAGATGAAAATGGAAATTGTAATTTCTTCTCAAGACAAGGTAAGACATTCGATACTTTAGATGTACTTAAAAATGAAATAGAGAGTTTAGATTTGTGTAATATGGTACTTGATGGTGAAGTGTGTATTGTCGATGAAAATGGAGCAGAAGACTTTCAAGGTATTATGAAAGAGATTAAAAGAAAAGACCACACAATCCAAAATCCTAAGTACAAAGTATTTGATTACTTAATGTCAGATGAGTTTGACAGCCAAAAAAGTAAACGTACATTGAGTGATAGGTTAGGTAAGTTTAACATGATATATAATACATTTGGAAAAGAGTTAAAATGTATTGACGTGTTAGGTCAGTGGGAAGTAGAGTCAGAAGACCACTTTCAGGAACTCGCAGAACTTGCAACAAAAAATAATTGGGAAGGTTTAATCTTACGTAAAGATTGTGAGTATAAAGGTAAAAGAAGTAATGACCTACTTAAGGTTAAAAAATTCTTTGACGAAGAATATGTGGTTACTGGTGTCGAGAACTCAATACATAGAATAATTGTAGATGGCTTAGAGGTGGAAGAAGAAATGCTTAGTAATGTAATTATTGAACATAGGGGTTGTGATGTTGGTGTCGGTTCTGGGTTTAGTCAAGAAGAAAGAAAACTGTACTTTAAAAGACCGGAACTTATTATTGGTAAAACAATAACTGTTCAATATTTTGAAGAGACTTTAAACCAGGATGGTTGTCATTCTTTACGATTTCCTGTGGTTAAACATGTGTTTGAAAATGGTAGAAATGTATAATAAAATAAATTTAGATAAACAGAATCGTATGTTACGGTTTGGTTTTGGAAAACATAACGGAACCTGGTTCATAAGAATAGACCTTTGGTACTTCGGAATAAGGATATACAAAATATAATAAATATGAAATTTACAATAGATTTAAAGGAGGTCTGTCTTGACGACATACCATTAGTAGGTGGTAAAAACGCGTCACTAGGTGAGATGATTCAAAATTTAACTAAAGTAGGTATAAAAGTACCAGGTGGTTTTGCTGTCACTTCTGATGGTTATTGGGAGTTTTTACGTTATAATGGTTTAAAAACTATAATTAGGAAATTAGTGGAATCCATCAAGGAAGACGATGTGGTGTCATTAAGAAAGGTCGGTAATGAAGTTAGACAAATTATAAGAAATGGAAAATGGCCACAAGAACTAAAAGATGAGATTAGAGAAAAGTATAATCAGATGTGTGAAGAGTACGGACACGACATGACTGATGTAGCTGTTCGTTCATCAGCTACAGCTGAAGATTTACCTGACGCGTCTTTTGCCGGTCAACAAGAAACCTATTTAAATGTTAGGGGTCCAGAAACATTATTAGAGTCCGTTAGGAATTGTTTTGCTTCCCTTTTTACTGATAGAGCAATTTCATACAGGGGTACTTTTGGTTTCGACCACTTCAACGTAGCTCTTTCGGTATGTGTACAAAAAATGGTTAGAACCGACTTAGGTTCTTCCGGTGTAGCGTTTTCTATAGATACGGATAGTGGTTTTAAAGATACTGTATTGATTAACTCGTCTTATGGTTTAGGTGAAATGGTTGTACAAGGTTCTGTATCTCCTGATGAGTTCCTAGTATTTAAACCAACACTAGAAAAGGGGTTTAGTTCTATTATAGAAAAAAAGATGGGTATAAAAGACAATAAAATGATTTACGGTAGTGACCCAGGTAAATTAACGAAAATAGTACAAATACAAGAATCACAACAAAAAGAATTTTCTATAAGTGATAAACAAGTATTAAAAATTGCTGAATGGGTTACTTTTATAGAAAGGTATTATTCGGAACGTAAGGGGTCGTGGTGCCCTATGGATATAGAATGGGGTATAGATGGTATGACTAACGAATTACACATACTACAGGCTAGACCAGAAACAATACATTCTCGTAAGACTAATGATACTTTGGTTGAGTATAAACTACAAAAGAATGACGACAATAAAGTAAAATTAAAAGGTATAGCTGTTGGTGACAGGATAGGTTGTGGTGAAGTAAGGATACTCCATTCAATAGATGGTAGAGATGGTAGTCTTGATGGTGCTGATTTTAAGGCTGGTGATGTGTTAGTAACTGATATGACCGACCCAGACTGGGAACCTTTAATGAAAAAAGCTAGTGCTATAGTAACAAATAAGGGTGGTAGAACTTGTCACGCTGCAATTGTAGCTAGGGAATTGGGTGTCCCAGCGTTAGTGGGTTGTGTAAATGCTACAGAAAAACTTGTAGATAATGAAGTGGTTACTGTAAGTTGTACAGAAGGTGATGTGGGGTTTGTTTATGAGGGGGAAGTTAAATACGATAAAATAGAAACATCACTTAAAGACCTACCAGAAGTTAAAACACCAATAATGTTAAATGTGGCTTCACCAGATTTAGCTTTTAAATTCTCGAGTCTACCACATAGTGGTGTTGGTTTGGCTAGAGAAGAATTCATAATAAACAATTATATAAAAGCTCACCCACTTGCTTTATTGAGACATAAGGGTTTGGGTGACGAAAAATTAAGTAAATCTATAGAACAACTAACACAAGGGTATAAGGATGAGGAAACTTTTTTCGTTAAAAGATTGTCTTATGGTGTAGCAAAAATAGCTTCAGCTTTTTACCCACAAAAAGTTATTGTTAGGTTATCTGATTTTAAAACTAATGAATATAGAAATTTATTAGGAGGAGAGTACTTCGAACCAGTAGAGGAAAACCCAATGATTGGTTGGCGTGGAGCTTCAAGATATTACTCAGAAGAATATAAAGAGGCTTTCGGAATGGAGTGTAAAGCGATTAAAAGAGTTAGGGAAAAAATGGGATTAAGTAATGTAACTATTATGATTCCTTTTTGTAGGACAGTAGAAGAATTACATAAGGTTTATGGTGTAATGAAAGAATATGGTTTAGAACGAGGTAAAGATGGGTTAGAGGTTTATTTAATGGCCGAGTTACCCTCAAACATTATACTAGCTGAAAGTTTTGCAAAACATATAGACGGGTTTTCAATTGGTTCTAACGACCTAACACAATTAACCTTAGGTTTAGATAGAGACTCTTCTTTAGTTGCTCACTTATACGACGAAAGAAACGAATCGGTTAAAGAATCAATTAGGACACTTATAAAGGTGGCTAAAAAAACTAAAACAAAGGTGGGTATATGTGGACAAGGACCTTCAGACTTCCCTGATTTTGCTTCGTTTTTAGTTGAGGAAGGGATAGATAGTATATCGGTTACCCCCGATTCCCTACTTAAAACTTTAAAGACACTTAGTCGTCTTGAACGGGATTCAGATATTAGGTATTCTGCCTCTATAGATGGACCAGGTCAACCAGTTAAAGAAATTTATTAAAATTAGTTTATGTCAATTAATTTCATTATCTTTGTATTATGAAGTTAACAAAACAACAATTAAATAAAAAACTAAGGTCAAAAATACTAACACTACAAGCACGGAAAAAAAATCTAAAGGATTTACGAATTATGGTGGTTAGGGCAAGAAACGTAGATGTAACAAATGTTTTGTACCGTCACACTTCTGTAACTGTAAAAATATCAGGAGAGGTTAAATCCAGTAACGACAAATGGCTTCCTTTACAACTTTATAGACCAAACCAAATTAGAAAATTTTTACGTAGGAAGGATGTCGGTATAGTTGAATCTGTAAGTAAGTGGGTTAGATTGTGGGGTTTTGATAGTGATGTGTCCCTAGAGACGATAGACATTGTTAATAAGGTTTTACCTAATTAAACTAACTTGTCCTGTATAGTGTTGGTTGTGGGTCCTAATTGAATACCCGTATACACCTATTTGACAACCCTTACCATCCCAGGGGCTATTATTTGTAGTCTCATATATTTTCTCACCCCACCTATTAAAAATTATCATCAATTCTATATCACCCTTGTCAGCACCATGCACATAAAAAGTCTCATTGGAGTTATCTTCGTTTGGTGTAAAAGAGTTAGGTACGAATATTTGTAGGTAGGGACAGTCCTCTATTATTACTTCGTGGTACGAAGTATCACCTTCACACCCAAACCTTGTAGTATAAACAGATATTATGTACGTACCTATAGAGTCAGGCCATTGTACTGTAATTGAATTCCCTTGGTCGTATATGATTTGACCTTGTGAAATATCCCAGTAATATAATTTATCCACATCATAACTTACTTGGTATTCTTGTGGTACTATGTCACCACAATTCGTATAAGTTTCTTGTGCGAATAATTGCAGTGGTAGTAATATGTATACTAACCACTTCATATTAAAAGTGTTGTATTGGTCCTGTTACCGGTCCGTTATTTACTATAACATTGATGGTTGTATTACAACCTGCCATTGAGTAAGTTAGTACGTAGTTTCCTACACCTGCTGTTGATGGTTGGAATGTATTAGCTACTACACCTGTTCCTGTCCATGTACCACCTAACGGGGTACCTACTAATGGTGTTGTTGGGTCACCAGGACAAAAAGGTCCTATGACATTCCCAGATAAATCTAACACAAACACGTCTAATAGTACCGGCGTTCCAGGACAGTTGGCAGCGTTTGATTCTATTACCTCAATTGCGTTTGGGTAAAGTCCTGAACCAACTCCCGTGTAATCCACGGTAATTGAATTCGTTCCTTGTCCTGTACTTAATGTTCCACCACCTGTAACTACCCAATTATATGTTGACGTTGGTGTGTTTGTTACAAAGTATTGTTCCCCAGTTGCGTTTACACACACTGTGTCTGGGTTGATTGTTGTTTGTCCGTATGTTGCTAACCCGAAGCAAACTAATAGAACTGTAAGTAATTTTTTCATAGTTTTTGTTTTTTTTTGTTTATGTTTTGTCTTGTTTTCTCGTGAATAAACAAGACAAAGTTATTATTAATAATGATTTATGTTCGACGTAATGGGTGTTACTACTTGAACGTTTCCGTTGTATATGTTAAAGGCTGGGTCAGTACAACACGCCCCATTGTTCCAACCACCAGTAAGACAATCTCCTATTACGTTTATACCAATAGACAAATCATCAGGAGTACATGTTGGTCCTACAGTTACTCTAAATCTCATTGTGAATGGTCCTGTTGAACTACTTCCCCAGTCTGGATTAAAACCTGTGTTAATAAATCTCCATCCAGGTCCAAAATTTAATCCACTTGGGTACGTATTTTGTACATCCCACGTCCAGGTTCCAGGTTGTGTTCCTCCACCTACTGGAGTTATTAATGGTATTAAGTTAGTCCATCCTGTCCCTAAGTTAATTTGAAATGCGATTATCCAATTTATGTTTAGTTGTGTGAATGTCCCTAATGTATAATCCACAGCGACAACATCTCCTGGTTGATATGGTCCAACTGGTGTCATAGTAAACGACTGATTTGAGACACACTGTGAATGAACGGTTAAGTTAATAAATAAAAATAATACAAATAATAGTCTTTTCATTAGATTAGTCCTTTATATATAAATAGTAGTTAAAGGGTGACCATTTGTCAAACCATTATGTAATACCTTGTTCTTTTAATATTCTTTTAATTAATTTTTTGCTTTCTGAAAGATTACGTAATTTAATTAAGTCTCTTTTTATTCTAGCTACATTAATCCTTAATAAATCTACATTGTCCCTATCTCTCCTACTTTTATATCCTTTTTTGGACATTAATTCATCTAAGTATTCCTGACTAACCTCTAACTCTTTAATTTTTTGTAATATCTGTGGGGACTCTAATTCTTTCTCTGGTTTTACTGGTGGTGGTGGTGGTTCTGGTACCTCATCTATAGTTAATGATTTTATATAGTCTTCTGGTGAGTCTATATATTTTTCTAGTTCGGAAACCCCTCTTTTCAATACGTTTTCCATAGCTTGTCTAGTTAACCTTAAATTAAGTGAGTCTGTAATATCAGGAATATCCATAGATAGGATTTCAGATTTGTCAGCTTGTTTAATTACGTCTAACAAACTAATCTCATTAATTATTTTATTATACTGATTCTTATTAACTAGTATTTTCATACCAATAAATATTCCTATAGAGTCAATTAAAACTAAACTCTTTTAGACGTACCAATTAACTGATAATAATCTTTTTTACCCTCTAGGTATTCTTTACATAATTTTAACATTCCTTTAAACATGAAAGCACCTGTGGTTTGTTTTTCACACTTACAAAATAATTCAACAAGTGTGGCTATTAGGTCTATTGGTAAGGCACCAATATCATCTAATTCCTGGTAGGTTTTCGACAACCCTTTGGTATATCTTAGTTTATAACCGTCTCTTTCCTCTACAGTTGTAAATGGTTCTATATTATCATAAACAATACTTAAAGCGTTAACCAAAGATAATGTAGCTCTCTTGTTTAGTTCTCCTTTAATTACCAAATCAACAATCCAGTGTGTATGTGATGGTGTTCGTAATCTTTTATTTGGTTCTTTATATTTTACGATAAAATCTAGGTCTGGGTTTTCCCCACGAAATCCTTGGTATATCGCTACTATGGTACCGTCTTTCATTTCCCATTGGTTTAACGGGTAACTACGTCTATCTTCGTTTTTTATTTTATAGGATAAATCTACTATTTTACTTTGCTGGGTCATACCATTTATATTTTAAAGTTAGTTCTTCACCACGTTGTATGGTTTTTTTAGTTTTAATCTGAATTAAACCATCATCCTCAACTCGTTCACAGTTAGGTTTTTCCGAATGGTTTATAAAACCACCTAGTGGTGTTCTAACGTAACTATCTTCGAATCTAATGTCTTTTACGTGACTTATGCCCATAAATAAATCTTTATCTAAATCATCTATAGCGAATAGACCTAGTCCTTGTACTTCAGATTCTTTAATTGTTAGGTAGTGTGGTAGAGGTTTGTAATTCATATAATTAAATGTAACGAATAAAAACATAAATTTCCAATATTTATTGATATGAGAGTTACAAAATCAAGAAGTATATTGAAAGCTGTGAGTTGGAGAGTTATAGGAACGTTAGATACTATGGCTCTAGGGTGGTTAGTAACCGGAAGTCCGTTACTAGGTTTAAAAATAGGGGCACTAGAATTAGTGACTAAATTTGCCCTATATTATATGCACGAAAGAATATGGTTAAAATGTAAGTTTGGTACTAAGGATTAATTAGAAATACCTGTACCTAAAACCTTGAGTGCGTCTCCTAGTCCACTTGCTAATGCTGATACACTTTTTACACCTAGACAAGTAAGAACACCAGTTAAATTAACAGCTTTCTCAAAACTCATTTGACAATTAGGGTTTTGCATTATGTTCATCATTTCACATTCTGAATTTTCCGTCATCCAAGTTTTAAGTGAATCATCATCACACTCCTTCAACATTTGTTGAAGTTTTGTTTTGTTCTCATTACCCAACTCAGTCCAAAACATTTTCCAATCCTGAGGTGATGATTGTGTATTTTCCCCCATATCTTGTTCTGGTTCATCTTGTTTAAATCCGTGACCAAATGCAGCTCCTGTAGGGGTTTCTTTTATTAAAGTTCCGTGTTGATTTTTGTGAGAATTGTGAAGTCCTCTAATCCTATCTTTTTCTGACTCTGTTAAGTTAATTTTTTTCATTGTGTTTTTTTTTTTGATTTAGTTTATGTTACCACTTGTGTTTATATAATCATCCGCTTTATTTAAATAATCCGCGGCTAATGTAATTTTATCCATCCACCAAGTAGGTAATTCACCACCAACCTGTTGTAATTCAGCTAATTTCTCTAATATATCGTCAGCGTTATCTAAAATTAGTTTACATTTTCTAATAGCTGAAGGAATATCTGTATGACCATCCTCATTTAAAGTTATTTTTTTACCCTTAATAACTTTTTCTATAAGATTTACTAGTTCTGATTCTTTAATTTCAACTTTCATGGTATATTACTTATATTCTTTGTCCGTCTGTTCCCTTACCTGATTGACACCAACTATGTAAAGCTTTTAATACTGGTTTATCAGTTCCACAAGCTCTAGGACATCCACCCCTGTGTGAATGTTTACAATATTCCATTAAAATTTCTTCAGTAAGGTTATTGGTTAGGTCTCCCATGTTCTTCAACCACTCCAACGGATTCCATTCGGTTTCTGAGTCTGGTGAAGTTTCACTAGACGTAGATTTTACTGCATCAGTATTACGTGATTGTTCACCAACGTCTTGTCTACTATTAAACTTATCCAACCTATCCGAACCTTCTTGTTTGGTTACGAACCCAGATTGTTCATTGATGTGGTGTAGACCTTTGATTCTGTTCTTTTCTTCCTCACTAACTTTAAACTTATTATTCATGATATTATTTTACTATAAATAGTTTATGTTTTGCAAATAAAAAAAAGGGTCCTAAAAAAGGACCCCTTAATGATTAAGTTAGTAAATCCTTGTTAGGATTCAAGATTTTCTCCAACTTATGTACTTCATTCCATACGTTGTCAAACCTTCTATCTAGATTACTCTCGTGTCTATCCCTATATGATTCAATATTAGAATTAATACCTTCTAATTCATTATACAAATCTCGTCTAGTACTACCAAGTTCATCTATAAAATCCAACCTGTTAAGCTCCAAGTCATTGACCCTTCGCTTCAACCTTACCACACTCCAAACAGAAGCTACTAAAGCCACTACCCCAAGTGTAATTAAAACTGTTAAAATTGTTTCCATGATATTTTTTTTATATATTTGTTTATGTCTCTAGGACATAGTAAAAATAAAACATTTAATAACAAAGTCCATTTAATTTAATGGACAATTTAGTAAAATTACAGGATGAGTGGAGCAAAGAAGAAAAAACCAAGTAAAATATCAACACATAAAAGAAAGAAACAAAGTAGGAAAAATAGGCATAAAACTAAAAAATAATATGGAAACAATAACAATAGTAGCATTCTTTGGGATGGGTGTAGCAGTAGGTCTATACATATCAAGTCAAATTGATAACAATATAGATAAAAACATTAAAAAATAACATGGAAATAATTAAAACACGTAAATTCGATAGAAGACGAGCTTTAGACTGTAAACTAATTAAAAAGTCTGAAACTTACACTGGTTACTACAAATACGAAGTAACCATAGGGGAGAAAGATGGGACGATACATAAACAACCAGCATATGGTAAAGACATGCAAGGTGCTTTAAGTAGACTATTAAAAAAAGAATTGACCGTTAAGGTTGAAAGAAAACTGGAGACCAATACTGGATTCATATTTTTAGCATGGTTAGTAACTATGGGGACACCAGCTTTATTTGCTGATAGAAGTTCTCCGTGGTTCCTAGCGTACATATTTGGTGTGGTGTTAGTTTTGGTTTGTATGACTGTTTGGTGGTATAACTACGTAAATAAAGGAGAATAATAGATTATGGTGGAAACAATTTTAGATACAATATCAGAGATAAACCCAAAAGCATTAAAAGCAGATGGGTTTAATGATGCGATTTTAGGTATAACAAGTAGATGTGGTGACGATTCTCTTATTGCTTATGACTATGACGAATGTGTAAAAATTCTACAGAAAGACATGTCCTACGAAGATTCTGTAGAATATATGGAATTTAATGTGGTGGGTTCTTATGTAGGAGAGGGGACACCTATTTTTATAAAAAAATTATAATGGAAATAATAGAAACGGTATTAGGTATGGTTTGGGTGTTGGTATGTGTAGGTGTTTTAGGTTTCGGTGTATCGTCTTACCTACATTTACTGACTAGAGGTGACAATAATAAGATAATGGATAATATCGATAAAATGGAAAGAGATGAAAAGAAACGTAAGGAAGGTAAGACTAATTAATCTTAGTTCTTAAGAATCTCTTAACCGGGTTTATATAGTAATGTTTAATGAACGTTCTAATCTCCGGCATCTTTAGTTTCCTTCGTAACCTATTTTCCCATATTGTGGCTGGACAAACAAGAACTGGTGAAAAGATTAAATGCATGACCCAGACATTCACGGGTACCCATATCCAGAAAGGTTCGTTAATCATAACAAACACGGGGGTTATTATTAGTAACACTATAAAGATGTGGTGTATGAGTACTAACAGTAATAATATAAACTTATCATCAATCAATTCTTTCATACATTATAAATAACACACTATACCCGTTTTATACAGGAACCTGAAATAAACCCGAAAGTTTTCGGAAAAATTTTTTTTTATTCTCCATAACCCTTATTAGGGGTAATAAGTCCAACTTTAACAATATAATCGTCACCATATATCTCTTTTAATAAAATAGCCCTATGATTACCGTCAAGTATACGATGGTTATCAAAATCCTCCCAACCTTCATGCTTCTTTATAAAGATACCATCAGTATAACCGTTACTTAGTAATGACTCCTTTAAGGTATCCCAATCATAATAATGTCCACAAGGACACCATTTCTCCGTTGGGTCATCTGGATTCTCCTGAACACATGGACCTTCGTTGAGGATACCAAGTTCAATACACATAGGACAATCGGAACATTCAGGGGTATTACCTTCCAAATAATACTTACGTTGAATTATTAGACTCTTACGAGTTATCAGTTTACCCAGGGGTATATTAATAAATTCACTACTTAATTCTTCTTTCACACTTTTCCCACTTACCATTTGTTAATAATTTAAAAGTTCCTACATATATCTTATCCCATTGAGATGGTTCAATTAAACTTAAGAATAAGTTACCTTTCTCATAATGATGGTATAGGTGGTAAGATTCACCTACTATGGGTTGGAAGGAGTATTCAGAACCATACACTAAAGAAGTCCACTCATACTCATCTACCAATTTATCGTATTCACCCTTTAACTCCGTGAACCTGGTCTCAAAGTATCGATTAACTTTAACAGAGTCACTCTTGTCAACCACTATAGGTTTAAAGTTCTGAGACCCTACTGTAGTAGGAAAAGATTTTATATTAGAGTCGAATTTTTCAGTATCGTCATTATAGACTACATTGTCAGGTTTCTTCTTCTTCGTCTTCTCCCTACCTATAATATCTTTATATTCATACCATGCTGGATTAGGTAACTCCGAATAGTGGTCCCACAATCCTTTCTCTACTATCTCTGATTCTTTCTTATCTTTTTTACCCATGTATAATAATACCTAACTTTCCCATAAAAATCTATAGAAATAATTTTTTACTCTATACGGCTTTCTCTCAGAACTGCTTCGCTTTTAGGGGTACTCTCTCTTTCCAACTTTTATAAAAAAAAATAGTATAAATATTTTTTAACCTTACATGCTTTGTTTACGGCACCGTCCCCCTTATATGAGCCGCTAAAAGCTGCTGGTTACAGGGGATACGGCGGGGGGC